TGCGGTCAAGAAGGCGTCGAAGCCGAAGGCGAAGCCAGCGGCCAAGAAGGCCTCGAAGGCGAAGTCGGCGGCCAAGAGGGTGTCCAAGAAGGCCTCGAAGCCCGGCGCCAAGAAGGTCGCCAAGAAGGTCGCCAAGAAGCGCACGCCGAGGATCGGAACGAAGACCGACACGACCACGACCTCCAAGAGCTAGTTGTTCTGGTCGATGTCTTGGGAGGCGGCGGCCTTGGTCGCCGCCTTCTCCCATCTAGCGCAGATCGTCATCACCAACCAACACCTCCTGTCGTCTGACTGAGCGATGTGACAGTCCTTGACGTCGATGCCAAGCTCACCCGCGAGTCTTTGGTAGACACGCTTCCGCGCCTGGCTCTTGCTAAGGCCCTCATCAATCAACTTCAACCAATGCGGGTCGAATGCCTTATGGGCCAGTTGCCTAGCTCGCCGTAGCTCGGCGTTCGCCAGCGATCCAAGCGGCTTGTGCTCCTTGCTATCCTTGTGGACGCCAACCCACGCTTCGCACGGTCGACACATCCAGAGCATCCCGTAGGACCTCTCGTAGACGGCGATCGAGTCTACAAGCTCGGCCGGTTGACGGCAGTAAGGGCAAATCACATCAATCATTGGATCTCGTCGCGCCGGTGATCTCGTAGAAGTCGAACGGGTGGCCAAGCGCGTCTTGAATCGACCATTGGTCCCCATGGACCTTCTCAAAGTTGTTGTTGAGGATGTCCGCGTACTTGGGTACGCGCTCCATCGAGTAAACGAACCTGCGCCCCTTGATGGTGGACCGCCAGAAACCCTTCCTGCGTTTGCGGCCCGTCGTCTTAAGCAGATCGTCCGTGAGCTCGGTGTCCGTGACCTCCTCGCAGAGACCCCAGTGGCGAGCCTTGGCGAAGTCGTGCGACGTCCAGGCGACTCCATCGACGAGCATCTCTGGGATGTCCTTGACGTGTACGATCTCCCCGTTGGGAGAGGCCCTGACGAGGGCCACCAGTCCACGGGCTATGCCGGCATCCAGCGGCCTGGTGTAGCGCTTGTTGTTCCGACCGCAGCACGGGCAGCTAACCCCCTCCATTAGTCGCGACTCGATGTAGTTCTTTGCGTCCTTGATGGAATCAGAGTCTTGTGGTCGAGGGAGCGGCTGGTGAGCAGGCTCCGGGACCGGCGGAGCAGGAAGACTCTTCCACGACCGGAGAGCTCCGCATCTGCACCGTAAATCCTTCTGTTCCTTGACCGCCCGTTGCATGATGGGTGCAGGGATAGGATTCGCGCACGCTGGGCATTCAGGCCCCAGGACAACACCCACAGGCAGCCTCCAGCTGGAGGAGTTCTTATACCCCGGTGTCTGTAGCCTCGACGATCTCATCAAGGACGCAGATCACCCGAAGCTTACCCTTGTCGTATTCGAAGACCCCGGTCCCCCACTTACCGCCCAAGATCGACACATCATCAAACTCGATCCACACGAGGTGCGATCCCTGACCCAGGTCTCGCAGCGAAGTCGATGTCCCGCACGATTGGCCGCCCATGACAAGTCCAAGCTGAAGGTCAGGGCACTCGACGACGGACGCCTTCTCGCCTCTGTGTCCGCCCCTGGTGACGACCACTCGGGTGCCTACCGGCCACCTATTCGACACGGCCTTGTCGGCCATCAGATCTCAGCGAGTCGGTCCAGCGGGTTCCTGAGCCGCTCGGCCCTCCGACAACAGGTTTTGCACAGCAGAGAGAGGTTGTAAACGCGGCCGGCCAGAATGTCCTCAATGCCATAATCCGACCTACCGCCAAACGGCGATCGCCTCCTCTGGACATACTCGGTCTGACCGGAGTCCGTGTTCTTGCCGCAGAGCGTGTCCACAATGGACGGCCTGACGAGGTGAAACTTGCCGCTGGCACCCCAGCCGTTCTTCCGCAGGGCCCAGAGCTCGAACTTCTCCATATAGCCGTTCTACCCAGACATGAGGAGATTCAACCCCAAAGCCAGGACACCCGGAGTTCCTACACGAGAACAGGCGGCCCGAAGGCCGCCTGTTTCAATTGACTCGTGTCTACACTAGCTGTTACGCTTAACGCCCGCCCTGGTCCGCGACGCCTGCCGCTTACGGTTGCGCACCCCGGAACCGCAGACCGCCTTCTTGGGCAGCTTGATGATCTCGGCCTCGGGCTCCTCGGAATCATCATCGTCATCATCGTCATCAGCGCTTCTCTTGAGCTTGGACAGCTTGCTCGGCGCGTTGAAGGCCTGGGCGAAGTCCTTGGCGAAGTCCTCCACCTTGAAGACGATACGCTTCACGGTGACATCTCCCTTGGCCTCGGAGATTACATCACGAGTGCGCATCTTGAGAGCGTTGGAGGTGAGAGTGCAGTCTTCGAGCGCGGTCCGGATTGCCGTGACGGCGTAGGGATACTGCATCCAATCCCGAACGTGTCCGGCCTCGGTTCCACGGGAGTTCTTTTGATCCTGCAGGAAGTCGTACAGGACCTTCATAGGGTCATTCCGGGCGAGCGCGGCGCCGTCCGGAATCTCAGCCGTCGCCTTGCTCATATCCCTCTGGTTCACGAACTTGTGGACCAGCGGCAGAACCTTCGCCTCACCGAACTCCAGAGCGGCCTTGGCGAAGGCGCCCGCCCAGCCATTGCTGTAGAAGGAGCACTTGCTCTTCTTGCCATAGTGGCACGCGGCCAAGACCTTTCGAATCAGGCCCTGGTGCTTGAGCGTGGCGCTGACGCAGGCGTCGAGCGTCAGGTTGAAGTTGCCGTTGCTGATCCCACGGACCATCGAGCGACCAATTGCGCAGACCTTGGCGGCGTGCTCACGCTTGCCGCCACGAGCGACGAAGCGGTGCTGCTGGTTGCGGTTGAACCCGGCATCGATGTAGTGGAACATTGTCGGGTCGCAGTCCGGGAAGATCCACATAGGCACGAACACGCCAGGGCGACCGTTCTTGGTCAGGATCTCGTTGGCCAAGATGATCGCCTTAAGGCGGTGCACGAAATCGAGCACGCGGCCACGATGGTCGAGCGCTCCACCCTGGTGGGTGGCCATCCACTTGTTGCTGACGATCTCGTTGGCCAGTTTCTCGATGTGACTGATGCCCGAGTCGCGGTTCCTCGGATGTACGAGGGTGCACGTTCCGTCGATTCCCTCTCCAGGGGCCAGACCGAGGAGTTGACGCGCACGATCGGCGTCGACGTACACCAGGATAGGAGCGTTGGCCGCGCCGATCTTGTACTTGATCGGATTCGTCGTGGACGGCGGCTTCGTCCACGAAAGAAGCTGACTACGAATGCTGTCGGAACGAGACGTGGAACGAGACATGGAGACTCCCTCAGTTGGTTTGAGTGAACTGTCGGTTACTACTTCTACCCGGACTGGCTGTGGAGAAACGGCGTGCATTCCGTTTACCTTCCTCAGCGACCGTCGCGATTACTCGCGGATCTCGCCGCCGACCTGAACAAGGTAGCGGCGGTACCAACCCTCGCCACCGACGCAAGTCTTGATGGTACCGGTCTTGGCGGTTCCGGTCTTGTGCGCGGCCCCACTGCAGATCTTGACCTCGGTCCCTGGCGAGAGCAGAGCTCGGTCGATCAGACCTCGGGGCTTGGTTGAAGTGTTCGGGTTGTGCGGATCGTCCACGGCTTCTCCTTGGTTGGATTGCTGCCCATGGAGTCTTATACCCGCGTCTCCTGCATGCCCTTATCGTCGTTGCGCGTGACGCAGCAACCGTGAAGGGGAAGACGGGCCGCGAGATTGATGTGGAATCGCAAACGCAGTAGGGAGCGACTGGAGTTTTCTAGCTAGCGATCGGTGCGATCTACCACGTCGTAGGGATCCCACGACTTGCCGCAGAACCGGAGGGCCTACTGGGCCGCCCGACAACACTTCGGCCTTCGAGAAGAAGCTGATCATCGATCGCGGGTATAAGGGCTCGGTCAGAACACCACCTGCAGGGGAGTAGCAGTGCCCAGGACGAAGACGCGTAAGGCGAAGCCGTACATCAAGGACAAGGACAAGCGAGATCACCACAAGAAGCTCGAACTCGTTTTCGACGCGGCCATTAAGAGCATCGAGCCGCTGCCGCACAGCATCACCATCCATGTCGTTCCTGGTGGAGGAAAGACGCTCGCTGCTATTGCTGCGGCTGCCAAGGCCATCGATTCGGGATTGATCGATCGAGTCATCATCGTCACCCCGCGTAAGTCTCTTTGCGAGCAGATGAAGGAAGACTTTGCTGACTGGAAGCAGTTCAACATGGGGGTCACAGTGCGCATTGTGCGTAACAACGAAGTCCCATTCATACGAGACATAGGTAGGAGGGAGCTAGGCTATGTAACCACTTACCAAGCCCTGTCGGCCAACCCAGATGTTCACGTATCGGAGATGAACAAGCCTGGCAACGACGGTAAGGCCTTGAGGTGGCTGATCATCTTCGATGAGTTCCATCACATCGCCAAGCAGGCAAAGTGGTGTAGTTCGGTCAGGGCCATCGGAGACCTTCCGAACGTCGTCTCACGCTTGCTAATGACTGGCACGCTGGCCAGAGCAGACGGGTTGAAAATTCCTTACGTCGACTACCAGCGCAAGGAAGATGGGAACGAATACCCGCGCGTCGATATCCGTTACGGTCGACGAATTGCGATTGCAGAGGAAGCGATCCGTCCAGTTTACTTCGCCTTCCAGGACGGCGATCTGCAGAACAGGTCCGCCAAGAAGGGAGCAGCTAAAACCCTGACGGTGTCAACCCTTCCCAGGGACGACAGTAGGATTTATGCGGCGGCGATGGACGCGCTCATAGATATCAATCTCCCCTTCGGAGCAGAGCTACTCACGAAAGGGCTCGATGACTGGATCGGTTGTCGTGATGACGCTGTGGTCCGGTGGAGCTATGAGCCGCGATGCATCGTTGTCGCGGATTCAATTAGTGATGCGGATCGAATTGTGGATCACATCAATAAGACCTATCGCTCCCGAAGAGTAGTAGCAGTCAAAGCTACTTCTGATGACGTCCATGCTCACAAGGTCATCAAGGCCTTTAGGGAGCGTAGAGAGGGTAATGTCCTCGTAACAGTCAACATGGCCCATGAAGGTCTCGATGTGCCTGACTGTACGCACCTTATCTATCTCAGCAGAACGCGATCAATTCCGTATCTTACGCAGGTCATCGGTAGGATCACGCGGGTGGACTACGAGGCGATTGGTGGCGGACGTCCTGCCAGAGAACAGTGGGCCAAGCTGTACGCGCCGGCCGACCCTCGAATGATGGACGCCGTCACGATCATTGAAAAGGAGCAACTTGAAGCAGCCAACGATGCCCACATTGGTAATCTTACTGCCGTAAGCCTGAACGGCAGCGGATCAGGAAGCGGCAGCTATAGCGCGATTACCATCTTCGCCACGCCTACAACTATCACCTACGGAGCGCTGGGTGATGAGCTCTCTCCGAAACTCTCCGACATCATCAACAGGCTCTACGCAGACCCTGAACTCAAGAATCTCGATTTCATGATGGCCGTGGCTATCGCACGGGTGACCTCGGCATCTGATCCGGAAATCGTCGAAGAGGTTAAGGTCCGCACCAAGGACTCTAAGTCAAAGGAGTGGAAGGATCCGTGGAACAATGTAGACGTAGATGATGAGGGATCTCTTCGTCGTGGTATTGATCGGATGTGCCTCAAACTGGACGCCAGGACTGGTAACGGTGATTTCGGCGCCACTGCGCGCAAGTTCAAGCAGATGTACGGAGTTGAGAGGAGCGCTCTTAGTCTCAGCGAACTTCGTAAGCAATATCAGCAGGCTATCGACATGTGCAAGAAGGTCAGGATCACCGGGTGATGAGTTACACAGATCCAGGAGGTATGGATCCGGGCCCGCCCAAATCCGCGCCAGCCTACTCAAAGTGGCATGGCAGTGAGAAGTGGGCGCACCGATGGCGACTTGAGCTCGCAGCCATCATCAGTCGTCTTGAGGATGAACCCAAGCGTCTCGCCCTCTCTGTCCAGGAAGGGCTTGAGTTCAGCGCCGTTGGTCTCATCAATCGGGAAGATGGTTCTAAGTTTTCATCGTTCAGGGAGTTTTGCGAGGATCCACAGCCTTACGGGCTCGGAATCCCGTGGCGGAAGATCAACGACTACTTGTCCGCCCTCCTTGGTCGAAAGCAAGCTGATGCCTTGCTTTCGACGCAACCTGTGGTGGTAACCGACCGTCAAAGTTCAGAGAGGGTAATTGCTCTATGTCAGCTGATCGCCTCATTCTCGGAAGATGAGAAGAAGGCTGTAGTTGACAAACTGCGCGGTTCGTTTGACGAGCACGCTAATCTAGCCGCGCCTCACCGAGAACCTAAGAGGGCCGACCGCTCTTTGATGAAGCTGGAAACGCCGTCTGTACGTATTCCTGGTAGTAAGAGACGCGGGGTTGGTGGGAAAAGCCGAGTGTTTGAGGTTGTGTGTGAGCTGAATCGGCCGGTCACAGCGGTCGATGTCGCTAATGCAATCGATGATCGCCCAGATCGCCCTACCGGTCTCTTGAATAGCGTGTCTAACACGCTACGCAATCTGGTCGAGGCCGGATTGCTGGTTAGAGAGAAGGGCGATCGATCCTATGTCTATTCGCCTGTGGAGGCGGAAGGCTGATATATAGTAGAGAGCAGATCCTGCTCGACCTGACCCCGCAGGAAACGGCCCGCTTCTGGTCGAAGGTGCGCCGAGTCGGCTCTTGCCCGCCTTAGGTCCACCCTCGATCTTGATGGTGAGAGTCTGCCCAATCATCGATGTTCTCCTCTGCTACACTATGGAACGAGCCGGACAAGGTGCGGCAAACACCTTATACCGGCTCTGACCAGCAGACCGATGGGGGTCCACATGGCTGCCGACGAGCGTATCCTCCTAGAGCTCACACCTCAAGAGCTGGCCCGGTTCTGGGCGAAGGTACGGAAGGCCGAGCCCGATCAGTGCTGGCCGTGGATCGCCAAGTCGATCACCTGGGGCTACGGAAGCTGGCGCGTGAGGAAGACCCTCTTCCGCGCCCACCGAGTCGCTTGGGTGCTGACAAATCGTCAGCAGATCGAGGAGGGTCTTGATGTGCGCCACCTCTGCCACAACAAGGCCTGCTGCAATCCGGCTCACCTAGAGCCCGGCACTCGTAAGCAGAACATGCAGGACTCAGTCCTTGCGGGGCACACAAAGGGCCTTCGGGTAGGCTCTAAGAATGGGTTCGCTCAGCTTGACGAGGATAAGGTCCGGGAGATCAAGCGACGACTCAAGTCCGGTGAGCTCCAGAAAAGCATCGCTGCCGACATGAATGTGAGGCAATGCACCATCTCCCAGATCAACACCGGCCACACCTGGTCTCACGTCACAGTCGAGTAGGCCGTACATGCAGAGAGGCCACCCTTTCGGGGTGACCTCTCGCATTGATGGCCTCACGGCCCTGGTGACTAGACCAGGTTCGTGATCGACACCATCGAAAAGAACTCAGGGCGCACCATCGAGATCTTGTGACGCGTGCGGATCGCACGACGCAGCGACATGTCGTTGGGGTCAACGAAGTTCGGGGTGATCTCCATCGGGATGTAGGGCGAGTAGATCACACCCGTGTCCAGGATCGATGGACCCTGGTAACCCATCAGGATCTTGTCCTGCGGGAACACGGGATCGACGTAAATGACCCACTTTCGGTTCAGCACGCCGGCCTTGCTGATGCCGCCCTGATAGACGTGGCCCTCATCGATGGCGGAGAACCCGTCCATCGTCTCCAGCAGAGCTGCGACCTCCGAAGAGGTGATGGCCCAGTTGGCCGGCGCACGCTGGGTGCGACGGTGGATGACCTGCGAAGCGGTCGACATGCGGATCACGAGCGACTTGAGGTGCTCGGGGTCCGAGACGGCGCTCGGGGTCGCACGGTCCCAGGGAACCACGGCGGCCGACTCGACCGCGTTCAGGATGGTGCCGACGATCTCGCGATCGATCTCGGCAGTCATCTCATCAGACATCTGCGCCACGAGGTCGGCGTCGACGTCCCGGCCCCAGAGGGCGCGGAGGTCGTCGGCGGCCTCGACCGACGCCAGGCTCTTCAGCTTGCGGCTCTCGGCCTGGATCTCCTGGATGGTGATGTCGAGCTGGACTTCCGGGATCCGAGCGTTGAGCTCGTTGTTGTACCGGTAGTAGACCTCGACGGTCTCACCCAGAGCGGGGGCCGTGCCAAAGTTGAGGGTGACCGAGCCAGTCTGGTAGTTGATAGTACCAGACCCGCCAGCCATCGACCCAGCCAACGCCGTGAAGGCGCTACCAGCGTCGACACCCAGAACCGCCGTCGAGCTCGCCGTGGTGCGGAGCTGAACGGTGCCGCCGATGACCGGGGGCCACTTCAGAGCACCGGTGAACGTCTTGGTGACGCCGTCGCCCGTTCCGAATGGCTCGCCGTCGATGAAGTTCGACGAGTACCACCGGTTGAAGTTCTTGTTCATCTCCGTGCCAGCGGTGATCTGCCCCTTGTCGGAGGCGTACCGAGGACGGTAGAACGCGATGCCGCCGATGGGGCCCGTCATCGGCTGGACCGACGCGATGCTAGTCGCGACGAGGCGAATAGCGGTGCGGCGGATCACGGGGAAGACGAACTTGAGGAAGGGCCCCACGCTTAGTGCACGGGTCTCCTCAGAGAGTCGACGCAGGTGCTTCGACTCGTTCTCCAGCATGAAAGCGCAAATCGCCTTCGTGTAATGGGCGTGGCCGGGCGGGACGAAATCGGCGATCTCGTGCTCCATCCCTTCGAGGACTGGTGCCCACTTCTGGACGTAAGCACCGACGATGCTCTCGTCCGACAGAGCAACACCGTCCATGTTCTCTGTCATCAACTGTCGTGCCTGAAACATTGCAATCCCTCCTGGTTAGCCGACGTCCTGCCGGCCGTTGGTTGAATGGGCTCGACTACCGTCGCCGAGCTCCAGACCCGAGGTGCCGGATCTCTTCCATGGTGATGTCGGCGTGCTCCATGTTCGGCACCGGGGTGCCCCCACGGAGCGTGCCGCCCTCAGTCATGACCTCGCGGTCACGCCGCTCGTGATCCGCAGGGAACTCCCTGCCGTTGCCGAAGAAGCGACGAACGCGCTCCTGGGCGCCCATCTCGTCGGCGCTCCAATCGGCGGCCTCGGCGATTTGGTTGATGCGCTTCTTGCCGCGCACCTCACCGCGCTCGATGCTGGTCAGGATCTCGGACCGCCGAGGGTGACCAGCCAGACGCGTGGCCGCGTAGGACTGGCTCTCCAGCTGCTCTGCGATCTGGGCCGCGCGCTCCAACTGCTCGGACATGATGCTGTTACGCTCTGCGAGCTGAGCGATAGTGCGATCCTTGCTGGCGAGGCCCTCCTCCAGCCGCTCAGTCAGCCGAGCGACCTGAGCTCGGAGCTCCTCGTCCTTCTCCTGCAGCTTCGAGGCCCGCTGCTGAGCGATCTCGGCCTTTCGCTGTTCGAGCTTGATCGCCTGACTCTCCTCGGAGGCGACGAGCTTCTTGGCCTCTTCGAGGGATCTGTCCGCCGAAGAGAGCGCCGACTCAACCTTGTGCTGGAGCTCCTCGACCGTGCTCAGCAGAGTGACGTCGCCGATCATCTCGCGGATCGATTCGGCGTCAGGCCGCTCTGAGAGCTTCTTCTCGACGTAGAGGCGGAAGCCGAGGCTCCGGGCCGCATCATTCGCCTCGGCGACCTGACGCTCCCCGGATTCGATCTTCTGCTCCAGCTTCTTGATGCTCTGCTCCAGCTTCTGGATCACACCGTCCTTGGTGTCCATCAGCTGCTTGACGTCGACAGGAGGCTTGAAGGGGACCACGATCCGAGCGATCTGCTCCAGGGCCAGCTTGGCTCCGGCAACCTCGGGGTCGGCAGCCATCTCCGACCGGACCACAGACTCGACGTCCTTGCGGATGTCGGCGGTGGCGCGGACCAGCTTGGCCGCGAAGTCCTCCTTGAGCTCCTTGACCACGACTGGATAGAGCTCGGACTTGAACTGCTCGCGTAGCTCCTCACGGCTGGCGGCAAGGGCCTTCTCGACGTCCTGCTCCATCTCGACGCGCATCGCCTCAGTGGCGGTCTCAGAGGCGACATCGCAGGCTGACTCGACGATCGACCGAACAGCGTCTGGGAACCGAACGCGAAGATCGTCTGCAGTCACCTGCTCCGCGAGGCCGTCATCGGACTCAGAGAAGAACTTGGGGTAGGCGGTGCTGACAGCCGGGTCGAGCACGAAGTCGAAGGCCACAAGACGAAAGTCCTCGCCAACTACTTCCTGGCCGGACTCGTGATGCGGGCGGGTTGAACCGAGTCCACGGCTGGAGACACCAACTGCGCCTCCGGCGCGCAGGATTGCAGCCAGGTTGCGGCCGTGATCCGTGTCCTCGATGATCTGGAACTTGCCCCAGATGGTGCCGTCAGACTCGATGCGCAGGCCGCGAATGATCGCGCCCGTGTCGCGGATACGGCTGTTGTGGTTGACGGTGTAGTCCCCAAGAAGGAAACGACCATCACCATCAAGCTCGAAGCCGTAATACTCGCCCTCGCCGATGGCGGTGACGGTGAAGCCAGTCCGAGTCGCGTCCTTCTTCTGCTGACGAGGATCAGCCTTCTTACGCTCCAGGCGAGTCGGGATCTGGTCCACAGATCCAGCGATGGTGAGCGTGTAGTAGTCCTCCGTGTATCCCTTCACCTTGCGGGTGGAGAGCACAGCCTGAAGCCCGAGCGACTTGGCAATTCGGTGGGCCGCCTCGGCGTAATCCGGGCGCTTCTGCGTGAGGTAGAAGCAGTTGTGCTGAAGGTGGCCGTCGGTGTCGATCAAGCCAGCGAGGAACTGAAGACGAGTCTCGCGGCTGCCACGTAGGATCTGGTCGGGGACTCGCAGGTCAGGTCCGACGAGGTCACGAACAGCACGGAGTAGACGATTGTCCTGACCCCGCTCAGCGGTCAGGTAGACCGTTACTGCCTCGGTTCCAGTGGTCTTTCCTACCTCGTTGGTCTTGATCTCCCAGCGCGCGGCGATCTCCTCACACATCTCCTTGATCTCAGGATCGATGGTGGTGATCGCCACGCTGCGCAGAACGTCTGCATCGCCCGTGCTCTTGGAGCCGTCGCCGAACCAGGCGCCCAGGAAGTAGGGGTCGACCGCAGGTGCCTCAAGCTCGTTCTCGAACTTCTCGACACCCACACTGAACATCTTGTAGCGGCTCTGGAAGTAGACTCCCTTCTCAGTCCACTCCTTGACGTTGATGTCAACCACCTCGCCCGTCGAGGTGTGGACCACCGACAGGATGTGAGCGTCGTTGCAGACCCACGGATCGCCCTTCATCGGGTCGATCCGGTAGAGAGGACCGGTTCCAGAAGTAGTCGAAACTACGGTTCGCGCCCGACCGTCAGGGCCCATGAGCCGGTCGCCAGTGACGATCTGCTCAACGGGAAGGACACGACCATCGGCCAGAAGAACGGGAGTTCCCTTGCCGAGACACTTTCCGTCACCCGGATGGTCAACCGCCGCATAGAGAGAGCTCTCGTTGATACGGGCCTGCAGGCGATCCAGCTCGCGGCCCATGATCTTGGTCGGGTAGATGCGCCCGTTGGCCGTCGGCGTGTCGCAGTGGCCGATCTTGCCCTCGGCGAAGAGCTTCTTGTCGGACCCGTTCTCGGACTCAACAATGCTCGCTGTGAGCCTCGCCACGCCCTGGTTGTCGATCAGGACACGCCGTTCGGTGATCAGTGCGGTCGACATGTATGCTCCTTGTTCACTTATCGTGGAGCCGGGAGTCGAACCCGGTCCGACTAGTTGTTAGGCCAGCCTGCTCGCCGTCGAGCATCTCCACAAACCTTTGCCAGCCCATCACTAGGCTAGCATCACTTGCTACAGCTGCGCGAGGCCCCGCTTGAGGTCACGGGACAGGCTGTTCAGGTCCTCGATCGCGTCGTCCACGTCGGTGTTCGAGCGCTCCGAGATCGCACGGAGGAGCAGACGGGCATCAGCGGCGACGCCCTCGAAGTACTTGCCGAGACGGACACGGGGGTGATCCGAGCCGACCTTCTCGCGTGACTCGCGGAGCTCAGCAGCCAGACCGTGGGCAACCTCCTCGGAGGTGTCACGAATGGCCTCGAAACCCTCGATGATCTTGTTGCCGAGAGTCTGCATCTCGTCCTCAGACTCGGTCTGCTGGGTCAGAGCCTTGAGCTCACCCACCAGGTTGGTCAGCGACTCGGCCTTCTCGCTGGGGCGCGGGGAGGCGTCGTGGTAGCGCCAGCCCTTGAGCTTGCGCATCGCACAGGTGCCGTCGACCTTCTCGTTCGGGTTGTTCTCGGCATCGCCGGCCCACGAGGGGTTGGCGCCACCAGGGAGCTCATCTGGGTCGTGATCGGGCTCCAGAGAGAGGTACTTGCCCTGGGTCTCGATGATGAAGGACATCGCGTTGACGACGGTCTTGTAGTCGTCCTCGGACAGCTTCTCGTTGCGCTCGTTCAGTGCGTAGTACTGCTTGACCACATCCCAGGCTGACTCGTAGGCCGCCATCTCCTCATCACCACCCATGTCGTAGGTCGAGGGGGCGAAGTCCTTCTCGTCCTCTCCGCCGGAGATCGGGGCGCCCTTCGACGGGAAGGGAGGCGACTTCGGGGCTGGTGCGGGAGGGGCCGAAGATGCACCTGGAGCGGCGGGGGCGGCAGGCGGCGGACCTCCGGGGGCCTCATCGCCATCCGGCTCAGCGTGGCCCATACCCTGTGCCATGCTGGGGTCCGGCTCCATGTCGTCGCCCATCTCGTTGAGGCGGCGCTGACCCTTCGTAGCCCGGACAAGACCGAGCGTCTGAAGGTCTTCCATCAGTGATGTGGTTGGCTTCTGATCGTACATTGCTAACTCCTGTCCGGGGGTGATGCCGTGGTGTTGTCCCGGGTCAAATGAGTGAGGAAATTGATGCCCGCAAGTAGGCGCGGCACCACTTGCCGGACCTCCTCATGGACCTGGAGCACTTCTGCTTGAGCGCCTCGATCAACATCGTTGAGGATGGAGATCGCAGACTTGAGGTCCTCGGCGATATCGCTGGCCGCCTCGATAGCGCCGGTGTTGCTGCTGCCGGCGTTGTGAAGGGCCTTGAGCGCTGCTACTGCGTGGGCCGCGCCCTCCTTCAGGATCTTGTGGAGCACGTCGAGCGCTTCGACCGTGACAGAGCTGCCGTCAACCCACTCAGGGACGGCGACTTCGGCCGCGAACTGCTCGTTGATGGCTTCTTCCCACCAGGTCTTGCGGCCCAGACTCTTCAGCTGAACAGCCACAGAGATGCGTCGGTGGAGATCGCCCTTCACGTCCATGGCGCCGGCGATACCGCGCACCATTGGTGTAGCTTGGTCGTAGTTCTCGGAGAGGATCAGGTCAACCGCTGACTTTGCGGTCTCCATGACCTCGGCCCCGATGTCTGAAGCGGGAGTCGGGACTGAGTAGATGTCTGGCTTGCCAAAGTGAACTTCACCGTCTTGCTCAGACACCGGAACACGCATGAGCACGCCCTCCTTGCGGGCGATGACGTGATGCGTGTAGGAGGCGATCAGCTCAGCTGGACCACCATCCCAGGACTCGCTCTGAAGAGCATCAGCGATACGATCACGACGGGCTTCGAGAGAGCCCTCCTTCAGCTTGGTGATGAGGTCAACCTCACCACGGGCTTCCCGGAGAGTCTCAGCGATGTTTGTGTTGAGTGACATCAATTGCTCCGTGTAGTCCCGGTTCTAAAACCAAGTGATGCTGAGGGCAAGAGCCATTTTCACAAGGGATAGATGTATCCGGCCAGAATCGAGCAAGTAAGCCGTCGTTGGCGCTCCTAAAAGACGTTTCTGATATCGGAAATGGGCTGGATGCTACACAACTAGCACACTTATGGTTTTTTACTGGACCGAAGTGATGTGAGTCGGATAGACTCGTGATGCGGTGGTGATTCCGACAGACTCATTCGGGAAAGGTGATCAACGGTTGATCAGACTCGTCCCTTTCGGGAGGTCTCACGTTGGAGGCAATGATTCAAACAATGGCATCAGACAACGTTCGCCTCAACTACACCATCTCCGAACAGATCGACGAGCAGCTGTCCAGTTATTGCGAGATCACTGGTCGCACCGCGTCTGATCTGGTTAGGCAACTAGTCAGTGAGGTCCTGGAGGACGACCGTCCTCTACCGCCTCCAGCGGAGATCGACGCTTTTCTTCGCAATGGGGACCGACGCGAACGCCGTACGGACATGTGGATGTCGGCGCGGTATCTGTCTGCGCTGGACACCAAGCTGGAGGACGAGGGCTACTCGGGAAAAAGCGGCGTGATCGCCTACCTGCTCCACGATTTCCTGAACGCACGCGGGAACCACGCAGGGACTGAGATGGTCCGCATTACCACGTTCGTAGATCGCCTCACCTATGTGTATCTGATGGAAGAAGCGTCCAAACAAATGACCTCCTTGGAGGAAGTCATCGCCTCTCTATGCAAGGAGGCCGTTATCCCAGGCGGCCACCCAACCCGTCTGAACGGCTAATCAAGGAGCATTCAATGGCTGCGCATAACAACATTCCGAACCTAGAAGTGTTCGGTAAGGGTCGGGGCGACTTCAAGCTGCCCTGTGGTCACGTTGACGGCGACGGGCGCGTGTTCGACACCGTCTACCTTCGGGAGATGACTGGCATCGAAGACGATCTGATGGCCGACGACGAGCTCCACCTCTCCGAGCGCATGACCCGCATCATCGCGAACTGCACGGAGAAGCTCACGACCAACGCGCCTGGTGAGGGGCAGCAAGTCATCACGGACCGCGACGCGATCAACGCTATCGTAGGCGACGACTTGAAGGCTGGGCTGCCCTTCACGATCGCGGACCGCATGGCGTGCCTGCTCTACATTCGGCGCCTGTCCCTCGGAGACAACTACAAGATCGACGGCCGCCTCTGCCCATCGTGCAACAAGCCGGTCAAGAACAAGAGCCTCAACCTGGCTGATCTGAAGGTGTCGCGCTGTAAGGACGCCCGGCTGAGGAACGTCGCGGTGAACCTCAAGAAGAGCAAGAAGCGCGCGGTGCTGAAGGTACTCTCAGCAGCCGGAGAGCGCCTTGTATCAGAGGCGCGGCCTGATGCGAAGAACGCGCGGTCCTACGCCATACTGAGCCGTCTGGTATCGATTGACGACAAGGCTCCGACCGGAGACCCAGAGGTCGATCTGCCGATCGTTCAGACATTGCCTCGCGTAGACCGCATTCAGCTCATCAACGTGATCAATTTGATGGAAGGAGGTATCGAGACAGAGGTTGAGGTCAAGTGCAGCCGGGCCGGGTGCAACGCCGAGTTCAAGTTCGACCTGGATCTGGGTCAGGTTTTTTTCTCCAACCCCGAGGAGGAGGAGGAACTCAGCGTGGAGACTCTGGACTGGGTGTAGAGACCCCGATCATCTACGACCAATCCGGTTGGTGGACCGTAGACGGCCCACGGTTCTTCGCGTTTCTCCCTCTCGGGCAAAGAGTGCTGCTTGACCTCGATATCTTAATTCTGGCCAAAGTGTTCCATTGGTCAGAAGAGTCGGTCCTGCGGATGTCAGCGTCAAGGCGACGCCGCATGGTCAGACTACAAGAAGAGGTCGCCAGACAGGAAAAGGCGGAGGCAAAAGGTCAAACCACCAATCCGCAACCAACAATGCCCACGGGTCTAAGCCCAGGACACTTACCTTCGGAGGCGATTGCCTTAGACTACGGTGTATAGGAAGCGCATCAAAGGTCGATAAATGCCGAGGAATCCTAACTATCCGATTCAAGGTGAGTTTCGCGGCGGTCGTTCGATCATCACGAACCTCAACTCGATCCGCAACGCCCTCGACACCACACGCCTGGCCGCCACCAAGACGTTCGCCATTGACCGTCAGGTCAAGAACCTCGGCATCCAGATGGGCTACAACGCGGCCCAGACAACCCAGATGGCAGAAACCATCACCGGGCTGTCCAACGTTACAGGACTCAGCACCGACAAGACCGGCGAGCTCGTCAACGCGATGGCGGCCGCCGGTCTGTCGGCCGGTGAATTCGACTCGACACTCAAGAACACCACTGACACGTTCGGCGCCCTGTCGGAGGGCGGCGCTGAAAACCTAGAAATGATGGCCGAGCTCATCGGTCGTCACAAACTGAGCGCCGCAGCTGTCGTGAGGACCAACGCCTCGTTGAGAAATATGGGGATAGGGCTAAAGGATCTGACCAACAAGGTCACCGTCTGGCAGAAGAACTACCAGATCCCCGGCATGCTCGCCCAGATGCCACAGGCCGTGGCCTTCGCCGAGAAGTCGATGATCAGCTTCAAGGCGCTTCTTGGGGTTAGCGCCGAGAAGATCATAGCCGACACGATGAAGACCGGCGCGATCTTCGCCAAGGTTTATGGCGTAGACATCGGTGCCGCCATTCAGATGGCGCAGCAGAATCAACAGCACTTCCTGCAGCAGCAGGCCACGAACGCTGATGTGTTCCTTGGCCTATCCGATAGCTACAGCCCGCTTACGAACGCTATGTTCGAAGTTGGCATGCAGTTCGAGCAGATTCAGGCCTTGATGAAGAAGGGTCAAGAGGACCCTGCGGCCTATGCCGAGCAAGTCCTGTCAATGAAGAAGCAGTTGGAGGCTACCTACGGCAAGGGGTCCAACTTCGTCCAGCGGTGGTATCAGCAGACGCTTCGCGCATCGTCCGAGCAGGCCAAGATGTACTTGACCGAAAAGGACGCGCTCAAGAAGTATAGGGATGCTCAGGCAGAGGCGGCCCGCATTGCAAAAACGTCTCAGGGAGTGGGTGGTAAAGCCTTCGAGGACATGACAAGGAAGTTCAGAGCTGTTGGAGCGACCGTCCTAGAGACCTTCCACAACCTCCTGACGCTTGGTAAGACGATCCTCGGCCTCACAATTGCCGACAACCTCACGAAGTCGTTTGAGGGCCTTCATGCCTGGATAAAGAGGGTCAACACAGGAGTCAGGCGCTTCTCTGAAAACTTCGCGCAATGGATGCGAGACAATCCGAAGATCGTCTCTGGTGTTCAGCAAGTCATCAAGGCTGGTGTGATTCTAGGCGGGCTCCTCGGCTCCCTGGCTGGGACTGCAACCAGTCTGATCATTCCGTTCAAGACGCTGGAGGCTCTGCTCACGAGGCTACCGCTGATTGGCGGGAGGGCGTCGTCCGTGTTCGGAGGAATCGGCAAGGTCTTCTCCACGGTTGCCAATAAGATCCTCTTGCCAATCGGCATCATCTACGCAGCGATTAAGGCCTTTGATGACTTTGGCAAGGCGCTCAAGAACCCGAGCCTCACCGGACCTGAAAAACTGCTCAATGGCGTAAGGGCTGTCTTCGTGGGCATTGTCTCGGCCTTCGATGATCTACTAATGGGCATCCCGACGAAAATCGTCAAGTCGTTCTTCCCGAGCATGCGCGGATCTCTGGTTGACGGTGTCAAGCGCCTATTCATCAGCCTCCAGGCCCAGATGATTAGTTCTGGAGGCACTGCATCCACGACTGTGTTCCAGCAGATTCAGATCTGGTTCGGCGAAAAGATGGATCAGATCTGGGCGTGGATGTCGACCAAGCTCGGTGGGTGGCGCGAGAGCGCCAAGGAGATGGGCGCCAACGTCGGCCGCGCGCTTGGTCAACTCGCGAAATGGGCGTGGGACGGGATCAAGTGGCTGTTCAATCCGTCCAATTGGAAGAGGGGTTGGGATCGAGTTGTGCGCTGGTTCAATGGCGACGGCGGCCCTGCACTCAACGACTCGTTCACCAACATCTTCCTCGGCATAGGTACGGTTATCTCGGACTTTGTAGTGTCTGCCCGCGACGAGATTCTTGGTAGCTTCGGCACCAGTTGGGATGAGGTGTGGCTCAGACTTCAAGACTTCGGCGACCGGTTCAAGGAGTGGACGATTTGGTTGAAAGATGTCGGTGTCGGCCACGTAAAAATGGCGTGGTTGAACATCAAAGACTCGGTCATCGATTCTATGGCAACAGTTGCTGATAAAGTGTTGAGCGGGTGGGCAAAGATTAAGGAGATGTCCGCAAAGGCCGCTGACTGGATCCTTAATTTCGTAATTGGACCACTCGTCAGGGGTTACGCCGAGATCGCCCTTGGGGCCGCTAAATCTGATTATCTGGCCAACGACGACCGTGCGGCGTGGGTCGAGGCTCAGAAGCTCTATAGCGAGAGAATGAAGATCGCCAATAGAGCGCCTGATGCGGCGGCTGCTGCAGCAAGGATCTCCGCCAACGAGGATGCTCTTGCGCTTCTTAAAACCACCAAGGGGGCTCAAGCGGCCATCCAGAAGGAGCGGGAGGCCCTCCTCGTTAATCAGGGTAAGGCTGAAGCCGAATACGAAGACCGTCGAGCCGAGCGAGCTCGCGCGGCTGCCTCACGTCTAGAGGAGGCGCGACAGAAGGCGCGACAAACTGGGGATGGTATCCGAGCTCGCCGAGAGGCTGAGCGTACAAACGCTGAGCGTCTAGGTGCCTGGGCAGATCAACTTCGCGGAGGCTTCGTCGCTCGAACCGAGGCCATCATTACCAGCCTTCATAGTGAGCAAAGCAGAGCAACGGAGGCTGGTAACTCCAGAACCGCGACAAGGCTTGACGGCAAGATCGAGGATATGCGCGAGACGCTTAATCATTTCAAGACCCTGAAGAATCCGGACCAGATGCAGGAGCTCATGACGCGCGTTGAGAAGTATGCCGGGGCCGACGCGATGAGGGAGGCGAGGGCGACGCCAGCCTACGGAATAGAGCTTCCATCAGCACGCCCTGAGCTCGTCGATGTTAAGGCTGCTGTCAGGGCGGCCCGCGAACGTGCGGCCCCAACTCCACCGGCTCCGGCTCCGGCTCCAGCCGAAAACCCGCTCGGTATGGGAATCGGAGTGCAGGCCGTCAAGGACATGAACAGCATGACGCTCACCCTTCGATACGACACTACTCAGAAGGCGGATGACTTGTTTACGGTCAACGGACCTGATCGACTTCAGCTCCCCATCTCGTTCGGAATGGGGTGGTAAATGGCAGTCAAGCGCAACCCCATCGGTCCACTTACCACCTCTTCGCTCCGACGCATCAACGAGGTCTTTTTCTGGGCGCCGACTCGACCACGGTCGATCGCACCTCGCGACGATGATGAGGTCTACTCGATTCGCAGCCACGATCGTCTGGACAACATCGCTGCGGACCGCCTAAGCGATCCGCAGCTTGGCTGGGTGATCCTCCTACGCAACGACCTACGCCTGGTGCCAAACGACCTGGTTCCGGGACGCAAGATCTTCATTCCCACTCGCGAAAGTCTGCGAGTGAGAGGATTGATCTCTTAATGAGTTTAACCATCTCTCCTCTTCCAGATGACAGCGCATCTCCGACTGGTAGAGCTCAGCACGGTCAGCGGGACGTCGGCGACCTATTCTCGCCATTCTTTCGGGTGTCATTCAAGAATATCTCGAAGGCAGAGGCTGACGCGAACACAAACGAGACCGATGGCGCGGACCAACTGATCGCTGATCGTTTCGCGTCATCGGACGAGTTCCGGACGGACGGAACTGCGCTTCTGCCCCCCGAAGAGAACGCCGAGACCTTCAACCTCGACTCCAGGCTACTGCCCAAGACGGCGGCCAGCTTGAAGATTGAGTCAAAGTCCAGTGCTGCGCTGAGGTTCACGCTAACACTCACGCCGCCTTACGAAGATGGAATTCGAATCCTAAACAGCCGGCTGATCAACTTCGGAACACTAGTCAAGGTTCAGTGGGGTTACGCGGGTTGGGGGGCCGGCGCCAACATCCTCAGCGACATCTTTGTTTTCCGGAACAACTTTCCGCAGGCTGAGTTTGGCGAGGACATCAAGATCGTCATATCTGGGGACGATCTCACCGCGTCTGTAGGAACCCGCAACGCGGCCACACGAAAGTGGCTCTTCAGTGAGTATCCGAATGACTGCGCAATCGTTCGGCAGATCGTCGCACGTACTAAGGTGAAGCTGGATACCTCTGCAGTGCCGGCTGAGTCGAGTTTCCTAACCGGAGCCAACCGTCCAAAGCCGGAAACGGGAGGAGCGACACCGGACGCTGCCATAGAGCAGACCGTCAACGACTGGTCCTTCATAAGAAGGCTGTGTCACGATCACAGCCTCTCGTTCACATCCCAAGGGGTCGACTTCAAGATTTTCTCGCTGTTCGACGCGTCGACAGCTCAGAACTACTCCTATCGTCTGCTTTACCGTCGCAAGCCCGAGACAAAGCGCGACATCCCTGTCTCGAACATTCGGGGCAACATAATGCCCTGGACCTTCCTGCCGGCAGAAGGGAGAGGTCTGGTTCAGTTCACGTTCAATGACAACAATCCGAGCGCGAGCCAGATCAAAAAAGAATCTCCGGCGTCGGGAACGAAACCTGGTCTCGCACCCGGCGGAGCCACTGGTGATGCCGCTGGAAAACCGAATAACGTGGTCAGTCTGGGCGGTGATGGAGATGGCGAACAAGTCAATGATGAACAGGTGGGCTCGTTTACTGTTCGTCCTCGGCCGAACAAGTTCGAAGATAAGCCACCACTGCTCTCAGTACCATCTGGCGCCCACAACGCCGAGGAAAAGCTGGAAAACGAGATCAATAAGATCCGAGCGTTCTCGAACCCAATGGTCGGGGTTGCGGCGCCCGGTGTAGTCGATCTGTGGCCCGGCATAACAGTCATGCTTGAAGGCACAAGCGACCTCTTCGACGGCCCCTACTTCGTTAGGGACGCTACGCACACCATTAGTAGTAGCGGCTACGACATGGATTTGACGCTACTTCGACACACGATAAAGGGAGGTCTCGGCGAGAAGCCTGTAGCTAACCCTGTCACTCCGACGAGTGAGGGCGACAAGGATGAGGTTGAGTCTGCGGTGGAGGAGGACGGCAGGGCCGACCTCCTAGACTTCATAGACACGCTGCCAGGGCTTCGTTAAACCGCTATGTTCGAACCAAACCCCATCGTTCAGTGGATCATCAACGTTAGCGAGCGTGGTCTGGAATACGCCGCGCGTCGCTATTACGGGCTCTACGGCGCGGTGGTGGAGTCGAATGACGACCCCAGGTCTCAGGGCCGCGTTTCGGCCCGAATAGGAGTGCTGGGCATCGGAACAGCTGACCGCGCCGGTAGATTCACCCCAGCGGTTCACTCAAAGATGCTCAAGCCGATGTCCATCTACGCTGGTGAGGAGCACGGTCTCTACTTTCCGCCTGAAGACGGCGACATGGTTTACGTGTCGTTCGACCACGGAGACCCTCAAGCCCCTCGCTTTCACGGCAGCTGGTGGGGCAACCTAGACTCGTCGTTGACGGCGTCCGGATCACAGGTTCCGACAGAGTTCAAGGTGTCTGGTCCGCCGACTAAGCGCGGCATCAAGACCAAGTTCGGCCACGGGCTCGTCTTCAGCGACGATCCTCAGGATCCGTTCGTCCAACTGTGGAGCGGCAAGCAGGACGGAGCTCAGGGAACTGAGGCAACCAAGCAGCAGAGGGTTACGCTCGCCAATGAAGGCGCGACGACCAAAAACCAAGGTGTCTACGTTGATACATTCTACGGACACAAGGTCCACCTGGACGACGTCGAGAAGACAGTTCTGATCTCTGGTCTGAGCGCTGACCCAGCTGGGGAGGTGGCAAACTCGATCAAAATCGATGACACCGCTCAGAAGGTAACCATCAAAACCAGTAACCCGGTCCCCCAGACGATCGTTCTCGACGGAACCACTGGGAACATCGATATCATAAGCCCAGCCATCATCAACGTAACGGCGCTGGGCGCCATGAACTTGACGGCTACGGGTGCGATCACCATGGCCGCAGCTGGAGGTATAGCCACGGGCTCTGGGGCGGTGCCTCCGGCCCCAGCAATACCAGGTGCGTCGGTCGAAACGGGCGTCGGTACAAAGCTCATCAACTTCGCCGGTGTCGTCACGGAAACCCTGGCCGGTTTCATTCAGAACGTGGCGACCTCCATCTCTATTACGACGCCCATCTTTACCATCAACGCCCCTGTAGCGGTCATCGGACCGCCGGGGATCGGAATCACCCTCCTCGGTGGGCTGGTGACTATCGGGAACCCCGGTACTGCTCAGCAGGTGACAAACGCGCAGCTCATTGAGTTCCTAAAATCACACACACATATTGGAAACCTCGGAGCTCCGACGCCGTTGTCGCCTGCGTCCACACTACTGCTCCAGGACCCGTCTAACCCCGCCTTGCCGAACCCCCTCTACGTCACCCAGACAAAGATGATCTAGCTATGGCCAGAATCAAGGGAGTTTCGGTTCCGTTCAAGTTCACCCGCCGGGGTTATCCCGAGTCGTGCGTAGACGAAAAGTGCCTACACGACTCGATCTTCAGCATTCTGAGCACAATCCCTGGCGAAAGAGTAATGCGGCCCGAGTTCGGGTCTTACCTTCGAGTCCTTCTGTTCGAGTCGATGTCTCGCGCCACAGGGTTTAGGGCGAGGGCTGAGGTGTTTAGGGCTATTGGCGCCTGGGAACGACGAGTGGCCGTCCAAGACGTACTATTCGAACTGAACGATACAACGATAATCGTCCATGTAACATGGAGGTCTGGCGGAAACCTTGAGGCCAGGACAACTCTGGCGTTGCCGAGGGTGGCGTAACTATGAGCATCGAACTTAGCCCAACAGCACGTCAGATTATCCGATCAACCTTCTTCGGCAAGGATTTCGACACCCACCGTCAAGAGATCATTGATGCGCTGAATTCAATCTTCGGATCAGACGTGGTCTCGAACATCGTCTCGTCAGAGCAAGGCGTTGTTCTGACTGAGATGAACGCATACGCGCTGTCGACCCTGTCCTGGTATGGTGACCGTCAGGCGGACGATACGACCCTGCAGTTCGCGCGGCTCCGATTTGCAGCCGTGACCATTGCCCGACAGCTTGGATACAAGGCCACTTCGTCAGTGCCAGCTGTCGTCGACGTGCGCGTCCAGCTCACGAGCGCGCCAGGAGTCCAGCTCACCATTCCGAAGGGTCAACGAGCGTCTGGTCCGGACGGACTGGTCTTCGAAACCCTGGCTGACGTGGTTTTCGACCAGGGACAGGTCGGGGCGGGAACCCCTGCCGGTATGACCGTCACCTCTTTGGCGGTCGACCCATCCACTCCGGCCACGGTTTATCTGGCCTCCAACAACGGTGTCCTAAAAACGACATCGTCCGGCGCTCTTTGGAGCTCGGCGAGTGCCGGGCTGACCATCGCCAATGTCGTCGACATGATCATTGATGTTTCAGCCCCGTCGACACTCTACGCATGCACCATCACGTCCGGGGTGTTCAAGACGACGGACGCGGCGGTCTCTTGGACAGCGTCTAACTCGGGGCTAACCAACCTGAAGACGACGGCAATTGCTATTGACCCGATCACGCCTACTGTTCTCTACGTCACCACCAACGCTGGTGGAGTCTACAAGTCGATCAATGCTGGAACTACTTGGTCGGCAGTAAACGGCGGCATAACCGACTTCGTTCTCCAAACGGTCTCAATCAACCCTGTGACGCCGTCCATTGTATACGTGGGCGGTTACAGTGGCGGTGTCTACAAGACAATCAACAGCGGCCTGTCGTGGACCACAGCTAACACCGGGCTGGCTAATACAAACGTCACCGTGCTCGCTATCGACCCAGTCACCCCAACCACCATTTACGCTGGCACGGCGGGGGGAGGAGTCTACAAGTCGGTCGACAGTGCGACCACCTGGGTCCCTGTGAACAGCGGCCTGACGGGGCTGTCGATCACCGACATCAAGATTGACCCGGTGACTCCAACAATCGTCTACGCCACATCGTCGGATGGTGGTGTCTTCAAGACGATCAACGGCGGAACGAGCTGGGCCGCAGCTCAGACCGGGCTAACCCAGGTAGCCACAACTGCAATCGTGATCGACCCGACAGCTTCCACTGTGCTCTACGTAGGAACAGCTGAAGGTGGCGTGTTCACCTCAGTGAACTCGGCCTTTACGTGGGCCGCGACAAACAACGGTATCGACGACCCGATCCGTACAGTTCAGATGCGGGAAGGCCAGACCCTTACGGCCACGTTCCGTAGCACGGGAAATCAGTTCCAGACCTACGAGCTCTCAACTCCCGGAGCGTTCACGATCTCTCAGGACTCACCATCGGTCAGTGTCGGCGGCATCCTCTGGCCTGAGGTGAAGCTCCTAACCTATGATCAGGTCGACCAGGTCGAGATCGAGTATGGACTTTCTCCGCCTAGAGTGATCTTCGGCGACGGTATCGCCGGAAATATCCCGAACAAGGACGCGGAGATCAAGGTCACCTACTTCGTGACCTCGGGGACGCTAGGTTCTATCGCCTCCAACACCATCGGGAGCTTCATCGGACCAATCATTGCCGGAACTACTCCGATTGGAACAGTTCTCTCTAACGCTAGCCCGTCGACACCTGGCTCAGATCCTGAGTCGATCACCAGTATCCGAATCAACGCTCCTCAGGTCTTCCAGGCGGGCCAGCGAGCCGTAACAGCGGCCGATCTCACTGGTTGGATCAACTCTTTCGTCGACCCGGTTTACGGCGCTGTAACGAAGGGTCGGGCCACATCCCCGCGATCGTCCGCCGCTGATGCTGAAGCTCAGAGCATTCTGGGCAACCTGGTGGCGTTCGGTGTACCGTCTTCGATCACGAGCAGGTTTGAGGGATACATCGACACTATTCTGTCGTCAAATTGCGCGGCCAACGTCGTCAACGCCCAGATTTTGTCATCAGATTCAATTGGTCGTTACGTGGCCGCGCCGGCTGGCCTCGCCAGGAACCTGGCGACGTTCCTGAACACCATCACGGAAAGCACCGTGGAGGCTGTTGTCACCGACGGATCGGTTAACCTGCTCTCTGTAGATGCGTTTATCGACATCAAGGTCATCAGCACCATCACGAATGACGCGCTTCGTAACTCGATTAAGGACAACGTCCGGAATGTGATCCAATCGCTACTTCTGGGCCGTGACTTCGGAGACTCGCTCCGAATCGGAGACGTCTACCAGGCGGTCGAGGATGTCGAGGGTGTGGATTACTCCAATGTCACTCTGGTGGTGAGAAACAACATCGGAGACGATATCAGTGTCGCGCGTCTGAACGAGTTCAGCGGCCTGGTGATCCAGGACTACGAAGTCATAACAATGGGCGCCACTCCATCTGTAGAATTCCTGTAAGGGATTGGGTAGATAGACATGGCAGATCTCACCCCACAAAAGGAGAAGCGACGTAACCACTCATTGGTTCAGGCGGAATCCCTTGTTGGTAGGAAATTCGGAGAATATACCGTCATCCGCCTTGAAGAGCCCAGAGTTTACGATGCTCGTGGTGCCTATATCCGCCGTTATGTTTGTCGGTGTTCCTGTGGCGGTGAGAGGGCGATCGCGTCGAGCACTATAAAAGGTCGACCGCCTTACTCGTGCATCAAGTGTCGCAGGTCTCGAAACCTAAGACCAACTGAAGATTTCCGGGCTGCCAGGTGTCGCTACTCTAAGAAGAACCTGGAAACCCTCGCAAAGGTAGAGATAGCAGTTGGTGCGAAAATCGGCTGGTTTACCGTCATCACCGAGATAAAGAGTAAAACCAACCAGAAATTGTGGCGTTGTCGCTGTGAGTGCGGGCAGGAGGTGATCAAGACTCCATCTCAGATTCGCTATTCGACAACCACACGCTGCAGGACATGTTCCGATCGTCGAAAGACGATGCACGTAGAGGTGAGCGCCTTGTCTCACGTCATCAATGGTTACCGTCAACGGGCCAGACGGCGAAACCTGGTGTTCGAGTTGTCACGAACTGTTGTGCTTCAACTCATTCAATCAGGATGTTCCTACTGCGGCGAGGCCGCGAGTAACACCTACAAAAAGCCGAGCACAGGCGAACTCTACCATTACAACGGAATCGATAGGGTTAACCCTGCAGAAGGCTACATCGTCGATAATGTTGTCACGTGTTGCAGCAGCTGTAACGTCGCTAAGCTAGACCGCAGCAGGGATGAGTTTGTGGCCCATGCGAGGCGTATCACTGAGCACCTAAGTGTGGTGGAGACAAGGATTTAGGTATGTCCGAGCTGACGCCACAAAACCAATATCCAATCCCGAGCGAATACGAGGAGCCCTACTTCGCATCGGCCAAGTCCTACTTCTTGGCGACCGACATGGCCGACTGGTCGCTCGCGGAGAAGGACAACCTCATTTGGTCTGGTGGTGGTTCGTTCTCGTGGAACGGCACTACAGGATCACTGACGTGGGCCGCACCAGTCGAGCTCCGAACTAAGACCACGGTCTGGAAGGCCATAGTACAGGGTCCGCCTTCTCCGGGCGGGGTGGTCGTGCTCCAGGATGGTGAAGTCGCCTTCTTCGCCCACCCACGCCTGCAAATCGACGATAAGGTCGTCTCGCTGGTAGTTGGTCCGGTCACGCTGATCCCTGGCGTACGCCTTCACGACATCACCATCTTCGCGGCCCGCGTCGGAACGACTGTCTTCTTCGCAGATGGAAAGTCGCTCAAGGACGGCGAGTCTGGCGAGATCTTCGGCGGCGGCACAGGGTCAGTAGTTCAGCCCCACGAGCACCAGCCAGCGAAGGTAATCGAGCCGCCCGGAGCTGGTACAGCCGTCCTCGACCTGAACATCATCAGCTTCTCTCCGGCTAACCTCAAGAGGGTAAGGCTTTACCGAAACGGCGAGCTGCAGAACGATCCGGCCGACTATACGGTCGACACGGGAACCGGTCTGATCACGCTCGTGGTTCCAACGGTTAGGCCCAATCTATTTGAACCGGATCCAGAGCGTTTCACGGCGTTCATGGAGACGAACCCTCCGATCATCACGACCGGTGATCACGCCCACATGGCTCCGCGAATCGTCGAGCCTCTGGCCGGCACGTTCCAGATCGACATGCTGGTAACCGCGCTTGATTACCCTGCGCTCCAGCGCATCGAACTGCACCGAAACGGCTCTGTGCTCTCTGAGCCTGATGACTACACGCTCGACCTCAATGCAGGACTGGTCAATTTGGTGCTGCCATCTGCGTCCGGCGAGCGTTTCATGGCGTTCCGAGAGGTTCAGTACTAGTGCCCTACTTCGAGTCGTCTATAGGATTCGGACATAATCCGTTTGGACACCATCAGTATGGATTCGGCGACTGGGCCGAGGAGATGCTCTGGAAGAACCTCCCAGAGGTCTATCGAGACTGCGACGATGCAGGACCGGCCGGTAGTGAGGTCGATCAGCCTCTTCGCAAGTTTCAGAACGCCCTCAAGCCGTCGTATCAAGACCTTCGAATCAAGTGGCACCTCTTTCCGTTTCTGTGGGATGCGATCAAGGTCCCGCTCGATCAGCTAGCGCAGCTTGGCTATAACGTCGGGATCAACGTCGATCCGACGAAGTCGGAAGGTCTTCAGCGCTCATCGGTGTTGAACGCGAGCCAGCTCTGGCTCAACAAGGGCACCGACAAGGGCTATGAGCTCACGGCTGCCTTCGAGGGTTTGCTGGTCACTGTGACCCCACTGTGGGCCCAAACTTGTGGCCCGGCTCGACAGATCCTTGGCACCCCCACTGGGGCCGTCACTTGTCGATTCGACCTTTCGACTACCCGGATCATCGAGAGACCTGTTAGTCCGGGAACTGTCCATATCAAGGTCACCACCCAGTACGAAATCGAGGAATCTATTCGCGACGACGGGGCCGGAAACCTGGTTGGATTCGGGAACCAGATGTTCGGGAAGCTTTCAAGACTCGACCTCATCAGCGTCAACACCATGCAGCTGACCGCGATCATCGGCGTGCTCTTTGTCGGGGACACGGTCACACAGGGTCCTGCAACCGGGATCGTCGTGGCGGTCAACGGTGCAGCGGTCACCATCAACACCACCGTCGGTGTATTCACTACTGGCGCCATCGTCGATACCACGTCCGGGGCCACTGCTACCGTCGCCGGCATTACCTCCGACACGCTCGCGTCAGGGGAGACCTTCGAGGGCCTCACTTCGGGAACCGAAGGTTCAATGCGCGCATTCAATACGACCTACGCCGTCGTGGACCGCATCACGACGTTAGCTGGCTTTACTCCGGGTGAGACCCTCGTCGGGCTGACCTCTGGCAACTACGCGGTCGCCGGGACCACCACCGAACTCATTCAGGGGCCACTACAGGCACGCATCGATCTGACCGGTGTGGTCGGCACACTTACGATAAATGAAGAACTGACCGGAGTAACCAGCGGTTCGGTCGCCATCGTCCGCGATGTCGTAGGAGCCTCGCTCTACGTCGACACGATCACCCTCCCTGGTTTTACCATCGGCGAGACAGTCACCACGGTCGGAGGCTCTGGAACGGTCGCTGCGATCGACTTCGGCACAATCGACTACATTGCTGGTGATATGTCAGGCCGTACTACATGCCTCAAGGTTGGTGAACCAGTCCGCTATGTAGTAGACCTGATAGAGTCTGGTCCAACCCAGTTCATCGCCAACTACGACGAGGTGGTAGCAGACCTGATCCCTATGGACCTGATCCTAGAAGATCGCTACGAAAAGTGGCCGATCACAGCCACCCCCATCCGCATAAGCGGCGGGTTCATGTCTCGTGGCGAGTGCAGGTCCCACTCGCTCCGTCTTTTCTTTGCCACCCCAGACAACACCGAGATCGAGGACTTCGTCGATGTGAGTCGGCGCATCGCCACCTCACTTGATCGATTCCGACCCATTCACGTCGAGTTTGATAGTATCTCGTTTGATGGATCACACGCATCATCACAGGTGTGGCGAACAGATAGAATCAACGCCGATTCGGCTGCGGCTACTGTGTGGTATGCGCCGGTCACCGGCGAACAGCGGGCGTCCACCCAGATCTGGACCACTGGTCCATTTTCCGCGACGGTCGCGAGGTAAGTCCTAAATGGCTAAGGTATTCGCACTCAATCGCTCAGCCGCTCAGCCGGTCACCATCAACACCATCACACCAGTGGTCGAAAACCTTGGTAGTGCGATCCCGGGCATGCAAACCACGTCTGTGCTTCCGGCACGATGTGTCAACCTTTACACCGTTTTCCAGGGTAACCCATATCTGCTTACCCTATCGGCGGCTGGCAACATCGAAATCCATAGATACGTCAGCGGCGCGTGGACTCTTGTTGGAGGTCCGTTCACTCCAGCTGTAGGTCACGTCTTGACACCTCTATGCATCCACGTCGTTAATGACACTGTCCTTACCCTTTGGACCGACGAAGGCGCATCTAACGACGGAATCGCATCGTCCATCTCGCTGACCGGGACGTCGTGGTCATCGCCAACAACTGAGCTCGCACCTATTGGTGCGTCAAACGGCGGGCATTCGGTTCACTATAAGGGGGCGATCTGGTTCGCTACAGCCATCGGGGTTTGGTGCTACGCGCCGCTGGCCCGGTTCATGACGCTCTCGGGTGTTGTCGGCTCGTTTGTCCCCGACGAGACACTTGTCGGCGGGACAAGCTTGACCTCTGCAGTGGTGAGGAGTTTCAACAGCCCTGTGGTCCGCGTAGACACGGTGTCCGGATCTGGGTTTGTAACAGCCGAAACCGTAACGGGCACAACCAGTGGTGCAACAGGAACAATCACAACCATCACCCGGTTTGTAAACGCCCTTCCTGATACCGGCAATGATGCCGCGCTGGGTGGGGTCGCTGGAAGCGCGAACCTCCTCGGTTCGTTCACCAGTTGGGATGGCGCGCTCTACTTCGTTCAACCCAAAACAGCTGCTGGGCCGATCAGGCTCTATCAATTGAGCACTGCATGGGAAGCGGCGCTTAACGTACCCGCACCACAATGGACGAACCGGTCTTTCTCTGGACTCGTTGAGGCTGGGTTCGCCACCGTGAGCGCTGACGCCGGAATGTGGTCACTGTTCGTTAACCGTCTAGACGAGCTGTGTTTGTTCTACTCAGGTTCTGGAAGCACAAAGCTCGCGAAGACGACGAGCAAGACGGCACCATTGGTGTTCACCGATCTCACGAACACGTTCCTTCCGTCGACCATCTCGACCAAAACAAACCTAGGAGTGACGCTCTACACGGATGACCGACGACGTACGAACCTGCTCCAATCATTCCTGATCCGCGACCTGTCTGGGGCGTCGACAATTCTGACCAACTGGGACGGAGCCTCAGCTCTCACGGTGGTGGGATCGATCGCAGGAGCGGGCTTCATCCTCCCGGCATCGCGGTTCGGTCAGGAGTCCACGTTCACAAACCTGCAGCCTACGATCCATATCACAGACGTGTCAGAGCCGTTTCCGGGACGCATTCGCATCGACTACGTCGTCAGGGCCGATCCGGCTCGGACGGTAGATATCCTTCCGGAATACTCAATCGATGGTGATGAATACTTCCCGATGACGACTGGGGCAGATGACAGCGGCACGACCGGTCTACCGGCGTCTCCGGGCGGAGATGCCTACTTTTTCAACTGGGACACGTTCGCGGACCTTGACGGGGACTTCAACAATCTCCCACTTCGCATCGTCGACCGGATTAGCGGAGTCTAACCATGGTTGCGGGTCCTGTACAGTCCTTCTCCCGAGACAACATCAAGGCGCGCTGGACCGAGCGATATACCTCGGACGCGGTCAACAAGAAGTTCGTAGGGATTCCTCGTGGCTGTTATCTCGGCTTCGTGCCATCTCCGACCGGCCTCATCCTCTCGCTGAAGCCAGACAAGTCGATCGCCTACTCAGCCCCTTCGGGCGTCTTCGTCGAGGGTGAGACTCTCACCGGTGGTACCAGCGGTGCCACCGCCGTCGTACGCGTCGTCAGCCTGAACTACATCCTGATCGACACGATCGTTGGCGGCCCGTTCGCAGTCGGAGAGACCATCTCCACTGGCTCTGGGTCTGCATCAGTAGAGCACTTTGGCGAAGAAGGTGTCTCCCTGGCCCGTGTCGTGTCGAGCTCTTCCTTGGCTGCAGGGCGCAGCGAACACATGATCGATGTGATCACGTCGGACACTGTGGATCTAAACTTCACCGGGTTTGCCGACGGTGTCTACTACGTGATCCTGACAGCCTCTTACGAAGTTGGTCAGACCACTATCGGTAACATCGTCACTCGGACTACACCTCCGCCCACCGGACCGCAGGAAGTGCTGATCTGCGTCGCGACTAAGGTCGGTGTTGGTTTGACGGTGTCAGCTACAACCCCGCTCACGCGCCACGATCCTCATGCGTTCGTGGGAACTCGGATCGGTTTCATGCCAGGCGGTTCAATTGAATCGCTCCAGCAGGCCATCATAGCCACCGACGAGATCGTGGCGGCTCGCCAGTTCTCCGACGGCACGACCGCTCCTGCGTTCAATCCCGTCAGTCCTCAGACAACGGGCGTTCCTTTCAGGCTGAACACAGACCTCGGCAACGTCGCAATGGGCGGGCGCCTCGGTAAGGTCGCCTCGGCGATCGGGGGCAACCAGTTCACCCTTGCCGGTCCGGCGTCCCAGGCGAACGTCTCTGGCTCTTTCTCGACCAGAAACCGTGACGTTGAACCGTTTCGGGACCTGTCCCCGGCCACCGGAATCGGCCTACCGACCGGTATCGTACCAGCGATCAAGGCTGGTGGTTCTGAAGCCGTCCAGCTAACTCTCTCTGGCATCGTCGGCTCCTTCGCCGTGGGACTTCCGGTCATTGGAAGCAGCAGCGGGGCTACAGCTATCATCAAGACGGTTGATGGTACCGGCACCGTTCTGACTGTCGGAGACTTCGTAGGCACGCCGTTTATCGGGGAGGTTATCACCCAGACGGCACCGCCGGCGACCGGGACCATCGCTCCGGGCGGCATCGATCTGCTCGAAGGAGCGATCACAGGTCTCACAGGAACCACGACCGGGTCCAATGTCTGTGTGGTCATCGACACGGCCACTGGACGAAAGGCGATCGACTCCAGCGGCAACCCGATATTCGGTCGCCTGGTCTTCGACCCCACTGGCGGTTTGAGCAACTCCGGCGACTACGACTTGAGCACGTCTGGTGGACTCTTGAACTTCACCGCGAGCACTACGACGGTTGTCGTCTCGTCGGCGCCCGGAACTGTCACGACACCTGACATGATCGCCGTCGGCGACTTGATCGAGGGCGATGACGGACGCTTCTACGAGGTGGCCTCGATCGCGGGTAGCCCGAACGTCACGTCATTTAACGTCCCTGTGTCTAAGCCATACGTAGGACCGACCCAGGTAAACGTTGCGAGCCGTCGACGACGCCGGTTTCTGCTGGAGTTCAAGATCGTATCGTCAGGCGTTGAATCAGCTGCCACGCTTGCCGCAGGGACCTACAAGTTCTTCTTCCCGGCGTGGTTTACGCTGGAGAAATCGAACCTCGACGCTACGCTGCAGATGCTCGCGCCGGGCGATACATCAGTCCCTCAGGCATCATCGTCGCTTGCAGGTGTCGCCCTGGCCGCGCCAGGACACGTCTCCTCTCCCGCAGCTCTGATCGGGGCGATCCAGACCGCCACCTCCGGCGGCGGCGGCCCGATCGGTAACGGTAACTTCCACACGATCAACTTCTCTGCTGGCGCCTCTCAGAGCGCTCCAGGCGTCTTGGATGTAGCGCTATCTGCGGGGGCATCCGGACCAGCGGGTCCGACAGGTCCGACAGGTCCGACAGGGCCCATCGGTCCAGGCTTCTCAAGCATCGAGCCCTTCCAAAGCAAGGTTCTGGCGACCGCTGGTCTCCCTGCGAGTGGTACGATTGGTTACACTTTCAGCGGCGCGGTTCGTGGGTTCAACACCCAGACGTCCCTGCTTAATACCGGTGCCTTTGGTCCCGGTCAGTACGAGATCTCCAACATCACAGTCTCGACGAATACGGTGAACGTGAGTTGGAGCGGTGTGGCGAACTTCAGCCTCTCAATCGGAGTGACGGCATTCATCTAATGAGACACATCATCTGGCTAAAGGCCGACGGGTCTATTGGTGGGTTTCACATCATCACCGGAGGATGGGCCCCAGACTTCGACCCGAATGATCTAACCGAGTCCAACACACAGGCCAAGTTCGTTCGGGATCACCACGCAGCTAACCCGAGCAACGGGTTCCACTCGTTCTTCGAGTACGAGTGCCCGTGCAGTCCATCTGCAGGATTCTGCGACTGCCCTAACAACACGTGCGCAAACTGCCATGTCGACGGGGGCCTGCTCAAGATCAAGCCCACGCTATCGTTGCTGCTCACCAACCAGGTGGTAGGAGCTACCTCCGAGATAGCACCTCTCGTGCTGGCTGCAGGAGCCGAAGTCCCAATCAAGTTCACTGGCTCCCTCCCAGACACTACAGTGGTGTCTGTCGACCGAGTCGGCGGACCTGATAGCTTCGAGACGCTGCCGACGACGTTCACTTTTGGTGGTAACGAGACCCCAGAGCAGACCTTTTTGGTCCCGGCCAAGGGCCAGATCAGTGTGTTCAGGATAGATGCGGGCAAATACGTGCGGCCTAGGATCGTAGTCGTGAAGGGCTGGTAGCCTGTTGTTCTACAGATGTCTCTACGAGCGTCGGTACACATCGGTCGACCTAACAAACGCTTACTCCGGCACGCCTGTCTTCATTATCGGAGGAAACCCGAGCCTGAAGACCCTGCCATTGGACCGGCTGGAGTCTTCCAGGCTTCCTACACTAGCGCTCAACAATGCGCTATACGTTTACCCAAACCCGACGATGTGGCTCACTGCGGACCGCCCACTCTGCTACGGAGGGCACTTCTTCGCACGCCCGGATATCACCAAGTTCGCCTACATGAACTACCGGGACGAGGTGGTCCAGGCGACGGGTAGAGCGCTCAAAGACCACCCAATGATGTTGTTCTACACGGCGTCGGAAGGAGAGATCACCTCTGGGTTCTTCGAGGACAAACCGGCCTTCACCTGGTGTAAATCGGTCTTCCCGTTGGCATTGCAACTTGCGTGGAGGGCCGGCGCTCGACGCGTCTACTTGGTGGGTTGCTCGTTTCTGACCAATGGTCAGGTTCCGTACGCATGGGGTGCTCGTCTTACACCCCCACAAGTCACATGGAGCCAGTTGACCTACGATGACGACATCAATCGTCTAAGACGGTTGCGGCCCATCTTCGATGCCCATGGATTCGAGATAGTCAGCTGTACGCCGAACAGCAGGGCGAACGAGATCTTTCCGCTGGTTGACCTAGCATCTGCAATCGCCGTCGAGTTGGCTAGGCTTCCTCAGCCAACGCCGGTTAGCGAGTTGATACACAGCTCAGAGACTAGACTTCCAGGACTTTGAAGCGACCGGTGCGGAAGCGGCTGAGGCGAACCAGATCCTCTCCCTCAGGGAAGAGACTCATCTGACCGCCCTTGGACTCGCCGCCGCCACCGCCGCTGTAGGCCGGACCTCGCGGGCCGCCGGACTTCTTCTTCTTCGGATCGTAGATGTCCTTGTGGTCACCACGGTTCACCGATGTCATGCCCTCGGGAGTAGGCTGGTCGGCGGGAATGGAGCCCACATGGCTAGGAGACTTGCCTCCCTTACCTCCGCCTCCGCCTCCGCCCTTACCTCCGCCACCAGCCGGGTTGGCCGCAGGAGCAGCTCCTGGCTTCGCGGCGCCCAGCCTCGGAACTGCAGGTGACGGCGCCGCAGGCGCCGCCTTCCCTGCCCCGGCGAAGGCCGGCTTGGCTGCGTCTGGACCGCCCGTCAGCTTGGGCGGCGCGGCAGGCCTTTCAGCAGCAGCAGGAGCTGCCTGCCTAGGCTCTCCGCCCTTCACAGCCTGCGCGTAAGGACTCGGCTTCGGCTCAGGCTTCGGCTCAGGCCTCTGAGCTGCGGCCTTGGCGAAGATGCTAGGCTTTTCCGGAGCGGCCGGAGCAGCCGGAGCAGGCTTGGACGCTGGCGCCGGTGCCGGCGGCTTTGCCCCGGGGCGTGCGAACGACGGCAGCTTGGACTTCTTTGCGGCCTGCGCGGCTGCAGCATCAGCGTCCGCCTGCGCGGCAGCCGCGTCGCCGGGGGCGGCGGCTTGGGCCTTCTCAGCCTGTGCCTTCTCAGCTTTCTTAGCCTGCAGCTTAGCTTCGCGGGCTGCTTTCGCAGCCTCTGGGTCTGGGATGTCCTTCTTCAGCGCAAACCGCTCGGCTTGCTTCTGCTTGATTGCAGCTTGGTCCGCAGGATCCTTAGGAAGATGCTCAGCTGGAACATCTAGCTCGGCGCCCTTTTGAGCGTGCCGCGCTTTGGCCGCCTTGATGTCGGCCAACTCCTTCTCGCGGCGCTCCTGCGCAGGACTCTTGCCGCTGGGTCCGGGAGCTAGTTCATCTGGCGCGGCACCGGCCATTTGTTGACGACCCTGCTTTTCCAGGGCTGCTCTCTGCTGCTGTTGCTCAGGCGTTTTACCGGCCTGGTGTTGCTTCTCCCACTTCTTGTGGACCTCTTCGTCTCCAATGGTTTTTTCGGCGCGCGAAACCGCCGCGTCGCCGGCCCGCTGGTCAGCCTTCTCCTGCCGACGCCTTTGGGACCTTGGTGACCCAGCGACATCTTGATGGAACTGATCGAGCTTACGATCCTTGAGGATCTGTCTTCCACCTGTAGCCTTCGCTACGGCCAACTGAATCCTCTGCTTTGCCTTCTCGGCCAGCTTCGGATCGTCTCCTGTGTCTGGCCCATGCTCATCTTCGAAGTCGGACAGAGCCTGATGAGCTGCGTCCTGAGCAGCTCGGGCGTCAGCCTTCTGTTGAGGACTCTGCCCGCGCAGATGTGCGATACCCCTTCGAGCGGCCCCCGCCACCCGTCCTAGCAGACTTCCCTTTGGTTGCGCGCCAGGAGCAGCGCCAGGAGCAGCGCCAGGAGCAGCGCCAGGAGCAGCGCCAGGAGCCGCGTCTGGCTCGCCTGCGGCTAGTGCTGGAGCGTCAGCAGCCGGAGCAGCAGGAGCAGCAGGAGCAGCAGCCGCCTGGTCTCGTTGATGTGTTTGCTGAATGCGCTGAGTTAGTTCATCTGGGGTCAGCCCGGCCCTGCCTGCAGCACCTTGCTGGGCCTTGGCCTGAGTCGTGGCCTTGTAGGCGGCCTTGAGAGCCTGGTGGCCCTTCAAGCCGGCCGCCTCGCCCGCCTTTCGGAGTCCCCTAACATGGCCCAGCGCCTTGCCGAGACCGGCGACCGCTAGTCCGCCAGCCGCGCCAGCAAGACCGCCAAACGCGCCGCCGGCGGCCATTGCAGCTGACTTCTTCGGATTCTTTCGAACCCACTGGCCGGCCTTGTGAGCAACCGAGCCCTCATCTCCTTGGGCCCCAGCGACACCCTTCACGAACTGGCCAGCACCCCTAAGCGCTCCGCCCACAACCCCACCGACCGCCTTACGGGCACCCTGTCCAATCTTGTGGGATATGGATCCCTCGTCTCCGCGAGCGCCAACGACGCCCTTCGCGAACTGACCGAGCGTCGAGCTCTTAGGCTGGGGCGGTGCCGCTTGAGGCGCTTGACCCTGCCCCCTAGTCAATCGGAACGAGCGATGAGCAGGCGCGGCCGCCTGACGCGGTTGAGTGGGCGGTCCGCGACGCTCAACGAGCATCAGCGGTGTACGCCGCATGTTGATCTGACTCTCACCGACCATGGTCCGATAGACCACCAAATCGCGAGGATCGATCAGGTCTTCGGTCAGGCGCGGAGACCGGTCCTCTCCGAGGCAGTAACCACGGAGTTTCACGAACTTGTGCTTAGACACAAGGAGTAGTGCGGAGCGATCAGCCACGTAGCCGTCCTTAGACGATCAGAGCTCTGAGGTAGTGACGGAACTCCATTGGGCCGGCCAGGGATGCCTCGATGCGGCCCGATGTGAGTCGCACACGGACGTAGCGGTGTGTCAGTGGTACACCGGCCGTGACGAGGTCGACCATCCGACGGTGGTTCTTGAAGGTCAGGTTGACCGTCGTCACGTTTGCCATGAGGTCAGGGTCGTTGGTCGCCCCACTCTCGATGACGACGACGGCGGCGTCAGTGACCGATGAGACCCACAGCACGGCGTCTACGGGCTGCTCGCGGAACTCGACCCACAGCTCGTCCTTGGGGAACGCGACGAGTGGGATATCGTCCTTCTTGATGTGCATCTATGTCTCCCGTGTGTTCTTGCTACGAGTGCGCGGATCTGGCGCTAGTCACCGGCGATGATGGCTTCCAGCTCCGTGCTATTGGCGCCCGAAGTGACGAATAGGGCAGTGATGCCGTTCTCCGACATGAGAATACCGTCGCCGGGCCCGAACGAGAACGCGGGCGCCACTACGCTGTTGAACTTGAGGCTAACCGGGAAGTTGGTCCGCAGGAACACGCGCTTGGCCAGCGAGACGCCGCCAAAACTCACCTCCTGGTCCACCGTGCTTCCGGCCACCACCATCGGGAAGTGCTGAGTCACCTCCGACACGAGTAGTGTGTCAGCGATCACCTTCTGGGCTTCGATGGTGCCCGCAGCGTTGTAGATCTGAAACGTCCCGTTGATCTTGACTGTCTTTGAAGCCATGGTCCGCACCTCGTGCTGGCATTCTACACCTTCGCATCAGTCATGCGAAGGTAGATGCTACTTCGACTTAGACTCGGTCCCCTTCGACCGCTTTATCTTCGCCTTCGTTTCCTCATTGGACTTAGGGGTCGACACGCGCCCCTCGTAGATGGAATCGAGCTCCCCGGGTGTCTGTGGGGGGATGATCGCCTTGATCTTGTCGGCCACGGCCTGGGCCGCAGGACCGAGCAGCACCGGCACCGGTAACTGCTCGTCGCCCTCGACCGCCAGATCGGCCACTTTGGCCGGCTGCTCGGGGATCTTGAGATCCGCCTTCACCCGGTTAGTGAACTCCTCTACCTCGTCCACTGCCTTGAAGTCAGAGCCAGGCAGCACGTCGATGCGAACTGTATTGTTCGTGATGGTGTAGATCTTCCGCGTCTGGTTGCGGCCTGCGAGCTCACTCGTGAACGTGAGCTCGGCGAGGCCGATAAGTCCCTCCTTGAGAGCCTCTTCGGTGGGACGCCAAGCGTTGACGCTGTCAGGGAGCGAACCCTGATGGCCTAGATTGGCTTCGAGGTAGAGTGTTCCGCCCTTCTTCATGGATCCGACTACGTTCGAGATCAGACCCTTGGGGTGAGGAACCTCGTCGAGCCCCTCTGCCCAAAACACAATGTCGAACGACTCGACCGGCTTGTCGTCGCCCATACGAAGGCTGAAGGTCGCTCCGATCACGTCATCTGCGAGCTCAGACACGACAGGAAGAGCTCGGTGGTAGATCGACCGTGGCTCAAGCGCAACCACTGTCGATGCGCCAGCCCGCAGCGCGGCAACAGCAAGCCCGCCATTGCCAGGGCAGACGACCAGGACGTTCTTGCCGGCCACATCGGCCCCAAGGCGGGTCATGTAGCTCACAGGGTCGAACTTACCGGGTAAAGAGACGTCTTCGCCGAAGTTGATGCTGAACGAAAATGCATCGCCAGGGGTGAAGGACGATGACGCCTTGAAGGTCCGAATCCGAAGATCCATGTCGGTGTCAGTAGTGGTCATCAATTACCTCAGCTTTCGCTGGTTGTCGGGTTATCAGGAGTGCGAGTACGGAGTGGGCTACGAGTCGGCCCCTCCAGCTTAATGAGGCTACAAAGCCTCTCGAAGTCTGCTTCGTGGATCTCGAAGGTCATGAACGGCCGCTTGCAGCTCTTGCAAGTGCGACGTCGCTGCTTGCACACATCAACCGGTTTGGTCTCCGGGATGGTGGTCTTCAAGACGTACGTCTTGTCGTTTTCGCAGCGAGGACATTTCATCGAACGCGGAACCGTGTGCCAAAACTCTTGCGAGGTGCTCCGGCGACCAGTTTGCGGGCCGCGTAACGCGACCGCTGCTTGCGCTCTCGCTTGGCCCGAAACACGTCGCGCTCTGGCTTATCAATCCGCTCCATTGTCTTGCGCATGTTGTTCGTGATGCGGTCCACCTTGTGTGGCTCCATGAGTCCGCCCACTCCGGACTTGGCCTTAGGAAGTGGCTTCACACGAGACTTGAACAGTGATGATTCCTCCAAAAAAGAATCAGCTTCCTGCACGAGGTCGGCAATACCGTGCAAGAGGTCACTTACGCGTTGGTCACGTGGAAGGCGCATCGAAATATCTTACACCTAACTGATGGGATAGGTCCAGCTACCGCTAGATGATGTATGTGGGAAACCCACTCCAATCGTCTCCGCCTTCCATCGGCAGGGGCGGCTCATCGGGCCATCTGAAGTTGCCATCAGCGGTCATTATGGCCTCTCCAGGAACCCCGGCGGCCTCGACGGCCACACCCAACGAAATACCGCCTATTCCAATGTGCTGCCAGTTTGTGGCGAGGTAGTGGACAACGGCCGCGAAGGCGTCAGCTAGATCCTTCGACCCGGTCTTCGGGTGGTCAACCTTCGTTCCCTGATCGTTCAGCTCAAGCTCGCGAAGCTCCTTCGCGAGCATGGGGTAAACAGGCGTCTCGATCCGTCGCTCATACATCGCACCCTGGGCCGCGAGGTACGGATCAAGCGTGCGTTGAGTCGAGATCTCCTCTGTCTTGAACCCGTGTCTGGCAATCAGCTGCAGGTTTGGGAGGCCCATCCAATGGTCCGCTGAGACGGACCGAATCGGAAGCCCTCCCTCGCGCAACTTATAGATGAGTCCTCGAACCAGTTCGTGCTCAATCTCGCCTGCATGAGGAGGGACAATGCGAAGACACATGTCGATGTGAATGATCGGGGCGTCCTCTTTGACCCGTTCACGAGTGACCGGGTCGAGACGGTCTACCTCTGTTTCTCCCGCTACGTGGCCAACGCAGATGCCAGTGGCGTCTTTGTTTTTGGAGAGGTCCATGTGGCAGTGGCGGTGAGCATTAGGACAGCATCTCGGAACCGGATCACCATGAACATTCGTCATGGTCATGTTGCCCCAGATGGGATTGATCTCCCGACTGGTGGTCCACTCGTAGACATGGAACGGGTGCGGCCGCTCCGGCTTCTGCATGTCCTGGATGGCTTCTCGGTTCGAGAAGAACGGTCGGAACGACTCAAGCGCGATACCGGCGATATCGCGGGCCGCACCCGCCGGATCGTTCATGAACTCCTTGTAGTACTCGTCTGGGAACTTGAACCAGATCTCATCTTCTTCAGGCTGCTCTTCGTCCTTGAGAACCCGAACTCGACCGTGGTTTTGGTGTACAGCGGCACGCCACCATTTCTGACCAGCGAACGCGCCGGGCCGAACATCCCATGTCGCGTAGTCGCGACAGAAGACGTTGTTGTCCTCATCGGTAATGGCCTCGCGGAGTCGTCGCTCGGTAAAGTCGTGTATCGACTTTTTCGACGAGATCATGATCAGCCGACCGCGAAGACCCTTCGCCGCATAGGTGCCTCGAATACGACGGCGAAGCGAGTCGTAGATGCCCTCGGACTTATCATCCTTTCCACCACCCGCCGATACGTGGTTCCGTTGCTGCTTCGCGAAGAAGTTACCCTCGTCCATCAGCGCGGCCCAGACGTTGAGACCGAGAGCGGCGCCTTCACTCGAACCACCGGCGATGATGACGATGTCCTTTCCAGGAAACCGTATCTCCTCCTTGGTGTAATCGTATCGTCCCTTCCAGAATGGGGCCAGCGTCATCTTCGCGACGATGCCCTTGAAGACGACTCGCTGAGCTGCCTCTTTGGTGTGCGAGATTGGGACGATGTGAATAGTCTCGCCGCGTCCCAGGCCCAGGGTGTCAGTGGGGCGCTTAAGGCAATAGAGCTCGTATATGATTCGCAGCAGCGCTGTGGTGGAGAAGTAGTCCTTTCCATTCAACCCCAGCGGGTGCTGTTATGAACGGAGATCCCATTGGCCGTGAATCGCGTCGGCCCAGGGACACCGATATCAGCAACACCCACTGGGTGGTTTGCCTCCTTCAGAGTCTTGATTTTTTCGTAAGCAACTGTGCTCGGGTAAGCCTCGGCAAGCGTCGTTACGCCCGCAACGTCACTAAAGTCCTCGCAGAACTCCTTGAACATTGATCGAGAAAACTGGACTGAGGAGCGCCCCAATCGATTCCATCCAAGCGGTGAGACCCCGCGACTTCTTCGCGATACTGCTTGCTGCTGCAACAGATGGGCGGCATCACCATAGGTAAAGGGGACGACATCTACATTGGTATTGGCGCGTGTACTGGAGACATAGTTTGCAATTTTCTCTGTTTCTTTCTCCTTCGCGAATACCTGACCAATGTGCTCCATGAACAGCCTGAGATTGTCAACACCTGTAACCTGAAGGCAGTAGCCGGTGGTTTCTTTACCGTTCCTACTGGCCGTGTATTCGCGCGTTCGACTCTGGATGCTCCACCGAAGAAGAAGCAGCTGGACTTGCTGAATGAACCTCTCAGATGTCATTGCAAGCTGGAATCGGGGCGGCGATCCATCTCTATAGGCAACCGTACCCTCGGCGGCCCACACACGGTTGAGGAACAGAGCTACTTGATTCAGTGGTGCTCTACATACAGCATCTGGAACTTCCGCATCAGAGCAACCCATCCTGAAGATGCCCATCTGCTTGAGCCAGTCGCGGAAACCGCTGGTGATATAACGGCTTACATTAACCTCCCAGGCGTTTCCCTTCGCATACGGCTCTGGCTTGGTAGCGTTGAACCCGAGAGCTTCGAGAGCCTCGATGAACTCCTGACCAGTTTTCTTACGACCATCGCAGTAGCGAGCGCGAGTATCGGAAGATGAACCGTCAGTGACCATGTAGGCCAGGAGCTTCACCTCTTCGTCCCGAAGAGAGAAGTTCGACGGACGGTAGGTGATTTGTCTAGGCCGCAAAACGTAGTCCGACTCGACATCAAGCTGATCCGCTCTTACCCACCCACGCTGCGTGAGCACTCGGTGATCGGGGGTCAGCTTCACTCGCATCCCATTACGGAGTGTGAGCTCTAGCACCTTCATCACGCCCGAGTCGGTGCCCACAGTCGTGTCGTGGTGCCCGACTCCATCAGTCTCGTGGACGGTGAGGACACGTGTTTTCCGACCGATCAGGTCTCCAAGGATGGGCATGGAGCCGTCGGAGCACTGGACAAGGGCCTGCTTGTCGATGCAACCTGTGAGGATGCACTCAGCGTAGTCGCCCTCGAAGAACTCAATCATGTCCTCCTTGAGCTTTGGCCACAGTGTACGCGCCGTCTCCCCCAGGTAGTATTCGTCGTTGACCCACTGCGTTATAGGCACTGGCGGCCCAGTGTCTGGGTCCCATTCCATTCGTTCAGCTGCGTCGACGAGTTCCTGCTGCTGCTTTGAGGCTAGCTCCTGCACCAGCAGGTCTAGGGCTGCTTTCTCCTCCGCAGTCAGTCCTTTGATCTCTTCTTCGATGAGCTTTCGCGCCTCATCTACTGGACGATGGCTGCGGAAACGACCATTCGAGTAGACGATCATCTACTCACCATCCGTTAGCCGCTTCGGATCGTTGTCGACAACCGCGCCATTTACATCGATGGTGTTGGCATCTTCAGTAGCCGCCCTGAGGATCTTCTCGGCAAGCCCGAGCAGTCGGTGGCGGGAGTTGGGGTTGTCAAGCGCGGTGAGCGGGTGGTCCTGACCAAACCGGTCCGCGAAGGTCGGCTGCTTGTCGATCCTGGCCCGGATCTCAATGCCAGCCTTGGGTAGGTAACCGGTCTCCTGGAGAATTCGGGTCTTGGTGCTCAGGGTCTTGGTAGCTATGTCCAGAAACTTGGCCTTTTCGCTGTTGTGTACGACTATGCCATCTGCGACAAAGTTGTGCTCCTTGTGCCCTACTTCGATGTCGTAAACAACTGCTTCCCCGCACGCTTCGATAGAGATCACCGACTCGGCGTGGAACGGCCGCTGTAGCTTCCTACGTGTGAAGTTAAGCGAGTGACTTGTCCCGCTCTTGATGAAACTACCATCCTTCAGGATGTGGTCGTCGGTCCTAGTCCGAGAGAGAATTCGACCGGATGCGTAGCCCAGACCATCGACTAGGCACTTCAAGTCCCGCACGAGCGCGTAGTTACAGAGCTCGACCGACACCTTCATCGAGTGGTGCGGCTTTGGTCTACAGCGGTGCCCGTCCCCATCCATGAATCCTACGAGGAATGCCTCCCGATAGTCCTCAGACAGGCCGAAAACCCAGCCAGGAATGCGCTTGACGTGGGCTCCGTCAATCCAGCCGAGCCGGTCAAATACCCGTGCGAGCGCGACGGACGTCGAGTAGATGTTCTGACACCCTTGGTCTGTTGGGCGAATGTAGGCACGAGGATTAAACTGGCGCATCAGCTTGAGATAGACATCGGCCAGATGACGGTCCTTACCGGGGTTTGCCACCAGCGTCGCCGTTCGCGAAGCGCGGTTGATCCAACCATCTGCAAGCCAGAACCCGAACAATCGACAGAAATCGGGTGTTACCCGAGTTGGCAGGGTCAGATCGCTACAACCAGTGGCGCCGTGGCCGCCTGTCAACTCCCAGTGCGGTTTGTCCAAAACAAGGCCTACTCGGTCGAACATGTCAACCATCACGTGCAGCCGCACTCCATGCTTCCCTTCACGGATGTGGCTCCACTGGATCTTTAGCCCGTGGTCCTCCAGAAACCGAGTTCTGAAGCCGTGCTTCTTCCACGTAATAGAGGCTGAATCCAACGTATCTTTGCCAAGAGTCGTCAGCCGCACGAAACTATCGTCTGAGAATCGCGGAGCGAGGGCGCGCAAAATGGGAGGAGCTGCGACAAACGCAGGCTCCGTCGCGATGACTATCTTGTCACCGACAACCCTAGGTGACACACTTCGGTTGCTCGTCGTGAGCTGGTCAAGGGCGGTCCACCGCAGACTACCCTTGGTGCTGCAGATAAATGGGTGATTCCCTGTGGCTACGATTTCGCGGTGCCGGGTTCTTAGCCTGTACACAGGCTGCTTGCCCTTCGGAATAAGCGCCACAACAGGGGCCATAACCGCCCCTCCCTCATCATGCACCATGACCAAATCACCGGCTTTGATGTCCTGAATCTGCACCATACCTCGATTAGTCCAGATCCTGGTTTCGCCGAGTAGGCATCCGCTCTTGGCCATCGAATACTCTTGGAAGGCGGCAGCCGTAAGAGCGTCCAGCTTCTGCACGGTCATCCCGAGCTCGATATTGGCGTAATCGGGGTTGTCCTTGATGCGCCCAACTCGTTCTGCGACCTGCTCTCGCCAGTACTTGACATCCAGTGCTACCGTAGACCGGGCCACACCCAATAGGCCAGCCATCTCAGTCTGAGGAACCTCCTGACACATCATCTCCCAGATGTCTTGTCGACGACGCTCAATCGCCTGAGCGGTGTGCTTCTTCCGCTTGCTTTCCAACTGATCGAACTTCTTGCGAAATTCGTCGATTGATGCCTGAGCAGCCGAAGCCTTCTTGCTCAGCCTCTTCTTGGCCATGGTCTCCCTCGGATGTCCGCCGTACCACTATAGCAACAGTTCGGCCCGTACAGACCTAACATAAGCTACATTACCTTGTTGTGTATCCGTGAATGATGCTATCCTCTCAGTGTCTGAACCTCCATCAGTAGATTTCGTGGAGACGTGGTAATGGGTAACTCGCCTCAGATAGATCGCGTCGCGCGGATTCGCAGCGTCCTTGCGAGCGCAGGAGCCGCCATCAACGAAACGCCGTCACTTGTGGAAGATGGCGCTCACGCGGTCCCCCTTGGACTACGACGAAGCATCTCGCGAACTGCGATTCGCATGATCGACGAGGCCGAGCTTAGGAAGCGCAGTCGCATCGATCAGCTTCTCGCCATCGCTGAGTCCGTGCTCTCTGAGGCACGTAAGCCGATGAGCACGGATGAGTTCGAGGCCGCCAGAGCCAAGCGCTTCGCTGCCCGTGAGGCAGCAAACAGGAAGAAGAAGATCAAGGCCCGAATGGGCGCCATTGAGAAGGCCGAGGAGGGCGGCAAGAAGCTAAACCCTAAGGATATTCGGGCGCGACTAGTCGACCCCGACCTTCGCAAGAAGAAGAAGAAGAAGGCGATGCCGAAGGCGTCGGGGAAGCAAGCCCCGCCCACAGACCCGCCTCCTCCCCCGCCTCCCCCGGCAGCTGGCGCAGCAGCCGCGTCCGCAGGCTCGGTTCATGGCAAGATCGCTGCGCTAGAAAAGTCACACAACGAGCTCAGAGCCATCGTCCACGATGCAGCTGACCGTGGTGGCGGCGCCGGCAATGCGCTTCGTCAGGCACGCGAGCGTCTACGGCAGGTTGGCGCCAAGGCCGATAGAGGACAGATCCACGCTCCTCCAGGACAATCGGTCGGTCGTCGCCGCCAGATGCCAATGCCGCCTGATGAGATGCCCGGCAAGTTCGCCCGCGCTCAGGATAAGAAGTCCAAGGACTTGGACTGGTTGGAGAAGGAGCGCCAGCGCCGTACGGGCGTCACGAAGTCAGCCGGCAAGCTGGCCCGTATGCAGCATCGGCACGAGCTGCTGCGCAGTCGCGACCACGATCAGGCCAAAGGCTACGACCAGTCACCTCCCCGAACTACCGGTAAGAAGGACCATCACGTCGCCTCGGACGGCAGTGAGGTTCACTCGTCGGGCAAGAAGGACAATAAGAAGTTCGCCAACGCGACTACGTTCCGCGACTCCGATGACGACGCGATGCTTCACACCGACAAGTCGACGGAAGGGTCCCGCGCGTCGGCAGACTCGGACGAGTTCGTCTTCAAGGGTGACACCAAGAAGGACCCTCGTCAGAAGTGGTATCGCGTTTCGAAGGAGGGTGGCTACGCCTCGGCCATGGCTTCGCTGGGTAAGGCCTACCACAAGTCTCCTGACATGAGGTCCAAGGTCGCGGCTAAGGTCAAGTCCACCGGCTTCACCGACGCCTCTGGGCACCAGATCGACGTCAAGCCCACGGGCGCCCTACACAACGAGCGCGGCGCCTGCGTTCACAAGGATACGGGCCGCCTGACCTCTGTCGGGAAAGCGCTGAAGAAGCACCGTCCTGACGAGTTCTACCGCCTGTGCAAGGGCCCGCACGGCGGCAGTGGTACAGCGGCAGGTCGTAGCGAGTACGAGCGTGGTTTCGACCCGCGTCACGACGATGCTCACAAGGTCCGCAAGCTCCACAAGGCGGCGGAGGCCGGTAAGGCCGACAAGCCTGAGAAGAACATCGCGCAGCACATGGCCGCTCGTCCAGGCCGCCGAGCCGATATCCACGGCGCGGTCAGGAGCATCGGGCGCAAGGCTGTCCGCACCAAGTGGAAGATGCGGAACAAGGGCTAGTAGCAGTGGCGAAGTCTCCAGGATCCAAGGCCGGTGCGGCGTCTCAAGAGGGTCTTGCACCCTGGGAGGCCGCCGTCCTAATTCCACTCGACGATCTGGTTCTCTGCGACTGGAACGTCAACGAAATGGACCCTCCGGAATTTGCCGCTCTACTCAAGGCGGTTCGCGAGGGAGGGTTCGACGAGCCTGGCCAGGTTATCCCTATCGAGAAGGGGGACTACGCAGGGAAGTTCCTGCTTCTCGGTGGTGAGCACAGGAAGAAGGTGTGCCTCGCGCTTGAGATGACGCACATGCCGTGCGTCGTAAAGAAGCACCTCACTGGGGCTGACGAAGAGACCCTGATGATGTGGAGCGTTGAGCGAAACAACATCCGTGGAAAGATCAACGAGCAGCGATTCGCCGAGCTGCAGAAGCGAATCACTGGTAGAGGAAAAATATCTGCCGAAGCTGCTCGACGCCGTATGTTGATCCGAGACGAACGGCACGCTCATCTCAAGGAACGCTTCAGCCAAGACGTGATCGACGTCATGGTCGAAGAGGGCAAGAGGGGGATTGGTGACGGGTCGTCGGGATCCGCAGCGCCTTCGGAGAAGGTCAACGTCGGAGCGTCGCCGGACAAGCGTCGCCCGCCATCCGATGATGACGACTACGATGACGACGGCGTTACCACCGCACCCGGTAAGGGGAAGAAGAAGGCGTTCGCGGACCAGCGCGCTCTTCTGACGTCGCTGAAGGCGTTCCAGCAGGATGTCCTGCAACAAAGCGCCGACACAGTTGAGCAGGGTTATCTCTACTTCGGAATTGCGGGCCACACCCATCTCGTAGTGAACGAAACAGCCACCCTGAACAAACTAGTGGGTGAGCTGGTCGAGTGCTGCAAGGCGAACTCAGACAAGATCAATGAGTTCCTCATAAGCGCCATCAAAAAGGAGCTCCCCCTGTGGCTGTAGACATCGGAGCTGTGATCGCCGAGTCGATCAACAGGAGCTATAGCTGGAACACCCTGGTGGAGAGCTACCGGGAGAAGGTCCGGGCTCGCATTCGAGATGTCACCGACGGTAGCCTGCACGAGGCTATGGCTGACCCAAATCTCCGCAAGGACCCGGAATATCGTAAGGGTTACAAGACTGGGTGGCGAGCCTCGAAGGAAGGTCGTCCTCACGCCCCGGAGCAAGGTGGTAACTACGGGGCTGGCTACTCAGCCGGCTATGAGGCGTCCGGTCACGCCAACCAGCTTGTTCAACACCACGAAGCCGGAGACCACGACACCGCAGCTGACTACAGCATGGAGAACGTTCACGGTAAGCACTACGCTCAGCTCTACGGGGCCGGTAAGGGTCAGAACTTCGAAGACGCGCTTATGCGCTGGGACAGCCCTGGAAGAAACGCCGCAGGGGAACGCACCCACCACCAGTCCGTCAAGGACTCCGTCGACGTAATCAACAAGATCAATCAGAACCTTGATCTACCTGACGAGCAGCACAATGTGCGCGCCGCACCACATCCTGCTGATTTCGGCCCCGCGATAGTCAACAAGCTGAAGTTCCACGCCGGACTAGAGGGTGGAAAGAAGAAGCGTCAGGCCGGCCAAGAGGGTGGGCAAAGTATAGAGCCTGAGGGAGGGATTGACGTCGCCGATGAGCGTGGTCAGCGCCCGGATGAGCTAGCGGCGGGCGCCGAGGGCGCAGCTCAAGCTCAAGCGGATCGTGCTGCGCGCATCGAACACGCTCGAAAGACGCTTCACAACGACCTGGAGACGCTAGCATTCGGCGAAGACGCGATCTCTAAGCACGATGCTGGTACGGAAAAGCACCCAGGAATTGAAGCGTTCCGAGCCGCACAACATCAGGGTTACGACCCCGCCGTCCACCACGCCCATGACCTGTGGAAGAAGGGGCTCATCGAGCACATCAGAAAGAGCAAGGCTTCTGGTGAGGGTCCACTACAGACAATGACCGGTATCAAGGCTGGTCAGGCCGGCCCTGATTCCGATACTGCACACCTGCAACATACAGGTCACGTTGAGTTCGACCCCGCTGAGGCTCTAATTCACTCCATATCAGCCCCTGAAGGCTTCAGGGCCAAGGGGTGGAAGGTGCGGGCCGCGCAGGCTCAACCCGGCCTGGAGAACTTCACCAAGGCTCGTGCGGCCAAAGACCCGACTAACCCGAAGAAGCTGACCTCTGTCCACCCGGCCAACGGGCAGGTCGAGGGTGCGACGAATAGGGCCGTCGCGTGGCTTCACAACCAGGACCAATACAACCCTGAACACGAGATGTGGGCCTACCACTTTGGTGTGAGCGACAAGGCTCGTCAGGCGCGAGAGAAAAAGCAGGCGAAGCTGGCTCTGAAGGGCCAAGACCTTTCGCCAGATGATCAGATGCTTAGACAGGAGCCAAGCGCTCAGTTCAAGGCCCATGGCTCTCTCTCTTCGCCCAGGTCAAGGGAGACGGCCGAGAAGCTCAAGGCGCAAAGAGCCGAACTGCGCGGGCGCATCTATGCCCGTCGCAAGGCGATGGAGCAGGCCTTCGAGCTGGCGCTCAAGGTCGTGGCGGAGTGGCTTAACGAGTACGTCCAGATCCCCTCTGATCGCATGCCGGTTGTGATCGAGGAGATTTACTCCAGGATCCAGGCTAACTACGGTGTCCTCTTCGAGGATGAGGAGGGCTAGTGGGCTATCTATCCAATAACCTACCTCAACGGCTTGACCAGATCGTTGAGTGCCCCGCGCTCTACAAGCTGGTCCTGCACGTCCGTCATCGCAGCGAGTTCCACGCCTTGATTGCCGGAGAAACCGACGACACCATCGGCAAGATCATTCGATCTGTAGTGCCAGATCCCGAGGATTGGCAGTACGGCGCCGGACGTCTGGTCGGCCCCAAGGGGTTCGTCGAGTTCAGGTTTCACATCCCTAGTCACCGCTCACGAGCCCAGGAAGAACTGCGATTCAAGGGCTACTACACAGAGACAGTAGACGAGTAGAGTGTGATCGAGTGATGTATTGTGCATCAACAGGCGGTAGACTGTTTGATATCAACTGCCGCGAGGCCGGGGTTTACGAATGAGCAAGAACAAGTTCAGCACAGCCGCGTCGGGTTTCCGCCAGAGGCTTTCTGAAAACTCGCCGCTTGAGGCCCCTGTTCGCGGCTTCAGCCGTTACGCCCGAGACATGAGCCCGGCAACCCGTGAGCTGGTATTGCGCGCACGCATGCCTGAGATCATGTCGTTCGCCGAGGATCGCCGGATCGACCCGGCTGTCCTCGCCGGAGTCGTCGAGGCATCGATGCGCTTGGGCCGCATCCCTGACCTCGGCCTCTACGGCCTTGCCGGCGACGAGGCGCTCGCCGTCAAGGATTTCGTAGCTACCGCAATGCTCGGGCTTGAGTACGAGCTCAACCAGGGTCTGCCGGTGCTCTCCGAGGACGCCGGCAAGGCAGCACAACACAAGGGCTACGCTGACCACTATCGGCGCCTTGCCGACCATCACGCGCAGTCGATGGACTTCCACACTCAGGCAGCCAAGGAGGCGAACCGAGAGGGCCGTCCGTTCACGGCAGCTCGTCACCAGGGCAAGCTTGCTATGCTCAAGCAGCTCCATATGTCGCACGCAGCGTTGGCGGACTACCACGACTGCGAACACGCGCGCTGCAACAAGAATGCTCAGCGGACCGCCGTCCCGACTGGGGCTGGTCCGACCAAGGTCGACCAGCCGACCGGAGCTCCAGAGGCGACCACACACCCGACTCAGGGCTCGACGGCGGCCCAGCGTCAAGAGACGCCTGCTACACACCAGGAGCAAACCACGGCTGCCTCATTGGCGCCCATCATGAAGCCCATCGGATCCGCCTTCCTTCAGCGATCGCCTATTCGCTCGGTCGCCATCCGAAAGAAGGACAAGGACCGTGAGAGCGATGTCGCCTTCCGCAAGGAGCAGGCCGACAACGAGAGGCGTCGTATCCGTGCCAAGTCTTCGAATGGGTTCTTCCAGAAAACATCGATGATCGAGGACATGCTCAGCGAGGCCGCGAAGTCCGAGGACAAGAAGAAGGAGAAGAAGAAGAAGAAGGGTGGCGCCAAGACGCCCACTAAGAAGGAGCTCGGTCTCAAGGCCGACCCGGATAAGGTCGGATTGACGGCGGCCAACGCCAAGGTCGCCGGGCTTTTCCAGCAGCTTGGCCACAAGATGGACCACGCCTGTGCCCAGTTGAAGCAGCACAAGGTCAACGACAAGTGGGCCAAGAAGCTGCACAGTGCCTGCCTGAGCAAGGGCGCTCCTAATGCCTACCACGAGGTTGTCAAGGAGTCGTTGACTGAACCTTGGATCCGCGATCAAGGGTTCGTGGACGAGGCGGCTCAGCTTAACCACCTCTGGCAGACGACGATGTCGGCTGAGACCGAGACGACGGTCAGCAAGGCGTCTCCGACATCACCTGAGCCACTGGTGTTCACGATCAATCGCATGATCGACATGTCTCAAGGTCGCGGTTCGATCTACTAAGGCGGCATCAGTGGGACTGTTCATGGCGCCATTCTCAGGGAACGCGGTTGGTGGAGGTGGTCACGGACTCATCGATCCACCACCCCCTGGTGTGGACCCTCAAAGCGGTCCCAGGAGCGAGGTTGATACGGTCAATCGGTCACCTCTCCACTTGCTACGTACCACAATGAACAAGCACAAGCCGAAGATCATGAAGATCGTCCCACCTGGTCAACAGCGCGGTGCGCTCGCGCCTCCATACGCCTGGGAGCCGCGCGAGCGCGATGATTGGAAGTATGCGCTGTCCCAACCAAAGAGCGGCCTGAAGGAGGCTCAGGGCGAGTTCAGTACTCGTGTGGTGCCGCCCAGAGCCCCTAAGCCGCTGGAACACCCAAGTGGCGGGTTTAACACTCCGCGACGCGGTGACACGCGTCGTCTCAAGCGACCTGTTGATCCCCGTCATACCCGTGTCGAGCAAATCAGGGCGGAGCTTCAGAAGCTCCACCAGGAGGTGCGCGCTCTCATGGCCAGACAGCGCGACCTCGTTCAACAGGGTAAGCGTCAGTTGACGACTCAGCCGGCGAGTTCGACCCCGCAGGGCTCGTTCAAGGGCACAGGGTCTTCAGACCCGGGGCACTGGGGTCCGCGCGAGGCTCTCTGCAGGTCGGAGCTGTTCCTTGTAGAGGCCGACTACACTCCCTTTGGGATCCAGCGAGGGCCAGGTGATGATCCTCATCCCTCCGCTGAGGGGACCCCTGAGCTGGCAAAGGATGAGAAGGGTCCGGATGTTCTGAGGCGTGAGTTCTTCCGAGAGCGGCGCGCGCGGCTGAACCTACCACTCGGACTGAGTCCGAAAAAGGAGCCGCCGAAGCAGTCCGCCGAGATCATCCAAATTCATCAGCGCGTCGCGCAGGCGCAGGCTCGCATCCACCAGCTCACTCAGGAGCTGCAGCAACTACGCCAGCAGATGCGGACCGCAAAGTCAGAGTCTGTTGGACTCGGTTCTAACAACATACACCGCACAGTCCTACTGTTGAAGTAGACTAGTGAGTGATGCAGAATACGGTGAAGAGGTCAACATGAGCGCCAACGACGCGATTAGCATGATCCTGCACAATTCCACTGGTAAGCGCGCCAGTGGGCGAGAGATGTTGGTCTCCGAGAAGCGCTCGATCTTGGACCCCAAGATTGCCGCTGGCCTAAGGGAGCAGTGGAATAGTGCCGGTCGCGATAACGCGAAGGTGTTGATGCACCTGACCGAGAACGACGGTGCAAATTCCTTCTACGTCACCGGTTGGGACGGCAAGGACAAGTTCGTGGCTCTCACCGAGTCCGGCCTAACCTATGTCGACTACCGGAAGCTGGAGAAGATGGCGCATGACGCCGACTGGAACCCAGAGACCCGACTGATCGAGGTCCGCACTCCTCTTCTTCGTGAGAACATGGAGCGGACCGACATCGACATGCTCTTGGATCGTATCAAGAAGACGTTGACCAAGAGCAACAAGACGCGGCGAAAGAGCCGTCTCCGGAACATGGGGAAGTTCTTCGACGTGTCTGTAGTCGAGTCCGACACCAACGCGGAGAAGGCGGCCAACTCGGGCCCAGATTCCGAGATGGAGTTCGAGAAGGTCAAGGAAAAGGACGACCGTGTCCCTGAGGGGCCTAAGGCACCGAGCACGACTAAGCTTCCAACGGGACGCTTCAAGGAGTCCTTCAGCTGGGATCAGCTAGACGCCAACGGTCGCCCGGTTCGCCGTGGCCTGCAACATCCTTGGATGGAGTCCAACAAGACCGAGCCTCAACTCGACAAGCGTCAGCATGTCCGTCAGAACTCAGAGGGGTCAGGCGGCTCCGGCTCCGGCACCCCAGGTGGTAACAAAACCGACGCACAGTTGAGCGATCGCGAGCAGATCGATGTTCGGAGTGAGTCGAACCAGACTCAGCCTCAGCTCGATAAGCGTCAACATGTGCGCCTGAACAAGGAGAGCGGCCCCAGTTGTGGCGTTACTCTTGGCGGTAACAAGACCGACGCTCAGCTGACCGACCGTGAGCAGGTCGATGTAAGGAGCGAGGCTCAGTCACTGGGCGCGAAGGACTCGTCCGATCGTTCGGACGATGAGGATACGACGACCTATGCTGGGGAGACCGGCAAGGACAAGGAGTTCTCATCCCGTCCGAAGATCGCGGTTCGGCATGAGGCCCTGAACCTGAAGAGCAAGGGCAAGAGTCTCTTCGGCCCGGATGCTTCAAAGAAGGCCCCCATGGGTGCCAAGAAGCCCCTTCTGATGCTCGTGCTCATGAGTAAGGGAAAGAAGGCTCCGAAGCGGACCATGTCCGAGGGAACCACCTTCTGCCCACGCTGCGCGGGAACCCACGCCGACGACGGTCACCCCAAGGCGAAGTTCGGCCCCATGCGCGGCCTGTTTCCCGCTCCTCCCAAGACGAGGCCCGGTCAGGCACCCGAGGAGTCGTGCCCGACCTGCGCGGCTAAGCGGGCACAGACCGGTGGAGGCCTGAAGCTCAGGCTGCAGATGGGCAAGAAGCCACCGAGCACTTTCGAGTCACGTCTAAACCGCTCCTCACTTCGTCTGGCCGAGGGCAAGATGCCTGAGTCCTTTTTGGCTAACATCGAGAAGATGCGCGCCAAGGGAAAAGGATCGGCCGACAAGAGCGGTGCTCCAGCCTTCGGCAAGAAGAAGAGTAAGTTCAACCTCAGCAAGGGTCTCTAGACATCTCGTCAATCAAAGAGGTGCGATGAGCAACCACAACCTGAGAACACAAGCTGAAGAGCTCGAAGCGCTGCTATCCGCGTCACCACGAGTGATGGCGACAGCGCCGCACATCGACGAGTCCTATCTCGTGGCTGCTGCATCGGTTGAATCCCCTGAGGCCGAGGCAGTGAACGAGGACAGCTCGCTACTGCCCGAGCTGGTACGCTCGATAGTGGACTACGCCATCCGCCGTGCACCCGCTACGGCGTCCGCGAGCGCTATCGGTGAGGCCATCGGCGAGGGTGTGTTCGAAGCAGCCAACCAGTTGAAGCTCGATGATGGGAAGCTTGTGGAAGCCGTGGACGCCTTCCTAAACGAGCTTCACGAGTCAGTGCTCGACGTTCTGGCCGGAAAGTGACCCGATGCGCCGTCACAAACTGATTTGTTTGGAGAAGGCGGGCTTAGTCCAAGAGGTTCGTGATTGCGGCTATGGCGCTGCCGTGACGTCCGGGATGTCCGAGCTTAACCCGTCCGGAGATGGAGTTGAAGACGAGCGCCTGCGCGCCTACATGATCCGAAAGGCGCGAGAAGACGCCATTGCCCGCGACCGACGCATGCGCCGGCTTCGCAAGCTCGCCCGCATGGACTTCAAGATGGTCGGTGGCGTGGCGCCTATTGGGTTCTATGGCGGCGGGGGCGGCGAGGGCTCGTCAATGCGTCCCGGCAGCATGTCCGCCCGAAGCTAACCCTTCTTGTAGCAAGCCCTCATGCAGCGCGTCACAAAGATGCTGTGCTGCTCTCGCTTCGGCTCCTCCCAGAGGGATCCGGTCAGGTGTCCGAGAGTGGTTGCGATAGACATCCGAACATCATCGAACTTGAGTGCGTCACGGGCCAGGAACTCGCAAACAGTCTCCCTATAGCCATCAGGGTCGTTCTTGACGTTCTCGGACTTGAGGATATCGCGGACCGTCGGCCAGTCCTTCTCGACCAGTCCCTTCACCAGCGCGAAGATATCCGGCGATCCTGTGCTTATCTCCTCCTCGGCGGTGTCCGAGCCCACTTTGTAGGTTCCGCGCAGGAAGGACTCCAGCAGAACGAGCAGGTCTCGAACCGATCCGTTTGCTCGACGGAAGAGGTCCTCAGACGTGGCATCGTCCGGTAGATCGCGCTTTTCGTCCTCGCAAACCTGCTCGATGATCGAGCCACACTGCTTCATAGTCATGCGGCGGAAATTGATCTTCGCGCATCGTCCTAACAGGGTACGTTTGAGTCCCTTCTTGTTGGTTGTGCACAAGAAGATCAACGAGTGCTCGACCGGCTCCTCCAGGACCTTGTTGAGAAGCTCCTGGGCTTGGGGGGTTATCTGTTGTGCCTCGTCGAAGACGTAAACCTTACGCTTGAAGAAGTTAGGGTAGGTCCGCATGTCCGACGTAATGGCGCGCATGTCATCGATGCCGCGACAGTCAGCGCCGTTGATCTCCATGAAATCTGGATTACCCTCCATGGTCCTGCATGGAGAGCACTGGAGGCACGGGTTAGCCGTGTCAGCCTCGCAGACAGACATCCTGGCGATGATCCTGGCCAGGGTCGTCTTACCGCAGCCGGTAATCCCCTCGAAAAGCCACACCCGTGAGGCGTTGGGATCGCTAAGGATCGACTGGGCGTCCTTCAGGTGGAAGGTGGGGCAGATTTCGTTCAGGCGCTGCGGTCGATACCGTGTCTTGAGGTCGCCTAAGCCGCGAGCGGTAATGCGGAATACCATGGTTGTGTTCTACCCATAAACCAAAGAAAGAGGACCCCTGACGGGGCCCTCTTCCCTTCCGATCACCTCCTGCATAGGAACAAGCTATGGAAGAGCCTGATCCTTAGTGGCCCGAGCTGGCACGACACACGAGTCGCCGTCGCAATACTTCGGCGTCGCGTCGATGTCATGCCCGATGTTGTTGAAACTAGCATCACCAAGGAGCGATGACGCGGCCTCGTATTCCTCCTTCGTGATGGTGATGTATGGCGCCTGTTCGTAGCCGTGGTCGTCCAATGGGAGAAACGAGACCGTCTTCATGCGGCCCTCGTAGAGCTCCAGGCAGCGCTGGATGTCGCTCGCCTCTTCAGGCTTGAACGTGACAGTGACCGACACGCTGTTGTCGGACCACACCTTCTGCATCTGGGCCGCGTTCTCCATCTGCTCCCAGATGGAGACCTCGGACTTGCCACGATCGAAAAGCTGTGCCTTGATCGGGAAATAGATGACGGCGGTTCGACCGTGCTGGTCATAGACGTCGTCCTCAACACGGTAGCCAGCGTTGCGATACTCCTCGACGATCGGGTTGTGCTTCGCAACACGAACCGTGCGAAAGTAGTAATCGGCGTGCTCGAAGTGAATGCCAGGGGTAACCCCAGGCAGAAGCGACGTCGTCCCGGCTGGCTTGACCGTTGTCTTCTTGATGGACTTACGAACGCAGAGCCACTCCGAGTAGATGCGATCCAGCTTGGTAACGTAGGCGTAGCCCTGGTCGCACCAGGTAAAGTGCTTGCGTCGGCCGTGGCGCTTGAAACTCTGGACGATCCCCGACTGACTGAGACCGATCCGACGGTTACGAAGCATAACCGCGTTGGTCTTAGGGTTGTGAGTCGGGATGAGGGAGACCGTCTTGGCGTAGAGGTAGGCGTACTTAATTGTGCGCTCAAACTCTTCGTAGCTGCTGTGACGGCTTGGAAACAATTCTACGAGGTTGCACTGGTACGTGAGGACGTTGCCGAAGACCGCCATGTGGTTCTCCGGCTCCTCGAAGCAGTAGGTAGTGTGTTTGCCGGACAAGCGCTCGACGCTTATAACTTTCTGCTTACGCGCACGATCGATCGAAGCTCCATCTGGATAGGCGTTGTTTACCGCATAGCGAGGTCCGATGGCGTCGATGGTCTTGAGTCGGGTGGGGATCTCAGCACACTCATAGCTCGGAATCTGGCAGTACCAGAGGTCGTAGTTGCGCTCACCGAAGTTCGTGACATCGCCCTCTTCGCCGAAGAGTCGAATCGTAGAGTGGTTTATGCCAATTCTGCGGAGTAGGATTTGGAGGTCCCGCATCTTCGACTCGGCGCCGTAGATACGATAGCCCTCAGCTTTCACGCCCTTGTTGGTGATGGTTCCGTCCGACTCGATCCAACCGGCCACGAACTGGAGAGTCGACTCCCGGTCCATGTTGAACACTGACTGCGGAAGTCCGTTCGTCTTATCGTTGATGTGAGTGGCATCCTCCATCGTCAGTAGACCGCGCAGGCAGAGTCGGTTGTAGGGAGCAGAGTAGCCCTCCAAGATCTGAGGCTTGTACCACACGCCACCAACGTCCAGATCCTTGAGCGCACCCTTCTCGCCACAGATAGCGACCATTGGGTAGTCAGCCTGCTTCTCGATATACCCGTCACCGGCGAACAAACCCCACTCGAATGCGTTCGGCTCGTGGCGACCGCTGATTGGGGCCGAGATGTCGAACTCAACGACCTTGTCGCCGGACTTGAGATTCTGTGTCTCAACCCGACGGAAGACTTGCTTACCAGAGGGCCTGACGTGCCAACCATGATTGGCGGTACAGTCAAGGTAGGACCCGTCCGAGAGTGTCACTCGGTAAAGATCTCGTCCCAGCCCCGTGATACGCGGCTCAACGGTGGACCAGCTATCACCGTTCCACACGTCGACCTTCTTCCCGACGAGGTCTTCGATCGGGAGAACTCCGGTCCTGGTTTGAATCTTCGTCTGCCCACTAACGCACAGTTCGTAGCTCTCCAGACTGATCTCAGCGCATGGGTTAAACCCGAGCACTCGATGGTCGTTGCACGGTTCACCCATACGGCCGAACTTGCGGGCGTTATCGAGCCATATGTAGCCTGGCTCACCAGCCTTCGCAGAGATGGCCGCTGTCTGGGTGTAGTCCATGCCTACATCGGCTAGGACGCTGTTGTTGCTAGCCCATCGATGGGTCTTCATGGCCGCTGAGTTGAGAGCCGGGTTCTTCAGGTTGAGGAACCCCTCATCAGTGCCATCTCCGAACATAATGATCGCGGTTCTTCTGATGTTACCCGCTACGACACAAACACCAATCAGATCGCAGAGGTCGACGATGGCCTCAGACGTGATTGGCTTACCGATCAGCGGCTCCAGAACACGTCTGACCTCAAAGATGAGCTTGATGAGCGGGTCTGGTCCCGAAGCTGTACCACCAAACCCCTTGATGAGAGAGCCGTAGGGGCGGACCTTGCTGTAGTCGATCTCCTTCGGCAGCGAGCCGTTACCGACGTAGGCCTCCAGCACACGGAAGAGGATGTCCACCCAGCCCTCACGGCTGTCCTCGACGACATGAGTGTCATCGCCCTGGGCGGGCCGCACGATCGTGACCTTGCCCGCGCCACGGCAGTCGCTGCCGACGCCAACACCCAGCATGGAGAAGTCCATGAGGAAGCAGAACGGCTCTGCGAAGGAGATGTCGATGTCCTGCGTGCTGGTGAACGCGCAGTTCGACGTGAGGATGAACCCGTCGATCACGAACTGCTCGTAGCCCGGAACCTCAGCGCACAGAACCGGCCACTCACCCGTGAGGCCAGCGATGGACTTGACCTTCATCCAGTCGCGCTTCGAGGTCCCGACCGCTGTCTCCCAGCGCTCACGCTGATCCTTGCGCAGGAAGAACTTGGAGTCGAGGTCGATCGGCGTGATCTTGATGGCGTAGAGAGCGCTACGGTCCTCCACGAGGTTGTTCGTGGCCCCAGCCTGGATCGTCTCGATCGGCTCCGACACGCGCACACCCAGATCGCGGAAGAGCTTCGCAACCTCAACGAGCTCATCACGGCGAGCCGACGAGATCGAGACGTTGCCCTTCTCATCGACATGCCCATCAGCTGCCACATAGCCGGAGAGGAAGCCCCACACGTAGCGCTGATCCTTCTGGTAGTCACCGGTCGGAACAGAGCCCCACGCGATGGGGCACTGCCGCAGCACCAGCTCGCCATCACGCGTAACAGCGTCCAGGACATCGGCAGCCGCAACCAGCTGAGCCACATCGGCCTTGGCGCCGAACAGGTGGAGCTCACCGTTGGACCGCGTGCCATCGCCGAAGAACATGCCGTGCAGGAAGCCGATGGGGCTCGGCTTGAAGTTCCGGTAAGGCTTCACGATCGGAACGTAGTCGCCGACACGGAGCTCCTCGGTCGCGACGCGCTCCCACTCCTGCTTGGTTGTCCGACGCCGGAACCAGCGGTGGTTCTGAGACGAGACGATCTTGGTCGCGTTGCCGCTGCGGTCCTCGAACTCGATCTCCAGGCAGGGGTGCCGCTCGACGTGAGAGATGTTGGCCTCGACCCACTTGGAGGTCGAGACGCCGGCAGCACGGGAGACGTTCTTCGCGTGCGATCCGTAGTCGTAGGCAGACGAGAGGACGTGAACCTTCTGCCCCTCGATGTCACCGAGCCGCGTCCACCCGTGCTCACGGGTGAGGATCTTCGTGTCCTCGTGCAGCGGGTTGTTAAGAGCTGCACTACCGTGCCTCTCGACGTAGTCCGTACCCATCATCCAGAGGCCGCGCCCGCCAGGCAGGAACTTGAAGTCCCACATCAGGCGGAACATGGTCTGCGCGCTACGCTGCGCCTTACCATCAGACCACGGGAGGTTGTGATGGCGGCAGTGCCACTTCTGGATGGAGTAGATGCCGTTGACGATTCGCTCCAGCGTCTGCCAGAACTCCTCTGTCTTGTCGTTTGTCTCGGAAACCGGCCGCGCGTACGTGCGCTTGAAGGTGAAAAGACCTACTGGACCCCAGTCGGGTTCTCGCCCTTCAAAGGTCGATAGGAACTCAGGGTCGAGGCGGAACCTGTCGAGCTCTTGAACGCTGATTACGGGTCGCTTGATGGCGTTCGAGTAGTACGAAGTGGTCCCGCTCATGTAAGTCCCTTACGCAGTTCATGGCCACTGGATGTGGTTTGATGTGTAGGGATCGGAATGAGTGATGCGAACCTGCTCAACCACCCGACAACCCTCGCGACCACAGTCATAATACCGCTCAACCCGCGCCAGTGGTGTCGCGGTTACAGGTTGACTGACTGCAGTGATAGACCGGTGTTATACCGGGTTCGATGAGCGGTTGAGATTGCGATCTCGATCGATGATCTGGTTTTAGTGAGGCTAACTTTGGGCTGTCTCACTGCTGCCACATCATTCTCTCGTCGTCGTTGTCGACCGCTACGCCTAATGTGATAACCGCCCCATGCCGAGCTCGTCAAGTGTCCCCTGCTGCGAACGCGACAACCGACGCGTGGCGTTGAAGATGTAGTTTCGTCTCTCGCGAAGCGCATCGATAGCGCTCTGGTGATGGAGGATGAGTCTGCTAGAATACACATCGCTAGACATTGCTCTGCGGAGAGACTATGGGCTTACTCGACTACGTTGCTGCGCCACGACAACGCGTCGCTTATCTCTTCCCTGAAGTTCCAGGTTCGGGAGTTCTGAGCAAACCGCAGCTTCGGTCAGGTGGCGGCGCTCGCCCAACTGCCAGCCTCAACGATGTGTTCGTCTTTCAGTTCTGGCCCAACCAGGTAACAGACAACTACACCCCGAACTGGGCCACGAAGCAGATTCCTGGCGCTAGTCATCCGCTCTACCAGTGGGTGAGCGGAAATGGTCGTGACATCTCGTTCACGGCTAACTTCGTGTCTGAGGTTCGCGAGGACAGCTTCACCGTACAGGGCGCGAGCGCAAACAGCTCGTTCACCGCAAGAATACAGGCAGCAAGCGCCGGTTCTGCAGTTCGCGCCCAAGAAACCCTGGGTGCGGCGTTTTTACCGTCGTCACGCTACACAGTGAATGTGGCTGGCGCCATTGCTGCACTACAGCAGTACCTCTATCCTACCTACTCCGACCACGACGCGAACAAGGGCATCACCAGACCCCCTAAGAAGCTGGTGCTGGTGCTACCGGGAACCAAACTAGGTCGACAGGAGGGGAACGACGGCATTCTCTGCATCCTGAAGGCGGCGAATGTTACGATGGAGTCGTGGTTTCCGACCGGCGAGTTAAGGGCCGCATCAGTAGCCCTATCATTCGCGGAGATAATCCAGTACACGTCAGGCGAAGGGACCAACATCCGCTACATTGGCGCCGAGATCTACGAGGGCCTGGCCGACAAGTACGTAGTAGACAACGTCTCCGTGAGCGCTCCAGCAGACCTATCCTTCTGAGGTTAGAACATGAATCCATTTGACACGAGTGTTCGCAGCTACCGGTTCTACGAGCGAGATACGGCTAGTGGTGGCACAGCCCCAAACCTGACGTTGGATTTCGCCGACTGCAAGCTGGTCTTCATCGATAAGGGAGATGGAAAGACGAACTTCAACAGTCAGGGCGTGATCGTCGCCAATGATCACAACACCAACGAGATACAGTTCTCATTCGACGGCATCACCGTCGAAGGCGACCTTCTACCTCAGGAGTCCATGAACTTCTTCACCTTCCGACGAAAGGTGATCTACCTCCGAGGCGAGGCTGGCGCCGAACCGTTCCGAGTCTGGGCCTGGTAGACGAGTATGTCGATAAGCCTTTGCCCCCTGGTAAGCTATAGGCCGAAAGCCCGAGGACAGTAACATGCTAAGTCGTGGTGGCGGCGCAGTCGCATTCCAGAAGGTCGTGAGCAAGGTCTCCGATCTGCCATCTCCTCTGGACGCCGAGCCGGGTTCGCGCATCATCGTCCGAGAGACCGAAGAGGTCTATGGGCTCAACCACACGACTCGCATGTGGGAGCCCATCGGCACCCTCAAGAAGGTCGGTGGTAAGAGTCCTGAGGAGCTCGGGCGCCACGTTGATACCGAGGGGAACCCGCACAAGACAACGCTTCAGGATGTGCTCGCCGCAGGGCAACAGGCATCCGTTGACGGCGAGATCCTCATCACCGGCAAAGGGGCGTCGCAGATCCGCCTACTCTCTGGCACATCCGCGTTGCGTGTCGGCCCGGACGTCGGCAACAAGGACGGCGTCTTCTGGATCAACGCAGGGCCTGGCCGAACGACCATCCTTCGAGTAGTCAACTCGGATGGGGCTGACCAGGTCGTGCTCGGCAGTGACGGATCACTCACATCGAAGGGAGTTGCGCGCTTCGAAGGTGGATTCAAGGGTCCGGCACACTTCGAGGACGCTATCACAGCGGCTGAGGGTGTAAACAGCGCCGAGGGCTATGACCTCGTACTATCGGGCGACAAGGGTGTAATGCTGCGAGTTGGGGGCCAGGAGCGAGCTTTGTTCCTGGACGACGGACTAGCCCTGAGGGGTAACTTGTCCGTCAAGGACCTGAGCCTCACCGGACAAGTTCACGGGAGCATTATCCCGTCCAAGCCCGATCTCAAGCTCGGCGATCCAAACGCGCGATGGTTGGCAGCGTTCGTGGGGTCCATCAATGTTGGCGGTCAGGTAATGGTGAAGGTGCCAGCCAACAGCAAGGATCACCCATTCCAGATCGTCAGTGACGTTCCCGGCGACAGTGTGGTTCTCACCGCTGGTGGGTCGCTTGGGCTCGGAACAGACAGCCCGGAGGCCCGCCTCGACGTTCGCGGCCGTGTGCTAGTCGATGGTGGTCTCGCACTGACAGGTTCAGGCCTGGCGTCCAGCGGTTGGAGTGTTCAGTTTGCCGACACCTTGACCATCGCGCACAACGGCATGCCGGCCATCACGGCCGGTGCTGATGGTACCGTGCTGTCTAGTAACACCAAGATAGCTGGCGATCTGGTCGTGGTCGGAAAGCTCGCCCTGGGCAGCCTCTATGGACTCAAGCACGAAGAGATCGAGTTCAAGGGTGGGTCGGCGACCTACCGGGCCTCGATGCACAAGTTCACCGGGCCGATCAAGGTCGACACCACCGAGCCGCGCCCACTGGATGTCCCCGGTCTAACCGTCGACAACGGCAATCTGCTCGGCCAAGGCGACATCAAGGGCTGGAAGTCGGCTCAGTTGGATGAGAGTCTCGTGGTCGGCACCACCACGATCGTCAATGGCACAATCGACGCTCCAGACGGTCTCACCGTTCGCGGGCCGCGACTCGTCGCCGACACACTTCACCTCCGCAACGGATTGATCAAGTCCCACGCGCTTCGTCTTGAAGGAGCGAATGGTTCGGCTGAGTTCTCGATGGGCGGCCCGACCTGCGGCCTGACGTTCGAGGGCAAGCGCTGGGAGGTCAATGGCATCAGCCAGTTGACTGCAGACGATGTAAGCACCAAGGGGCTCAAGGTCGAGGGCGGCGCCATTCTCTGCGGCGGGGCCGCCAACTTTAGCAAGCAGGGCCTCGCACTGACCGGCGTTCTCAGTGTCGGCGGGCTAGGATTCAAGCGGCTCGAAGAAGACCTTGAGCTCAACGGTGTTCAGGTCGCCACACAGTTCCAGTTGCCGGTCGGGGTTCGGATTGAGGCGGTGGTCGTCAAGCTCAAGAGCGACGTGTCGGGAGCGAGGTTCCTGCAGGTCGGCGATCTCGCCACGCCTGATCGGTTCGCAAGCCCCAACACGTCTCTGCGGACGGGTTCTGTAATCCGTGGCCTCAACCACTGCGACCGAGGTCAGTCCGTCCAACTCACCGAGGGACCAGTTGTGATCTCTTGTGATGCTCCGGCGACCGGTAAGGTCCACGTCACCGTCTACTTCGTCGACCCAGCGGCGCTCTAGCCTCGGATCGACGATGCTTAGGGGGCCCTCGACTCTCTGAAATCGATAGACTGGAGGTCCAGGAAAAGTTATGGGCACCTTCGGTCTCGGCGGTCTACACAGGAAAAGCACTTGGCTCTACCCAGTACCCACGGCTGCGTTTCTGCCGCCTACAGCCATTGATGGTGCCGTAGCTGTCGCCCTCGATACCAATGTCGGCTACCAATAGTACGCGGCACTCCCGGGATGGATCGCCTTTTCCGGCGGCGGCGGCGGCGCCGGCACTAGAACATTCAACGAAATCCTTACAGGGACCATCAACGGCATCAACACGGTATTCACGACAACTGTTGATTTCGTGGCTAACTCGGAGTCGGTTTACTTCAACGGGGTGAGACAACACCCAGGCGCATCAAACGATTACATTATCTCGGAGTCGGGCGGAGTAGGTACCGGATACGACACAGTGACGTTAGTTGTGGCCCCACGAGCAAGACCAAGTCCTAAGGTCGATGACCGGGTTACGATAGATTACGAACCCGCGTAGGAGTGGTGTAAAAAATGTCCAGGACATTCATCCGTCAAGACACGCAGATTCAGTCGAGTGATGCTTACGACGATACCGTCGCTCCCTCGCTGGCGAACTTCGAGACAAATCCGACGCACATCGAAACGGACCTCAACAACGTCCGGTCGATGCTATCGCACCTGCTCGACGTTCAAGTCGGTAATTGGTATGACGTTATCTCGACGCCGGTCACACTAGAAACCGGCTCGCAACGAGGCGTCAGTGACCTCAACACCGCGCTGCACCTGGTCGAGAAGAAGCGCATTCTGCGGGACGTCTGCAATCTCGTGGACATCACCGTTCCGGCTTCTGTTACGGCTACGAGCTCGATCGTCACTGATGTCCAGGCAAACTACACGGACGGACAGACGTTCGCACTGATTGATGCGACCGGTCAGACCATCACGTTCGAGTTTGACACAGTTCCCAACGGGGTCGGCGGTGGCAACACAGCTGTTGACATTTCCGGAGACACTACGGCCGACAACGTCCGAGACTCGATCATCTCGGCGATCAACGGTGTCGGCGGCACACTACTCATAACCGCCGGCATCGGCGGTGCCGGAACTGTCTCGTTGACGCAAGACGTCGGCGGTTCGAGCGGTAACACGAACGTTGCCACGACCGGCGGCCCTCCCGGCACCTACAACGCTTTCACTGGCGGAACTGGTGACGTGGTCATCCTCGGGACTGGCGAGCTTCCGACCCAGACAACCGCCGCCGTAGGTGCTGTCACGACTCTGGGAACCGTCGTAGCGGCCCACACGGGGATCTTCGGGAACATCACTCTCGACGAGGTTTCGGGACCTAACGCCGTCCAGCCCAAGAACCTGATGCAGATCGTGGACGGGAATACCAGGGACCCGATTCTGTCGTCGAGCCGCACCGTTTACGGCCTGCTGCAGGGCGAGTCTGGTGTTGTCGACGGCGCGACCATTACAGACACAACCACCACACGAGTTCAGATCAGTTTTGTGCGGATCACCTCCAACGGTTCGGACCTGGAGCGTGTTCCGGCATCAGATATCGCTGGAATGACAATCAACTACTGCACCCGCGAGCGGTGATGCGTCCAACGAGGCAATCATAGACTTGTCGCATGGAAAGGTCGGCGACGAGAACGACATCGTGCCGCCCGGTGGGTTCTGGAGAGCTATGGGACACAGTCGATACTACCCAACGCCGACCAACCCGTTCGGGCTATGGGGGACACACTCCGCTGACCTTTCAGGATATGTTCCCATCGTCACCGTAAACGAGATCGAAAAGATCGAGCGGGGTTACGCGACGTCTACCGGTGGTGACTACGAGATCGACTACAAAGCTGGGACCTTGACCTTCTACGAAGGAGTCGAGGCCGATGACGTTGTTTCGGTCACCTATTTCTACGTCGACGGCACTGGTGAGGGAAAGCTACTTGTTGCGCCTGGTGCAGGTAAAAAGTTCTTGATCGACAAAATCGAGATCCAAACAACAACCGATGTGGTCATTAAGGCTGACATGGTCAGCAATGTTTACGTCGACTCTAGTGTGTTCGGTCTTCCGCCCGGCACTCCGATGGCAGGGCGTCGCCCGACGATCCTCAAGAACTTCAAAGACGTTCACAACTGGGCTCATCTGATACATCCAGAGAGTCAAGCACAAGCGGCTAATGACCCGCGCGGGCTCCCAGCCGCTGTTAGAGTCCACGAGGTTCGTTATCTCTCTGAGATCCCGTTGCTTTCGTCAATGGGCGCTACCCTGAAGACGGCGATCGTTGGCAACGTCCCGTTCGAGGGAACCTGGGCCTCGGTGGTCATTTACGGCATCACCGATGTTGAGTAATAGCTCATGGTCGTCAAATAGAGCACCGGTTACCTTCTAGTCCAGCCCATGTGAGTCTGTTAGAATCCCATACACCACTGATGCTGGACCCAACATGAACATCGAAACCATGCCTGGTCAGATCGTCGCCCTGAAGCTCTCCGCTTCGGACAAGCACCGCCTCGTAGCGAAGGCCCTCGAAGCCGAGATCGCCAAGAAAAAGGCGAACCTGGCTCACGCCGAGTGGCAGATGGCAACTGCTGTGTCCGAAGCCGCAGGCGACGCCATGGCCGCCAGATTGAAAGTGCCCCAGGAGGCACAGGACGTTACGATCGACCTGAACGAGGGCGTCATTCGGTATCGTATGCCCGGCGTCCCGCCAGTGGTCCACGAAGGCTAACGAGGTCACTCCATGGCTACTACCAAGCAAGTACTTCGTCTTCAGAGTGACCAGACACTAGACGATCCACAAATCGCCACGCGTATACGGCTCAAGGATTTGGCCGCTACGAGAGCTATCCAGCTTGTTTGGATCGAGCCGGCGGCGGCCGACCGGGACATCACGTTCAAGGACCCTGGCGCGAACGACTCAGTGGTCTACGAGAACCTGGCCCAGCCTCTCAACAACAAGACGCTCGGCACCCCGACCATCACGGACTTCACCGACGCCCAGCACACCCACGCTAGCGCGGCGCAGGGTGGGACGGTGGCCCATTCCGACATTGGCACTCCAGACGCCGCAGATGACCACCAGCAGTACGCTAGGCTGGCGGGCCGCGTTGGTGGGCAAGTCCTGATCGGCGGTAGTGCGGCCTCGGAGAACCTGTCCCTGCAGTCGACTTCTGACGCCGCGCGCGGCGACATCATCGCGATCGACGACATCGTGATGGGAACCGGTAAGGAGGTCACTGGGCTTCCCGCGACACCCAGCGGGCCAACCGCTGCTGCGTCAAAGGCTTATGTCGACCTGGCCATCTCCGGCGGAGCTTCGTGGAAGGAAGTTCTCCTCACATCGGACCAGCTAGACAACACGAACGATGGAATAGCCCAAGGTGTCGCGTTCTACCTCGTCAACACCGCCCAGATCGGTGACTCGATCACACTAGACGACGATATCGCAACCGAATCGTGGGTGTTCGCGGGCGTCTCAGCACCTAACCAGCCGGCAGTCGGTGCAAGCGCTCTTGACTCGATGACCGACCTGGCGGCCCGTATCAATGCCGACTCCGCCACCTGGGCCGCAAGCCTCTTCACCGGCACACTACAGGGGATCAACTCTGCGACCGGTGATGTGGTCGTTATCTACAGGCGAATTCCGGCTGCCGCTACTATGGACCGTGTGTTTGGCGTTTTCGCCACCCCGGCCGATGCTCAGTACGTCGACTTCGGCGGCGCGTCTGACTACCGTAGCAGCATCAGCGCCAACCTGCCGGCTGTGGATCCCACAACCGCCAACTTCGGCATCGGTCGTGTTACCTCTGGTTTGACGCCGAACGAGGCACACCTGGTTCGGGCCGAGGACAGCGCCTACATCTGGAACGATGACGCTGGGGTTTGGCAGCTCAGCGCTGGTGCTGTGGCGCTGGCCACGTCTGGATCGGGCGGCGGTGTTATCGGCCAGTCGACCTTTGACTCCGACAAGGGTCTTTTGGTCGCCGGAGGTGTGGCCGAGGTCCGAGTCGATAACTCGACAATCACTTTCACGGCTGGTCAGCTCTCTGTTGCTGGTGGAGCTGTTCCCTTTGGAACCTCCGGTTCTGGTGGTGCTATCGCCGGTAAGGTCACAGCAGACTCTGATAAGGGACTGGAGATCACTGGCGGTCCAGCAAACGCCATCTTGGCTACCAAGGTGGACGGCATCACGATCACACACAACCTAAGCGGTGAGCTCTCGGCGAGCGGCTCTCCGCTCGCTCCCACCGGAAGTGTTTCTCACGGCGTACTCCTGACCCGTGACATTGGTGGCGTCGCGGCCCCTACTGCTACCTTCATCTCCACAGACATTCCGGTTCAAGACTACATCGACGGTTCTACAACCGGTCAGTTGTTCGATTTCGTTGTGCCAACCGACTACGACGGCGGTGATATCGAGCTCCTAGCCTCGTATCAGATGACCACCGCCTTCGCCGGCGCCATCGTACTGGAGACCTACGCCAAGATCGTCAAGGCGTCTACCGGATCTGTAGACACCGTTACTTTCCCGCCCGTCTCCGCGCTTCTGAGCCCTCCTGTGACGACGGACCTAACTCGTAGCATCATCAAGACACTACCAAACCCGTCTGGCGCCAATTACCAGCGCGGCGACACCATCCAGTTCTATGTCAAGCGACTGGGCGCCGACGGCAGTGATGCCCACACCGGCGATTGGCGCGTCGCCGCTTTCGCCTACCGCTATACAGGCCAAGTCAGCACACGGCTCATGGAGCCGGTTTCAGACATCTTTACGCCGGTTACCGGTGTCCCGTCCCCGTCTATTGACCTCTTCTCCACTGACATCCCAGTGCTCACCTTCTCCGACGGCACGGACCAGGCTACAGCAGCCCTATTCGTCGTCCCGGACAACTGGGATGGTATTAGCGACGCATTGTTTCGGGTTCAGTACGCGCTCGACACAGCAGCGGGCGGAACGGTCCGCCTCAACACCTTGGTCAAAGTAGCGGACGTTGCTGGGGGCGCGGTTGTTGTGCTACCAGCCATCGACTTCGACCGCACAGTAACAGCCGACACCGACCCGCACAGGACCGAGATCATCAGGTCAGTGCCTGGCGCCTCGATGACGCCTGGTAGCGTCATCCAGATAATCATCACACGTGACACGTCGGTCGGTGGTAACGCAGCAGCTGGGTTCCAGCTCATCAACGGCACACTGGCCTTTGGTGTCACGCCTGTCTCCGGGATCTCCGCGACCGGCGAGTATTACCTGGACGACCCGGTCGTTGGAAACCTCTCCGGAACCGTGTTCGCAGACTGGCAGTATCCTGCCTACGGAGGTGACTTCGAGCAGTTCTTCCGCATGCGCTCTACGGCTGCGGCCGGCGTTGTCCACGTCGCATTTGCGGGCCGCCTGGGAACAAGCCAGGCGACCATCGACCAGATAGCCGTGAACGTCAAAGGTGTCGACACAGGCACAGTTCAGTACCAGATTCACATCTACGCAGAGGGCTCTGGCGCTGTCCCCGTCTATTCCTCAGTAGCTGCGACACCTCCTGGGGCGTCGACCTTGGTAGCGATCACTGGAACCTCGCTGAGCGCACAGCCGACCGTCGGTAAGCGGTTCTTCGTAGTCGTTGAGGCTACTGCGATGGCTAACGGCGAAGAAGTCCTGGTGAGCAAGCCTCTGGTCAGGGTGTCGTAACACGCCCCCTTGTATAGTGTTGCGTTGGTAGTCATACTTGAAACCAGGTATGACTCATAACGAACTAGTCAAGATCGCCAAGAAATGGCTTATCAAGGCCAGAGCATGCGTCGTCGTTCTTACAGAGACTCAGGCCCAAAGTGGGGAAATCCCTGATGTCATCGGATGGCGGGGTCAACTCTCGATTCTGATTGAGTGCAAAACATCGGTGACCGACTTCCGCCGCGATCTGTCGAAGTGGTATCGAAATTCAGGTCCGGGAATAGGTCAGCATCGGTATTTCATGGCGCCGAAGGGTGTTATTCCCCAAGATGAAGTTCCCCCGGGATGGGGACTCCTTGAGGTATCTGGCGATACGGTCAAGACCACCAGGAAGGTCGACCTTCTCTACCTGGACGAGCATGTCTCGGCGGCCGAAGTTCCACTACTTGTGGCGGCCCTGAGGCGCACGTCGATGCGCGCATCAACAGCTAGAAACCACAAAAAAAAGGGGTATAGTCGGTCTCAGCAAAGGAGCTCATCGAAATGAAGGAAGCACTAGCAGGTCTCATTGGGTCCAAGAAGGCGCTCGCCGCCATCGGTGGAGCAGCCGCTTCCGCCCTGGCACTCTTGGCAAGCAAGTACGGCTATGGTCTGGATGCTGCAGCTACCCAGACATTGATCCAGTCGATCCTCGGCCTCGTAGGCCTCTACATCGTCGGACAGGGCGCTGCTGACTGGGGCAAGGAGAAGGCCAAGGTCGAGGCCGCAGCAATGGAGTTCGCCATGAAGGCTCACAAGCTGGAGCTGGACGAGCTCGAAGCGGACGACGATGATCTCAAGGTACTGACCGAGGACATCTAGATCGTGGGAATCTTCTTTTGCGGGACGGAAGGGTGCGCCGGCTACTTCTGCAGCGTCGACATGTCCTTCCGACCACACGCGCTCCACTGTGAGCACTACGTAGCGCCACAGAACGCCCCTGAGGCGCCGTCTCAGGTCGAGGGAGTCTAGTCCTCCTTCGCCGGCTGCCAGCGCCCTGCGAGGACGTCTCTGATCCATGTCAGGGCGTCCTCGTAGCTCATCATGCGGCCCGCAAAACTCTGGTAATCAGACAAGGCCTTGGCAACGCCTTCGGGCGAAACCTGAAGCCCACGCCGACGATACTCCTGGATTTGGAGATACCAGCCACGTAGCTCCTCGTCCCGCATGAAGGAGAGGTCCGTCAAGTAACGCCCAAGCCACTTGGTGAGCCCCATATCGAGCTGTCGCTGAGCGTGAAGCTGTTCATGCAACATGATGGCGTGGAACAGCGGCGATCCTGGAGGATGCTTCTCCAACCACTCGTCGAGGTCCCTCACGTAACAGGACTTTCCGAGCGTTGTGATCCCGGTCCCAGGACGCATGACGCTCTCGCGTATCTGCTCTAGGGGCCGATACTGTGAGTCGAGCTTGTGGGCATGGCTGCAGCCACTGACCAACAGAACGACCATTATGAGCAATCTCCGCATCACTCACCTCTGTGGTCATCCTATCATCGATAACTGTACAAACAGAAACGGCGGACCGAAGTCCGCCGTTTCCAGACACCACAAGGAGCAGATCGCTTAGAGCGAGAGCTGAACCTTGCTGTTGACGCCCTGGCCCAGGGTCGCGTCGCTGGAGACGCGGGTGGCCGAGAAGCGGCTGTTGACGGTCAGCCCGTCAATCTGGTGGTTACCCGAGGCGGCGTTCGCCAGCAGTGCAACCTTGTGCTCACCCTTGGTCAGTACCACGGGCAGCTCTACATGGAACTCATGCGCGAGCTGACCGGTCAGATAGGTGTGAGCAGCAAGGGGCAGCACAGACGCGGCCACGAAGCCAGCACCTGAGTCAACCGCGAAGTTCAGGGTGACCAGCTCGGCGGTGACGCCAGTGAGCCGTCCCTGGAACCGGAGGAGAAGCAGCATCTGCTCCTCCTCGACGCGGACGCTCATCTGCGACCCTGTGACATTGGCGGCGCCACCGGTGGGCAGCGTAACGTCTCCGAACTGAACGAAGCTGTAGAGGCTCATGTTGGTTCTCCTTGTTTCCTAGGTAGATCAACCAGGTTTGTTCTAAGCCGCAAGGCTTAGAGACCCTGGTTGCTCCCGTAGTTGGCGTTGTGAAGGCCGAAGTCGAACCGGCCGGTGACACCACTGTTGGCGAGCGTGCCAGCGGTGACCTTGATCACCGAGACGCGGACACCAGCCTCGTCCTCCTTGATGATCAGCCGAGCCAGCAGGTCGGTGGTGATCTGAGCGTTGCCGAGGTAGGCGTTCAGGGTCGTGCTGAGCACGGTGCGGACGACGTTGCCGCTCCAGTCGATGATCTCGACTGCACGAACAGCGGCGTCGGCCACGGCAAGCACAGCGTTCAGCTGCAACACCGCGAGGCCACCCTCGAACTCCTGACGAGTGTAGGGGCGCACGACGTGGTCGATCGTGTTGCGCTCGACCGGAAGGTTGCGAGGCCGAAGGACCTCAAAGGGTACCGCTGCGACATTGGTCACACTGGCCAATGCTGACGGCACACCGTACTGAGTGCGGACTGTCATGATTCTCTCCTGCCCTATTGGTTAGGCGTCAATCACCCAAATGGTGATGCAGCTATCGTAATAGCATCAATGCTGCTAGGCAATACACATCCCTACTTCTTTAGGGAGTGAACCCCGATTGAGAGAGCGCCCCGTGCGCGACTGGGGGGTTGGGCTTGCGTATTACGGACGGAAAGTAAGGACTTAGCCGATCCCGCCGGTTAGCGTCTTCAAGCCAGCCTTGGCGATCATGCCCAGTGAGGCTCCGACCACGCCCATGACCTTACCGAAGGACTCCCAGAAAGTCCGAACTGCGAGAACCTCGCCGGCCACCTTCAGGTTGAGGAGTTGAGCGTGGATGTGCTTCTCCTCCTCAGAGACATCAGCGCCTCCCATTTTCTGGACAGCGAGACGTCCAGCATCCTTGGCGACATCTGCCAGGATATCCTTGACTTCGGCCTTGACCCCATCCCAGGCGCTGCCGAAGTCTTCCTTGACCTGGTCAAGAACCTTGGCTCCAAGGTCCTTGGCAAGATCCTCCAGGCTTCCTACTAGCTCGCTCATGAAGTTACTGCCCTTCCCCGCTAGGAGCGGGCTGGACTGGCTGCTCAGCCTGTTCCAGGCGAAGCTTCCAGGTGGAAATAGTGCGCTCACGGCGCTTCTTCTCGTCGGAGTCGAGAGACTGATCACCCTGCACGTATTGCAGATACTTCGGGGCGACCGCGTCGTAGGTGGCCCGATCAGCGGCAGTGTAGTCCGCGCGGATCAGGTCAGTGGTTGCGCAGCAACCGGCGGTGGACAGGAGTGCGATGGACAGGATTGAGGCGCGTAGTAGCTTCACGATTTCCTCCGTGACTTGGATTATCTGATGCGCAGTCCGAAAAGTCTATCAGGTTACCGGCGTGCCTGGGATGACCTCTACATTATTAACCGACATCGTGAGTGACTCGATGGATACGTCACTTGAGGAGGCATCCATGTTCGTTGACGGGGTCCACCCCTTAGGAACGCAGCCAAACAGGTTGTAAACCCGTCTGGGAATCAACTTATCGCGGCCCGTCTGCACGACCGTGAAATTCCGACGAGGGGCACCTGTTCCCCACACCGCCTGGAAGAGCCACAGGTAGAAGTCCATAGAAAGCGATGTGACTGCAGATTCGATCGTACAATCACCAGCTTTCAGGAACCCAAGGGGAACCTCGTGGGCCCACGGCCAATTTCCTTCCTGAATCGTCTTCGTCTGCATGGTGACGTTCGGGATGGAGATGGACTTGAAGCTCAGCAATTGTCCCTCGGAGGCTCCCTGGCCGACCTTGAATGGAAACGCCACAGGCAGCAGGCTGATCGTGGGAATGTCCAGCAGGTAGAACGAGTAGTTCTGGAGTGGATCTGTGTCTTCGGCTCTAGCCATAACCGCCTCGTGTGAGCATCATTGAGTCTATCAGAATACGTCCGACAGCCGAGGCCTGATTACCCGTATGTTACAGGAACCCCCACAAGGAGATTTCCCATGCGTCTGCTCGAACAGCTCTCTGTTTCAGTCAATCGACGGAACACAAGTAGCTACCACTTCTAGGTAGGCGACTAGAGAGCGGTTCTCTAGGGCCTGCCAAGTAGCGGTGCTACCAAGCAGGAGCTAGAAGTAAACGACAAGCGCAGCATCGAGGCCGCGTTCGCGAAGGCGAACGTGCCTCTGGAGATCACCAAGCGGTCCATCAACCGCCGGCTGATCAACGGCGGTGGCGGGCAGATCGTCCAGATGGGCATCGTCCGTGACCGTCAGGGTAACGAGATCATCCAGATGAACATCCCCGACGGGGAGGACATCAACGTGCGGGCGCTCGGGGCCGACCCTGAGCACCAGCAAGTCGTGATGATGGTCCACGAGCCCGACCGGAAGATCACCGAGCGGCGGTGGAACTCCGGGACGAAGCAGTTCGAGAACGCGACCATCAAGGTCCCCGGTGGGAAGCGCCGCTTCCTGGTGGGGATGGACGAGTGCCACCTCTTCATCGCCCAGATGCCCAACACGGCTGGGGCGACCTCGGTCAAGCAGGCTCACGAGGACCTGCGGCCCCGGGGCGTGCCGAAGGGCCGCAAGGCCAAGAAGCAGAAGGTGAAGCGGACCGGAGAGTGGTTCTTGACGCCCGCGAGCTCCGAGGAGCTCAAGGCGATCGAGGACCACATCAAGGTCTATGGCATCCGCAAGAAGGTTGGGATCGGGTCTCACCTGGGCCGCATGCGGGGTCGCCCGCACGTGGTCAGCGAGTCCGTCGTCGTCGGGTTCCGCACCCGCATCGAGGACCCCACGACTGGTCAGCACCGGATCCTGGTGGCCCGCCGGGGGACGGAGTACGTCCGGGGCCGGATCCTCCACCCCGACCACAAGGTGGTCGATGTGAAGGTCTGGTCCAAGGTGACCATGAACGCCGAGGACCGGGCCGCCGGGGCCCAGTGGGTGGATTAGGAAGTTGATTCAAGGGGCCAGGCGATCACCTGGCCCCGCTTCCTTAGATGCTGGCCAATCGGTCGAGGACGGTGGTATCGATCAGGCCGGCGATAACCACCTTGGCGAGAGGGTACGGCTCAACAGGATCTTCGGCCACCAACACCTCATTCTCCATGTTGTCCAGATTCAGCCAGACCGGGATTTTGAAGAGCGAGCCGACCCGCGCCACCATTTGGCCAGGCGTGGACAGCCGGTCCGCAAACCACACTCGTGGGGCAGAGACCTCAAGTATGGACGCTATTTCGGCGCTAACAACGAAAACAGCATCCTTATTACCGGCCTCACGGAACGCCAACAGCATGAATTGTGGCAACTGCCTGCAGTGCTCTTGCAGCGCGACGCCAGAAGGGGGTGTGTAACGCCAAGATACGGTGATCATTTGTCTTGGTAGCGGAACTTGAGGTGATCGTAGGTCAACAAGTTAAACTCGGGCGTGTTTGGGCTGATGGGCAGCAACGGTGTTGGGTCAAGCAAGTCGCCGGGCGGTTGATCCGTGATCCGCCACCAACCAGTCGCCCGAGCGCCAGACCGCATAAGCTCCAAATGAAGCATGACCATCGGTCGGCCTTTGAACCGTTGAAGAACGGGTGCCACATAACCGATAATGTCACCCTGCTCGACGGATGCACCGACCTTTAGCCCTGTCGTAACCTCACCGTAGACGACCACACCGCTCGCACCCTCGACGAGTACAGCATCTGTAGGACACCACCAAGACGACCCGGCCTTCTCGCCGGTGAAAGGCTCGATGTTGACTACCAAGCCTCTTTCTACAGCAACAACCGGAGTGCCAACCTCGCAGTAAAGGTCTACCCCGGTGTGCCGGTCGAACCGCCTCAAGGCGCCAAAAGAACCAGCGTTATCAGGCAACAGCGGATCAGCGAGTAGCGGCCAAATCCAGCTCACTACACCTCCCTCGCATCACCCAGGTAAACCGGAACAGGATACAACCCGAACGAGAACCGAGGCCAACGTCCGCACGGGCATGAGTAGACGTAGATGTCCTCGGATTCGTTTTCGTAGGCGCCGTATACTCCAGGCGCACGGGTGAGGTCTCGGTTGCACGTGCAGTAGACCGCGTTGGAGTAGGCCGGGCCGCCGTTCTCTTCACAGTAAGGCTTCCCGCGTACGATACCCCCCGGGTGGTTTCCTGTCATGCGGTAACACTCCTCGCGCTTCATTCTGACCCAGATCTCGCCGTGGCACGGATCTCCAAGTGTCTGTCGCTCCCAGTGACCACCCCAGAGTCGGCGGTAGACAGGTAGGAAGCTCAGGCAATGGTCAATGATGTAGAAGGGCGAGAAAAGAACCAGTAGAACCATATTCATGGTGTAGTTCTACCTCATCTGATCTGAGCCAGTCGGTCGAGCGCCCGGACGGTTACAAAGTTGATGAGCCTGATTTTGGCCCGAGGCTGAAGGTCCTCTGGATCGTCGACGATGAGAACCTCATCGGCCCGAACGGCCGTGTTGGCCCAGATAGGGACGCCCCCAAGTCTTCCGGCCGCAATGGAACTTCCCGTTGGCCCGTCCCATAAGAACTCTTTACCCAGGAAGGCCGAGGATGTGCAGATCAACATCGATATGGTCATAGGGTGAGACAGAATCACTCCCTTTCCTCCGGTCTCGAAAAATATCTGCACCATCATGAGCGCTAGCCCTTGCATGTGATCTATGGCGGAGACGCCCATAGGGATGGCGTGGTCCCACATCCGGGTGAAGATCTGCTCGTTCTGCATCTTTAGGCTGCCCTGTCTAGTGTAGACTGATGCTACTGCCGGTGTTACCCGGGCTTAGACCTACCAGCCTACATCACAAGGTCTCACGATGCACCTCCACCGAAACTTCGTATGGACTCTGAACCTGAGCGACCGAGAGCTAAAGGTCATCATCAAGTGTCTTCAGGATGAAGATCTCACAGACGATGAGCAGAGCCTCGTCGACAAGCTGTCCGAGACACTGCCCGAGAACGCGGTTCGCCTAGAGCGGGTCAGTACGGGCCGCAAGCGCAATACGCCCAAGAATTGACCCGTCCGTACACGGAAACGCGGCCCACGAAATGGGCCGCGTCTCTACATCCAACTGAATCGGCGGACTTGACGGGGGCTAGTTAACCACCAGCTCCACCACGATCTTCTTGGCGTAGTAGTTGATGAGACTATGGCTAACTCCGAGCTCGTGGGCGATGTTCTTCTGGGTCTTACCGTCAGCTAGTAGACCAGGGATGGATGCGATCTGCTCTGTCGTGAGCTTGGCATTCCCGTGCCTTTGAATCAGACTGGGAAGTCCCCAGGCGCAGCCGCGCAGGATCGCAGAAATCTGCGCCGGTGTCACTCCATACTCGACAGCCAGTTGCTTACCGGTGACCTGACTGGCTGACTTAAGACCCTTCTGGTATCTGGTTCTGATCTCATCAACCTGTGCACGGCTCAGCTTTGCCATACCGTGGCTGTCGCCTCTAGGTCGGTTTGATGGGTTTGCCTTGAGCGCGGCTTGCATTTTATCGATGTTACGCCTAGCGTAATCTGGATCCCTGTTCCACGGGTGTCTCTCGCCGCGCAGCACCTTCTCTGGATACTTGCGCGTCCAGTGATCATCGCCGGTGGGTGCGGTCTGGCCGCCATCAGCGTCGTTGGTCAGAAGGTTCAATCCTATTGAACTGATGTGCTCGACTTCGAGCTTCAGCGCCTCGGACTCGGTGAGCTTCTCGGCAATCCTGCGCTCAGCAGGACTGAGCCCCATCTTGAGCAGCTTGCGGATCACAGAGAACTTATGACCCTTCTTTCCCTTCTTCGCCTTCCTGATGTGATCGCCGATCCTCGGGCAGTGCCGATCCGAGCCCTTACCCACGTAGAACACCTTGTTGGTGTCTGGTCGGATCAACTCGTAGACGTAGTAGATAGGGGTCGGATCAAGGTCTGGCGAGTCAGGGTCTGCCTGCTGATGGACCCTTGGCCGGGAGACTCCTCTACGGGAGCACCGTACACCTTGCTGCTCCCTCAATCCATCAATGAGCGTGTTCGCAGAATCCTTATCCAGGTTGGTAGCCTTTACCTCCTGGACAGGTGCAATCCCACGAGAGCGGAGGAGTCTCACCTCGTCATACCTGCGACCGGACGCCCCTGTGGCGGCCTCGTTGATGAGCCTGGTAAGACTGCTGTTCTTATGGGACTTGGCGGATTGTCTAGCAACGTGAATGACCCGACCGTCAGTCGGGTCATTCAGCGCGACCACCGAATAGCGTAACGACATGTGAGCCCCAGTATTACTGGTCTCACTCTGGTCGCGTCAGGCTGGAAATTCAACCTAAATTCGAGACCTTCTCGTAACTACGTTACTACCAACTCGATGGAAACTTCCTCAACCGCAAGACTGAGCTCCTGGATCGCGACATCGGAGCTCGATGCATCCTTGTCACCGGTCGGCTTGACAGAGGTCGGGAAGACCTCCTTCAGCTGGATCACCTTCGACGGCGAACCGTCGATGCCGAACTCGTCGGCGATGTGGTACTCCTGGATGGTGATGTCAGAGCGGTAGGTCTCCCCACCGTTGATGCACTTGAAAATCCAGACCAGGAAGTCCGACTCCTTCTTCACGACGCCCTTGCTCAGAGAGCAATCGCCGACCTTCGGAATCCCCGGATACTTCCGGGTGTACTTATAGACACCCTCACGGTACTCGACCATGTCGACCGTGAGGTCCGGAATGCTGGCCGTCCGGAACCCGGCCACAGGGTCCAGGTTCCCGCCGGCCGGGTCGACGACGTGGAAGCGGAAGTTCGTTATGTTACGAGTTGGTCGCACCCACCAACTCTCCTCGACTTTCACCGAGGCCCAGACTATATCATCACCCTTTCTGGGGTGCCGCGCACTTCGGGCTCGCTTGAGCCCTACTCCCTTACGGGATAGTCGTTGAACCTTCCACAGAGCTTGTGGCTTGGCTGCTGATTATCCAATTCCTGAACTTTTCAAGCCTTCACGTTTGATCTTCCGATCTCCGCAGTGGCATCAGGACTCTAAGGACTTCCCAGCAATTCACGCAGTTTTCGCTACCGGATCACTCCGGTAGGCCACTATTCCTAATGGTACAAGTCGGTGTCAACAGCACGTGCCATGACGATCTCCTTTGATCGAGTTTCAAACTACGAACAAACCCTGTCTGACCGACCATCGGCCAACACGCCACGTCGTTTGAGTTCCCAGTAGTCCCAGATCTGTAGGTTCAGATCTGGACGGCTCTCTTGAAGAGCCTTGATCTTCTTCATCTGTTCTGGACTCTCGACCCCCTTGACATCGACCACGGTGGTATCAGCACCGTCGTAGATCCAGAAGTCGGGGGTATAGCGTTTGGGCCTGTCGTCGACCTCGACCTCGTAGGTGACAAGCTCGTAGTCCCACGACATTCCCTGCTCATCAAGCCAACTCGCCATTCCAAGTTCCCAAGTTGACCGCATTTTGAACTTACGGCCGAGCTTGTCTGTGAAACTTAGTCGTGGACCACCACCCCATGCCGCTGGTCGCATACCCACACCGTTGCGCGATAGGACAAGACAGATAGCGGATTGGGAGGTGCCGTAGCGACGAGATAGGGCAATTGTGTCCTCGCCGCCCAAGTAAAGCCGGACCATCTCCGACTCTTCGGCATCAGACCACCGCCTGTTACGGGTGCCTGTCCTATCGACGTCCACACCTTGCTTGTGGAGAGTTTTGTAGACGCAATCAGGCTTAACGTCCATCTTCGCAGCGATGTCGGGCCCGGATACTCCCTGGTTGTAGAGCTCAACCATCTGCATCTGCTGTTTCTTTGTGGTCTTGATATGAGTCAAGTTCTTATACAGTAGCTTGACGCCGAGCTTCTTTGCGCGACAACGCGTCGTCGACTGGTCCCGGTCAAGCTGTTCGGCACACCACTTCCCTCCGCGAGTAGGGTAGTTCTCGCGGATGAAAGAATCGTCAGAAGTGATCCAAGGGCGTCCCATCCTCAACTCGAAAGATCTGTGTCAACGGCTCTGGCCATGTCGTCTCCTGCTTGCGCCTTCAGTCTACCGTGTTGGCAGAGGCTGCATCACTCGCGCATCACGAGTGAGTCTAGCAGAATCGTAGCATGTGGTCCAGGCTATCGATGCTCCGAATTATCTACGCCACTTGGTCCAGGCGGACTTGTTACCGACCAAGTGCTCCAACTGATGAATAAGCTGCACGAACCGTGGGTTGCAGAGCGGTGTCAAACCCCCCTGAGGTGCTCTCAACCTCTGAACACGTTCAACCGCTTGCTGCGGGCCCATGCCAGCGACCTTCATCAAGGTGAGCGCTGAAACCAGTGAGGACCTGTTCAAGCCCATGGCACAAGACGAAAGACATGACTTCCCATCGCGGAGACGATCGCTGAACAGATCAGACGCCTTGTCGGCGCGCACTGCGGTCTGCGTCAGCTCGTCTTTCTCTGCCTGTGGGTTGTCGTCGTAGCCCATTTTGATGAGCTCGTAACTACCGCTCGGGTCGTTCGGCTGGTACTCCTGGGCAAAGAGCCCGATTACGTGAATCCGGCCATCTGGTTGGCGCAAAAGCTGGGTTACATCGGTCAGGTCACCCTGCCAAAGTTGCGCACCAGACCTATGAGTGAAAAGTCGATCCATGTCCTAATTGTATCCGGGGTGTAAGCTAACCAAGGGCGCATCAGCGCTCAATGCTGAATCCTGAATGCTGAACGGGGGTGCGGTGCCGACAGACAGGAGAATGTTGTTCATCGAAGCCCTGGCAGGGATATCTGCTAAGCCTACTCGACGCAGGCGCGGAAGCGCTAGGTGCTACGGGCCACCGTGTGAAATCAACGACTGTCCTGGTCAGACAGTGGGCAACAAGCCTTACTGTCTCGATCACGTTCACCTCATGCCCTACGCGGCCAAAATCCAGGAACGCGAGGCCGCCAGAGATGTCGAAATCGCGAGCGCAGACGGTCCGCCACTAGATGGGTTCGTCGCCCAAGACCTTCTCGGCGCGATCAAGCTGACGCAGTCATCCATACCAGCCCTTGCTCGTGATCTTCGTGTGCCGCAAAAGGTCGTGGACAAGCTGGTGCGACAGCTCATAAAACTCGGCAAGGTTAGGATTCGTCGGTCGAAGCGCAGCGTCTACGTGATCCGTATTCCAGACCCTAGCGACGATTTTCCTGGATCAGCCGTAGAACCTCCGGACGAATCGAGCGAGTGAACCACTCCCCCCGATGACGCCACTCGGCGAACCGAAGGTGCAGCTGCCGCTCAGTTGTGCCGGTCCCATCATCGGCGACGATCACGCCTAGAAGGCGCAGCTCGCAATCAGAACCGGTCTGAAGCTGCGCAACCCGCGAGCTCACGGATCCCGTGGTAAACCCGACCTTGATTCGGCCGGTCTCGACGTTCTCCAGGAAATAGACCTTGGTCATTCGATTCGAGATTGCCGGGTAGAAGAGGTTCATGACTTCTTCTACCAGAATACCGGATCCTGCGGATCGAAACCCCACCCTGACGAACGACCAGTTGCGGCTCTACTTGCGGCCCGAGTCCTGCATCAGCTTCGCGCTGCAGGCTGTGGTCCGCGAGCTTCTGGAGCGCGCGCTGAAGGAGGTGATCGCCCGATGAAGAACTTCGTAACCGATGAGCTGATCTTCATGACGGTGGCCGGCAGCCGCATGTACGGCACCAACATCGCCACGTCGGACGTCGACAAGCGAGGTGTCTGCGTCCCACCTAAGAAGGTGGTCTACGGGTTCGCCAGAAACTTCAATCAACAGGAGTTTCCCAACGAAGACACGGTGGTGTTTTCGCTGATGAAGTTCATGCAGCTTGCAGCTGATGCGAATCCAAACGTCATCGAGCTGCTGTTCGCGCCCGACGACTGCGTCGAGGTGTGCCACCCCACATGGGGGCGCCTGCTGGAGAGGCGAAACCTCTTCCTCACGGCCAAGGCCTATCACACCTTCACCGGCTACGCGCACAGCCAGCTCAAGCGGATCAATGGTCACAGGGCGTGGCTGATGAACCCACCGACACACAAGCCTACTCGCGAGGAGTACGGCTTGACGGAGGCGGGACAGGGCGTGCGCGATCTGGCCCGTGGTATCGACCTCTCCGAGATCAGCCCGGAGACCCTCCAGATCATCGAGAGGGAGAAGGCCTACAAGGCTGCCCTGACCACCTGGAACCAATACGAGAAGTGGAAGACGGAGCGAAACAAGGACCGGGCCGCGCTAGAGGCGGCCCACGGATTCGACGTCAAGCACGCTATGCACCTGATGCGGCTCCTTCGGATGGGAAAGGAGATTCTGACCACAGGATCGCTTCACGTTCGTCGGCCCGACGCCGCCGAGCTACTGGCGATACGCGCCGGTGAGTGGAGCTACGACAGGTTGGTCGGAGAGGCTGAGACTCTCAAGGCCGAGCTTGACGAGGTATACGAGAACAAGACTTACGTGGTACCCTTCGGGGCCCCACACCAGGAGATCTCGGACTTCTGCATCGAGCTCCACGATTACCACTGGGCGAACCACGCCAAGAGCGCCGAGGACGAGTGAGGCTGTGAGAAACCTTCAGCATCTCAAAGAGCCGGACCTCAAACCTGACCGCTTAGAGGCCTGGAGAGCTTTTCAGGCTGCGCTCGCCGAGGCGCGAACCAAACTAGCCGCTCTCTCCGCTCGCACACCAGGTGGGGTAAGCGAGAGATGTTGGGCAGGGCTCTACGAGGCCGACCTGTGGTCGAGGTAACCCACCTTACAAGGAGAATACGATGAAGCCTGGGCTCTACGACATGGTTCGCGTCACCGACCAGACCGGTGTCTCCGGTACGGGCCGCGTTGCCCAGGTAGCGGTCTTCGAGGACGGTTCTGCCGTCGTGAGGTGGATGACGGGGAAGGACTCCACCGTCTGCTGGGCCAAGGTCCAAGACGCACTGGACGTTCACATCAACTGTCACCCCGATACAACCAAGCTTATCCCGGTGGGGGCCCTTCGGGAGCAGCACCAGAGTCCACGAGAGGTCGACGAGTCTGCCAGGTGGGCCGCGATCCGTGACGTCGACAGGCGAACTACTAAGGCCATCTACGACTGGTGTGCCTCCCGTGCGGTCCGGTGCAAGGAGCACAATAGTCACGGGCTCTACTTCGATGTCTGGGTGGGGACCAAGCAGATCATGTTCGACTGCTCGCCCGAGGACATCTCCCACGAGCTACGGCGCGGCAAGGGCATCGTCGTCGTACGTGACGCGTCCCACGGTTGGGACAACATGAGGATCTACGGAACCATCAACATGTTGGACAACGACGCTGGCCGAACGCTGGACATCTGGCTTGGATGTGGAGAGGAGCGGATCGAGAAGGACTAACTCGATGCATCCGACACCAGACTCCTTACGGTCAAAGGACAGCTAGATGGGAGCTCAAGTGCATATTCGGTTGGAGAACTGCGGCCAGCGGAAGATCCAGGTCATCAAGGACTTGCGGACCGCCTACGGGTTCAACCTCGTGACGGCCAAGTCTTGGGCCGACAAGGCGCCGTGCATCTTGCCCGCGACTCCACCTGGAGTGGCCGGTAAGCTGATCAAGGATCTGCGGGACAGCGGGGCGACGGTTTCTGTGGTCGACCCGTCGGTGTTGGACCAGATGGCGGCGGTGTCCTTCATCCAGTCGGCTGCGGCCTCTCTTGGAGAGGGCGATCTGGCAGAGACCCGGACCGCACTGAGAGCCGCGCTTGCTCTGGTTGGCGATGTCTGAGGACTACGACTGCCAGGCCTGCGGGGCGTGTTGCATCTCCAACTGGGACACCGAGACCTACATCTATGTCTCGGACAACGACATCAGGCGCCTCCGGATGGCATATGCCGAGCCGACCGTTAAGCGCCTCGTTGGCGGACTGGACGATCCCATGGAGCAAGGAATACGCACCAAGAAGAACACCCAGGGCCACATCGCCTGCATTGCACTGCGCGGCGCTGTAGGAAAGCGGTGCTCGTGCGGAATCTACGAGGCACGGCCCAAGGTGTGCCGAGGCTTTAAGCCGGGGTCAGAGTCGTGCCAGTATGCCCGCCAAGAGGCGGGCATTGACACCTAGCCTTGTTGAACCGCCGACCTGGGAAGTCGCCAGTAGGTTCCATCAGAACGCGCTTGCAGGATGGAGCCGCTCCCTACGTTGTAGGTCTGGTCCAGCCTGTCGATCTCCACCTGGGCCGCGAGCGCCTTCATCCGGGCGAGCTCGACCTGTAGGTCAGCTACCAGTGATCGGAGGTTCGCCGCCTCGGCGGTTACCTCCCGCAGCCGGGCTGCAAGAAATACAGACGCATCGACCTGAACAGGGACATCGGCGGACGCCGGTGACAAGCCCTCCTGCGCGGTGGTCGTATTCTGGTCCATCTATCACTCCGAGGGTAAGTCCGCCCGCACATTGAGGGCGGCCGTTTAGTGTTTAGGCTTCGGCAGACGTTGTGCCAACTACGCCATCAGTCCGAGGTCTCGGAGCGTTGTTCTGATCGTATTGATCTTAGCAGTCAGATCCGAGAAGTTGTCGTTGATGGTAGCGTCGTCCCCTGTACCAGCTACGGCCACGACCGTGTCGTTAGCCGTGCCGCCAGTACTGTCTGTTAGCGCCACCATATCCACCGGCTGGGCGACTAGGGCTGCTCCGAAAAACCCAACCTGAGTTGATGTAAGCCGATGAAAATCGGCTCCGATGACCGCGCTGGTCCCGAAATACCCGGTGCGTGGGCGAGTGGCGCCATCTGCGCCGATGTCGTAGGTGTCGTCTGCTACCGCCAACAGGTGACCGGAGTTTGTGACCTGCCAGCGGCCAACCCCGGCCGTGTCTAGCTGAACTCGCCCGTGGGTTCCACCTCCGGCGGCTATACCACCGCGAACAAACGCGTTGGCACCGTGGTTATTGTTGGAGACGCCGTCCCCGCCCTTGAGAATACCGTCGGCGGCCAGACTAACCAGCGTGGCGCTGGCATCACCTCCGCTAAAGGTGCCGGTCCCGGACACCCCGCCTACAGCGTCTGTGACCCCTCCTCTTACCACCAGAGGTCCGGCGGTGGTTCCGGGCCCTCCCTCAACGGTGACTGCGCCTCCGGTAATACTAGGGCCAGCACCACCGACCACCAAAACAGCGCCGCCTCCAGCGGCACCGGATCCACCTCTGATCTCAGCTAACCCACCAACGCCGGACGCACCACCGCTACCACCTCGAAACCGGCTAGCGCCGCCAGCCCCGGTGGTTAGCCCATTACCGGCGATGAGGTCAAGACTGGCTCCGTCGACGGTGGCGCTGATGGAATCGACACCACGAATAGTGGTGACCGCCCCCTCTAGTCCGATGTTCAGTTGTAGTCCGGCTGGATCCCAGTGGACCAGATTTGACCCGTCACTGGCGGCGAATTCCCCTGGCGCGTTAGCAACAGATGTCGATCCGATATTCAACCAGTTTGTGATCGATACGCCCTCACCCACAATCACCTGCGTGGACAGTACCTGTTGGGTGTTACCAGGCGCTCCGGCGGGCGCAGTTCGGAGCTGGATGGTGCTTGGTGTGGCGTTGCCGGTCCCAGGGCCCGCGACGATGATAAGGTCAGACCCAGCCTCGTTGGTTTGAGCAGTACTGATCCTAGAGGACGAGACGGTTACCGATTGAGCGGTGGTGCCCACCTCACCCTTACCGAGGTAGAAAACAGCGATCGGGTTTGACTGCGACCCGAACACGAACTGGTTTACGGCCGTGGTGGCGGCGCCCGCACCCCAGGCGTGCGCTCCGTCGAACGTCGATGCGGCCCCACGTCCCCACGCAGAGCTGTCGACACCCGAAGCTCCCGCGCCGTATCCGACCGCTTGAGCTCCGGCCGCCGTGGCCGAACTGCTAGCCCCGACAACCACTGTCTCAATGGCTGTGGCGGACGATGATCGGCCGGAGGCTACGCTATCCTGCGCGGCGGCGGCGCTGCTTCCAACGGCAACGCTAAAATCACCAGAAGTGGAGGCGCCGGCTCCGATGGCCGTCGAGTTGGCAAAGGGAGTTGACGCCGCGTTTCCGACCGCCAGCGAAGACGCTCCAGCAGCAACAGACCCCAGTCCAAACCGCTCGCTTGAGCCCCCGGCGCCAGGTGAACTAATGGCGCCGTTTACGACCAGGAGTCCGGTCGTAAATCCTCCAGGCGCGGCATCAATGGTGAACTTGACGGTGCCTGAAGGCGATGCCAACCCAGCGCTCACCTGATCTGCGTCATTGACCAGACGAACCAGCGACCCGGTGTCGTGCCACCCCGCGTCCACGCCTGGGCCCGTGGGCCCCTCTGGACCCGCCACAACGGTGAACCCGGTCGCTGGCGGACCAACAGTTTCGGTGATTTTGTTCGCTGCTAGAAGCCGAGCTACGGATGGGTTGCTCGACAGCGATGTGAAAACGGCGCCCGGTGCATAGCTCGTCGACCCGTAACCATCTACCTCTTCCACGACGACGGGGAGTGGGGAGACCACAAGGTATGTCGTAAGCACTGCTTGCATGATGGCCCCAACGGGTGACGCTTTATCGCCTAGTATACACCGTCGGCATCACCTAAATCCGTAGTCCGGAAACCTACTCGGCGGGCTAGAGCAGTTAGTCGTTGATAGGGCCAGGAAAAGTGAACCTCCGATTGCGGTGTGGTCTCCGCACTCGCGCCAACCCGCCCACCGCTGGTGGTAGCCCATCCAGAGTGTGGATGAAGGCTGGTCCCTGAATAACCCCCGGAACACCTTGAGATTGATGGCTGAACGCAGGGCCTTGAACCAGTCCTGGCGGCCCTTCCGCAAGGTGGATAAACGCCGGGCCTTGAACAGCCATTCCTACACCGTCTCAGGAACCAGCACAGTTAGATTGGTTCCGTTGAGGATCGAGTCCGTGAAGAAATCCCAGGTGACAGTGTTCACAGTGGTGCCATCTGCAGTCACGCCCTGAACCTGGTTCCCAACCCGGGTTCCACCCCCTGTGGCTGTCCCGGTCAGTGTCGCCAAAGCCACTGCGCCCTGCTGGGCGACTGATCGTCGAAACTGAACGTCTACGGTTCCACCGCCCGAGGCTATAAACGCAATGGACTCTCCTCCCGGGACAGGAGTAACGGATACGATCCGAACGCCGTCTTGGGTCGGCGTGTAGAAGTAAGCGCCGCCGTTTCTAGTGGAATGATGCATTGAGTCGCGCACAGCGCCGCCCGATCCTACGAACGTGATCAACGTTGCGGGCCCTTGCCATTGGCGGATACTAAACGGTGTGCTGGGCGCGGAGTCCTCGCTAAACGCAAGATAGGTCAGCAGTGTACCAGGAGACGTCTCTGTGTCCTGCACTAGATGGCAACGCTTTGTTAGGCTGGCGCTTGCACTGCCGCCATCGCCGGTAGCGATAAGGTCCGTCGTAAGCACGCCGCTTGTGATGTCTGTCATCCCGGTCCCATCGAAAGGAGATGGGATGCGACTGCACCTCCACCCATAAGAAACGTTGTTGATGAAGTGGATCGAGAACAGATCAGTACCGTCCGAGAAAAGCGCCAACCGTGTTTCACCGTTGGTGCTTATTACACCTGGTGTCGCCTCAATGACGGCAGCCGCTGACCAGGCACCTGTGAACTTTAGTAGTCTGATCGTGGACGGACTGGTTGTAAACACCGATAGGTAAAGCACACCGTCTGGACCAATGGCGAACGACGATATGGCGTAGTGTGAGAACCCAGAGGAGTAGGTAGCCCATGTAGCGGTGGTTGGATCGAAAGAATACAGGACCGCGTTAGACGCGAGTCCGTGTAGAACGTGAATAGTCGTACCGTAGAGGATCTCTGCTCCTAGGATAAAGGACGCATTTGATGGGCCCAAGACCTCAGCAGTTGCCCCGTCACTGAGCCTGTAGCTCCAACCAACCATGGTGTTGGTGACACTACTCTTGAACCATCCGGCGAGATAGGTTTCCTGGGTTCCTGGATCGTAGACAAAGTGGATCCCACCATGTCCGATCCTTAAATCAGTGGACGCTGCGGGTGAAGTGAACGCGAACACGCTGGTAAAGGTAGCGCCACCGTCTATGCTTCGATAGAGGCCGTCGAACAGGACAGCCCAAAGTCGATCGCTGTCCGTTTGAAGGCAGCAATTCAGCGGATTATGGGCGTTCGCCCCCTCCGCGCTTATGTTCGTTCCGAAGGCTGCGCTCAGGGCGATCTTGGAGAACCCTCCGACGTATCGGTAGACGATAGGCTGAGCGACACCTCGCTCGGTTACGGAAAGCCAGTCAGCCATTAGATTGTCTCCCGGCTATTCACAAGCACAGTAAATTGACCTCTAGGACCGAGGCTGAGATAGTCGGCTCCGTCGTTAGACCCGCCGCTGAGGTTAGTGAGCGCCTGAAGTCCAACAGACGATAACCCGTCGCCGCCGGCCTCAATCGTTACTAGCGCAGCAACAGTTGATGAGACGGCCGCAACAAAATCGGCGGCCGTCGGAGCGATAGATTCACCCGCGCTATCCGTGCCGAAGATGATGGTAATGGCCGATCCAACTACCGACGCGTTCAGCTCCCGATCTTCGTTTCCAAGGCCGGTGGCGCCGACGAGGTGCTCAACAGTGATGGTGTTGCCCCACTCGCCACCGCGTGCAGTGTAGGTAACGTCTCCGTTTCCGTCCGATCCAGCCACGACTAGGGAGGCTGAGCTGCCGCCCGTGATGGCATCCGCCCTCACTGGACCGCGTGTGGTCTTGACCAACTGATCATCTGGGAGCGGACCATGAACATCACGTCCGCAGTTTGTATAGATGTACTGCATGTTGACCTATCTTGGTTAGGCGATTCGGTTAACCCAGCCGACGACGTTCACGCCGGCGGCGTCTGCGAAGGCTGTGACAACCAAACTGTTTGAAAGCACAAGCCCGGGTGAGACAAGCACAAGCCCGGTGTTCTGGTCGATCTGGACTACGATCAGATTCCCTGATGCAGCGCCGCCGTACTCGATGGTCAGGGTCCTCTGAGCACCGGACGTGTTCACAGCGTAAATCCAAACCTCGTCCTTGCTCGTAGCGTGGGCGGTATGCACCGTATCACCAAGGGTCGCGGTTTGAGTTATCGCAATAGGCTGACCGTTAGTCGACCCACTTAGAAATTCCTTCGTGATTGCCATTATCGCTCCTAGGAGAAGACTTGCGCTATCAGAGCTACTTGTCCTAGTAGCTCATTGATAGCCGCAACTACCTCTGTAGATGTGGTATCCAGCCCCACACTCAGGTCGAGCGAGCTCTGGGCTCCGGTGACCGCATCCCCTGAAGTCATCGAGATGTCACTGCCGCCGGTGGAATTTGCGACCCCAAGCGTCGCTGCTAGCCCGGTGGATGCAATAGTTACATCGGTGGCGGTCGGTGTAAGGCCTATGCCAGCCCCCGCAGTCAGACCTCTGAACGGCAAATCAGCGCCGGACTTAGCCAGAGGTAGGGCGACGGTCCCGCCAGCACTACTAGACGTGTTGGCCTCTGCAGTCGTTGCGATCGTGACATCTGTCGCTGTTGGGGTGAGCGTAACCGCAGTACCTGCAGTCAGACCTCTGAACGGCAGATCAGCGCCGGACTTAGCCAGAGGTAGCGCCACCGTTCCACCCGCGCTGCTGCTGGTGTTGGCCTCTGCAGTCGTTGCGATCGTGACATCTGTCGCTGTTGGGGTGAGCGTAACCGCAGTACCTGCAGTCAGACCTCTGAACGGCAAGTCGAACACCACCTTGGCCAAGGCAAGACCGACATCGCCGCCTGCGTTACTAGAGGTGTTGGGCTCCGCTGTTCCTGCCGGCCCAGTCGGACCCGTCGGGCCCTGCTGTCCAGTAACAAGGGCGAACCCTTGCAGCGTTTGGCCTCCGCCCATAACCTCGACAATCCGCCCATCCGCGAGCAGCTGGCGAACCGAGAAGTTGTTCTCCCTAGCCTGAAACGTCGCACCAGGCTGGTAGCTGATGGCGCTTCCGTCGAGCGGTTCCTCGATCACTATGGGTGTCGGGGACGTTACGAAATAGGTCTTGATTGTCCAGGCCATAGGGTGCCCTCGACGTGATCTAACGCCTGGGCATCAGTATACACTGATGATGCGCCTGCATCTAAGAACCGATTACGCCTTGTCGGGAATTACTGGAAACAGCTCGGACGAGAAGGTCTTCTCGACAGCAGACCGGCACAGCAACCCGTCGCAGAATCCGCGCTTGAGCACATCACTGGTGTTGGCCTTGACCCAGTTGATGATAGCGTCGCAACGGGGGTCCTGCGCGTCCCAAGCTAGCAGGAACCCTTCTTCGTAGCCCTCGGTGAGCTGCTCGCGGAGATCCTCTGTCGCAACCCCGTGGTGGATAGCTAGGGCGTCGATCGCGCACCCTCCACGACTGTCAGTCGTTGTCCAGGCGCAGCGAATGGGGATCAGGTTGGTCGCAGCATAAGCCTTGACGACGTCGTCGGGTAGGACACGGATCATCGGGCACCTCCTGCCATCAGTCAATCTACCAATGGTGGACCCTTTGTTAGTGCCTGTGTGCCCTAAGATTGCCGCTTTTTGTTCTCCGCGTCCTCCGCGTCCTCCGCGTCCTCTACGGCCTCGACGATGTCATCGAGCACGGTCCGCAACTCGTAGTTGGATGGATCGAGCAATACATCAACGCCCGAAACCGAAACGTCCTCAATCGTGGCTCCTACACCTCTGAGGACACCCGGCCGTTGTATCCCACCCTCAAGCATCGCTCTCAGATACTTACCTGCCTCGGTGTCCAGAACCTCGATGTCAACCAGAAGTGATCTCCCTTTGACACGAGCTGTTGGAAGAACGACGTGAGAGGCATCGTTGATGCGGGTTCGACCGTCTATGGGCGGGTCTATCTGGCCGAGCATCTGACGGCCCTGAGCCCTATCGTTGATCTTGGTCGCAAGCTTTTCCAGCAAGTTACGAGAGACGCGCTGACCCAGTCCCGGCTCCTCATTCAAGGTGCTCGGAACGACGACAACGCACTTGAACGAGTCAGCCATGCGGTAGTTATACCGAATTACGGACAGTCGATGCATTCGATCGCCGATTCGTTACGAGCAGAAAGTGGGTAGAAGAACACCATGAACAAGCGAACGCACCGAGACAAGAAACACCCCAATATGCAGGATCTCATGCTCGACCTGATCGAGCAGAGCTCCTTCAACGCCTTCGACGGGCACCAGGTCCATGACGACCTGCGCGAGGCCTTCGCGCTCTGGGACGCAGCCTCGCTGATCCCTGACAGCGCTGGGTTGTTCATCCGCGACCTTCCGGATGGGAGCTTCCACTGCGACACGCTCTACATTCTGACCACCAAGGACCGGTGGAAGAGGTTGCGGCCCATCGTCGAGAACTGGCGGGCCGACAGCATCACGAAGATCACCAGCAAGGGGACCAAGGTCGCCAATCGATGGAACTCCGACGATAGCGAAACCTACTCGTACAAGAAGTACGAGAGTCAGAATGTGGGCTCCTTTCTGGGCTCCTTCCAGGGTAAGGAGGACGACCGCGTTGTTCTCTGCCTTTGGTGGGACTAATGGCCGCCAAGCGCCGAACCCGCAAACGGGTTCCGAAAGGTGATTACACACTGCGTTACTGCCGCGTGTGCTTCGGTTTTCCGATGAAGATCATCGACGGGACAAGCGGCCTTGCACCTTGGGCAGTAGAACGGTGTCATTAGACGGAACCTCTTCTTGTCCTGTTTATACCGCGACGCTTGATCTCTCCATGGACCACATCGCGGCTCAGTCCGGTCTTCTGCGCAACCGTGGTGATGGAGTCGCCTGCGGCGTAGAGATTTGCGGCCCGATCGCGGTCCTCCTGAGGAACCCGGGCCCGGTTCGACTGAGCCTTGGTGGTAACGCGGCCCGTCGACTTCAAGAAGCTGCTTACGGTGCTGGAACCCCTCTGGATAACCTCGGCAATATTGGCGTAGGACATGCCCTCGTCGAACAGGTTCATCGCCTGGAGTCGCTCCTTGTTCGACATCCTGGAAGGAGATCCAGCAAACTTGACGCGAGCCGGCTGGTTGCAAATCTCTACATCAAGGATGCCTCTCTTCTTGAGATCGGCCTCCTCCCAAACCTCGAACGGGAGCTCCGGGTGGTCCTGCCTGAAGAGGTTCATGCGGCGCTCACATGCCTCGGACAGCCAGCCCTTGACCTCGATGATCTGGGCTACCGACCCATCAGTTGCGTAGACCCAGAAATCCGGCGTGTAGCGACGGCGCTTACCGTCATCGTCTACTACATAGCTCTTGAGCTCGTAGTCCCAGAGTGCTCCCCGGTCGTCCAACCACTGAGCGGTGCAGACCTCCCACAAGCTACGCATAAGGTGCTCACGACCCCTGGCGTCGGACCACCTGAGCCCTACGGACTCCAGATGATTGCGCCGTTGAACCCCAGCGTCGTCGAGCGCCTTATTGATCGCGTCTCGGGAGCACTTGAACTTGATGGCCAGGAAACTAGAGGAGAACCCGTTGGTGTAATGTTCGACGATGGTCTGCTTGTCGCCCTCATCAGAGATCCGTGGCGGGGCTCCGGAGGGGCGGAAATCGTCGTAGCCGGTCTTGAGCAACCTTCGCCTTATGGTCGATGCGTCGGTGTCGAACTTCTCAGCAATCTCAGATAGCGTTTGGCCGCCAGTGTAGAGATTGGCGCACTGGTCTACATCAACGGCTGTCAAGGCTCTACGCCGCTTAGTTCGGCGTCGTGAAACCCCCACCTCATCAATGATCCTGTAAGCCGTCTGGTGGGAACAACCAACTAATCTGGCGATTTCGTTGGGACTTTTACCCTCCTTGGCCAACTCAATGATTTGTAAGCGCTCTTGATTGGATAGGCGACGTCCAGACATGCAGAAACTCCTGGTGGATCACCACCAGGAGTTCTACTTCGCCGAGTTGTGGTTGTCAAGATCGCCGACTACAGTCGGCGTCGACCCAACACCTTGATGCTAGATGATAGCACTAGTGCTAGCAGTTCCAGCAGGTTGCGTCAAGTTAAATATGACAAATTCAGCTGGCTTGTTCGGCGAGAAGCCGATGTCGATGATCACCTTGCCCTGATCCATCGTCACCTGGCTGTTGTTGTTGCCGTTGCACTTGACGAAGAAGGCCTCCTCCTGGGTGTTACCGGAGAAGTACCCCAGACGAAAGAGCGAGCTGTAGTAGCCCCGGAGAGCTGTCTCGATCTTCTGCCAGAGCTGCGGCCCGTTGTTCTCGAAAACCGTCCACTGCAGCTGCAGCTTGGTGGTGTACATCAGGAAGATGTGGAGTTGACGAGCGTTGACGTAGCGCCAACGAGCCTCCTTCGAGAGGGACCGCGCTCCGTTGACGATGAACCCGGTAGCAACACCCGTTGGGAGAGGGTTGATTCGCGACTGGTAGAGGTTGTCCTGATCCAAGCGGGAGAGCTTGATCTCCGGTCCGACCGTTCCAGGCGCGTCCAGTGCCCCATCGACGATCCCCGCAGGGCTCTTTCCTACGTTCTTGTTCCGAGCGGTCTTCGCATAGACGCCAGCGGCGAAGGGCGACGCCGGGATAAGCTCAGGTAGCTCGGTCGAGTCGTTCAGGAAGTAGACGTTCGGGTAGTAGATGGCCGCGTTCTTGGTGTTGAACGCCTGAGTCACCAGCACGTACTGGATCGCCTCTGGCACCGTCGTTCCGTTCGCTAGCGCAAAGATCCCGAACCGATCCTGGCGCGCATCGCAGAAGTCAACGATGTCCGCCTGGACGAAGGCCGAACCCTCGAAGTCTGGGACGACGACGTTGACCGGCTCCTCGATCAGGTCCAGAGCGTAGATGCCCTGCTTGGACCCCTCAAGGGTTGGGTTCGAGACATCGTTGCGCGTGATGACGGTGCCGTCCGTTCCGCCCGTCATCTGGTACTGAACCGCCGAGGACAGCTTCGTGTAGGCCGCCGTGATTGGCGTCGAAGCGGGCGGAGGAACAGCCCAAGTGAAGTCCAACGCTCCGGTGTTGTAGTCGATCGTGTTCTCACCGGCGGCATCCACGTCCCCCACAATCACACCCAGCCCGTTGTCCTGGGCGTATTGACCGGTGTTGTAGAGCACATCGATCGTAGAACCTGTGAGAGGGGCGGATGTCGTGGTGAGTGAAACAGCACCGGTATCGGCGTTGATCACCGACGCTGTCGTCACGTCACCAAGCAGGTTGCCGGTCGTGTTGGCCCACACGTTGCCGAGGGCGATGTAGTCGACGTAGAAGAACGTACCGGCGATCGGGGCTACTAGTGTAGTCACCTCGATCGGTCCGGATCCAACAGACGAGGCTGTCTGACTATCGACCAGGTCGATAGTGTTGATGCCGCCACCATCAATCGAGCCGAGTAGCGGGACATCAACTTCCAGGTTGTTGAAATAGACCAGGTCGATGGTCGCCGTACCGCCGGTAGTCACAATCGCGCCGGGCGCGAAAGACCCACCCGCGATGTTACCGACACGGGCCACGCCCGAGGAAAAGGACAGGACGTCACCTGTGACAGCACCCTGCGTGAACGTGTCACCGGGGGCGATGGCCCCTACGATAGCGCTGAGCTCCATCGTAGCGACGTTATCCTTGGTGATGACGCTGGATACGTCGTGGTTGGCGACTACAGTCGACAGGGCTACAAGCTCGGCGGTGGTGCCGGTTAGAGCCCCAGTGTCGTAATTGACTGTACCGCCGAGAGGTAGTGCACCACCGGATCCGGTTAGGTTGCCGGCACCGTCGTCGGTGATGGTTGCCAGACCAATGCCATTCACGTTGACAGAGATCGCCAGCGTACCGGGGTGAACCGGTACGGATGCCAGAGGTGTTCCAGCCAGGCTGTAGGTCGCCGCAGTGCCACCGATGGTGGTTAGTGTCTGCGGCGCGGCCGCAGCACCAGCGTACTTCAGACGGAAGACCGTAACCTCCCGGTGAACCGGATTGTCTACGACGCCCGCATTGAAGGTGAACTCCTTGTTCGCACCGTCGATCAGTCCAGCACTGGCTGGCAGGACCTCGTTCGCCACCGAAGACCGCTGGTAGAAGATCCGAGTGGACCCCTCCACCACAGGCAGATTGGTGAGCTGAAGCTCGAAGGCAGTGTTGGTGCTGTTGATTGTTCCTGAGGTCGGAGTGGTCGGCACGTGCTTGGTGGTACCGGACACAGCCGTGAGCTTCAGGGTGTTCGAGAGCACCGGCACGTTGGCCAGCGATGCGATGAACCGCTGGGCTAGTGGTGCGCCACCACCAGTGCCGATCGACTCTGACAGTACGGTAACTGGAAGCATCGCCGTCGGCGTACCGCCGACACCGATGGTCGTGGTCACCAGGAGACTTGGCCGACGGGGATCCTGAATCACGTTCAGGAGGTAGTCGGAGGCCGACGGGTCGTCGAACTGGACCGCCTCGTAGGTCTCAACCGCATCGTCGAATGCCGGGTTGAAGTCCGCCGGGGCCAGGATCTGAAGGTCGTACTTCTCCCACGAGTTCGTGGTGTAGTCGAGGAAGTTCCGGTTACCCGAGACTCGGATCTTGAGGTCGTTACCCCACACACCCTGTCCGTTGGCTGTGAAGGTCCACTTCTCAGGACCAGGCGTCGCGTCGATGCTGACCGATGCGAAGGTCGAATCAGCCGGTGCAATGCGGTTGATCCAGGCCCTCTCTCCGCCAGTTCCGAAGAACGCCCGGATGGCCTGGGGAACCACACCGCGCGTGTTGACCGGACCGAACACGCGAGTGAAGTCCTCAACAGACCTCACCTCGATAGGGTAGTTGGTCGGACCCTTCTGGGTCCAACCTACGACGCCCATCTTTGCGGGCGAGAACTGATCGGGTGCGCGGGCCGGCGCCTTCTCCTGCCCGTAGACACCTGCTGACCGGTATTCAACGATCGGCATTGGTTACTCCTCGCCCTTCGGCTTCTTGGTGGACTTCTTCTTGGCAGCCTCGGCCGCCTGGAGCGGAGTCATCGCCGGCACCGCCGGGATGGCCTTCAACATCGATTTGTCGTCGATGGCGAAGTTCGGCACCTCGCGAGGGGTGACCATCCGGATCATGTTCTGTCTTACAAGGCGTGCGACCGACGCGTTGGTCGGATGCGCCTTGAACATGAACCCGGCTGGATAGCTCACGACGTTCCCGTTCGGGAACTCAACCGTGACAGCCGCTCGTGAGACCACTTGGTAAGTTTGATCGCGCTTCATCGTGAGCTCCCGTATACGCCTGTGCGAACGATGGGCCTACCTGTGCCGTAGAGTCCACCCTCACCAGGATCTGGATTCTGTACACCACCAGGGGAAAGAGGAACGCCGTTGGCATCAGCGGGAACCAATCCATAACCACCCGGTCCAGGGACAAGCTGGTAACCCGGACCGCCATATCCTGGCAGTGGCTGCGTAGTCTGCGTCCCCGTGAAAGCGGGAATGCAGATCGGCTCTCGATCCAATGTCAGTTCGCCCTCTACCTTCAACGAGAGTGAGTATCCCGGCACTCGTTCCACCAGAGAGCTTACATCAGTAAGGTCAGTAACGCCCTGTTGGAACGCGGCGTAGGTACGAGGATTGTTGATGCCGTCGAGCACAACAACCGTCTGACCGCGCATTGGGAACCGGCGCATCATTATCTGAAGCAGGATCTGCGCTACCGTCCGGAACCGGGCCCAGCACTCGATTGAGTAGAAGAAGTCATAAGGTTGCTCCTTGTCCTTCTGCTCGTAGGAGGTCCACCCAGTGAGACCACCGGCAGACACACGCTTGGCGCCTTCGCACGGAAGACGGTAGGAGACCACAGGCGACAGAAGGCGGTCCTCAGCCGGAATGGTCGAGTCGCGGATGATGGAAATCATCGGCAAAACCGCACCAATCTGAGTCGGCTCAGGGCGCTTATAGACTACGAGTGCCCGATCGATCGGTGTCTGGCGACCGTCGATCGTCACAAAGATGCCTTCGAGCGGCAGATACCACTCGTTCTTGACCTCGTCGGGGAGCGCACCGAGAGCCCTAGCGACAGCTTCGTCGAAGTCGTAGAAATCTACGCTTCCGGTCCGCTCGCCGAACTCTAGTCCATTGCTCACGTGATCCTCTGTCGCATCAGATCGTGATGATAACTGTTGATGCGAGAACTAGTCGAGGGTCTACAGCACTATCGGCTGCATCACAGACTAATTGATGCACACTAGAGGTTGACCTCGTAAGTGATCAGTGCGTATGCTCGGTAAATGCAGCGCGTCGTTCCTATCAAACTCAATGAAGATGTTGATCTTAGGGCGACGATTGAGTCGTTTAGACTCGTTCAGCAGCGCGTCTCGGATCTAGCCTTTGCGACCGGGTCATGGGATTCGGCGATCGCGCTCCACCGCGTCGCCTACCCACATGTCAGAGGAGCGCTCAAGTCGCAGCTCGTCTGCACAGCGATACGCCTTGTGGCCTCCGATTACGCTCGGCTTCGGCGGCTCAGAAAGCGTATCCACGGCGCGATTCACTTCAGCAAGCCGAGGGCTCTGTTCCTGATCGGGAAGGGGAAGCGGGACGCGTGCCCGCCTCGAAAAGAAACCATACGGATCTGGACCGTGGCCGGGCGGAAAGACATCGGCTTTACCATTCCGAAGGAGTTCGAGAGCTTGCTGAAACGGGTCACGTCCTACGACACACTAGCTGTCAGCATCAAAAGGGGACGACTCGTCGCCTCGCTCTCGGTGACTCTCAAGGCGCCGGATCGCAAGGGCTCGCGCCCGGCCGGCGTTTCGGCAGGTCTCAGAAACGATATAGCAGCAGTGGACGCCTCCGGACGAGCGCTCCGGATCGTCACAACAGCCCAAACAGTGATGGAGGAGACAACCCAGAAAACCAAAAAAAGACTTGAGCGACGTCTAGCTGCACGAAAGGCAGATGGGTACGAAACACGATCCGTGCGACGTGCCCTCAAACGGCTGAGCAGACGGCGTCACCTGCGAACCAGAGCGTTTTGCCACGTAGCGGCAAACGAGCTGATCCGCTGGTTGGATCTAGATGTGATCGTGGTAATGGAAGATCTTAGGCGGCCGCCACCGTCGCGGAGGAAGTCTTCCAGCAGTAACATCCCGCACTACTACGAAGGCCTTCGACGGAGGCTTGAGGAGAAGTCGGAGGCTGCGGCTATCCCGGTCCACTATGTGAGCGTCACCGGTAATGCTCGGAGGTGCTCGGTCTGCGGCGACGCCGGCACGATCGGCAGACGCGTGTTTAGTTGCGGGTCCTGCGGCAGCAGTGGTCCACTGAGCAAGAATGCCGCACTGAACATCAGGAACAAATTCACGGTCACACGGCCGTGGGCTGCTGTCAACCAGCCCTGAAGCTCGACAACGGGTAAGTGGCCTTGGTCACAGTTGATGAAAAGCTACTTCTGTCGCCAACGTGCTGAAAACACGTTGCGCCCCTTTTCGGTAACGGAGCTTGACTTTGATAGAGCTGCGACCTCGGCGTCGAGCCGGCCCCAAATGATCGTTCGAGGGAACCCGCCTAGCCCGTATTCAAGCCGTTGCGCAAGGAAGGGAACGTCGGCTAGAACCTTGCCATTGATCTTGGGGAGCGTGGCGTCGAACGCCTGAGGTGTCCTTCCGATCGTAGCCAGTTGTGACCTGATCTCGATCATCTCAGCGAGTCGAGCGCGGCGGTGAAAGTCAGTCTCTGACTCGGATGACGGCCTTACGAGCATATCGCCGCTAAAACCATCAGTTACTGCTGGAATGGTATCTAGTGTCCACGGGCTGTGTTGAGATAGAACACCAGCTACGTCGTCTCCACTAGAGATCCAAATCAGGCTACGGTCAGCCACTATGCTCCCGTAGTCGATCTCGTTGACTCGGGCCTCGACCTCGAATCGGTCCTTGGCGACCTCCACAACAACGATGGACTTCTTGTAGATGTCGTACCAACCACCATCATTGGGAATCAACGCGACGACCCGGTCACGTAGTCTGTAGGCGAGCTCCTTCGCGGAAGACTGCATTGCGACCTTACCGGCCGCTGGAACGCTAGTCTTTAGCTGCTCGATCTCTTTGACGAGCTCTTTGTCGTCAATCCAGAACCGCACGAGCTAGTGCCGACCGTGTCCCCGCCCACGGCCCTGCGGTACCAGCTTGCCGTTACCGTTGCGAGACATGTAGGTGTGCTTGAGCTCTCGAATGAAGTGTTCGGTCTGGGTCAACCTGTGGGCGAGCGACTTGTTCTCGATCATGGCCTTCCGGAGAGAGTCTTGGATCTCAGCGTCGCGAGCCCTAGACTCCCGGTCCAGACGCTCTTCCAGACGCCGAGCCTGGTCATAGCGCTTCCATTCATTCTGGGTGTTGGGCCGCCCCGCCACTCCAGGGGGCGGTCCGATGTCCATCGGGGGCGGTGGACCTCCAGCCCCACCGGCGAGGGCTGGGCCCTCCATAGGCAGCCCGCCGGGTCCACCCGCACCACCACCACCACCGCCTGCGTCGCCCATCAGCTTCTGCTGCTCAGCCTGCTTCTTCATGTCCTCTTCGCGCTGCTTCTCGATCACATCAATCTCGTCGTCACTGAGCTTGAGGATTCGCTCCTGGATGTAGCGCATAGACACGAAAGGCTGGACGCGCGTGGCGAAGTCAGCCCGAGCGTTCTTGATCTCGTTGTGTGCCAACTCGTAGATCCCCGACGGAACCGTCATCATGACCTGAAGGTCTTGGTTGAACGGGTTGATACCGCGCGAAGCCAGGTCGATTTGGATCAACCGACGAATAGTGTTCTTCATCTCGCGCTGAATACCCATGGTCACACGGGCGGCCCGAACGTCTTCGAACGAGAGGATCGTCTTAGGAGGCGGAGCATCGTCCTGACCGAGGTAGCTGCGCGGAACCTTGAGCACGCCGTGCAGCTTTCGGGCGAAGTACTCGACATCCTCTGTGGCCTGGTAGTCGGGACCCTGTAGTACTTCGACGCGGGCCAACTCGCGGTTCTCGCGGACTGCAATGAAGAAGTCCTGCATGTTGTCCATCGGGTTGTAGCGCATGTCCAGGCGCTGCGTGTTGTGGACAAACACACCAGCGGTCAGGGCGAAGTTGTGATAGTCCTCCACGGTGATGTCGTAAACATCCTCAAACCCGTCCGGAGTTACGCTGACCACTGTGTGGTTGTTCTTGCCGGCACCGACCAGTCGCCTTTCCTTCTTCTTCTGAGGCCCGCTCTTCCGCTCACCAGTTCCTGCAACCTGCTCCTTGTAATCGGCGAAGCTCTTGAAACCGCGCCGCTTCAAAAGCGCGGTCCAGCAGCCGCGACTCAACTTGGGCTTGATGGTTGTAGGCAGGTCCGCATAGATCCGAATGAAGTCCTCTTGCCCGTTGAGCCACGCGACCATGTCCTGGGACGTGATGGTCGGGTCGTTGTGCAGTTTCTGGTCCACCATCGCGAAGACCAGGTTGTAGAGGCAATCAGCCCGCTCTGTCTTAGTGGCGGCCGCCTTTTTGTTGGCCTCGCTAATCTTCTCAGGATTCTCCTCGCGCCAATCACGGATACGCCCGTATAACTCCTGCTTGAACACCGGATCATTCTGGGCCCTCTCTTTGAGAGCCTTCCGGGCCGCCTGGAGATGAATGGGGTGCCGACCACCGGCGTGGTCTCCGGGGGTGATCGGTTCCAGATTTGACGGGTGATTGTTCTCCTTGTTTTCGTCACGATGATGGACATGAAGACCCTTGGCCTTGTAGTCCGGGTCAATCAGCTCCTCTGTGACCATTTGATGGACGTAGCGCTGCTTACCAAGCCCCGTGTCCTTGTACTTCCAGTAGTGCTGCGTCTCCTTGCTACCGCGAGACAGGTAGAGGGGCATGAGCGACTCACCCTTGACGAGGTCTTGGGCCTGCTTGTAGGAGCCGTTTCGCAGCAGGAAGGGGTGGTCTCCTGTGCATCGAACGATGGCGCCGCTGTCTACCACGACCCGGTAAACGGCCTTCTTCTTGCCTGAGAGGCCAGCGGCCGTGATCTTGCCGGGAACTACCCTGTGCCGCTTTGTATCGTAAGAGAATACGTAGTGGTGCTTCCCTTCCTTAGCGAGCCTGGGCACCTCCTCCGCCAGATCGCGCATCGACCTGTCCTTACCATCGAGACAGGTGACCGGGGTTTCACCGGTGAGGCAGCGCGGGTTCACGAGCTTCTGCTTGCGCATGTCCTGCTTGGCCTTACGCAAGAACGAGTCGACCTTGTCCGAGGGTATATCAGTGACGTCGATGTAAAACGCGAAGCGTGCTGGCGCTCTTGTGTTATGGACACAAACCCCGTCTGCGATGAAGTTGTGCTCTTCGTCTTCGACGCCGATGTCCCAAATATCATCGACGCCGACCACTTCGACTCCACGCAGGGGCTCTGTCAGTGGCTGCTGCTTGAACGTGATGTCCATGCAGTAGGACGTAGTGCCCTTCAGCGGCTGGGTCGACCCTGCGATGGTGCGGCCACCTTCGCGGGTTCGCTCGCGCACGAAGGTGACTACCAGTCCTAGCTGCATCGCGAGCTCGCGCACATCTTCGAGGAGTTGCTTGTTGCACAACTCGAAGCGCGCCTTTTCAAATCGGGTCTTGCGGCCCTCCCTGCGCGGGATGATGTGGGCGTCCGCATCAGCGAGACCACGGATCATCGCGAGCTTGATCTCTGGACTCGCGCGGAACACCCACTCAGGAAGGCGCTTGTCGTGGGCCCCCGGAATGAATCCATTGAGAAGCATGAACTCGGCGAACTTGCTTGAGACAAATGAGTAGGCCCCGAGGCGGTAGTCCTGGTCATTGACCAGCTTCACACCTGGAACATAGCGCTCGAACAGGCCCTTGTAGCGATCGTTGATTTGGTCGTCCTCGCCCAGGGCAAATCCGATCTCGTTCTGTGAGACGAACCCGCCCTTTTGAGTCCTGGTGGTGATGAACCCGTCACCAAGCATAAAGCCCCACCACCGGGCGAAGTCTTCGTCGACTACATCTGGGACAGTGACTCCCTTTACCGGGATTCCGCGATCACCGCCCCAGTGCTCCTCGACATCGAGGTGCTCGTCGGTGTAGCCGTTAGCTTCAAGTAGCGCTACCGCTGTCTCTGTCTTCAACTCGTAGTCGCCGTTGAAGAAGTCCCTGGCGCGGTAGTGGTGAACTCCCATCGACCTAGCGATGTCCGGATAAGTCTGCCTACGCACGACCTCGTTCGGAGACCGCAGTCTCGCCTTCGAGTGAAGGTCAGGCTTCTTGAGTTCGATCTCCTCCCAGTCGTCAGTGTTCTTCTTGGGGGTCACGAGGCGGTGGCGCGTCGGGTCGAGATCTTTCACCTCGACGTACTTCAAGAACCTGGCCTTGGGGCGGCCCTTACCCTGCCCGATGATCTCCTCAACCAGGACTGGGTGGGTGGCGTTCGCGTACAACTCGCGATGGTCACTGAAAACCCGGTAGATCTTGTCCTGCCCGTTGTGCTTCTTGTAGCAGACCCGGGTCTTCCGGAGCTTGTCCTCCTTGGTGAAGGAGTAGACCTCATCGCCCTCTTCAAGCTCCCTGATGGCCTTCCGTCCTTCGGGGGTCCAGATCTGCGAATCGCCGCGTAGGCAGAGCTTGTAGATGAGCATGGCATCTTCGAGGAGGACGAGCCGCTTCCAGATCCACCGTGCTCCGTCAGCTACACCGTAGCCGTATGGGCAGCGGCGAACCGTGCCTCGCAACCGTGAGTGCAGGACCTGCCACTCCTCGAAAAGCGCTACGTGGTCAGGCACCTTAGTCTGGCCCGCGAGCATGCCGCGCAGGTCCGTGGCGTCCTGAGTGAATTTACCGGTGACGTCCTGAACGTAGCCGATGAGCGCGCCGTTCGACTGCTCCACGCGCCTCATGGTCGGGACTGGCAGGGAGTTTAGGCCGACGACACCATTCTCGGTGACCAGAACCTCTTCGTAGTTATTGCCCATCTTCACGGTCGTGTAGACCATGCTCCAGATATCGTCCTCAATCCTCAAACGCCTGTTGAGGAGCGTATCAGTCATGTCCTTGATGGCTTCGTCGCCCGAGTGAACCCATACGGTCTTGCCTGTGTCGATGTCTGGCTGGGTAGCATCGTTGGTGAAGTAGTGATGTGCGCTGTTATGCACAACAACTCCGTTGGCAACGAAGTTCTTGGTCCCGGTTGAGACGTCGTAGACGTCTTCTTCTCCTGCCGGCTGGGCCGCCTGGACGACACGCAGGGTCCCTGAGATTGTGTGCAGGAAGGAGCACATTCCGTGCGCCTCGAAGCCTGCCCACGTGGAGACGACTACCGTCCCCTCGGTCATGTCAGATGCGTTGATGTAGCCGTGTTCAACCGTGAGGAACTTGTGATCTGGTGTACACCGGATGTTCTCACCGTTACTGAACCCGAGCTGCACGACTGGCTGCTTGTTCCCGGTCACACGCGGGTTATTGGTGACCGTCTTTGTAAGTCGCTGCGTCTTGGTGTCGTAAGCGAGGATCTCTACCCCACCACCGTTAGCCGCCAGATCGTGTAGACGGAAGGGCTTGATGATCGAACCATCAACCACATAGATCAGCGTGTCGCCGGTAAGGCAGTTGATGTCCGGGTAGTCATCCATCTGCTCGTAGTCGGCATACCTGTCCATCAGGTTCTGCGAGACCGAGAGCAGCCCGCCTACATCCTCTCGCCCCCACACCGAGAACATCGAGGTCGGGATGTGCTTTTCTGCATCAGCAGAAGGCGATTCGGCCCTGTCACGTTCTGCGCGCTCTCGGCCAAAAACTTGGCGAAGGTAATTCAGCGCATCGTCTCGAAGTGCCATACGAGTTCCTGTATTCCAGACAGTTAGCTCGCGTCTACTCTAGCAGGACGGGAGCTCCAGAAACACACCTGAAACTGCCAACGAGCCCATAGATCGGACAGATGCGGTGAATACTTCTTCCAACGAGCCTGGTGTGACACGCGTCACCTTGTGGTTCCGCCGACCGCGCTTTCCGACGATTTTGGCCATCTTCGGTGATGCGGCAGCGCACTCATCCAGGATGTCTTTCGCTAGATCGAGCGCCTTGATGATCTTATTCCGGTGACGCTTTTTAGCCCGATTCGGGTTGATGATGATATTCAGGTTGTCGGGGTGGTAGTGCTTTCGGTTCTTGTCGATGTGCTCGACTGTGGTACCTGGGCCGAGCGGGTGCCCGAGCTTCCACTCGGCGATAAGTCTAGCGATTTTCCGCTTTACGTAACGACCAGGGATCCTGTAGGTCGGATAACCATAGACATCTTCTTCGAGGTAAAGGGGGAGCAGCGAGTCGCCTGGGACTAGTTCAGGGGGCATCTTCCGTTCGCCAGACCGCATGACGAATCGGGATGATGGCGAGACCTGAAGCTTCGCTCCGTCGTCGAGCACGACCTCGAACAGTTGCTGAAGTCCGATCGACTTAACCCCGCCCACTTCACCTAGAAAGAAGGTCCCGGAAGACCACACAAAGGCCGTCTCGGTGTAGTCAGGGTTTAGGACAGTTCGATTCGACAATTCCGAGATTTTGGTTGGGCCAGACACCGTCTCGATGCACATGTCGCCGCGCAATCCCACCGAACCCTCTACAGTCCTGCCATCAAAATGGGCTCACGTGTGAGCTCATCCTGGCTCTCCGGCTTCACCGTTTGCTCAGCCCCTGACGCATCGATCACCGTGAGGCCTCTCGCCGATATCACCATCCGGAACGGGGTGATCCCGACGTACCTCCTGCCGGCTCCCTTCTTCAAGTAGGCAACCGTAAGATGTGGAATGTAGTTCGGGCGAGTCGGCGGTCTGGAGTTGGGCAGCTTGGCGATTTTCTGGTGAAGCTCTCGAATCGAGTCGCCGATGACTTCGATGTAGAGTACGTCGCGCTCTTCGTGCTCGAAGATGTTGAACGTGCCCAGCATGGCCCTGATTGGCCTGCCGTAGTCCTGAACGATTTGCTGGATAGCTGAGAGATCTCGCTTGTCGGCGCCGTAGTAGACCGTCACATGGGGCCGGTGCTCCAGCTTCAGGATGTTGTCCTCAGGGATGTTCTTCTGGACCCAGCCAGGAATGCGAACTCGCAGGTAACCGAAGTCGACCTGGGTCTGCAGGAAGTTCTCGTCCTGCTGCTCACGCTCGAACTGAAGGTCCTCGAATAGACACCCCTCCGTCAACTCAGGCTTGTGGCGAAGGTGGGCTACGAGCTCCAGGAACACCTTACGGACGATAGAACCAGAGCGACTCATTTCGCGGCCTGCGTGACCGCGCCCAAGAATCACGTTAGCCGCAACTTCGGCAAAGGCCTCCGCAGGGTCTGCGTTCGCGTATTTGCTGGGGAAAGAGTCAGACACCTTCTTCGTCTTCAGCCACCCCCTGAACAACTCGGGGTCACTCCCATAATGCTTGTTGAAGAAGAACCAAAGGCTCGACTTCTCTGGACGACTCTGCACGACTTTCGCCAGCGCGTCGGCGGCTGCCGGGTCATAAGGTCTCCCGACGACCTCACACAGAGTTGCCCACAGTTCACGGGCGTCGTCACTCATGTGCTTAACCCATATTCTGTGCATCGTCTCATGGACGATGGTCCACAGATAGTCAGCGGCTCCACGAATAGGTGGGTAGAAGATGACTGACTTGTCATCTTTTGGAAAGTAGCGCCCGTTGGCCCGCTCATCGTCCTTTCGGTGAACAATCTCGATCTTGCCGCCGAAGTCCTTGTCCGAGAAGCCGAACGCGCGCATCTTTTCGACGGCTACGTAGATCGCGTTGAGGAACTGTCCTACCTCCTCAGACGGTACCTCACCGTCAGATCCCGGCTGCATAGGTCCGGGTGTGCGGACGCCTGGCGTGAGCAGTCGGAACGCTGAGATAATTCGGTCCATCAGTAAAGCTCGTCGGCGCTAAGGTCTTCCCCAGTATAGCCCGGAGTGGACGCACGCATCGCCATCACCTTACGGACCAATTCGACGGGAAAGGTCTCATAAGAGCCGTCGAGTAGTTGGATTTGGGCGTATAGACCATCGAGCACGACCTTTCTGGCCGAGAAAAACGTGCTCTTGTCGTCGAGGTCCGCGAGTTCAACCTCGACGCCCCAAGCAAGGCCCATTTCCTCAGTCGAAAGCCGAGGCTCAAGATCCTCTGGATCCACAGTGCCCATTCAGTTCATCCTCCCTACGGGATCGTCTCGGTCAACACCCTCGGACCGCCCTGAGAGCCCTGCGCCTCAAGGACCTTCTGGAAACGATGAGCTGCGGCTTCGTCGACCTCGACTCGGGTGCGCCCGCCGGTCTCGTCCTCCATCGTGACGAACCAGCTCACCGTACCACCGGAGAGAAGAGACTTGTCTACACTAATGACGCGATTCATTATGTACCCCTAGAGGAGGTCAGGTTATGGAGCATCACGACCATTCTAGCGAGTGTGGTGCTCTGGGACACCAAGTCTCTTCCATAACTACAACTACGGCCACGAGCACCTTGCCCTCTTTCCGGGTATATGTAGATATGGGAACAGACCAACCCGTGGGGCGCGCAAACACCGCCGTGACCTTCGAAGCAGCAGATGGAAGCCAGAAGACCTGCATCGACTCTCTGAGAGACGACGCCCACTATCGCTTCTCCTGCAGGTGTGGCTGCGGCGCTCAGTTCGCTGGATACGGTCGCGACATCAAGGCATCCGGCAAGATCGGCCGAGATGGAGGCAGTATCACATCAACACCTGACGCGGGCGAGTCCCGGTCAGAGGTTGCCCACGAGGTTCGAACCATGCGCTCCCCACTGCGTCCCTTCGTCTCTGACCGCTACCTGATGAAGGCCATCTTCAAGCTCACGGACGACGAGATCGATGCGGCACGCGCGAACGAGCCCGATCCTCTTGAGGGGAAGGGCGTGAACCTATCGGAGCGCAGGCCGCCAGCTATCGCCGACGAGGTCTACTCTCTGTCTACCGGAAAGGGTCCGTTCACGCTCATTGACCACGTCAGCAAGAGCCTCAGTGACGAGGATGGCGCATCTCACACGGTGGTCTGCGGACTGCTGCGGAACGCGGCCGGCAAACTGGTGGTGGTCCCGTTGGCCGACTTGGTCCTCGCTTCCCCGGACCGCGAGTTGCGGCGCCCGTCGAAGGGCTCCTGGGTCATGCTGACCCTCGCTATGATCTTGTCCTTGGCGATCGGGTCCGGGATCGCACTCGGCTACTTCTGGCCCTAAGGAAGCGTCCCCGACCGTCGTCTACGGGTATAGTGCTTCGCGCACAGCCCGCGAGCTCGCACCTTAGCTTCGCAGTGCTCCTCTGAGCAAACCGTCTTGCCGGTCATGTACTCGCGGTCGGGGCGCAGTTCGCCGAACAGCTTGATCTGTCGAGCGTGCTTGCGGCAATGCCCGCCGCTGACCCGGTCGTCGTCACATCCGTCAGCATCACACACCTGCGGCCCGCCGCGCTCGGCCTCCAACGTGAGGTGTCCGTGGCGTAGGACCTGCATGTAATGTCTTTTACAGTAGCCCTTGGCATACGCAAGACGGTCGCAGTGCTCGACAACGCAGTAGCCGCTCATCAGTCGTAGTATACAGGGAACCCCCCGACTGATGCTAATGGTGGATCATGAGAAGACTACTGCTGGTAACACTGATGCTCTCTGTTACGGGATGCTCCGCCCTCAAGGAGCGCACCGGAGAATACGTGACCGAGTCGGTCGTCGATCACATCGCCGAGAAGGTCGACCAACGTCTAGAGAGGCGGGGTCTTTCCATCTCGCAGATCAAGGGCGTCACCGACTTGAACGACGATGGCGTCGTGGACATGGCCGAGGTCCGGGAGACCGCTAAGCTGGCTGGGCGCGAAGTCGCCCTCTCAGAGGCTGAGCGCTGGAAGCGAGAGTCTCAGGAGGAGTTGAAGGCCGCGACCAAGCAGTTCGTCACTGCCGACGACCAGTCTACGGTCAAGTCAAAGCTACAAGACTTTTGGAACTACCTGTTGGCTACAATCGGAGCTCTGGTGGCCACGGTCGTCAGCTACCTTACCAAACAGGTGTTCTCAGCGAAGAGCGATGGCCGCCGAGATGCCGAGATCGCAAAGGCCGCCGCTAGAACGGACGCGCTCGAACGCCTACTAGGTCGAGACCTGAACAATGATGGCCGTATAGGGTCTGACAGAGACCAGTCGCCTACCCCTGAGGCCTTGGCGTAGCGGCTGCGAAAACGCTCATCGCGCGTCCAGTTTGCCGAAGTATCGCGGCTTTACCGGCACGACCGCCTGCTCCGCGCACCACTTAAGGAAGTCGCGGACAGGGGCGGGTAGCTCAACCCCCTCAACATCGGCGTCCCTTAGCGACTCGGCACCGACCAGGGCGATGAGCTTCTTCTCGCCACCACAGAACTGCGGCCCCAGGAGGTAGACCTCGTTGACCGGAACGAAGTCCTCGGTCATGCCGACCACGCAGTGCAGAGAATAGAAGGGTTCGTTCGTAATGGTGCCCTAACCTCATCCTGGGAAGACATCGGGTAGTTCGTCTTCACCTATCGTCTACCACAACCAGTAGAAGACTTGGAAGCGTGTCGAGAGCGGTCTTACACGCACGCTCAATGAAACCACACAGGCGGCTGCTGACGGCGCAGAGCCGACACCATTCGCCCCAAACGGGGGCGGCTATCTGGCAGTGTTGGCAGTAGCTCACTGGAGTCTGTCTCGAATCTCCATGAGCTCCATCATGGACCGCTTGAGAGCCTCGTGATACGGACTGTTGTATTCGTCATACCCACAGCAGTGGTTGACGACGATTTCACTTATGTCCTTGACCGCGCCCTGGATCTTCTCCAGGGCCGCGTTTAGATGCTCGTCAGCAGTCGTTTTTACGCTCATGCTAAGACGGCTTGTAGCTGTCCGCCAACCTCTGCTTGAGCTCCTTGCCGACCTTGAAGCCGCACACCTTGGTGGCTGACACCTCGACCGGCTCGCCGGTCTTAGGGTTGCGCGCTGTCCGCGCCTTGCGCTCCTTCGGGGTGAACACACCGAAGTCGCGGAGCTCGATCCGCTCGTCGTTCACCATCGCGCCTCCGATCGAGTCCAGGAACTGCTGGATCACGTCGGAGATCTCGTTCTTCTTGATGGCTGGCAGCTGGTCCGCGACTCGCTCGACCAGGTCCCGCTTGGTAACAGTCTTCATGGTGGCTCCTATGTCCTTTCGGTTTCCTGTTTTACCCGATCTCTGGTCGCTACGACACCACATCTTGGTAGCTGAGCGCTGCTGATGCCCTTAGGACCTTCTCAGCATCCGCAAGCTCGCTAGTCTGCACTACCTCCAGAACCTTGATAACGTCCAACTGACTGATGTCATAGCCTTTACGGGCATAGCGTAGCAGTCGACAGACCGTGTTCACTACACAAGTTGAGTCGACGTAACAGACTGTGAGCTTTGAGTTTAGCTCGTCGGGCTCGAACAAGTGGTGTGCCACACCCGCGTGGATGCTCGTGAGTGCCACTCGACAAACGCTGAAATCGATCTTCCCCAGAGCGTCCTGCAACTCACCACCCTGGTAGTTCTTGAGTAGCTGGATGTAGAGCTTTGAGCCGTATCCCTTGTAGGTGAAGGAGAACTCGGTCTCGCGTACGAGGCAGGCGCCGTCGCGCTGAAGCTGCTCGCGCGCCTTATTGATCGCACTGTCGGATAGACAGATCACATCGATGTCAGAGGGCTTAGGGCTACACTCTCGTGGTGAGCACGCCCACCTAGCATAGCCACCCGTGATGAAACAGTCGGTGCCTTCCAGTGCCCGAATCAGGCTCACGACCGGCGGATGGATCCTATGAACCGTCGCAGTATTCCACTCAGACATCAAAGTGTGTCTCCTAGATTGGTATCGAATGTCACGACCTCGGCCTTACCTCGCGTGACCGTGAAGCCCTTCGATTGAAGGGTCCGCGTCACCTCGCGAATAGCTTCGATAGCCTCTTCGCTTGTGGGGCGTCGCGTGGTGAGGATCAGGTCGTCCTGGTGCTCCTCGCCCGAGGTATCCATACCAAGCCGAGCCCCCCACCAACCATCACCCTTCGCGGCGAGCAGTGAGCCGCCAGCCGGGTCATGCCTTACAATCACGTGGCATTCGACGTAGTGCGCGTTCACGCCTATTCCCCGTGGTCCGGTCGAGTTTTCCTCTAGACGCCCGACCGCGTCGATCACCAGTGCTGAGTACTGGAGTCGCAAGTAAGATCCGCCGCCCTCACACGACATGCAGGCTTTATCGAGTGCATAAGGGTTGCAGCGCTCGCACTTCCGCCAGATAGCCTCCAGGTAAGGCCTGCGCTCGTTCTCAGAGAGCGCCTTCAGATCGGCTCTAAAGACTGGTCCGGGCGGATTCATGAGGTTATCTCCATCACCAATGATGAGTGCTTGCGCCGAAGACCTTCAAGGATCTCGCCAACGGTCCATCGATACTCGCCATTCTCGTAGACTGCCATCCCACGATGGATAGCCTGGTGGTGTGTCGGACAGAGGAAGATCTCTGGGCTGTTCTTGTCGCTACCGCTCTTAGTGAAAACAATATGGTGAACATCGATGCAGATGTGCTCAGGACACGGCTCACCCGAAACAAGGCGACCTTGGCACTGCTGGTAGTCGCTCAGCAATCGCTTGTAAAATTCCGTCTCTACTCGCTTGTAGTGGATCTCGCTGTGGTTTCTGCTATCCCCGTTGCGGTCGCACCACCACAGATTCCCACTATCGCGGTTCGGAACGAGAACAAGCTCGTTGCACTCGGGCAAGCAGCACGGCAAGAACTCGCCGGGTCCACCCCTCGCGTTGTAGCGCTTGATGTGTTTCCGACAGCACGCCAGCTTAGTTGACTTGAACGGAAACATCACGTCGCACTCGACCAGGATGCACTTGACCATCGTCTTGTAGACATCGGTCTCCTGGGACAGCCACCGATAGACGTTGGTGTAGGAAGTTCCGTAGCGCTCTCCGATCGACTCAAGCGTCTCCCTCGACAACGCCCTACGAATGACGTCCTCGCGGTGCTCGTTGAGGACGCTGTATCCCTTGGTCGTGACCCACGTGCCAGGCTTTCTACCCATCGCTCGTCTCCATCAGTGGAGACGATACCAGTCCTAGCTACGAGCATCAAGGCTTTGATGTGCTGCTGTCAGCTAACACCTTTTGACGTAAGTCCTTATCTAGTGCAATTCGTCCCATGTACGCCCCGCACGCGCGTCTGCGGTGAAAGGCACCCTCATTCCGGTCGCGACGCTCTCCATCGAGGTTTTCACCAATCCGCAGAGCTCCTCTTTCATGGCACGGGGCCCTTGGAAGATGAGTTCGTCGTGGACCTGAATCATGAACCGGAACTTGGCCCACAACTTCGACTCGGCGGGCCGCGAGTTGGCGACCTTATCGTTCCGGGCGTCGTAGAGCTTGATCATCGCCAACTTGATCAGATCCTGGCAGCTGTTGTGGGTGAAGAACCCCGCCGCGATGTAGGCATGATTGTCACCGTGAATCTCGATGTCATAGGTCGGTGACGATCCTACATGCTCGACCGAAACCACCTTGTCCCACCCATATCCCAGCACCTCCTTGGGACCGGGCTCATCAATGTAGTCGAGAACGGCCTCAATCATGTTCTCGCCTGCGTTTCCTGTCCTGGCATGTCCGATGTAGGTCTGGATTCTACGGCGCATCCTTCGATCATCAAACGCTGTAGATGATCCCTGCCGCGAAGCGAGCGCAGGCGCTCTGGAGGCCAGCTCGGCCACAGCCGACACAAACGACCTAGGCAGCTCCCGCCTTGGAGCACGGGTCGCAATAAGCTGGAGAGCGCCCGCCAGGGTGGCCGCCTTCCTTGGGTGGCGAAGAGGGACCCACCTGTTGAAGGCCTGAAATCCACGATATGAGACATCAAGTCGATACTGCTTGGTCATCCCTCTCTTCTTGCCCGTTCGCGCCACGTCGAGCTCGCGGATCGCGCAATCAATCCCGAGAGAACTGGCGAGTTTCCACGCACCTTCAACAAGCTCGCGAACGCGAGAAGAGTAGTTGATGGTCAGGGATGTATAGGTCTTCTGCTTGTAGCTGAGAACCGACCCGTCAGTGTCGATCAGACCGGCGAGCACAGCGCCTCGCAGTTCGGGACTGGCTGTGTAAGCCCACTTCGGGATCCTCTTAGCCTGCTTAGAAACGCAGTCCAACCCGAGGATCATCAGGTTTGAACGAGCGCGACTACTGTTACAAACCAGGTCCCTGACCTTTCCTCCGCGATTCGTATTCCTAAGTCCCCAGCGGAGCTTCTTGCGCGCTGTCTCGCCCTGCGACCTCAAAACCGACTCTTCTAGAGATTCAGGCCAGCCTGGATCTCTTGCCGATGCCGCCAGGGTAAACCCTTGGGATGACCCGTAGTAACCGTCACCGATGAGTGCACCGACCAAATATGCATCGTCGACGGACGCCCCATGATCGTCATCACCGCCTGCCGCCAGCACATCGTGCGTGGCTAGCATATCGCCCGAGTCGAGCTCCGACGTCTTGGTCCACACCATTCGCAAGCCATCCATGGTCGCGAACCTGTGATCTGCAGAACAGGTGATGGTCCTGCCGCTCGACAGCGTTACCTTAAACACGTCTTTCACGCCGGAGTCGATGACGTCGTAGTCACTGGTGAATTTCTCGCCGTCGAAAATCGGCAGCCTGTCCGTCGCGAGGTCCTCGATGCTCACGTAGCCCTGCTCTGTGAGAACAGGAGTAGATGGAGTCACACACCCGCTGACGCGGAACTGGATCGCCTTAGTACCTGCGACGTAGTCATTCTTCTGCCAGTCGGTATCAAGCCGGCGCCGACGTCGCGCAATGTTGTAGGCGATGTAGTTGTCTTTGACGAGCTGGTTGATGGTCCGCTCATGCCAAGAGGCGATTCCAGGGTAGGCCTGATGCCAGAGCTCGATCAGCCGCTGGCCGTAACCGATCTGCGGGTTACCGTCCTCATCGAACAGACCTGCATAGATGCAGAACTTGGGTGCTCCCATGCGGTAAAGCAGCCCGAAGTTGCTGTCCAATACAGCAACACTGTTGCAAATCATCGCAGTTCGTTCGGGCTCGTAAACGTCGAACACTGGGGCCTCCCCAGCATCGGTCACGCTGCGAACTTTTGCGGTCCAAATTCCAGCGTCTCGATATGCCTTGATCTCGTCCGGTAGCACGTCCTCTAGTAGCTCCAGTCGAGTATCGCCAAATCGAACTGGGCTCTTCTTGCGGCGGATCACCTCGCGCAGCTTGTCTTTCCTCTTACGCTTGGTCTTGTCGTAGATCGATTCCAGTAGGACCTCTACGCCATCCAAGAACCGGTTGGCGTAATCAGCGCTCTGTGGGGCCATGGCCTCCAGGAGCTTGTCAGACTTCTCAGTTGACACGAATCCGACGCGTTCAGCGAACCGCTCGATATCGCGCTGTCGTCTGACCGTCCAGCACCAGTAAGGTTGCTCTCCCTTTAGGGTGGGCCGCATTTCACTATGGATAAACCCGAGGATGTCGATGTTCATCATCTCGGCGTGGATTTGACGAATTAGCTTCTCGGACTTGCTGGTATAGACGATCGCAAAGCTATTTCTCGCCTTTCCAACCGCCTTTACAGTACCGTCGCCCTCGAACAGAGCCCGGAAGAACTCGCGCTTCAGCGACCACGGTGCACTCCTCACACACCTCGGAATGTCCTTCTCACCAGAGCAGGATTTGAACCCGAGATGGGCCATCCACAAATTCAGCTTCTTTGAGGCTACTGTATAGTGCGTAGCCTCCTTATCCAGTGGATGATGTTCAGTGATGGTCCTATCGTTTACCACCAACCTCCAACAGCCGATGAAATCCTCGACCATCTCTACTGAGCAGTCACCAAACCCGAAGGGCATCTGATAGTAACCGCGAGACTCATCAGTTACCATCCGCCCCTCGGACACGAAGTAGCCGAAAAACCGAGCAACCTCTGGCGTCATCTCGGTCGGAAGATCAATATCCTTGAGCGCATTCCCTCCGACCACATCAATCGATGGTAGGGCCACGTCCTTTCCGTGAACATCACGACCGGTCATGATCAGGCATGGGTCATCGGGCCGCAGATCAGCAGCCATCACTCGTTCGACCTTTCCGCCTCGCATCACAAAGAATTCGTGGTCCGGCGTGGCCGTGAGCTTGATCCCGTATTCGAGGTTCACATCGACGACGGAACGAACTCCAGGGCTCCAGGTCGAGTCGGTGTAGCGAATCTGACCATCGTCAGACATGATCCCGATACGCTTCTTGAACCTGTCCGGCTCGGTCACCACCTCGCCCATCTCAAGCAGCCCGTGCTCTGTAAGGAGCATGGCGTCAGCGGTCACGCAGTTCTTTGCCAACGGATTACGCTTAACTTGGACGTCCTCTGCAGTTCGTTGGTGAAGGTCGACGTGTCGGCAGCGCTTCTGATGCTCGATGTTTGACAGGCCGCACCCGGGACAAAGCGCCGGGTTGCTGTCGGTGTCCGGCAACCACCCCTCAGGCTGCCACGTGTGGCCGCACTCGTTGCAGGACCAGTTCAGGTAGCGATCGCATGCTGCGCCGTCCTTGTTCCTGCAATGACCGGTGTTCAAGAACACCTCGATCATGTTGAGCTCGTTTGCCAGGTGGGCTGCCATCCGCAACTCCATCTGCGATTGGCCGCTCACCAACCCATTCTCTAGGACATACGTGTGTGTCCCCTCGACGGTGATCTGCCAAACCTCCCGCGAACCCACCGGAGTAATCGACACGATTCGATGATTGTCTGATTTCGCGCGGCCTCGATTTGCGCAGGACCTACCGCAGAACCTTGCTGCGCTCTTCGTAGGCAGGAAATCCTGGTTACATGTTAAGCACGCTTTAGTCCCTGGCTTACCAGACGTAAAACACTCGCGGGAGCAGAACCGAGTCTTTTTTCCGTCACTTCTGTAATAGACCACCCCGCACCGGGCGCAGGTCAGGTCACAGCCGTTCTCGCGTGACTTGTGATAGCACGCTCTGCTACAGAACTTACCGTCTGCAGAAGGTGGTTGGTAAAACGCACTGCCGCAGGAAGCGCAGTTAGTCACGGCTCCCTTCAGGTTCCCGTGATTTGGGTTTCCGTCTGCTTTATAGGATCGACGGTTCTTCCTCTGGCCTTCGACTAATTGCTGCTTCTTTCGCCGGCGCTGAGATAGGGTGGCCGCGTCCCACCAGCGCTGAGCCCCCTGCCCCCTGTTCTCTCGGCTGGGCAACCACCGCAGATTAGCACCTCTGTTATCAAAGGTGTCTCCGTTGATGTGGTCGGCATCGTGGCCCTCAGGACGTTCCCCGTGAAAGTGCTCAGCGAGTACGATGTGCTGAAACGCAGCAACCCCGCGAACCGCCCACATCTTATATCTACCTAGCTGTGTCTCGCGCACGTGAGCCAAGCGATCCCCTGGATTCAAGTACTTGGTCTCAACGAGACGTCCTCCGTATGTCATCCATTTATGATCCTCGGTACAAATCACCGATGACCCGTCTTCTAGAACCAGTTCTACGCACGGAGCAATACCGACCTTGCCACCGGCAACCACTGGTCGAATCTCTAGACTTCTCCCATCGGCAGATGACAACACCGGAGTCTCTGTAGCTGCTACCTCTTCAATCGGCATGACCCCATTGACGGTGACAATCGGGGTCCCAGCGACCAAACAGTAGTCGGCGTCTATCAGGCATAGCTGAGATCGTTCCTCGTCGTAATCGTTCTCTAGATGGGCGCAGAATGCCTTTCGGATCAGATCCTTGTCCCGTGGTTGGTTCATAAGATTCACGGGGTCCGCCGAGTTGTGATTGACGAACCCTTGAGCCAGGTAGCTGTGGTCACCCTCTACGGTGATGTCCCAGACATCTTCGACGCTGACTGGAGTGATGCTGGTAACTCGTGCCCAAGTTCGGACGCGATTCTCTTGATCACCGTAGGGAGGGCCTTGTCGATCTGCTTCGTAGTGAACCTCACCACTCGGTAGCCAAGTTCCTTCGCCTTCTTCGCCTTCCGACGATCCCTGGCCTTGGTCTTCTCGCACTTCCGGTGAAACTCGCCATCGACCTCGACCAGTAGTTTCTTTTCTGGCCAAGCGAAGTCCGCTTGCCAGTTCTTGAAGAAACAGAACAGACGCCGATGCGGGATTCCAGCCGCCGTCAAAGCTCGTGAGAGTCTCATCTCCCGACGATTGGCAGAAAAGGTTAGATGGGACTTCTCGATCTCCCCGCGCTCGATCAGAGCCTGCATGAACGATCCGCTCTGCTTGACCGCACTCGCTAGAGACATCAGTCTCTGATACGCCTCTACCAGGGAGGCAAACGCCTTGGCCGGGTCGGTCGACAGCTTCGATACTTGTGGACATAGCGCCGCAAGAGCTTTGTACTCGGTATCCGTGAGCCTGCTGATCCAGGACATCGTTCCGTGAGTGTGCGCTGAAATCCCGTGATGTCGCATGTCCATCAGGACAATGGATTCCCCCACCCCAAGCTGATCTGCGATCTCGACCGCCGACAGACCCCTGGACACCTCGGTCTCCAAAAGATTCTTGGGGAAGAACGCCTCCTCGTTCCTCTTGGATGCGCTCAGGAGCCTGCCGTGCTTCACTGCCAGGTCGTCGGAGAACTGCTTGTAGGTCTTGACCGCCCTGATCAGGGCCTGATGAGATACGCCGAAGGCTACCTTGGCCTGCTCTTGCGTCAGATTGCTGTCGACGAAGATCCTCTTGAACGACGCCTTCGAGAGTATGAATCCCTTCGAGCGATCTCGGCGAACCCATGTCGGCTCGTCGGGAAGGATGTCCTCCAAGTCCGGGAGCTTGGTAGGGTTCCCCCGAAACAGTTCGGGGAACTCCCATCCGTACACTGCCTTGCAGGTCAAGCTGATCCCATCCGACAGCCCGTACAACTTGGCCTTCTTGTAGACCGGCCTCGGGTCCTCGGCGTAGACCCTGATGAACGAGGGTCGATCTAGCACCCAACGTCGTTGCCTGACGGGCCGCCTTAGTCTCACATACCTCGGCTCGAAGCAGCCGGTCCCCTCGTTCGAGGTCCTTGAGATCACGCCACCCATTGTTGGTGAGGAATCTGTGGTCCCTTGTGCATCTGATTCGATTTCCGTCATCGGTCACCACCTCGAACATCAGGTCTGGGCCCTTGTTGAACAGGTTCAACACTCGCCCCTCCCGACCCTCATGGGTGATGATCATAACATCAGTTCCTGCAAACCGACCAAGTTCTGAGATTCTGACTGAACGACGGAAGTTCTCTCCTCTCAATCGGATAGAGAGCTTTGATGTCCCAGAAATGCAGCTGAGGCGACCAATGACGGTCCCCGTCTGTCTAAACCGAGCGTAGATCCGACCCTTGTTGTCTGGATCGTTGGCGAGCGAAATCAACTTCTTGCAGAAGCTGCTGTCGATAACGCTGAGCGAACGATACTTCAGCAGCTTGCCGACCAGTGGAAACTGATCCTTGCGGTGTTTGATGGCCTTGTCGCCGGTACCGTACTGTTCGAGCTCCTCGTTGTAGTCGACACCTTTGGTGGGTAGCCCCAGCCCACCCTTCTCTGGCGGGTTGTAGAGGAAGTCGGACACCTGCTTAGGCGAGCGCAGATTGGGGACCCAGCCAACAGTCTCCTTGAACTCGTTCAGGATCTCCTGCTGCTCTTTGTTGATCCGCTCCTGAACAGTGACCAGCCACTCCCAATCAATAAAGCAACCAGTGATCTCCATCTCCATGAGGATCCGCTGGATCTTCATCTCGATCTTCCAGTAGATCTTCTCCAGGTCGGAGTAGACGCCGGGCGTGTCGTCTAGTGGTGAGCACCACTCGCCCTTGTGCTTGCGCGGAGGGTCCTGCTTCCGCATGGAGTTTATGGCCCATTTCCAGAGCCGATAGGTCCAGGCACAGTCGTCGGCAGCGTAAACGCCCAGAGGCTTCTTGTTCGCGAAGCCGAAGGTGGCTTGGCCCCCAAAGGCTTCACTGTAGGTGGTCATCTTGTGGCCGAAGACCTGATCGACTCGTGGCTTCAGACCATAGCGCCTCAGCCGTTCGTCCGCGATGTAGTCCGCGAGCATGCTGTCAGCGATGACGTTGTTGACGATCAACGGCTCGTCGAGACCGCTCTTTAGGTAGAGGAAGGCGTCGTCGAAGATACCGTTGTGGCGGACCGCAATGATGTGCTTGAGGTCCCACAACTCTCGAAGCTGAAGCATGGTGGAGCGCTGATCAACCGGTTCACGAAGCGCACGCACTTCGCCATCAACCGTGTGCTCCATCGTTCCGTCCGTAAACGGAAACCAGGCGCGAACTGGTCGCTGCGATGGATTCTTTTCGTTTGGGACGTAGAAGGCTACACCCTCTATACGATCCTTACGGGGCGACAGCCCTGTTGTTTCCAGGTCGTATGAAAAGACGCCTTCTTCTTCGGCGCGCTCAATCAGATACGGGACGGAGACATCGCAAGTATCGGTAGGGTCCCAGGAGTTACCTTCTTGGTTGGGCTTAACTTTAGCTTTGGACCTAGCCACCAACACCTCCCGGCTCTAGCTCTTTTACCCGACTCGGCTACAAACAGAAACAGCGCGGCATAAGCCGCGCTGTTTCTGTCGTAAAAGGCCGAGACTTAGTAGTTGATCTCGGCCTCAGAGGCCGCGCCGGCTGCGCTGGCAACGGCGGCGCTCGCGTCACCCGAGTCGTCGTCATCACCGCCCTTGATAGCGGAGCCATCGCTGCGAATGTCCTCAGCGACCTTGGTCAGCTGAGCGTGGCTCTTCGGCTTGAGCACGATGTCGTAGTTGATCGGCTGGATGAACCGCTCGACCGGCATGCCGTACTCGGCGGCCCGCTTCTCGAACTCAGCCTTCATCTGCTCGTCGTCGAGCTTCTGCGTGAAGTACCAGACGTCGCCGATCCGAGGCGAGTCCTTGTACGAGACGACCTCACGCCCATCCTTCATCTCCTTCAGCGGCTCGGAACGAGTGACCTCGAAGAGCGAACCACGGAACCCCTGAGCACGATCACCGTTGGCGTTCATGCGCTGAGTCCAGGTGTTGGTGATCAGGATCAGCCGACGTAGATCGGTGTAGGTCACCGAGCTCTTCTTGCCGTCCTTGGTCCGCTCGAAGGTGTACTTGTTCCGGTCGATGCCGGTCAACACGACGTACCAGCTCGGATCCTTGTTCAGAACCTCACAGACAGGGCAGGGACGCGGATCCGCAGCCGTCTTCGGGCACACGACGATGTTGTCCTTCGTGCCACGGAGGTTGAACATGTGGATGTTGACGCTGTAGGCGTCATCGGTACTGGCGATGTCGTCCAGTGTGAGGATCGGCTGATTCTTGGTGCCAGGCCGGAGCTTCAGCGCCTTGACCTGCTTCAGCTGGGGTCCATTGCTCCCCGTGATGGATTCGGACAGGTAGTAGAGCGCCTGTTCGTTGTTGCCTCGACCACCACCACGCTTCGGTGGTGGACCTCCTGCTCCACGATGTGCCATGATGATCTTATCCTTTCTGCCTGTCCCTCTGGGACCTCGGCTGGTTTACCGGCATCAAAACGACATCGGCTGATCAGGGTTATACCCGAATAACCTGACGCTCTTGCAGGACTTTCTTTAGCAGGTCGTAGAACGTAGAGAGGAGCCCACTTACGTCCTGTACAACCACGGTGTTATCGTAGAAGCGCTTCACATCATCACCCCCAACGCCAATACCGAAAACGGTGATTCCAGCAGACTCGATTCGGCTAATCGAAGTTCGAAGATGAGCGGCCAGAACCTCATTGTTCTCTGGTTCTGAAGCCGGTGTCCCGTCTGAGAACACCATGAGAACGGGTCGATCGCCGTGGTTGGGCTTGGAGAGCATTCGCTTTGCGGCCCACAACACAGCCTCACCATCAATGTTCTCGGAGCAATGCTCGAAGAGCGCAAGTGATAGAAAGTTCGCTCGACAGCTTCGGAACGGCCTGTTGTACGGCTTGATGACTAGGTGACTGAGTGCTCGCAGCCGATCAAACTCGGGCGCCGGAGCAGGAGTCCGCTTGGACGTCGTGAACGCGAGCACCTCGTTGGGGACCCCAATGGCGTCCAAGGTGGATGAGACAGCGGCGGCAGCCTGGGCCGCAACAAACAACCTGGTTCGGAAGACCAGCGGTTCTCCTGGAGTGGCCGGGTCTCGTGCTGGCCTCGTCATAGACGCCGAACAGTCAACGAGGATCGTCACAATGGACCGATTGGACAATGTCGGTCGGCTTCTTTTGTGAATCCGGTCATCGCCAACCCCGTACCGCCACAACCTTCGGTCGTCTAGCCGTCCTCGGCGCTGAAACCGCTCAACACCGAGCCCAGTAGACCGGAATTGCATCATCAGACGACGACGAAGAATTGGTGCCGTCTTCCGAACCCCATCGAAGAACACCCCATATAGATTGTCGATGGGGAATGATGGCCGGCGAATCATGTCCGATCTGTCTTTATCTGTCTTAGCCCGGTAGGAGCCCGGCGTCTCACCTCGGCTGATCTGTTGTATGGACTGCTTACGCTCGGTGGCCGGGCTCACGACGAACTCGTCGAGCTCCCTGGCCGCCGCGTTTTCGATAGCTTCCCGTGACTTAGCCCGAGACTTCTTGATCGGCTCCCAGCACCAGGTGTCTGCGACTTGTTTCGCAATCTTGACCACATCCATCGTCGATTTAGTGGCTTGAGCCGCCGTCGCGATCTCACCGATCTCATCAAAGTAGGAGGATAGGTCTCCTCCCAGTTGTGTAATAGCGTCGGCCGGGTTGTAGCCATAGGCTACGAGGCTCAGGGCGCACAGCGCGCGCGACCGCCTGTTTAGCTCATCGTCCGACTTGTTCTCGGCAATCCGGGCCACCGCTCGACGATTCGATCGTTCGAGGTTCTCCCCACAACCAAGCCACTCGTTGCTGACGAGCCGCTCGATGCGCCCATCCTCGATAGCGTCAACTATCTTGCGGACCAGCTTGCGCTTGACCGACGAAAGTGCGCCCGGATCGGTATGCAGGATGTGCCCCAGCTCGTGATCGCAATCACTGCGCAGGTCCTCGATCGCTTCATCAGATAGCTGATCTGGAACGGGCCGCAAGTGAATGACCCTGTTAGTCAGGTCAGCCCACGGGGCGTCGGCATCGAATAAAACGGTTACATCAGTCCCGGACAACGTAGACGCAACAACCTCCTGCGCCGACATTAGGTGACCAGGATTGATCGCGCGGTTCACCAGGTGTCCTCGTCCCCCCAGAAATCCCAATCGACCGTTGTGTGTACCGTCTTCTGGTTGTTACAGAGCTGGTCTGCCTCGTTGTTGTAAGTGGTGAAGTCGGAGTGATCCTTCTGGTGACCGCCGTGATGGATAAACTTGATCGATGTGAACTTCCGCTCATCGATGACCCGCCGAATCTCAGCAAGTGCGTCGGCTACATTATCGCTGTTCACGCGCCAGGCACCGGCCAGCCACGCTCCTGTGCCGATGTAGTCGTGGACTACGACAAGCGGGCGCTCTGGGTTCACGACGCTCAGCCCGATCAGCAGCGACCAAAGTTCGGGTCCGATGTTCGCGCTCTTCGCGTCACGGTGCTCAGCGATACGCGTGATCGTCTTGGCGAACGGGTCAAGGATCACCGCCGCATGCCAGCCGCTGGAGCTTCCGTCGATGAACATCCAGATGTTCGAGTGATCGAGCTTGCGATCCGCACGGAGCCGAAGCCAGTTTGTCTTGTATTTGACCTTCGCGGCCTTTTCGCTAGTGGTCTCTACGAACTTGATGATCATTCTGGGCCGCCGAGGTCTTTGAGCTTCCTCTTGATCGCCTGCTTCTTGGCAGCGCTCAGCCGGTCGATGAACAGGGTGCCGTCGAACATCATCTGGCCTCTTTTACCCGTCGAATGGCGTCACCGATGATCAGCATCTCATCAGGGGTGAATCGGTCACCCCTGGCGATGTTGCATTCAACACAACAACTAACTACATTATCCGATTCGTAACCACGCTTGTTATCTAGGCGATCGAGGCCGATGCCGGCTTCCACATTGTTCGTCAACTTGCAGTAGTAGCACGGCGCTTGAACCAGCTCTTCGTATAGGTCTCGCTTCAATGCCCACTTTCTACCGGACCGCTGAGCGTTAGCTCTGACATAGTTAAATCGTCCACCACCACGCTTTGTCTTAGCAGCGGACTTTCTCTGCGACTCGCGTCGAGCTTCAGCGGACGCTTCCAGATAGTAGGAACCCTTTTCACTCTTGAGGTATCGCACTACCCCTCGTTTGTTTCTTTCGAGGTGATCCTTACACCTTGTCTTTCCCTCGACAGCAGCGGTATTACAGTCGTAGCAGATGCCTGATGCCCGACGTGCTCCTCGCGCGTCGACGTAGCGTTTGTGATAGGCGCGATGGTAGTCAAGGTGCTCTTGGCACCGTGCGTATCCGGAAACAGGTGGGCTTGTACAGTCCCTGCAGCGCTTCCGTCTACTCGTTCTTCCCTTCGCCATGCTTTCTCCTCAGTCTGCGCAGCTTGCCTTTGATGGCATGCTTTCGAGCTGGAGAGAGCCTATCGATAAAGAGTGTACCCATCAAGTGATCGTATTCGTGCAGAAAGCACCGAGCGGGTAGCCCATCAAGCGAAAATTCGTTTGTCTCTCCGTCCGTGTTCATGCAGCGGATCTTGATTTCCCTTGGACGAACCACCTTTCCGGATATGCCCGGCACCGAGAGACATGCCTCGTAGGCCTCGTTCGTGGACTTAGACCTTTCGATGATCTCAGGGTTCAGAAAAATCAGTCCGTCTCGTCTTTGACCGGAGAGGTTTATTGCCAAGACCCGAGCGTGCCACGCAACCTGTGGCGCAGCCAGCCCAATACCTTTGGCCTCGTGCATGAGGTCCATAAGCGCGAGGCACTTTCGCCGGATGTCGTCTGTTATCTCCGTTACGGGCTGGGACTTGATCCTCAGGCGCCTATCTGGGTAAGTGAGGATCTCCCACTCGTTACCACCCACAGCTGGGTCGCTCGTGTCGGTCATTGCTTCCTTGCCGATGTGCCGTAGATCCGGTTCACGAAATCATCGATGTTCTGGAGATCCGAACTCGTCGCTCGGTTCTGAACCGCAAACCTCCAGGCATCCTCAGGAGTAAACCCGGCCGCCACGTTGGAAGCAACGGCCAGAGTACGGCGCATTGTCATGCAGAGCATGATCTTGTCGTTAGCGAACGCTCGTCGCAGCTCCGTGGCCGCCTTGATTATCAAGGCGGCTTTAGCCTTGGGCAGGCCTGTTCGCCTACACAGGATGAGCTGCTCGGTCTCGTGCGGGAGGTAGTCGACCTTGATGTAGTTCGGCCAACGATCGAGGAAGGCCTCGTCCTGGAACGCCCGGCCGTGGTGGATACCACGATCATCGCCACGTCCCTCGGTGTTCTGTGTTCCTACAGCTCGGAAGTTCCTATGAGGTACGATCACGCCCTCATACCCCATTCGAGCGATCCGCATGTCCTTACGGTCCAGGGCCCGATAGAGGGAGTAGCATGCCTCTGCTGGGGCCGCGTCAACTTCGTCGAGGAGAAGCCCGTAGCCCTTGCCGACAGCCTCGGCGCAGGATGATGGGGTGAACACCGTATTGCCATCGACCAGATCGATGGCCCCCTCGAAATCGTCGGCGGACATCGAAGGAGTGCAGGAGACGATCTCCAGTCGTTGATCCCTCTTAGAAAAGAGACGTTCGACAGCCTCGGTTTTCCCAGACCCAGAGGGTCCTATCAGGAGAACCGGTAACCCGCGCGCCACGAACGATTCCATATGGGGAAACCATTCCGGCTCTACATAGAAGCTCGGATCAACGACCCCTTCAGTCTCGGCGGGTAAAGCGCCAGGGATGGGCGAGAACGTCTGCCGATTGAGCGAGCCGTCTGCGGCAACGTAGAACGCGACCCCGCGCCGGGCCGCAGCCCTCACGAAGTATGGATGAATGATCAGTCCGGCCAGATCGGCAATCGAGAGGAGCCGAACAGCATCCTCAGGAGAGATCGTGGACTTTCCATGATTGAGCAGCTTCGAGACGAGCTCGTTGCAGTGATCCGGGTCCAGTACGGACTCCGCGTTCCTGCGAACAAGTTCGTTGAGCACGCCGAACGGTGATGTGGCGAGACCAGCTAGACCCTCAGAGTCAGCCGTAAGCTGCTCCAGCAGATTGGTCGCCGGTCGTGCTCGGCTCTTAGACATTCAATTCTCCGTACAGCTCATCCGCCGTAACTACTTATACCTGTAGCTGCAATCGATAGTTACGCTCGTAGGCATGGGAAGGCGCAAGCGGCCGATCTTCGAATTCACCATCTTGGATGCGATCCGACTCGCTGTATTGCCGGAAAAACACAGAACTTCCGCAATGGCCGCCCTGCTGATAACCATCGAAATCGACATCCCTGTTCCGGTGGTGGGAGCGCGGCAGCTGGCCGCCTTTCTCACAACGACGCTCGACGATGCGAACGAGATGGTCTTGGACATCCTCGCAGAAGTCAGGCGTCAGCTCGACATCAGGATGGACCGTGCAGACAGCAGACTCCGGCTGAAAGCGGCGCTGGCCATGGGGTCTCAGGTTTCGGTTGCAGAGCGTGTCAACAAGATAGGACCGCGCATTTTCGGACCATCGGACACCTGGACATCAATCGGTCGCGTATCGTCTAAGGTTGAAAGACCAACCTTCAATTGGATGCATCGGGTGAACCACTGCTTGGTAGCAGGAGTCGATGCCTCCATAGGTGCCGACTTGGTTACCGGTTTCGTCTACATGGCTCACCGAGGGGGCCCGTGTAGATTCGGCCGGCTGCCTCGTCAGGTGAAAACCATAGATGAACTGTGTCTCGTGCTCGGGCTTCACCCTCGACTGCTGGGGACGAAGCAAGTCAGGGTCGATTGGGCGCACCGGGCGTTCATCGTCGCCGAAACTAACCGTCTGCCGTGGGTTTATCCTTAGGGTATAACTGGAAGACAGTATGAGCCTTAGAGACGATCTTCCAAAGCGGTCCATCACCAATGCGTTCCTGATTTGGCGTGTTCCTCGGACCATGCCGATCGAGCTGTCGATGTTGCTGAAGAACATCGCTGAGGACATTGAGACTGCGAGCGAGGAGTGTAACTTCGACTATGCGTTCTTCTCGCGTCGCGAGAAGCCGGAGAGGTCCATCAAGTTCCTGCTTCAGCGAAACCTCCTGACGAGAGAGGGAGGCCTGATCTCTCGCAACGCAAGAACGAAGCGCTACGTGGACCGACTTCCCGCTGGCGTCGTCAAGCTCGTCGACAGGCTCCCGATCGGAGACCCGCTAACGCTACTTGCCGGGGCGGGCGACGAGTGACGGAGCTGAGTGTCTGCGAGCGCCACCTTCTGATGAAGGCAATGATCGTGCGACGAGTGCCGAACGTGGTTTGGATAAAAAGCCAGTTGCTGATGGAGGCGCTTCAGGCCGACTACGAGTTGGTCCGGTCTAAAACTCCAGAGTATTACTACGCAGAGTGGAACTGGTGGATAAGCCGTGAGGTTGATGAGTGCATTGAGCAGGAGTTGATCTCAGACGGCATCAACAAGAAGACAGGCAAAGGGCCCACGAACCACGGATTCACCAGAACAAGCTTGGGAAACACCTACCTCAGGACGCTAGAGCCTAGACTCGCTGAGGCCCTGGACTTTATGCCGATGTCGGATGTCGGTGTACTGGACTTCCTCAGCCTGATCTAGGACCGAACATCAATCTCCGCAGGTATAAGCTCGTGGGAGGTGAGCGTGACCGACTCCAAACCACGTAAGCACAGGCTTTTCATTGTTGGCGGCAAGGGCAGGAACGTGCCGCCGTGGCTCTCTGCAGCCTTCGACTACGAACAGTTCGAACAGGATCACGCGAAGACCAGAACGCTAGAGCCTAGCGTCCGACCAGACGCGGTGGTTGTTCTTAGCTCGTGGGTGGGTCATGAACACTTCTACGGGGCGCGAGACCTCGCGGGGAGGCTGAGCATCCCCATGATCCTCTCACCTGGAGGGTGGTCTACATCACTAAAGGCGGCTGCTGACCTTGGCATCGAATGGTTCATCAAGGACATCGAGCGGGCGCGCACATCCGGCGGACTACCAACCCCAACGGTCGAGGCGCTCGACGAGTTCGTCGACAACGCCTGGCGTGAGGCCTACAATCGAGAGTGGGCAGCCCGCGAGGCTCTCACCCAGCGTTACGCTAAGGAGCGTAAGCGATCAGAGCGCCTTGAGGCCGAGCTCACCAAGCTCAAGGTGACGGAGGCAGCCGCCCAACGTGTCATAGCCGAGATCCGCGCAGCGGCGGCCCTCCAGCGAGCTGAGATGGAGCGGCACAACGAAGAGGTCCAGCATCGCAGTGCCCGAGTAGCGGACGCGCTGGCCGAGCACATGAACACTATGAAGGAGCTATTCGAGTCGGTCGACGAGACTCACGCAATGCTAGTCAAAACTACATCACATGTGCACGGCGTGAGAAACGACGCTCAGAGGAAGATGGATTTCCTGAGGGCCGCACTCAAGGTCGCCGAAGAGGGCACCCCGTCTCGCATCGTAGCGACAGAGTCTCCTATATCTGCTTCCAATTTGGAGATGGGCTCGTAGAATACGAGCCCAGTGTCCGACCCCGGCGAACCTCCATACCTTCCTATCAGCTCAGCTATCTACTGCGGTGACGCTTTCAGGCTCATCAAGCAGGTGGAGCCAGGGTCTGTACGTCTGCTCTTAACGGACCCACCATACGAAATCAGCCAGGACAACAACCTACACACGATGGGCCGCCGGGGTATCGACTTCGGAACATGGGACCACGTGTTCGATCAGACCGGGTGGCTTGAGGACGCGGTACGCACCTTGATGAAGGGCGGGTCGTTGGTGGTCTTCAACGACTGGAAACTGCTCGGAATAATTGCGGCACACCTGCAGTCCCTCGGGATGGTGGTGAAGCGCCAACTTATATGGCGCAAATGTAATCCCATGCCACGCAACATCTTACGCGTTCCGGTTCAGGCTAGCGAGTTCGCTCTGTGGGCCGTGAAGCCAAAGGGTAGGTGGGTCTTCCACAAACGCCCAGACCGACCCTACGAGCGTGGCGAGTTCGACTACCCTGTAGTTCGTGGGTCGCCGCACCCGACGAAGAAACCTGATGGCCTGTTCCAAGACATCATTGAGATGTTCAGTGATGAGGGGGACCTTGTTCTGGACCCGTTCGCGGGTTCGGGCACAACGGCCGTCGCAGCTCAGCGCACGAGGAGACGCCACATCAGCTTCGAAAACGACCCTAACTACTACGACCTTGCTGTAGCAGCACTTGAAAAAGTGATTCCAGTCAAGCGGTAAACAGAGAATATGCAGGAGTGGTGACTGTGAGACACGGAGACCGACGGAAGACTCTTACTGCTCCAGAGTACGCAGCCTGGTCGGCCATGCGATCACGCTGTAGTGGCGTTGGTATTGGCGCATGGGAAGACGCATGATTCCCCCAGCAGCACACCTCACCGGGGGCACCACCGGTAAGTTCATCGTCGTCGAAGGCAACATCGGGCCTGTTGACGACGGTATGGCGTCAATGTTACCTTCTCGTCTTCGGAGGTGGCAGATGTCGCAAAGGCAGCGAAAGCCTTGGACCGAGGACCGTAAGCGCCAAGCGGTCGACCTCTACGAGACTGGCGTCTCAATGCATGCCGTGGCCAGAGCCATGGTCACGTCGGTGCGCCATGTTCATCGTGTGCTGAACGAGCGCGGTGTGGTCAGGTCGAAGTCAGACCTTTACCGAGGAGACGGAAACCCGGCCTGGAAAGACGGTAGGCGCGTCGTTGGCGGCTATGTCTACCTCTACAGACCCGAGAGTCCGATGGCGACAGAGGCCGGCTACGTGGCTGAGCATCGGCTAGTCGTATCTGAGTCTGTTGGTCGTCCTCTCAAGCGTGGTGAGGTCGTGCATCACAAGAATGGCGACAAGGCAGATAACCGACTGGAGAACTTGGAACTCTTTGCGTCGAACGCCGAGCATCTGCGTCACGAGCTAACGGGCCGGTGCCCGGAATGGACCGAAGACGGGAAGCGGCGCCTCCGAGAGGCGCGCAACAGAGGTCGGGGGTAGCAGCGATGCCGATTGACATACCCGCTGCTTGCTCACATCTGAGCGACGCGCAGCGAGGCGCTTTCATAGTCGTAGAAGGGAATGTGGGGGTTGGCAAAAGCTCGTTCAGCGAATCACTGACTCGGCTTCGCGGCGAAGGTGCGCAGCTGTTCCCCGAGCCAGTTGATCGGCCCGCCTTCCGTGTGCTCCTCGACCGCTACTACAAAGAACCCGCACGCTGGGGATTCACGTTCCAGATGTACGCGCTCAAGGAGCGGTTCAAGCAGCACACCCTCGCAGCGGAACTTGTAGCCCACGGGATCGACGTAGTCCAGGACAGGAGTATCTACGCTGACGGCTGCTTCGGTCGCCTCGTCCACCTCGACAAGAATATGACCGTAGAGGAGTGGGACATCTACGCTGAGACCTTCGGCGCGCTCAAGCGCTTTCTGCGCTACCCCGATCTACTTGTCTACCTACGGGCCGATCCGGAGATTTGCCATGATCGAACCAAACGGCGAGGACGCAAGGAGGAGTCGGGTGTCCCTCTCGATTACCTGAGACGCCTGCACGACGAACACGAAGCCCTGGTGGATGCCATGAGTCGCTTCACTCGTGTAGTCACCTTCGACTGGAACGAGTTCCAGGAGGCTGATCTGGTCAATGGGAAAATCGACGAGGCGCTCAACGAAGAAGTGCGGTTCATGCGTGATTTCACGCGACTGTAAGGCTGGAGGCACTGATGAACATCTTCTTACGTGGGGACCGGGCAGTCCCCATAATCATCGCCAAGAGGCTTATCCGAAAAGAACCGAAGATCACCAAAACCCGCCGATTCGTCGGGTTTAGGCAGGGGTTCGGTACCTTGGTCTACAAAGCGATCGAGGTCTTACAGGAGTGCTTCTGGGACGAGGAGCAGGATGTCGAGGACCTGGGCGAGAGCGAGGTTGTCCATTACGCCATCGACGTAATGGATGATCCCGGCTCAGGTGCTCCGGAGCTCGTGGTCACCAAACTCCACGGTAAGGCTCGTCCAGGGTGTGGCGTCTACTGTGAGGTGATAACCCCAGTCCTGGAGGACGATGATCGGTCTGATCATCCTTACGCCCCGAACTCGGAGTTGAGTGGGGCCAAGCTAGTCCAGCCCAAAAAGCAGAGGCCTGGTCACACGGGGCCGCTACCTCCGCCGCAGATCTAGCGATGGAGCTCATGCGTGTATGGTGCGGCCCATGAGCCACAGTCCAAGGCCGATCATCTATCCTGAGATGGGTCGAGAGCTCGCCTACTTCCTCGGCCTCTTCCTCGCAGACGGCTGTTTCGAGCGCCGAGGCCGGGACTACGATTACAGCACTGTTGCCATCTCTCTGCGCGAGTCGGATGGTTACATCCTTGATGAACTAGGTGAGTGGTTGAGCGGATACAAGCTGCGTCCTCGGCTGGGACAAATGAAGAGGGGTCCATCGGCATCAGCCGCAGCCGAGGATCGCAAAAGGTTGCGGTTACACTCAAAACTCTTTGTCGAGTACCTGACTTCAGAGCTCGGAATCCCAGTGCAGAACAAGGGCAAGCTTATGGGAATGCCGTCTCAGATCAACAATGAGATGGCTTCAGACTTCATTCGTGGGGTGTTCGACGGCGATGGTCACATCGCCTATCTTCCAAGTGGAAAGTTCTACGTATGTACTATGGGAGCGCTACTGCTACTGGAGGACATAGCGCGCAAGCTGGCCGAATTGACCAGTGTTAGGCTATTAAGGCCGACAAAGCACAATTCTGGGGATGTTCACATCCTGCACTATTACAGTCGCGCCGAAGCCCACGCCGTGTGCGAATTTCTCTACCAGGACCACCCGAGGTTCTTCATGGATCGAAAGCGCAATACCTGGCTGAGCTTTGTCGAGGAGAGATCATTGCCCATCAAGCGACCCGTTCGGTGGGATGACGATGAGACGGAAAGACTTATGGCGCTCAAGCAAGATCGCACGAGCCATGGGGTGATAGCCGAGGTCCTGGGTAGATCAACCGCGTCTGTGACACAGCGCCTCCACGCCCTGAGAAAGTCGGGAACCTATGCAGATGCTTAAAGTCTTCTGCGGTCCGATGTGCGCCGCCAAAACCACCGGGGCACTACACGCGGCACGGCGCTATGCCCGTCATGGGAAGCGCGTGGTCTTGATAAGACCGGCCGGTAGTCGCCGTGCTCACGAGGGCGATCCTGAGGCTCTGTCGACCAAGAATGGTGAGTCGTTTCCTAGCTTCGACGTAGAGCGGGTCGAGGACATCTTCGAGCGCTCACGGGGTGCAGACGTAGTCTGGCTCGACGAGCCGAACCACTTCAGGCACGAGTCTAGGTTATTGCACATCATCCCTGAGATAAGAAGGTCGTCCATTATCCTTGTCTCCGGTCTAGGGGCCACATCAGAGCTAGAGCCCTTTGGAAGCTCAATGCCGTTCTTTCTTGCTACGGCCGATGATGTGCAATGGAGGTCGGCAGACTGCGACCTCTGCCAAACCCACGGTACAGCGACAAGGAGCCTCTACATCGGAGAGGCTCCTAAGTCAGGTCAGTTGAAGGCCGGTGGAGCGGAGAGCTATAGACCCGTGTGTCCGAAGTGCTGGACGTCCGCAACGGCGCTCAGCCCATCAGAGCGATGGGCCGTGTTCGCCGCGTCCTAGTCCTCATCCTCGTCGTGGATCAGGCGATAGCCGATAGCCTTATCACCGACGCTCTCATCGGCGAGCCTGGCCTGACGGGCGCTCTGAATCGGAACTCCCTTGTTCCTCAAAGAGTTCACCTTCGTCGACACGTGGTCGGCTGCGGGTAGGGCACCCATTCGGACCAGCAGCTTCGGCGTAGTGAACATCGGCCACCGCTGGATGAGGATGTCCACGAACTGCTGCTCCTTCTCGGAGAGATCTCGTGTGGGCGTGAACGACCCGGGGTAGCCCTTCGCCTTGGCGGGGCCGGAGGCGTTGGTCCGCTGTGCGACCTTCTGCTTCTTGGCCGGAGGCTTCTTGGCCGGAGGCTTCTTGGTCGACTTCTTGGCGGCCACCGCCTCCTTCGGCTTCGCAACGGCGAACTGGTCCGCCTGCTTGTCCACCTGCTTGTCACGAGACACCACGACCAGTCGCTCCAGGTCGGCGCTGAACCCGTGGATCTCCGACTGCTGGTCGATGTAGTCCTCTAGTGTGCATAGGACGTCGAGCATCCTCGCCGCTCGGGCCGCCGCAGCGTCTGAGAGCTGCGCCGTCAGCTCGGCGATGACGGCCGCGCTCTCCTCATCCTCCGAGACGAACTGGCGAAGAGCCAGCAGGGTGTCACGAGTGCTCATGTACTTGTTCACGATTATTCCTCCGTGGGGGTTGGGGTGCCTGACAGGTCGTTTATACCCAAGGCCCAACACCTCCGAAGTGCGGCAATGACGCCTTCGCTCAAATCGTAACCGAGCGACCTCATTCCGCGACTGGAAGCCGCGTAGCACGTCGTTCCTCCGCCTACGAACGGGTCGAATACCGTTGATCCGGTCGGAATCCCGCTAACAGTTATGAGCTTTACGGCGAGCTCAAGAGGAAATTCGTGCCTGTGCATCTTCTTGGTCGTCGACCCAGTCGTCTCATACGGCAAGTACCAGATATCGCCAGGACAATGAACAGCATCAGATGCGCTTTTCCACCGCTTGATGTTCGTCTTGTCGGCGTAGGCGACGCCCACACCCTTGGCTTTTCTGTTGAGCGGAACGGCGCTCTTCTCGGGTTGCTTGATGAAGCAGATCACGTACTCCCAGCAGTAGTTGAGTAGGTGGTCTGAGTTGATCGGCTGGAAATGTCCCCGCGATACCACCTCAGTTCGCGCCTTGTTCCCACAGGACTCGCATTTCTCGACCCATCCGCCCACAGCGATGGACTTGACCCAGATGATCGTCTGGCCGGGCGCCAGTTGACCGCCTCCTCCAGCAAGGATCTCTCGTTGAACATCGAACGGTCTATCGAGCTTCTCCTTGATCTGCCCGAAGATCACGTAGGCGCGGCCGCCCGGCTTCAGGGTCCGGGCGAACACACCACCCAACTTACGCATAAGCTCATCGGTGTAGCCGTTCCTCTTGAAGTAGGGTGGACTGGTGATGATCAAGTCACAGCTGAGATCCTGAACCTCAGGACAGCCGTCTGCCACATCACCCACGTAGAATGAACCTTTAGCCACGGGAGCACCTCCGAGTTCTCATACTACAGGCCTACTCGCCGGAGTACAAGTCCGCACCCGACGATTCGTGTAGGATCCAGACAGGAGTAAGAGATGGGCAAAATTAGGAGCGGACTAGAGGCCGGACGTTACGCTTACAGCGCACACTCACTCCTACTATCGGGCGACATCGTAGAGGTGTTTATCGGCAGGTGGGAGACCACGTCCGAGACCTCTCGCGTCTTGAAGAAATACCCGATAGAGGAGACAGTTGATGAGGGTGAGGTGCTTTGCACGATCAAGCTCCGACGCCCCATCTCACTAGACGAGTATCGAGAGGTTCACCGACCAGAGATCAGACCGATGGTCCGCAGCGTCGGTGCGGACGTCTCGATGGTCATGCTTCCGGCCAATATGGTCTGCACCATCCCAGATTCCATGTAGGAGTTACGTATGAGCGATATGCCCGAGCCAACCCGCATCAAGGTGTCTTTCGGCGTCGACGTCGACATCAAGTTACTGAACGAAATCAAGGCGCGGCTTGAGAACCTACGTCCTGGGTCGGTGGACTACTGCGTGGAGTGGGACAGGCTCAAGGCCCACTACACCCTTTTCCAGTCACGGCTCGATGGGGAGTGCTCGGCCTACATGAACATCGCCAAGGAGCAAGCTCGTCAGCTATTCGGCCTCTCCGGGTAGAAGTAGAGGACTAAGGACGCACCCCTAGAAGGACGAACATGAGCGGTAACATCGGAGTGGAGATGACGGTCCTCCGTCCAGAGGGGCGAGATGACTTGATGAAAGGCATGGTTCTCAGGCGAATTCGAGATGGTGCACCCCTAACCCGTAGCCAGCTCGACGTCGCTATCGAGCAAGACATCATCGAGATCCAGCGCCAATGGCGTCAGTTCGACTTCGAGGCCTACACTGGTGTGGACCTGGATACCTTCTACAAGGCCATGATGGTCGGGATGCTCCTGAACGAGCGACAGGTCGACGAGAGCACCTCGGTTTACGAGCGCGGTCAGCTTGCAGGTGAGTTCGAGGCTGGTCTCTCTGACGATATGGAGTGGTTGATCGATTCGCTCCCAATGTCGACGCGTGGGTTCTTCGACAAGCTGAAGCAGAACCCGGAGCGCGAGATTTCTGCCCAGGAGTTCCTGGACAGTCTCGACAAGACGGTGGTCGAGGATCACCGCAACAAGCTCAAGGGCCCCGACATCTCCGACCACCAGCTTCGCGCCTAGGAGCTCTTGGTGTTCCAGGTAAACGACCGAGTCAGAAAGCGATTCTGCTTCGGAGGGACCTCGAAGCGCTTCAACCCTGAGGGTACCGTTGTCGGCATCAACGGTAGGTGGATCCACGTCTTGCACGACAAACCAGTGTACCCTCAGGGTATGGTAGCTGCTCAGCCAGATAGGTTCGACTATCTGGCTGAGGAGCTAGAGCACATCAATCCGCTGTTACGGATTGCCTTCGAGAACTAGTTGGCAAGAATCTTCATGAGGGCTCCCCACACACGCTCCTGCGCGTCCAGGTCCTCAAGGAAAATCGCCTCCATTTCCTTCTGTGTCTTGGCCTCCACGCCCATCAGCTCGTAGCCGGTGCCGGTCTCCTTCTTCTTGAGGAGCTCGTAGCGCTTCGCGTACTCCCACAACCAGATGGTGTTATCGGTGTCTCCGACGCGCCGACCGTGCCCAGCCCGCATCCAGTAGTGGAAGGTCCCGTAACGGCCTGGCGGACAGATGCCAGAATCGGTGACCTTGCACTCGATCTCGATGAAGTCGGAGGTGTCGTCCTCGCCGGGCTTCCACTTGCCTCCGAACTTCGTGACGTGGTCCTTGTAGCCACCCTTTCCGTCCGACAGAAGGTAGTGCTTCTGTCGCTTCTGGAACTTGATGTCACAGGCGCTGGTGTAGCCCTGACCGAGTCCACCCGGCATGACATCCGGGTTGCCGAACGCCGATGTCTTGTTGCGAATCTGGTTGATGCAGATGACGGTCGGCTTTCGGGTGCTGAGGATGTCTTTGCTCACCAGCGAGCAGACCCACTTGCGCATGGCTGAGTTGACCAGCATGGCGTTCCGCCCGATGGTCTTACCCTTCTCGGCGGCCTTCTGAAGCTCGTCGGCGCTGGTGATCTGTGCGATCGAGTCGATGATCACCAGCCCGATTCCGGCGTCGGACCGCAAAGCAGCGTCGGCGATGTCGACGACCTGCTCACCGCCTTTGGGTGAGACCATAGCAAGTCGCTCTGGGGCGATACCGTGGGCCTCAGCCCACGGCCGGTTATCCGAGATACGACCCTCGACATCCACGTAGAGACACTTGGCGTAGATGAACGGGCCCACGCACTTACACAGCAGACGGTGCTCGAAGCAGCGTCCGCAGTGGTTGGAGGTGAAGGCCTCGGCACAGTTCAGCGCCGACCCGGTTTTGGCACTCTTGGGCACTCCCCAGAACCGATAAAGGCGGCCTCTGCGGAGGCCTCCGTAGCACAGACGGTCGAGGACGAAGTTACCGGTCGACATGACCGGCGTGCCATCTACTGGTAGATCAGACGCCCTTTCGATGGAGCCAGGCCACCGCTCTTGGGCCGCAGTCATCCAGGCGTCGAACGGATCGGGTTCAACCTCGTCCTTCTTCTTGCGGCCCGCCTTCTTCTTGGTCTTCTTGACCTTTGCGGCCGGTTCGGTCTCACCATCCTCGTCAGCGTCGGGTTCGTCCGACTGATCAGACGAGTCATCTGCTGGCTCGTCTGCTGGTTCTTCGAAGGCCTCATCAGCTTCAACCGTGTCTATGGCGGCAGGAGCATCAGTGATCTTCTTGGAGGTTGATCGCTTCTTGGTTGTCTTCTTCTTCTTTTTAGCCATGGGTTCCTATCAGCGATTCGTAAGGGGTTAGATCGCGATGTCGTCCAGGGCCTTCTTGATGATCGGGATCTCGCGCATGACGCGCTCCTTCGCCATTCGATAGGCGAGCTCGATCGCGTCTGGGAGCTCCTCCTTGTAGCAAGGGAGGTAAACGCCTACCTCTACGCCCACAGACTGAAAGCTGCGAGATAGCTTGACAGGCACGCTGACGTGGGCGACGGCGGGTGTGGTGGCGAAGATCTGCACCTCAATGACTTGCTCAGTAGAGGCCGAGTCTTGGTCGACGCCATCAAGCTTCACGGTGCGCTGAACGACGACCTTGGTCTCGGCGGTTACAGGGACCATCGCAGCCTCAAGAGCTGCAGGATCCTTCGTAACCTCAGGTTCGTCAATTACTTCGGTAGTCGGTTCATCAAACATTGAGGTCCTCGGTGTAGTCACTGACGATCGGAATGGGCCGGTCGCTTAGTTGAGTTGTCTGCCAAGACTCTTTTACCCGGAGTGACCACTCATCGAGCCGACCACTTTTTGACACGACTTGGGCAATCAAGAAAACCACGAACTCAGCAGGATACCAACGTCGCCCGAGAGAGTCCTTTGCGTAGTTGAGCGGAATGTAGCCTTTCTTTTCCCAATTCACAATCGTACGAGCAGAAACCCCCAACAAACTGGCTACCTTGCCACTGCTCAGCAGCGTGACGCTGATCCCGTTCATCACGATGAGCTTGTCACGGTTGAACGATCTCCTCCGATCGCTTCCGCTCTTCTTTTTTCTCTGCCTACGCACGGATGCCTTGATGCTCTCCTGGTAGGAAGGGTCGTTGGCGTAACGCTCGCGGCGCCGCTTAAGGATCCTCTCTGCTTTCCTGCGGTCCTCCCGCCACCGCCTGCGCGACTCGTCCCGGCGAATAAGACTGATGATTGGGTCGTTGGTCACGACTAGCTGGGGTTCCTGGTGATTCTGGTCACCTTGATTCCGAGCTGAGCATAGGTGTCGTAACGTCGATCAGCCTTTCGGATGGCGTAGTCTACGTTTTCGTAAGGATCGATGGCCAACAACGGGCGCCGGTCGGCCGGACCCTTATCGCGGAGACGTCCAATAGGCTGGAGTGGCTTTCCTGGAGGAGTCGCAAAGAGAAGCGTATCGATGTGAGGGATGTTCATGGCGTCGCGGCCGAACGCGTACGTGCAGAAGATCACATCACCGCTCATCGCGTCGTCGAGCTTGGAGCCCTTCAGGCCGCCAACAAGCAAGGTGACATTTGTGTCCTCATCGAGGAGCAGGAGCTCGTCAGACGCGTCGGGGGAGGATGCATCGGGGGAGGATGCGTATACCAGTGCGTCTAGGACGTTTAGCCTGGCCGAGAAATTCTCCTTCAGAGCCTTAAGGTGATCCTTCAACCGGGCGAAAACCAAAACCCGTCGCCCTTTACCCCGCATCTTGACCAGCTCATTTACGAGGAATTCGTTGCGCCGTGTGTCCTCGGCCAACATCTTGTCGTACTTGAGAGGGTCCGGCATTGGTTCGCCGCTAGGGGTCCTCTTCCACGAGTTGGTGTATTCCCGCACCTCGTAGCGCTTTTTGTAGAGGACCTGGACGACATCCGGCTTCGGCGTCGCCATGACGACCTTATGGATGATTGGACCGAAGTGCCACGTTACGAGTTTGTCCAGGCCGTCATCCCTAGTAGGGTCGGCCGACATTCCTACCCTGTAACGTGTAGGAAAGAGCTTCATGACCTCGTTCCACTGCGGTGCACCGAATCGGTTGCAGTTGTGGACCAACAGCCCATTGGCAACAAACGAGTGGTGCTCATCAACTTCCAGGTCAAACACGGGGTCATATACTGAAGCGTCTTCTACGATCCTCGTAATCGTCGGGAAATTTGTAACGCATGGAAGGCGCAGCGTAATCTCTGACAATCCGTAGCCACTTGATGGCTTCTCTGACTTTGAGTTTGATGATCCAGTACTTCCCTTTTGATGGGTACACTGAGCCATCGACCTTGAATCGGTCGTAGATGTAGTCCCGGAGCAGGCACACTTCGTCTTTGGAGAAGCCCTCAGTGTGAAATCTGATACCACCTCTTTGGCAGTTCCCATCGTCCATGTACCACCACGCCCATCCCTCATCAGAGATCGCAGATAACCACGCCGGGTTGACCTGTCTGCCGGGCCCGACACGGTCTCGCACTGAGAGCAGTGATGGGTGGGTGCAACTTGTTCCTCTGTAGAGGACATCTCCGTAACCGTGGTTCTCTTTTTCTCTGACCTGGACGTGCAGTCCGACAAGTCGTTGGGCTTTGTAATACGCCCAGTCTTTTTGTCGTGGACCATGGTTGAACACGATCCCTGGATAGACGATTCCCCGCCCTCGGCCCCCTCCTGATCTTCCTCCGGTCCTGGAGGTGTTTGAGTAAAGAGCGCTGTCTCCGAGCAGTGTTCCGTAGACAAGTCCAAGGCAGTCGTCTGAGAGTGGGCGCCTGACGCCTTTGCAGCCGTTGTGCCCCAACACAACGCGCGGCCATTTGTAGTTCTTGATTCGAGCTCTTTCGAGGTCTGCTCGGACGCGCAGCTGTTCCCCACAGCCACAGGCACAGAATGGCGCTGATTCGTTGAGAATCCGGATTCGCTCTTCCCAGTCAATTGATCTGCGACGATTGTGGTGCCCCCGTACGAACCGTCGTCTTCGACCCCGTTTGTCACGTCTTGGGACAGACTCTCCGCAACCGCACTCACAGGCGATAGTAGCCGCATCCCCTCCTTTAGATTTTGAGCCTGAATCCAGCCTCGATCTGTCCGAATCAGGTGTTCTGGAGTGCATCGAAGAGTGACCCCTTCCGATGTTTCGATCGCCAGAGTCCTCTTCACACCCTTTGGAACCCATCTAATGATCCTCCGATAAGTCCATCGCTCATGATACTCATCGTAACATAGCACTGAACTGGCACCGGAACCAGGAATATCTTTGATGGGCACTTTACCCACATCCGTGTCGATGAGGGAGTCACCAGCGATGCACTCGTCAGCCACGATCACGCCAAACTGGGCGTAGAGCTCGGGCGGGTATTCCTTCTCGCTGAGCAGGCTCTGCACCATCATGATAGTGACGGGGCGTCCTAGATCGCAGCGATCACGCTGAACAATCCCTATCTCCTCATCATTGAGTCCGAACAGCCATTTGGCTGTTTCGACCCAGTTCTTGACCATGTGCTCGTTATAGACCAACACACCAATGGTGGTGTTCAGCCGGTGGCCGATCGCATATCCGAGGATTGTCTTACCGCACCCGGTGGGGGCGCACAAAATACCGCCGGAATGTTCCTTCAGATGCTTGACAACCATCTCTACGGCGAGCGGCTGGCCTCGTTTCGAATCGAGGACTGCGTTGAACGGTAGGTTCGTTGGTCGACCGTCGACCCACTCGAATTTGATGTCGTGGTTTCCGAGCTTTCGCTTACTGATGGATTCAGCGAAGAAGAACCTGGGGATCCAGAAGTAGCCATCCTTCTTGTAAAAGGCTTCCACATCGATAGCAGGCGCGTCGTTCCACGACTTCATCTGTAGCGTTAGCCGCTCTTGCATGTCTAACTGTACGTCTACCTTGAGCTTCTTGGCCAGGATGCCAAGATAGCCTTGTAGCCGATACACATCAGGCTCAGAGGTCGTAGACATAACAGTCGGGCCTCGCACTCCCATAACCAGTTTTACCCGAGTTAGAGGGCGGAGTGATAAGCCTCTGAAAGATATAGACTACGAAGATGGTGTATTCGGGTCGAAGTATGGGAGCGGCTTAGACCACTCGATACGACGTCTGATGACCCGAGCCTCATCAAACAGCTTGTTTATGATGGGGTAAGGCAAGACCGAGGGGTCTATCTTCATTCGAACGGGCTTACCATCTGCGGTCGAATCAATGATGGGTCCCCACGGGCACTCCATCAGCTTGACCGGCATATGTCCGTCAAGAATGTAAGCAATCTTGCTAGCCATCGCATGCCCCGCCGGATCGCCATCGGTGAAAATACAAACAAATGGCGGCTTGCAGCTAGCCAGCGTTAGCGCATGGCGATCGGTGAACCCCTCACCAAGAGAGGCGGCGACGCACGCCTTGCCGTCGAGCGCCTGCCATGTATTGAGCGTGTCAATGCACGACTCGACGACAACAACAGGCTTACCGTTCTCCAACATGTGAGCGCCGAAGAGATTCTTCGCCTTATCGAGTCCGCCGTAGTTGTGGTGTGTGTGCTTCGCCCTATCACTGACAGCGCGACCAACAAGTCCAACCAGGGTTCCGTCGCGCCGACGGACAGGAAAAACAAGGTAGCCGTTCTCCTTATCGTAGCCAAGTCCCCACACCCTAGCCGTCTCAATAGAGATGCCGCGCTCGATGGCGTATTGAGGCAACCTCCCCGCAAACGGCTCAAAGGCGGACTCCGGAATAGCCTCTCGATCACGGATGGGCGATTTGGTCTCCTTAAAGGTCTGTTCATCTTGGAGCCGCTGCTTGAGTCGCTTGACCTTTCCGTTGAGCGAGACGAACTCATAGGCAGACACGTCTGCGAGTAGGGCGGTCAAGTGCGGGGCGCTCCCGCGCACCTTTACAGCCTCGCGAACTAGCTTGAGAAGACTCCCGTGAAACCTGCAGTTGCCGCTGAAACAGCGGACACGGCTCGGTCCGTCATCCGACACCTCAATGGAGCAGGACATGTTGTCGTCGTTCGGATCACCGTGGCGCACGATCGCAAGCGGACAGGACACCGATATATTTCGCGACCCGTTGACGCCCACGGCACTACGGACTCGGCCGTAGGCGAGCTGGAAGGTGTCACAGATCTTGATGATGCCTGCTTCGTCCACTATGTCCTGTTAGTCGATCAGGATCGACTCCTCGTCGAATGGAGGGTCGTCGTCGTCATCAGCTCCGCCTCCGGCGTTCGTGCTGTCGAGGCTATCACCCGACCCCTCCTCGACCTTTTCGAGGATCTGGATTTCGTCGTAGTTGTGAGTGCCGGGATCGAAGTGAATCTCCAGATCAACGGTCTCGAACTCGCGTGCCTCCATCCCTCGGATGATCCTCCGCTTGTTTCCTCGGAACTCGGTGTTTCCGAAGATACCGTCGATGGCATCCGCGTAGTCGCCTACAGCCTTGGCGTAGGCCACAGCATCAGCCTCGGCATTCATATCACCCTTCTTGACCTGACCACTAAGCTGAGTGGTCGTGACGACGGGAATGCCAAACTTCGCAGCGATGTCAAGCTTGATCGACTTGATGTTGTGGACCATGCGCTCCCACATCTGCATACGGGCGTTCTTAACGTCCAAGATGTAAAAGGAGTCGATGAAGACAGCCTTAGGCCGATACTGCGCGACAAGCCCGACGATATCGTCGGTGGTTCGGGCGCGATCTGAGGCGACGATCACGATGTGAGGGCGGCTGTGATCCGCCTGCTTCATCTCGGCGGCCCACTCGAAGAAGCGCTTCTCCTCCTCTTCAGAGAGCTTTCCAGACCGGAACTTCTCATAGTCGAGTTTGTTGTGAATAGCGAAGAGCCGACGACGAACCTGCTTGGTCGGCATCTCCATTGAGACAACCAGCAGGCACTCACCAGGCCCGAGCTCCGGATCTCCCTTATTTGTGACTGCGGTCCAGATGTGGTCAACCCACTTCAGCAAAAGCCACGTGTTATGGACGATCACATCGTTAGCGATGAAGCAGTGAGTTGGGATCACGGTCAGATCAAAGACTCGTCTCTCACCAACGCTCTCGACCATCACGATCTCATCCCACGTGATGTTGTCGTCGAGAACCCATCTGAGGTCTGAGTTGTAAACGTCGCAGAAGGCTTCAAACACCTTCCTCCGAATGCGGCCCGACTTGTAATCCAGGACGTGGCTCTTCTGGAACGCGAAGTCGTAGCCGAGCTCCTCTCCAACCTCCTTGACCAACTCAGGCCGGTCCGACATCTCGGCCTTGATCTGGTCCCAGAGCTCCTCGTTACGGATCCAGCCGACTCGGCTCCGGCCCTGAAACTTGATCTCCTGGAGCTTTGCTGCCTTCGGCCCGATGAGGTGCTGTCCAACCGTCTGCTTGAATTTCTCGATGTGCTCCATGCGGATCACCACCTCGGAGTAGTCGCGCTCACCGTCCCTGGTGTTCCGGTGAATGGTTCGCACTCTCGAAGTGACGCCGAACCTGAGGAGCAGGTGCTGAACCTGATCAGCCATCTTGCGAGAGCCGGTGGAGTAGCTGACAACCCCCTTCTTCTCAACCGATCCATCACACGACCACAAGCGCCCTAGAAAAAGGGCCAGCTGATGATTCGGAAGAGAGAACACAGCGTCAGGAATCGTCTTGTCGATTGATAGCTTTCCGTGAAGGTTGTAAGACTTCAGCAGTTCAACGACACCGTTTCTTCCTCCGTGGAGTGTTACAACACGATGATTTCCAGGCTCATACTCATTGAGAGTGTGATCGGTTGTAGAGAGCGCCCCGTCCATATCCTCGACAATCTCTGGCACCGCACTTGTAAATGTAGGGGTCGATGGCTTGGTGCAACCACCCTCGGCGATCATGTAGGCCAGCACCTTGATGGTTGCTGGTTCCATACACACAGGCGTTATCGGCTCAGGAAACACCGCCACAGCTGCAGTGTGATGTCCCTCCTGGAGCTCGTCGATCCTCTTCCAACCCGTAGGAGTCATCAACGGGTGTTCTGGCGTAGCGATAAGCGATCGACCGGACCTCCATGTGATCTTGAGACATTCCTTGATTCCCATATCGAGGTAGGCATCCGGTGACACACTGCGGAGAGGGGACGCCTTATCCCACGTGTGGAGCTGCCGAGTCCCCTCTCTGACAAACTCCTCAATGGGAAGTTGCACGCCTGTTCTAGCACAAATCACTGGAGTATCAGGACTTAGGCACTTGCCGGACTTTCGCTTAGCTAGGAGAACGGTGACCTCACCAGCCTGAAGGCCCAGGCTCGCTTTGTCACGAGACGGCCAGGGTGACGAGAACCCGAGCAGTCCACCATCGCGGCTCTTTGCGTCGAGGTAGTCGTCTTCGATTTCTGAGATAGCAGCCGCCGAGTTGGTGCTTATCACCGAACCAAGGCTCCAAGTGGTCTCCTTGACCAGGTCTCCTAGCGCGTCCCGGGCGGCGAACGGATCCTTGTAGACTTGCTCCGTGATCAGGTCCAGTCCGTCGGCCAGCTTATTCTGCAGCGTACGACGCATGATGTCTTGCGCGCATAGATCGACATCAAATTCAACGGCTGTCTCTTCGATGTCGATCGAGTAGTGCTGCCGAATCGTTGCCACGTTTGGCATCTTGCCCTTCGGCAAGAACACCTCCTCGAACGCGACGAAAATAGTGCGGTCATCGGCAGCAAGGATAAATTCTGCCTCGACCCCCATCGTTTTCGCCTTCTGAAAAGCGGGCACGCCGCCTTGCATAATGCTGTAGATGAGTGCCCGGTCTGGGTGGGTGTCCACTAGGACTCCTGTTCGGGATCGTTGCCCTTACGCCAGTTAAACCCTCTTACGCTGATCGAGTAGAAGCGAGAAGGGTCGACCAGAATAGAACTGACAGATGGGTATTGTTTGATCAGCTCGGGAACCGGAAGGTTCGTTGTGATATAGGTGACGAGCCGGTCGTCGTAGCGACGTCTAATCAACTCTTCGATGATCCGGATGTCCCCGGCCTTGTAACCGCCGGAGGCGAGCTCTGTACCGAGATCATCGATGGTCAGTAGCTGACTCCTTGTCAGCACTTCCCAGATCTCAATCCCATCACTGTTGGTCTCTGTCCACCGCTTCTCATAGGCGTGCTCAATGGAGGATGCTAGGCGGTGATAGCACTGGCCCCCGCGTGCCATGGCGGCCTTGAGCATTATCGATGCCACGCTGGTCTTTCCGTATCCGTGGTTACCCACGAACACGGCACCCTTGCCATTACGCTCATCTCGCGGAAGGTTGCTGATCATGCTGATCAGCTTCACCTTGTGTGAGCAGGTATCCGGGACTCTTTGAACGCTCACCGGCCAGTAGGAGCGTCCGATCCCCGCGTTGCGGAGCATGGCCTTGGTGACCGAGAACGATGGTTCGGGAGAAAGCGGTCGGTGATAGAACTCAAGATCGCCATCAGGCATAACCGTACCTACCCGTTGATCTGAGCACGGACGGCCGCAAACGGATCGTCATCATCATCACCGCTGGTGGTTTTACCCTCACCATCTACGACAGCCGAAGCCTTTCCGTGTCGCTTCGCGTAATTGTCCGCGTAGGCACTGTAGCGAACAGAAGGTGGTGAAATGATGCCCACGCCGATCAGCTGAGCCAGTCGATCGGCGTTGCAGTAAAACTGCTCGTAGTTTGGGTGTGGTCCGCCAGCCCACTTGAAGAACATCTTTGAGCGCTCGATGTTCTCGTAGTCGTCCACGAGTACCTGGATCATCTCGTAGAGCTGCTTCCGGTCGTAGCGCTTCAGGAGCTCGCTGCCCCACTTCATGTATTTCCCATCCGGGGCCTTAGCGAGACCAGCAGAAGGGAAACGGGTGAGAACCACCCTCCTGAAGTGGGTGAAGACCTGCCACGGGTTCTTCGGAACCTCGTCTACCGTCTCGGGGTCCGGGGTCGCCTCCTCGTAGATCTTCGAGGTGTCGGGTGAGATACCCTTGTCGCCGCCTGCGGAGCCTCCTACTGGGCTCCTACTGGTGACCACGTCCTTGATACCAGTTCGTGGTGTTCCCTTGCCCCTGACGCGCTCCAGACGCGCCCGGCGCTCCTCCTCTTGAGCCTTGGATGGCCTAGCCACATCGGTCTCCTTTTCTGACGCAGCGCGGCGTACAGACTCCGGTGCGGCGCGGCGTACAGACATCTGCTCTTGGTCACTTGTTGCGGTAGCGGTCGCGCCGCGCGTACGAGGGGGGACGCCCAAGGCACTCTTGTGCCTTGGTCCGTCCATCCCGTAAGGGATATCTAAGCTCTTCTCTAGAAGTTCATCTGTACCGGGGAGCAGTGGGTTGCCAGTACGGTGGCAACTGGTTGCCAGTACTACTGGCAACTGGTTGCCAGTACGGTGGCAACTGGTTGCCAGTACTACCCCCCCTAGTACTGGCAGTGGGTTGCCAGTACTAGGTGGTTCACCCCCCAAAATTACTGGCAACCCACTGCCAGTACTTGAGTCCGGCAGCCTCACGTTTGCAGCCAGTTGGGTGGCTCCATCATCCCGAGGGTCATCGCTTACGTGCGTCTCACCCTCATCGGCAGGTGTCTCCAGCGTGAACCCTCCGGTATACGTCTCGGGTCGTCCGGTCCGCCTCACGGCCTGTCGAGGTCGATAGGGACGACGCTGGAGGGTTTTCACGCCGCCCGAGGTCTCGACGTAGGTCTTGGCGTCCAAGAGTCGGTTTGAGAGAAGCTCCTCTGGAGACATTATTGGAGGGGTCTCGTTGATGATGTAGACCGGGTAACGGTGGTCGTTGCCCACCGGCTGGATGGAGATCAACCCAGCGCGTTCGAGACTCCGTGTCGAGTTGAAGATGGTGCGCTCCGAGACCTTCATGATCCCTGCGAGGCACTGCTTGGTAAGCCTGCAGATCCTCGGCTCATTCGACTTGGTCTTCCGACAATAGGAGACCATGATCATGAATAGTCTTAGGTCGTTGCTGGTGATGTCTGGAGACCTAATGATGTCGTCAAAGACCTGCGAGAACAGGCGGGTCGGCTTCTTGTTGTCGCTCACTTCGCACCCGCGCTGGCCAACTGTCTAAGGAGACTGTACCCGTTGTCCAAGTGAAGCACTTCGATGTGCAACCAGGTTGAACCTTTGTCGACGCTGAGAAGCTCTAGCCCTACAAGCTTCTTCAGACCCTTGCGGACCGTAGAGACGCTGAAGTGGGTCTCCTTGGCGAGCTGGTCATAGCTGCCGTAGTCAGAGGGGTTGTGGTAATGAGTCCGATACTCGGCTGCGACGAAGAGGTAGATCAGCTTCTCTGAAGCTGTCAGGCCTGCATCACGAATGATGCGACCCGTTACCTCCGTCAGCGGTCTACGCCTTGGCAACGAACTGCTCCGACGAGCTATTAAGCGTGATCAACCCGGTGTAGGGACCGCGCCTACTCTCGCGGGAGATAAACCCACGCTCCTCAAGTCGGACGAGCACTTCGGCCACTGTTCGCTTGGCGAGGCCGGTTCGATCGGCGATACCATCAAGACCATCGTCGATTTCTTTCGACTCGGTGCACAAGTCCATCAGGACAGCGAACACCCTAACCTCAGACGAGGACAGAGTCCGATCGCTTACAAGTTGTCGAGGGACACGAAGATACCCATGTTCGCTGATAGACACACGAACCTCTAATCGATGAGTATTTTGTTGAACCTGGGCGTTACAGCCCAAGGGGCGAGTCTAGAAAGACTGGCAAGAATTGCAAGTCTTTCTCTTAAGACATCACAAACCAACAGCCGCAACTGAAGACACAGCTTCGACTTTTATCGGGACCGCCAGGCTGGTCTTGCGGTGATGACGTGTGACCGCCAGTTAACCGTGCTTCTAGGGAGACGACGGGCGCCGATAATACGACGGAGTTCGATAGCGTTGGTGAAGTGACCACCTCGAACCACGCAATCCAACAGATGGTCGAACTGGCACGACAGATAACCGCCGTCCAACGACGGGCCGTGCACCAGGTCAAGTGTGTGGAGCTCGAATGCCCCTGACTCGTAGTCGATGAACCCTCGCGATGAGAACGTGACTAACCCCTGAGTGATGAGATTACGCCAGCGAGCGAGATCGCCATGAAACCCGACATCCACCATTATCCCAGGCTCCCCTGGCGGCTCGCCTGATGCCTGTCTCAGGACCCGACTCGAATCCCCAGGCACGTCCGCGCTGTTGTGCGTCGGGGGTGTATGGAAGATCTGAGGCGACGGCTGACGGCCAATAGGATCGGACGGACGGCATTGTGAACCAGGTGAATTCTCCGATGAGAGATCGGTTGGCCGGGGCGCGACCCTGTAGACATCTTGATTCTTGTTCAAGCATGGCCGCAGTAGCGGCTCGGATAAAGCTGTCGTCTCTGGAGAGGAGAGGGGTCCACTTCTCGACGAGGCTTGCGATGATGGAGTCGGGGTGAAGGTGGGCTGGAAAGATTGTGCTAAGTGCGGCACCTCCAGGCCGCCCTCGTTCCAATTCCGTCATCTGGCTCGTCGAACAGGCGCGGATCTCTGATGACGATACTGGCTGTGTCACAGGGCCAGCTGAGGCCTCGGACCGCGACTCTGACGCCACCGTTGTAGGCTCTGTGGATTCTGGCGAGCTCCCGCTCCCAGATTTCACGTGGGTAGATGCGACTGCTGTTGATGGGATGGATACAGGTGAACGGGCGGCTGATACGAAAGGGTGGTCACCTCGCTCTCCAGGCGGATCGGAGTCCACAATCTGTTGGTGCTGAGCTGAGCTGTTGCCAGATTCGTTCTGCGTGCCAGGGCACGTGGGGGTAGGACGGTCCTCTGATACAAGCTCCTGGATCTGAAGATCGTTCAGGAACACGGTCATCGTAGGGTCCGGGCAGACCTCGCCATGAGCGACGAACCCGCTCACCGGAGCACCAGACGTGTTCTCGGACCACATGCAGCGCGTCCACTCGAAGACATTGCCGCAGTTGTCGTGGAGGCCCCAGTTGTTGGGGTCCTTCAGACCAACAGCCTTGTGCCCCTCTTCCCAGTCTCCACCGAACCAGGCGATCTTCTCTAGATCACTGTCGTTGTCTCCGTTCGGATAGCGAGTGGTCGTGCCAGCCCGTGCCGCGTATTCCCACATAGCCTCTGACGGGAGCTGAAAGCCGCACCTTTCACCCTTCGAGTTCCAGAGCCAGGACTGATACGCCTTCTCTACCGGCTCAGAGAAGATCAGCGCACCGAACTCGCTGATGTCCACCTCACCATCGCTACGACGTGTGATGGGACCAAAAGGCGTGAGGTCGGCGATTCCGAATTCGACATCAAGCCACCGCACGTAGTCGGATCGCTTGTCGCCCTTTCCCACCCGGAAGAGGGCGTTGAAGCGCCTCGCGAAGTCGATGCGATTGATCCAGTCCTCGACCTCGCGACACCGGTCCCAACTGACGGACTCGACAGGGTGGTCGCCCCAAAGCCGTTCATGATCGTCCGCTAGGTCCAGACGCACGGTGTCTGGAATTGATGGAACGCTTCGAGAGTCCTCTGATGTCGAGAACTCGGGGTGCAACTCCTCGACCATTGCCCTGGTAGGGAAGTGGGATGGAAACTCACCCGTGACCCGATGCCACTCGCGGCCGGTCCACGGATATTTTGCCATCAAGAATGGCTCGTCGAAGACCCTCCGAACTGGAGCTGGAGGGTCCTCGTTTTCGTCTTCCTCATCGTCTTCGATGTCCTCGTCTTCGATGGATCGAGTAGGGCCCATCATGAACTCGCCGGCCGGGAGCAACACGAAGAGCATCCCGGTTGTCTTGTGACGAAACTCGGCAAGTCCCTGAGCATTCAGCCCCGCCGCCGAGTAGAGGGTCGTCTCCTCTACTCGAAGGTGGTAGGGGATTTCGGCCCCAGACCGGCTAATTGCTGAGATCAGCTCTAGAAGATCATCGTGGGTTCTAGAGGAGTTGCTGTATCGGCGTTCTGCGTCGCGCAACCTGGCATCAGACATATGCTGCTCCTAGACGTAGACCTTTTACCCGAAAAGGGAGAAGAAACCTCGCTTTGCTCCGGTGATGACGACTGTGAAGCTGGCGCTGTTGTTCAGGGTGCGTCCGTCGACCACCAGCCGCACCAGCCCCTTGACCTTGTTGCGGCCCAGATCACTGGTCGTCCAGGTCAGCCGGTGGCGAAGACCGTCCGGGGATGTCGCGTAGCGCTGGGCCACACCCCTCAGGGCGCAAACCTTCCACGACCTACCACCATCGAGCGAGTAGTCGATTGAGACCGTAACGGGCCGCGAATCGCTGTTACGCAGCACAAAGGTGAGCTCCAGGTCGCCCTTTCCGGCGAACGACCCCTCCTTGAACCAGGCGTAGGTCAGGCCGGTGCTCGCGATGTCGTGGGTCTGACCGCCGACCGACCCGCTGAGCTTGAGGAGCTCGTCGCTGTTGAGCGGGCCGCGAAGGTAGCTGTAGGCCCACCGAATCTTGGTCACGGCATGATCGCCGGCTCGCTTGAGCACCAGGAAGTGACGCTGGGGGATCGCCGACAGCGTAGCCTGATCGACGTTCCGGTTCTCCAGCTCCTTCTTGAGGTCGCGGGCGCAGTCCCGAGGACGAAGGTTCCCGAGGAACCAGGTACCGACGTTGGTCAGCGCCTTGTAGTCCATGTCGTTCGGGTTCTGAGTCCCGATCAACATGCCGATACCCTGAGCACGGCCCTGCGCCAGGAGGGTGCAGATCGGCTTCTTGGTCGGGGGATTCTTCGGGTAGGGCGGCAGGTAACCGCGCGCCTCATCGATTACGACGAGCAGCTTCAGCTTGTTGCTCGCCGGCATGCGGAACATGTAGTCGACAATCGATGACAGCAGCATCGCTGCGAAGAACTGCCGCTCGTTCTCGTCCAGGTGGCGCAGGGTGAACACCGACACCTTGGGCTTGTCGGATCCTACATACCTGTCGACCGACAGGGGACCACCGTCTAGCCACTTGGCCGCCTGACGGCGGAAGCCGACAATGGACCGCGCGATCTGCATCCGGCGCTTCTTCGGGAAGAAGTCGTCCAGCTTAAGACCATCGATGGTCTGGAACTTCGCGGGCGGGTTGTTGAGCACGGCGGCCCAGGTCTCCAGTCCGGCGGGGGTTTGCGTCTGCCAGGCGTCGACCACGACATCGGTCAAGAGCACGTTTGCCGGGTCCGTCATGGGGTCGGCCGTGTGCCCGATCGCGCTAAGGATCGATGCGACAAGCGATGCGGCCCGATCACGCAGCGCCTGCTCGCTGTGATCCCCAACCGGACGGTCAAAGGAGGCCAACACGTTGACGGCCTGTCCGCCACCCTGGGTCTTACCCGGCGCGTAGATGGTGACCTCGGCTGAGTCTTTCCACCTCTTGACGTTAGGTGCCAGGTGACCAAGCTCATCACGGGCGCGCTCCGCCGCCTCTACTGGATCCTTGCCGTCCTCCATCCAGGGGGTGAACTCCTCGCTGGTCAGGTTGGGGAATGCGAGCGCCAGGTTGGTGAGGTCGCCCTTAGGATCGATCACGATCGCAGAGGCACCGCTGAGGACAGCCTCCTCAATGATGGCGACCGTGGCTCCGGTCTTACCCGAGCCCGTCTTCCCCAGAACCACACCGTGGGTCGTAAGGTCAGCCGGGTCAATGGTCAGCTGCGATCCATCGTTCGTGTATCCGATCAGCATGGTCATAGTCTGTTCTGCCTTTTAGGTGATCTCGGGTATCACCTGATAGGCGAACTGGTGCGGATGCATCGAGTTATCCGAAGGGGATCAAGCCGTGGCCATGAACATCAAGGAATTTTTCAAGGCGAGGGACGACTCTGATCGAAGAAGTCGGTTCAACCCTAACCGTAACCTTCGGCTGTCCTATGTTCGTACGGAGCCAAAGGGATGGCCGCTGACACGGCCTGCCACCAGTATCGAGTGGGCGCATGTGCTCAAGGTTATGATCATGCGCCGCGTCCCGAAGTCGGGACCGATACATCAGATCAAACTGATCCGGTACGTATCAGAGGACTTGTTGGCCGCCAGCGCGGCGGGCAAGATCTACGTAGACAATGACTTCGTCGAGATGCGAAGGGTCATGGGAGTCTTCGAGAACATGTGCGGACGAGATAGGACGCTGCGCACAGCCCCTTTCATGGAGGATCCGGATATGGCCTATGAAGCACCAGCTGTTTACAGAACGGACGCGGCAGATCGCTGGCTGGAGAGGGTCCCGGTCGTCGTTATGGCGGTTGTGAACCAACTCCCAACTACGAGTGTACTCGACATGATGGTCCAGGCATTGTTGGATGATGAGTAGGGAACCCATCCCCCGAGTGGACCACCGTTTTTGTGGTTTTGATGATCTTCCAGCTCCCTGAGCTGGGTAGCCCTAGCACGGCCGACGCGACGGCCTTTAGCGCGGCGTCCTCGCTGGTGAACGCCCCAGCATTGCAGAGCAGGACCCCACGTCGACTAAACAGGAGCAGGGTGTAGTTGACATCGTTGGGTTGATCCACATCAGGTCCTTGTCATATCTCAGCCAGCTTGTCCAGGATGTTGATTTGTTTGGCCGTTGGGCGTGGTACGGAATCCGACACGAACATCGGCGTGTTGAAGTCTACTGTGATGCCACCCTCTGGGTGGCGCGCGTAGGCCTCGCAGTGACGGATGGCTTGTAGCACGTCCCAGGCAATCTTGCCCCTCTCCGAAGGGCAAGAGGATATTCCGTAGGAGTGACTTGGTCCGCCGGTTAGGTCTGGGAAGATGCTCACTTTCACCTCCTCCATGAGGGCCTCGATCTTGCCTACGTCGATGTCTTGGCAGAAGAACTGCTCCCTGATGGTGTGAAATTGTCCGATGTGGATCCGGGCGAGCACGTCAAGCGCGGTTACGACCACTCGTGCCTGCTCAGGGGTGAGGGTCACTCGGATAAAGTAGTTCTCGTCCCGTTGGGTCATGGACGATTTATACCGCGTACGGTTGTCGGAGGCGCCAGGTAGAAGAACAGTGAAGGGGTGCGGGAAATGAGCCAACCGACTAGAGACCCTAAGGTGGTGGCGAAAGCGGCTGCTAAGGCTCTATCGCGCGAGTATGAGGCCTCGCTGACCGACGAGCAGAGGCAAGACCTCGCCAAATGGTGGATGCTTAGCATGGCTCGAAGAGAGCCAATCCGCACAACATCAACTGATACTTCGGAGTCGGGGTTGACCGAGAGCTACGAGCCCGCGAAGGCGTTCGCCGAGCTACCTTCTGCGGTGCAGAAGCAGGTCAAGAAGCTCCTGTCGCAGTACAGCACCGATAAGATCTATGACATTTGCCTGGGCCTAGCGCCTCGTATTCGTAGTTTCGTCAAGCGTATCTGGAAGCGAGAGGACAAGAACGGCGAGGACTGGCCCACTATTGCGAGTGAGATGGCTGAGACAGCTCACAAGATCCTGATGCATCGGATTGACATCGTCCTTTTCTTCGGTGTGTGTGGAGCGAGACGGTGAGGTGCCATCCGAGGATCGGATGTGTCGGATGACTCAGGCCAGACGCGAGTGCGATGCGCTTCTGACCGTCTTCGCGCATTATTTCACCATCGGATCTAGCACGAAGCTTGCGGCTAACTGCACTACTTACGCGATGGCAGATAACAAGGCACAGCTCCTGGGCGGGCTGATCGATGTTGTCGACTCCGGGCGAATCGATCCACAGCGAAGAAGATCTCGGGTCAACGCCGCCATGAACCTAATCAAGACCAACGGCTGGAAAATGCCTGAGAGAGATAAGTGATCTAGTGGCTAAGCGGAAAAAGAAGAAGAGCGCCGTTGCCGGACTGATGGATCTCATGGATGATGAGGTCGTAGAGCCGGTTTCTGATCAAGCTTCTGAGCCGGCGCACGCCGCTCCGAAGAAGGAGGCCGCTGTAAGCGCTCCAGGAACCTGCGGAGTGTGCAGCCAGATCAGGACCATCGCCTACTACGATGCCGACGAGAACTTGGAGCTACCTGGTCACCCAGATCGAATCGATCGACCGATCTGCGTTGACTGCGCCGCCGACTACGAGCTTCGAGATAAATGCGCTTACGCTGTTTTTGCGGCTATGCGCGTCGCGCTAGAGAAGCAGGGGCTGGGGGCTTACGAGGTGGATCAAGCGATTCAAGTCGCCTGGAGGTCCTTCATGGTCGCCAGTGATAGCGCCGCCCTCATCAAAACCGCCAAGCAGCTCAAGGTCAATCACCCCTGGCTGAACAAGAAGTGATCCCTCCCTTAGTCTAAGGGGAGAAGGTAGTCTCCATTTAGGAGGCTACCAAATGCGCTGGACAGCACTTTTCCTGCTAATGATGCTGGGAGTGGTTCCAGCGTCAGCTCAGTGTGGGCCGACACCGACACCGACACCGACACCGACACCGACACCGACACCGACACCGACACCTCCCAGTGTCGAGCCTGACGATGCTGTAGAACCAAAATCCGAGAAGGCTCCGGATGAGATCGTTCCGGTTATCCCGGGAACCAGGCGGATGACTACTAAGGTGGCCTTTGTTGTGGACACCTCTGGCTCTATGGAGACGCAAGGTCGAGCCGGAATGGCGATCACGTTCGCCAGGTCGATCCTAGGTCAAGAGGGAGACGATCTGCTTGTCTCCATGTACGCCTTCAAGGAAGGCTACGCCAAGTGGCCGGGTGTAAAGCCAGATCCAAAGGAGGCTCGGCTCGGCCCTCCACCACCGGAAGGTTGGACTGAGTTTCCCGGTGTTCCTCAGTTAGAGAGTGCCCAGGAATGGTTGAACGCACAGGGATCAAGTGGCGGAACCAATCCTATCGGTGCGATCACGGCGGCCCTCAACTCTTCGGTGACCAACCTCACCGTCGTGTTGATCACGGACGGTGAGTTCGAGGGCACATCATTCCTAGCAGCTATAGCTGCTTGTCAGACAGACCGAGTCAAGAAGAAGCTTGGTCGAGCTGTGATTTTTATCATCGGAACGGGTGCTGATGCCGCAAAGGTTCCACATCTTGTTCAGGTGGCGAAGACCGAGGGCGGCGGATTGCACGTAATTCGGCGGCCCGAACAGCAGAAGAAGTGATGAAAAGAGCGCCGGGAGTCGAACCCGGGAGACCACCCATGGTGTCCTGTCTAAGTCGGACATGGGTGTGTAGTCGACAACCCTGAAACCAGTTAGCCAGGCAGTCTCGCATACGAGGTGCTAACGAGCAGGCGGCCCATTTGCACGACCCAACTCTCCCTCGACGTCGCTTTCATTATGAGCCCAACCAGTAACAGGTATCACCACGCCGCCACCTTACGGCGTCTCCGCTCTTGTTGATGCCAGGAACTCTCATCCTGGGGAGGCTTGACGATTTTCTAAAATCGCCACTTACCCGGACTTACACCGGTCCACCGGCCCTAGCACTAGTGTTGCTCAAGAAACCTTCTCCCTCGTCCCCATTATCGCCCCTGACGGGGTCTATTAGTTCGAGGCATCCAGTCCCTGCACCGGTCGCTAGGGGATCGGCACGCGGCCGTCATTCCGCGCTTACACCAACAGAGGTAGCGTAGCTCGGAAACATCCACTTCCAGTGGATTACCGCCCCACCTCTACCTCCATTTTACCCCGAACCGACGAGGGCGTCGTGTCGTACGAGGGTCGATCAACTCATCCAGGACTGTTCTCTCTTCGAGGATCAGACCAGCGGAAAAGCCGAGAGCTTGAGCGACCAAGGCGACATCGCGCAACCGCACGTCTTGATGTCCGCGTAAGACGTCCCTGACCGTTCGACAGCTAATACCAAGGATCCGAGCGAGTTCCCGGGGCTTCAGGCCTCGATCTTCGAGCTCGGCGCGGAGCAGGGCGGGTCCAGGCATCGGTGTCCCTCCGCAGCCATCCTATCCAACACTCCGGGCATCAGTGCGAGCTTGGCCGCCTTTATGGAGAGATAGTGTCTAACCGGCACGCCGTCGATGAAGATCCCCCATACCTTCTTGCTCTTACGGTATCGGATCTCACCGTTGGTGACCTCAAGCGACTTGAAGGGGGTGACCACGCACACCACGTATCGCGTCCGAAAGCGTCTCTTGCTGCGTCGGCGCAGCACAAATGAGCCTACTGGGTGTGCATTCCGATCGATGTAACGATCGTTGCTGCGGAAGAAGTCTACCCAGTGAAGAGTCGGGTGCTGCTTGATGTCCTCGTGCCAGTCCGTGAGGTTGTTCATCGGCTCGTCCTGTCCCAAGTCAACGCCCGGTATAATCTGATCAGCACCGGAGTTGCCATGTCTTCTACCCTAGATCAGCGTATCCGAAGCGTCGAAGCTATCCTGGGCTTCGAACTTCGCAGCTACCAAGACCAGGCCCTTCGGGCTTTAGGTGCCGGGAAGAACGTCATCCTTCACGTTCCAACTGGTGGCGGGAAGGAAGGCTACTTTGTGCTAGACTCTCTTTCAGAGGAGGTCGGTGTATGAGCCCGATAGAGGGTCGCATTGAGTCGGTGGAAAGGCTTCTGGGATTCCAGGTCAGGTCATACCAAAGGCAAGCCCTCACAGCCCTGGGTCAGGGCAAGAGTGTGATTCTTCACGCTCCTACAGGCTGCCACGCGCCTGGTCAGCTGATTCTGATGCACGATGGCTCGACCAAGAAGGTCGAGGACATCAAGAAGGGCGACCTTCTTATGGGGCCCGATAGCAAGCCCCGTCGCGTTACTAGGCTGATTCGCGGTCGCGGTCGAATGGTCAAGGTCCACCCGAAGAAGGGCGAGCCGTTTGTGGTCAACGAGGATCACATCTTGACGCTCGTCCGGACCGGCGTGGTCAGGACTCCGTCTGATGGTTCCAGGAAGCGTCGAGACTTGGGAGGTGAGCTCATCGACGTCAAGGTCAAGGACTGGGAGACCTGGTCATTGACCCAAAAGCACATCCACAAGCTCAAGCGTACAGGCGTCACTTTCCGTAGTCGAGCGCCACTCCCATTGGACCCATATACGCTCGGCATCATCATCGGAGATGGGTCTATCAAGGACGGTACTCCTGGGGTCACCACCGCTGATTCTGAGATCGAAGAGGTTCTTGTGGCCTGCGCTGAGCGTCGGGGCCTTTACATCAGAGAGGAGGTTAAAGCGGGAAATGCGGCTACGACCTATCGCTTGTCTTCTGGGCACCGGAAGCAAAGGGGCCGTGCCGGCGGAACGAACTCACTGACTAACGATCTTCGCCAACTCGGTCTCTGGGGCAAGGGTAGTTCGGACAAGTTCATTCCGGGGACCTACAAGGTTGCTTCCAGAAAGAGCAGACTCGATCTCCTCGCAGGGCTCATCGACGCGGATGGCTATCTACATCACAACAACCACGTCCTAACTACTGCTAGCGAACAACTCGCAGCAGACGTTGCTTTTGTCGCCCGGAGTCTTGGGTTCGCAGCCTATATCTACACCACCTCGAAGAGGTGCCAGACTGGCTACGAGGGCGACTACTTCAGGGTCTCTATTACTGGCGACAACTCCATCATCCCTTGCAGGCTTGAGAGGAAGACAGCCTCTCCGAGAGGCCAGGAGAAAGACCCTACGAGGACGGGCTTCACGCTTGAGGATGTTGGAGAGGGAGAGTTCTACGGGTTCTCCCTTACCGGTGATGGTCGATTCCTGCTCGGTGATTTCACCATCACCCACAACAGTGGTAAAACCGTGGCCTTCCAAGGTGCGCCATACGTGTCTCCGCACCCGGGGATAACGGTAATCCTCTACCCTCTTCGCGCCCTGGTGAAAGACCAGTCGCGACGGTTCAGCGAGCTTGGGCTCCCCAGCGTGACGCTCTACGGTGAGACTCCGACCACCGAGCGGGCCGCAATCTACGACAAGATCCTCTCAGGCTCTACCAAGATTCTGCTCACGACGCCTGAGTCCTTCGACATGAACAGGAAGTTGCAGGACGTCCTCAGGCAGCGCGGCGTGTCTGTTTTGACCGTCGATGAGGCTCATGCCTATGAGGAGTGGGCTGATGGATTTCGGCCCACCTACCGTCGGGCCGGAGCCGTCGCGAGGAGTGTCGGCGTCAAGCAGTTCCTGCTGTGCTCCGCCACTCTTACCGGTAAGGGCTTCCGAACCGCCTGCGACACCATCGGAGTGTCCAACTGGACCATCGTTCAGATCCCTCCACTGCGCTCGAACTTGATCTACAGGGACCTGAGCCAGCCTGAGAGCGAGATCCTCTGTCGGGCCGTAAGGGGCGATGGGCTGGAGGCCCCCGGGATCGTATTCTTCACGACCGTCAAGCGTCTGGAGGAGACGGCGTCCTTCGTTGAGACAAAGACTCGCCGGAAGGTGCTTCGTTATCACGGCGGCATGGCCGGCAAGGCGCGTCGAGAGGCACAAGAAGAGTTCATGACCACCGATACCTGGATCTTTGCGACCAAGGCATTCGGTATGGGAATCGACAAGGACAACATCCGGAACATCATCCACTGTCAGTTGCCGAGCTCGGTTCTGAGCTACGCGCAGGAGTGCGTTCACGGCGACACGCCGGTGATGACGTTGAACGGAAACCGCCCAGCGCGAGACATCAAGGCGGGCGACCAACTGGCCGGCTACGACCCGGTTACTGGTGAGGTGGTTCCGGCAGTCGTTAAGGAACTCTACCAGGGCAAGACGGGTGACTGGCTCGCCGTTCGGACCTCGGCTGGTGATGAGATTGTGGTGACGAAGAATCATCCGTTCATAGTGAACGGTGGTGAGGTCCGTGCGGACCAACTCAAGGTCGGTGAACGCTTGGCGACGCTCAGCAGTTCCGCTCAGGTTGACCGTCCAATGCTTACGGCCGACTGTCTGATTGCCGATCAGACGTTCGCTCAGGTCGAACCTGGTCTTATCGATGCTCTTCGAGACAAGCTGTCTCCGACCGAGCTCGGTCAGATGTTCGGACTCTCTCGCCACCACGATTACTCCAGCTATCGTCGTGGTAAGGCGATCAAGCTCTCTGGACTGCAGGCCGCCGGCGACGCTGCTGGTATGCCTCGGCAGCAGATCTATAGTCGCGTTCTTGCGCTGAAGTCCCGGAGTGGGAAGCCTGTTCGACTGCCTCTCACGCTCGATGACGCCGAACTGGGGTGGTTCGCCGGTATCGTGGCGACTGACGGCTACATCTACCGGTCGGACAAGTCAGGGTTCGGTAGTTGGAAGATCAAGCTCACGAATACGAATCACGCGATCGTTGACAAGTTCGCCGGAATCGTGAAGCGGTTTGGACTTCACTGCCACTCTTACATCAGGACTCATCGATCTGACGCGTTGTCGAAGCGCCCGGCTCACTGCGCCGAAGTTTCGAGCCCTGTGCTCTGCGACCTACTCAACCATCTCGGTATCCACGATGGTCGCAAGAGCACGACCGTGTCTTGTTCTGAAACCGCGCTGAGTGCTGGAAAGCTGTTCAAGGCCGGCTTTGCGGCGGGTGTCATCGATGGCGACGGGAACCTGAGTCCTCCGAGGAGCAGCAAGCCACAGGGTAAGGTGCGGTTTCACACCGCGTCCTGGCGCTTTGCATCGTGCTTCGCCAAGCTCCTCCATAGTCTTGGTATCCACGTTCGGTTGTCGACCGAGGACTACTTAGACAACGCGCACATCATGAAGTGCTCAGTCGATTCCGGCTACAATGGCGAGATCGGGCGTTTTGAGTCGCTGCGGCGGTTCGCGGACTCCGTTGCCCCGCATCTGGTCAAGCGGATGTTTCCGGTCAAGCTGATGAGCACGGATGCACGCGAGAGCATTGGACCGATCATCGTTTCCAGGGTCATCGAGATCCGCGAGCTCAGCACGGATCTGCCGGAGTCGACGTTCAACTGGCGTGTGGAGCCGCACCATCTTCTCTGGACCGCGAACACGCTGACTCACAACTGCGGAAGAGCTGGTCGTGACGGTTACGAGTCCAACTGCTTCTTGACACAGGAGGAGCACGGCCAGTCGGCCCACTTCCTCATTGATATGAGCGTGCCGTCTATCGGGCATGTTAGGAAGGTGTGGAACGTTCTGCAGGTCATCGCGCTCGACTGGCCCGGTTGGTTCGAGGTTGATTGGCCGGATGTGGCGGCCCGAACCGGTCTGAGCCTTCCGGCTGTTCAGGCCTGCGTCAGCTGGCTTTTCACCGGGAAAATGATCGAGAAGAAGCAGAAGCGGTTGGCGTGGAAGTTCACCATTCATGACGAGTCCGACGCCAAGGCGATCAAGTACAAGCGGAAGACCCCAGAGCTCCTCGATGCGCTTCGTGGAGAGGCGATGGTCGATCAGGGGCCCGCTGTGTTCGAGCTCAAGCCAGACGTCTTGTCCGAGGTAGTTGGACAGCACTTCTCCAACTGGCAGGCCAAGCTTAGGAAGATGAACGAACTTGACATCATCCGGATCGAGGAGCCCCCGAAGGGGAGATCCAGTTACCGGTTCCTGCACGGCTCGTTCCACTTCGCCCAGGGGCAGAAGCAGTTGGAGAAGGCCCGGTCCAGTGCCTTCGAGCGGCTGGCAGCCATGCGAGACCTTCAGTCGTGTGCGGCCCACAAGCGTCGAGACTTGATCGAGGACGCGATCTCTTTGAAGCTCCCTCCCATGGAGGGCCTGGAGATCCTAGACACCGATCACACCGAGCCGGACCACACCGCCGAGCAGAAGGTCACCAAGCGACCTGTCATCAAGGCGGCGAAGCTAGCAGATGATGATCCGTTTGCCGAGGACGACGAGTTCATCGTCCCCTTCTAGTACAGAGAGACAGCCACGACCTGTGGTCGTGGCTGTCTCTTCCACGTTAGCGGTGTTGGCTAGTTAGCCGACACGTCGGCCGAGTTGTCGGCCGACACGCTCGACGCGGTAGCCTCGGCGAAGTAGTGCAGGCCACGACGCTTTCCCTCGGTCCGGATCTCACCAGCCTCGCGGGCCGAGTTGAGGATGCGACGGATCACAGCCTGGGGCAGGCTTACCGCCCCCTCGATGTCCGTCATGTTGCAGCCGGCGTTGCTGCGGACGAAAGAGAGCACCACGTCCGGCCTGACTGGCTTCCGCTTGGTCTCCTTGACCAAGGCGATCTTGGGGGAGTCCCCCTTCTTGGCCACCTTCTTGGCAACCTTCTTGGTCACCTTCTTGGCAACCTTCTTGGCCACCTTGGCCTTCTTCTCGACCTTCTTCTTGGTCGACGGCTTGGTGCGAGGCGCGTTCTTGGTGGTAGTAACCGACCCGCCGCCTACGGCGATGGCAGTGGCCCGTTGGGCCACGTAGGTTGCACCTGCCTTGAACACCTTGGGCATCTGCTTCGCCATCTCTGGCGTCGCCGTGAAGACAACGTATCCGTTCGAACTACTCACTGAGAATCTCCTCCTTTGAGGGACTTGATTACGGGTGCTGGAAATCAACACCCAAGATCGCCGACCATTCGGCGGTTATTGGAGACGGGAGCCCGTAGCCCTCGTCATGCCTGATGGTTTACGCATCCCACTCACTAGGACTCTACATCTACTAATCGATCGTCACCAGTAATACCGGGACTTTTTACGACAAATCAGATGCGGTCCATCAGTTAATCTTGCAGAACACCTACCTGGTTGACCTCTTCGAGGTTCTTGAGGGTCGCGACGACCTCTTGGTTGACCGCTTGGGCCGCACCTGCATCTGCTTCGTGCGGGCGTAGCTGATACGCTTCTTGTCCTCCCGAAGGGATCGAATCTCGTTGAGTTGACCCTCGATGAAGGTGGCCCACTTGTCACCACGGTCGCCCCGGTCTCTGGCGATCAGGAACTCGGTCCACAGGACGCGGGCCACATCCGAGAGCGGTTGGCCGCGCTCCACGGCGTAGGCCCTCAACTTATCGGCGATCACCTCGGGCACGGCTGCGCCGAGATGCGCCAGCGGTCTCGGGAAGAGGCGCCCCAAGGGGGCTGTCGCTATCTGCTTGTCACTGGCCTCGTGGATCTCAAGCCGCACAAGCACCGTTACGGTCCTACCACGGGCCTCCTCAGACCGCCTGGCGCGGTTAATCGCAGCTCCGTAGTGGTCGAGCTCGGATTGGGTAACCTCGATTGAGGTGGACTCCAGTGAGTAGTTGAGGTGCATCTCGTTCATCGTTCCTTTGTTGATTTCGGGCTAATCTGACGGTTTTATACCGCCGATGGTGTTGGGATCGCCTAATGACCGGGTGGATTATCTGGTTTTTCGGCTGGACTTTAGGCACCAACTCCTTTCAGCACAAGAACTTGAGAAATCTCCGGAAAGGCTTGTTATCCAATCCGAGATCGCTATAACAGGGGCACTCAGCAGTTGCTGGGGGTCGTTTCGCCTCTTACGAGTGGTGTGCGGTCGTGACTGGGACGGACTTCAGCTTCGGCTAAAGTAGACAACGGTTGAGGGTGACGCCCAGGAGTCCGAGGTAATGCTCACTCCGAGGAAACGAGCTCGCTGAGGGTAAGGCCCTCAGAGGCGACACCAAGGCGGGGATGCGGCGCAGGGACCGGGTAATGCCGACCAGGTGGTAAGCGACTAGCGCTACGAATTACACTCTCAAAGTGTGGAGCGTAGAGCCGAAGGCAACTGATGGGATACGGAGAGAGGCGGATCAGGGAAACCTGATCCGCCTCGCTTCATTTTGCTCAAACGGTGGGAGTCTGGTAGCATCACTTAGCAGAGCGATGTGGTTGTAAGACCCGTAGGAGCAAAGTGATGTCTGGATTTGCAGTCAGCGGCGAAGAGTCCGACCAGGTATTGGTTCCGTCCAGCCACTCGACTATCAACCACACAGGAATCCCCGGCGTACCAGCTGCCGAGACCTTCACCAGCGGTGTTCACGCCTCTACTGACCACACGGGCATAACCGGCGTCAACAACTTCGACTCGACACTACACGCATTGACGGACCATTCTGTTATTCCTGGTGCAAACGGTGGCCTGGCCGTGGGTACGTCCACGACGGTGCCCGCCAACACCCTCACCGCCGACGGCCACATGCTGATGATCTCCTTGCGCGGTACGGGCACTTTAGGGATGTCCAACGTCACGCTCAACGGGCAGGTCATCGCGCAGTCCGTGGCCTCTCTAGGCGGGGACCCTTGGGGTGGCACCCTCCTCGTCACCCGCACCGGTGGCTCGTCAGGCTCGGCGACAGGCGCAGTAAGCGACGCCAACAACGGGCGAAGCTGCGTGGGCGTTGGCGGCGTGGGGAGCCTGAACTGGGGCGGCGCGCAAGTCATCGCCGTCAACGGCGGTGCGACCATCAGCGCCGTCGCCCTGGTCGCGTTCCGCTAGCGTCGTGGCGGATGTGTCTGTAGAAGACCGCCTAGTAGTCCTCGAACTCCGCGTGTCCTTCTTCGATGAGGGTATCGCCTAGGCTTTTCCAGCCACCTCCGGCCTTGTACAAAACCACACAGAGCCACCGGCCGTACTTGCCCTTGCTCCCGTTCTTGAAGGACCAGATTCGGAGTTTCTGACCGACGCCGAGGAGTTCCTCAGCGCGGGCCCTGGCTAGGGCTCCTAGCTCCCTTTCCGGACCGCGCGTCTCCCACGCGTCCACACAGTCATCACTCTTGTCGTCTGGCGTCAGCACCGCGCCCTCGGCTAGAAGCCGACAGTAGGCTCGCACATCAATCTCGAAGCCGACGTCTATGCGAAGTCGGAAACTGTCTCCGTCTATGACGCCCTTGAGTTTGCCCATGTCTGGCACCACCTCGGCCTCACGCCAAGGTGTCGCGAAAGGGGTTGTCTCTTCGTCTGTCCATAGCTTACCCATGACTGGCCTCCAGCTAGGTGCAGGCTACATCAGTTTTAGGGCGGTAGAACAGACACATGGACCTCAAGACGCGAAAGTCGGTTATTCGTAAGCTGAGGGGCATGCTGGTGCGCTGGCCTCCGGCTTCAGTTGATGAGGCCTATGACGTAGGTCGCCTCGCCGCCTGCCTACTCCCAGACTGGCTGGAGTCTGAGCACAGGACGTTTGATGAGTTCCTGTACGAGCATGGATGGAGGTCGAACGTCGCTGAGCGCGCAGCCTGGCTCGCGCACAACTACTACGAGGTGCCGTCACGGGGTATCTGGCGCCAATTGGACTTCTACCAGATAACCCGTGCGGCTCAACTCACTCAGGTTGATTGTCGCGAGCGGTTGCTCGCGTGCGGTATCAACGTGCTTGATTTGATGGCGATGATCTAGACGGCGGCCGCGACACCGATGCAGACTGTCTGGAGGATCCGAGCGCATACGCGATACGGATCACAGTTGGCTCCGGGCCGCCGATCTTCGATGTATCCGTAGCCATGCTGGGCTACTTGGGCTGGAATGCGAATTGAGCAGCCACGATCGCTGTCCCCGACCTTGAACGTGTTGATGTCGCACGTCTCGTGCTTGCCGGTCAGGCGCTGCTCCAGGCCGAAGCCGTAGTCCTTGATGTGCTCATCGTGAACCTCCGACATCGCCTTGATCGCCGAGGCGATGGCTGACTTGCCAGTGCCGGGATCGCGCATCTCCTTCGTGGAGAAGTTAGTGTGCGCGCCCGCGCCGTTCCAATCGCCCTGCTCAGGCTTGCAGCTGAGCGTGGCTGAGATGCCGTAGTCCTCACCTAGACGGAACAGAAGCCAGCGCGCGAAGATCAGGTGGTCCGAGACAGTGAGAGGGTCAGCCGACTCATTCGTGAAGCCGGGGCGATGGCCTATCTGAAACTCCCACTGACCGAGCATTACCTCGGCGTTTATCCCGTAGATCATCAGGCCGGCTCTCATGCAGGCGCTGAGGTGGTCCTCGACCATCCTACGGCCTGCGACCTCGTCAGCTCCGACGCCGCAGTAGTAGGGGCCCTGGGCGCGGTGGGGGATCCCCCTCTCCGGCCAGCCGAGAGGGCGGCCCGAGTCGATGTTGTAGAGCGTGTATTCCTGCTCGAAGCCGAACCAAGGCTCATGAACCTCGGCGACCATCATGATGTCCCGCAAACGACTACGAGTATTGGTCTCGTGCGGCAAGTCCTCTGGAGTGGTGACCTCACACAGGACGAGGAAGTTGGCACCACCTCGGATAGGGTCGTTCACCACTCGCACAGGTGTAAGGACCTGGTCCGAGTTGGATGTCGTTGCCTGATTTGTGGACGAACCATCGAATCCCCAGACCGGAAAGGACTCGTGGTTGATTGGGCTGGTCTGAGCGTCAGGCAGGTTGACCACTCGGGTCTTTGAACGTAGGTTCTGGACAGGGATGTTCACGGAGCCACCGTCCATCCAGATGTATTCAGCTCGCACGTGCATATGATCTCTTCCTTTGATGATTAGAGGCAGGAAGAGGCCTTTTATAGCGTACCCGGCGCCTCGTCGTCGAGCTGGTTCATCGAATCATCATCGATTATCTCTGGGTGGTTCCAACCACCCCAGCAATGACCACAGTTGGCACAGAACATGCCGTTTGCGGACCCACCGCCGATCTTGTTCGAGTCACACCTCGGACAGTGGCCGACACAGTGCTCGTCGCCGCACTCCGGACACACCCAGGGGGTTTGGTTATGGCTCACGCCAGGCCCCGGACGATCATAGACCTGACGTCCATCAGAATGCGGCCCAGGTGGTTCTCACCCTCTCCCTCGCAGACCCCCCAACTAATCGGGTGCATGCCTGCCACTCCAGCCCTTGTGCGCACGACGTCTTCCATTTACTACTTCGCTCATCTTGAACGGACTCAGGTTGTGGTTGCGGCAATGTGCTCTCATGTTTGTTACCTGGCTTTCCTCTCCATCAGGGCCGATGAGCAAGTAAGTTTTGGCGGTCGCCCTCAAAGCGTTAGCGTAGGCGAGCGGGGGTAGCTTCCTGCCCTTATAGAGATCGGACAACTTGCGATTCGTAGACTCGGGTCTGGGCTTTCCCTTATGAGCCTCAGATAGTTGACGCCTGTGAGAGTCAGACAGTTTTCTGCCGGTTAGGGCGGCAGAGATCTTTTGCTTTGTCTCCTCAGACATTCGTCCCCTTCCTTGGAGTTGGGTCGATCAATCGGCGGGCCTCAGCCAGTCCATCCTCGATGTCAGACGGGTCGCGGTCCACCTGAATGGTTGTGACGTGCACAGGTTTGAAGCCTTTCCAGCGGCTCATCTCATCATCACTTGGCTGGCGCCACTCGCCGGTCCAGATCATGTCGCTGTCGTAGTCGGGAGGATCTAGTGGGTGTCCGCACCGACTCCAGACAAACTTGAGGTTTCCCTCGAAGACCCATATGCCCTTTCCGGGAGGCGCGTCGAGGCCGTAGTCCTCGATGTTGCTGGAGTTTAACAGCTCCATCGTAGAGTCGAGGATGTTGTTCCCCTCCTCGGTCCAGCCGAGAAAGATGCCCTCTCCCTGAAGCGGCACGGCCACGAAGACCGTGATGACGCTCTCCCTGGCTCCTCCGGCACTGAGCCCAGGGATGTGGATCTGAGGGGTGTTGTTACTGTCCATCGAGACGTAGCCCCTCTGCCTTAGCTTGGACCTCGGCGTCAGTGACCTCAATGTCGCCGTAGTGGCTGATCGCGGTGGCCAGGAGGAAGATCTTCATGTCTTTGCGCTCCTCCTCGCTCGGATCAGGCCGCTCTCGCGGCTGTTGATGGAGATCGTGGGGGACCGTAATCCCCTGCTCCGTTAACCAGGCGATGAGCTCGGAGTATCGAATGAGCTCGGCTGCGGTCTTCCTCTCTGCCTCCATGACCTTGAACGGGGCGCTCATTGCCTCGAAGTTGCGCTCCAATGCCGCGAGCTCCTGCTGCTCGCGGAGCTTATCCGCGCGTAAGCGCTCCGCCTTCTCGTCCTCATCAGGCTCGCGGTTTACGCCGAAGTTGCGGCCCGCAGGCTCCACATCATCGGGGTAGACCCGGTAGCCGACACGCGGACGCTCAAACGGGTCACACGGGTTGTAGAAGAGGTCAACCCGGTCGCCCCACTTGGGTCCGTTCTCGCCCAATAGAGGGGAGTTGGAGAAGCGACAGGTGCCGTCTCCGAGATCTACCACCCACCCGATGTAGCCATCCGCGAAAGTGGCCCTCACGAGCTTGGACTCGTCGTACCAGTCGGGGGTCTTGGGGGTCTCGTTGTTCTTCATGGTGTTGTTCTACCCGACACGAGGTCCGGGTATGAGAGTAGTAAGAACATGCTGCGCTTCTTCGACAAGCAGGGCCGACCTATCTCCTCCGAGCAATGGAGCGACTATCTCTGCGATCCTGATTACCAGATCATCAATCAGACCTGTGGTTGCGGGAAAATGGTCTCCACCGTCTGGCTCGGGCTGGATCACAGCCACGGCACTGGTAAGCCGGTAATCTTCGAGACGATGGTGTTTGGCTCCAACGGCCCTGGAGACGAGCTCGACTGCGTGCGGTACTCATCCTTGGAGGAGGCGGTGGCCGGCCACGAGCGTCTAGCTAAGGAGCACGCGCTCGTTCTCGATCAGATCGTGTCAGCCATCGAGCGGGTCGACAACACCATCACCGTCTGGTCGATCCAGAGACTGTCCGCCTTCGAGAGGCTTCAGGAGTCCGGCGCGATCCATGGTGACTGGCGTCGCGTCGATAAATACTTCAAGAACCCCTATCGGTGGCTCTGTGATCAGATGGAGTCAAACGGAATTAGACTCCACGGTCGATGTCCTATGTGGGCCTGGGCTCACAAGCCGGATTTGAGGTCCGTTGGGCACGCTGCCCGAGGCGAGGCTGCCGTACGGCTTGAGTTGGAGGTCCCGGTTGTGGACTGCCTGGTCTCGAACTTCTCTGCCTGGCATTGCGTGTTGAACGACCATTTCATGGTGATCAACGATGCCGAGATGGCGAAGGAGTTTGACGGGAAGGTCAGCGGCTACACCCGCGCCGAAATCAGCCAAAGCTGGCTGCGGATCTTCGATCTAGCGCTCTGCGCAGACAGCGGCTACGGCGACTTGTGCCAGGTCACCTTTCCGGGCATCGAGCTTAGCCAGGTTCGCAAGGTCACGAGGTTCAAGGGAAGGTAGAACGGAGATATGACCGATAAGCCCAACCCGTTCGTAATCAAGGTTCAACCGGGCACGACCGAGGTTGACCTTGGTCCCATTCTGCGGCCCATTATTTTCTGGGTGCAGAGGAAATCCGGTAACCAAGCAGATCCTGACAGGGTCGACAACCTTATGGCCGATCTGGTAGATGAGCTTGATTACCAGCGACGGCTCCAAATGACGAGCACGACGCTCCTGTTGTCGCCGCCGCTCGATTGTCCAGGCGTTGAGGAGCTCTGGTCCATAAACAACTGAGACGAGTAGGAGAAAGACCCCCATCGTCCACAGTAGGAGGTCACCTACATCAATAAGTGCCAGGGTCACTCGTTGGCCTCTACTCGAAGCGGTGCGATTGTTCGCACCTCGCCAAACCCGGTGAGGTTGACATCCACACGATCACCGGGGTTCCAGGCGGCCCACTCGTTGAAGTCGAGTGTTGTCCAAGTGCGGCCCTTGCCGTCCTGACACTCGACGAGCACGGTATAAGGCCTTCTGATTTCACCTACTTGGCACTGATGCTGAGTTCGCGCGTCCGTGGTTGGGCGCTCCAGGACGAAGTCGGTTGGTGGGTGTGGCGAGCGGTCAGTGCCGGTGACCGAGAACGTGCGGTGAGGAACCCACTCGTCGTGATCGTATGCGTGGTAGGTATCTACGTGTACATGGATAGAGGTATTACCCTTGCTATCGGTTGAGGTTGTAGTGCGGGCCTCCGTCCATGACCGAAAGTTGTAGACGCCACCGCAGAATGACTCGTCAGGGCATGATGATGGGTGGCGGTAACTGACACGCTCGTAGTGTCGCTTGTCCCATTTCTGCACGTCGATGTGCCATGCCCATCGACATACCACCACCTTACCCGTCTGGTGCTCGACGCCGAAGAGCCCCCACCCCAACCAGGCGAACAACGACACGGCGAACGCCATCACGGCGAGCGCAACAATTCGCTGTGGGTGCGACAACTCACTCCACCTGGGCACTGACCGTCTGCGGTATCCATAGCTGCCCATCTATACCTCCTCTCGCTCCTTGACTGCCTACGTCATACCGGACCCGACGTCCTGCTCTCCATTCAAATCGATAAAAGAAAGTGGAATCGGACCTATTCCAAGCATTGGAGGTGAACATGGCGGTTCCGAACCTGAGTAAAATCCAGCGTCTAGAGGCCGAGCTCGCGGCGGAGCGTAAGAAGCTCGACGAGTGGGATAAGAGGCCCGACGATGCGCAGAAGCTCGCAGAGCTACTCCACGAGCGATTCTGTAGATACAACCACACCGACGGGTGCAGCTGGGGCTACGAGTGCGGATCCAGCCATCCGGCACGTCACGATCCGTGGGAGTTCGGATTTGCGCACAAGGAGTGGCTCGGCAAGGCTCGCCTTTTTTTGGACACGGCTGGCAAGATCCAGAAGACAGTTAAGGGAAAGAGTGGTTATCAGCTCGCTGAGGCGCTGCTGATGGAGTGGCCGTCGTTCCTTCGCTAGATGTCAGCGAGGTCATCGAGGATCATCGCCTCTCGTAGACGAGGCAAGACAACGGTTGTGACAAGTTGCCTGTCGATGAAGCCGTCACTCAGCTCGTAGGCCTGCGTGTAGGCTCTGAGACGTCCATACCCATGGGGGCCGGTAAGGACGTCTATGATGATGCCCGGCCGCCACATTATCTTGAGTCCAGCTACACGAAGGCCTGTCGAGTTAACACGGGGCAGGGCGGTCAGGATAGGGCCGAGCAGGCGCATTGCACGGGCGTCGAGCTCCTCGACGAGCTGCCTCTGAAGCTCGTAGTCCTCTGGGGTTCCATCCTGATCGTCATCCCACATGACAGCGTTCTACCTGGATCGGGTAGAACGCTGTATGCCTACGATGACGATCATGCGCGGTGGACCGGGTTCCGGAAAGAGCTACTACGTGGCCCAGCGGTGCTTCACGACCGGTGTCATCCCGACCGTCTGTTCGGCCGATGAGTTCTTCATCAACGATAACGGCGTCTACGACTTCGACCCGAAGTGGTTGGGCCGCGCCCACGGCGCTTGTTTGAAGAAGTGCGTCGAGTCGATGATGGCTCGACTCGATGTGATCGTCGACAACACCAACTCCAAGGCGGAGGAGTTGATCCCTTACCTCGCGCTCTGCCAGGCCTTCAGCTACAGCTGCGTCGTGGTTCGGGTGCTCTGCAACCCTGAGCTCGCGTGGCAGCGTCAAACGCACGCGGTTCCCCGAGACAAGTTCGACGACATCCACACGACCGTCCGTCAGCAGCAGGTACCCAAGATGTATCGCGGCGCTCATTGGTTGATGATCAGGGACGTTGGTGAGGTTGAGCTTCCTTGCAACTGTGGGGTCTCGATGGGACTGCGGTCCGACCACGAGGGTGAGTGCCAGGCCGCCTACCGAAGGGACCGGTGAACAGCCGTAAGGAGAGCACGAATCGGGTGCGGATCGACGACTGCATCGCCCGTCGGCTCTACAGGATCCGATCGCGCAGCCTCGGCCCCCTCGCCGTCTACAACGGCAATGAGGGTTTTATTGGGCTGAGGTGCAAGTTTACGAGCGTTTTCCTGTCTACCGAGTTTCACTGGGACCAGGGACCCCCGTTCGGTACGGTGTTTGGAGTCGAGGATACCGGCATTGATCTGCCGGAAAACATCGGGCTGTGCGAGTCGCCTGGTGACATCGATGAGGCCACCGGACGGTGGGTCGAATTCGACCCACCATCGATGGATGGTGGCCGTGGTTGGTATTTCACGGATACCGGTGAGGCGTCAGCAGATATCCGACCCGTCGTCAAGCACAACGACGCCCTGTTCGGCTGGCTCTGGGATCATGGCGCTAACGAGAAGCACTGGAACAGGCCAGAGAGAGTCTGATAGACTCTCTCTGATGGACACATCAGACCCCTTGTCATGCCCTCAGTGTGGGTCCCACCGGACTCTAGGTAAGCTACGGACCAAACACGCCGAGGTGAAAAAGCGGATAGCCGACCAAGCGAAGCCGCGCTATAGGTCGCCGCCGACCCCGCCTACCGTTGTTTACCCCTACGACATGCACACGCACACCCTTTCTAGTCATTCGCACTCGGTCACCGATATCAAGATCGACCCAGCCCAGGTTGTGTTGGGGTATGAGGACGGTAAGGACCTGTGTATCTCCACGCCTGGCATAGATGATCAGGTAGGCACTGTGCTGATCAATGGAGCGCTGCTCGACGTGTGCGTCGATTGCGGCTCCTTCTACGCGCCCAATGCACGGGGGCTTGGTGAGCGGCTGCAGACCGAGATCTACGAGCTAGACCCTCTTGGTGCCCTTGCCGAGATTCCTAGTTCTGATGTGACCAATTCCGGGTAAGAGAGATGTATGAGGGAGGAGAAGCCGACCTATACATACGGCGAAGAGGTTGTGCTAACGCGCGCCAAGGTCTTCTACCGAGTAGATGATCGGTCCAGGCGGACTCTCCCAAAGGGAAGCGTGGTCCAGGTCGACAGGCCTGAGGCCCTCTGCGACGATCACGGGCACTTCGGGCGGTTCTGGTATCACCTAAAGTACGAATTCTGGTGGTCGGCCATCGCCGAAGAGGGTGACATCACCAAGCCCGGTGTGTTGGATCGACTATCCATCATCAGAGGACCTGAATGAGCGATGTCCAACTCTTCCGATCATCCGTGGAGATCCTCGTCTGGAACGGGTCTGGTCAGCTCCTGACGGTGACCAACCGCCGATGGGGAGGCTTCAGTTGTCCCGGCGGCAAGGTCGAGCCAGGCGAGAAGTTGATTGACGCGGCCCGACGTGAACTCTTAGAAGAGACCGGCTGCCGAGCCCTGGTTCTGCATGGCCTTCAAGGCCACGGTATCGACTCCGCCCAGTCAACAAGAGGAGGGCACCGTGGTTGGCTGGCATACTCCTAGTGAGTTGGTCGAGCGATCGATCTACCCAGACTGGTACAAGTTTCTGTTTGGCTTGATGCCAGAGGTGTCGCTCAAGTGAAGGTCACCGTCGCTGAAGATTTCAATATCTTCGAGCTCTTCGTCCACGACAATGAGGCGATCCAAGCTGTCTGCCCCTACGCCCTGGCAGAGGCCATCAACGAGCATCTCGTAGACTGGCAGGTGATGGCACCTGAGAGCTTGGACCGCTTTACCTTGTTCTCAACCGACGATGAGGACGAGCGCTACATAGAGCGCTACTATAGCGTGCAGCAGGTGAAGGACGCGCTTCCAGCGGAAGCTGTGGAGCAGCTTGAGGCGATCAACGACATGGAGCTCAACCTCAGCGCCGGGTCGAGCCCAACGTAGCCTCAGACGATGTCTACCCCGTGCAGGAGAGCCGACTTGAGATCGTGGTAGACCGGAATGGGGTCTACGGCGTCCGGTAGACCCAGATGTCGGGCGAATGTATTGACGCCACTGGCGATCGACTCCAGGTAGCGGTTCTTCGGAGCGTTCTCGGGGAATCCGAGGACCATGCGCTCAGGATAGATGGCTGCCATGAAGCCGAACTCGACGTTGGTCGTGAAGGCTGGCATAGTCTCAAGGTTTCGAGGGACCCAGAAAAGCACGCGCTCGGCGCGTCCTAGCGCGGCCCACTCCCACTCGACCTGACGCTTGTAGTCTCCACATCAGCCCCAGTCCTCTGTCTGAGGCACGAAGGCGTGGCCGTCGTAGCCGGCGCTACGGAGGATCTCCAGGGCCTCCTCTCTCCAGCCGTTCACATCACCTGATCTGGGTGTCGGTCCAGCCAAGAAAATGCTGTTTGGCGTGACGTGCCGGGGGGTGGGAGACGGGCGGCAAGGTTTGGGGCGCGAAGACGATCCTCACGGGTTGCTCCTGTAATGAACTCGCTCGTTGTGTTCGAGCCCTTCCCAGGCTTGAGCGCGACTGATGAGATAGAGCACGAGCTCGACTGGCACTTCGACAGAGGTTCTACCCTCCGACGCTTCGTTCTGGATCTTGACCTTGTAGGCCTCCAACATGTTGACCGTGATACTGAAGCACGCCTTCTCCGCCGAACTATCGGCGTCCAACACTGGACCGCTCCTCTTCCATACACTGGGCCTCGTAGGCGCACGTATCTAGAATCGCCAAGAACGTGTCTGATGCTGTGATTCTGTCCCTCAGCTCTTCGGGCGTCGTCGCGCCTGAACTGGCGTAGAAGAACTTTGGCAGGTGCTTCACCAGCCCGTCCAGCATTCGGCTTCTTATCTGGGCGAACCGCAGCTGGTCTGCATCACTTTTAGGGTCGGGCATATCACTTCTCATCCTCAACTATGGGCTGGACATCCCTAATGTCTCGCAGGGCGTAAGTTCTGATGGCATCCTTGTCCAGGTCCTTACCACGAACTAGCCACTGCGGCTCTGTGTGCCACTCGTTCGAACCCCAATAAACCCCGAGCATTACGGCTCGACGGCGACCAAACTCGCCCTTGTAGTTCACGTAGGAGAACGAGACCTTTCTCACCCCAGTGATGGAGATGAGGGCGTTCTCCGGAAGATCTAGACGCGGCATGGATAGCTCCGATTGAGGTAGAAGAGTGGTATGACGACCGAGACGATTACCGAGATCGAGACTAACACCCGTCTCATTCCACCTTGGAATGTGGTTCTACTCAACGACGACGACCATTCCTACGACTATGTCATCGTCATGCTTTACGCCGTATTCGGCTTTCAGCCGGAGAAGGGTGTGATGCACGCTAAGGAGGTGGACTCGGTCGGTAGAACCATCCTGATCACCACCAGTCGAGAGCATGCTGAGCTCAAACAGGAACAATGCCATAATTTCGGACCAGACCCCCTTGTTCCACGCTGCAAGGGTCCGATGACTGTGATCATTGAGCCGGCGTGAGGGTCCCATGAGGTCTACCCCTGTAGCTACTGGCGACCGGTTTGGTCGGCTGGTTATTGAGTGTGAGCTCCCAAGAAACAAGCACGGTCGGCGAATGTTCAAGTGCCGTTGCGACTGCGGAGGGTATCGAACAACCCGCCAGGACAGCCTGGTGACAGGAAGGACCACGTCATGTGGTTGTAAGCATCGCGAGCGAGCAAAGACTCTTGCCAAGACTTACTTAACGGCGCACGGTCACCACGGGTCGCCAGAATACGTCTCCTGGCGGGCGATGAAAACCCGCTGCTTAAATCCGAACCACGAGTGGTTTGATCGTTATAGCAAGCTAGGGATCTGCGAAGAGTGGATCGAAGACTTCGAGAAGTTTCTCTCCGATGTTGGTCATCGTCCATCATCGGAGCACACGCTTGAGCGCATCGACAACAACAAGGGTTACTTCCCCGGAAATGTGAAGTGGGCTACTCGCAAGGAGCAGGCCAGGAACACACGTTCGAGTCGAATTGTGACGGTCGAAGGCGTGTCCCGAACTGTCACCGAGTGGTCCGAGATTACGGGAGTCCCTGCGACGGCGATCTTCAAGAGACTTGATGCTGGACGCGATCCAAAGGAGGCTGTCTGGAAACCTAGCCGGAGGAAGCGCAAGTGAGCGAGAATTCCTCCGAATATCGTGAGACTCTGGCCGCCGAGGTTATGAGAACGCGCCGGGTCCACGCGTTCGGGCCTGATCCTCTTGTACCTCGGTGTCGTGGATCGATGACCTGCATAATCGAGCCGGTATGACCCTAGAGCAGCGCGTAATAATTGAGGAGCTTCAGGGGAAGCTCGATGCGTTGCGCCGACTGTGCCGTGATACTGTCGCCAGCTCAAGCCTGGTTGACACCCCTACTGGGCCACGAGTGCTCATCAACTACGAGCACTTCAAAGCCCTATCAGAGAGCGGTGAGGATGAGCGACCCGGTTAACCTGGCCAGGCTGTCCAAGCCACAGCGTGCTGCGATGCAGGGTCTCAGCCCCTACAGGATCGTGGAGACCATGGTAAGGGGCGAGAGACGCCTCGCGCTACTGCTTCCGCCTGACATGTGGAAGACGCGCAACGCCCTTCATGCGCGCGGGCTGGTTACCGGAAGATCTCACCAACACGATGGCTCTGACCTAGAGCGCGTGCTGCTCACACCACTTGGTGAGCAGGTTTATCAACGACTGACATCAGGTGTAAAGGGAGTGACCGATGGGGTTTAGTCACAGCGTCTACGTTGGTCCCTACCTTTACTGCAGCGTCCGGACCAAGCCGGTGACTAAGCGGGTCAAGGGTCGAGTTCAGTCCGAGATCAGCTCGTTTACGCTCAATGAGCTAACCAACGAGCGGCTTTCTGAGTACAACGGCAGCGACGCTGATGACGGTGTGCACCTATTCATCCCCAACCAGGACTGGCCTCGTAGTTTCGATGTCGACCAGCAGGTAGGAGAGGTCTTGCGAGTCTCACCGTCTACGCGAGATGATGAGCTGCGTTGGTTCGAGACCAACTTCCAGGACGCTATTGCCAAGGCCGTGGAGCTTTACGGACCTGACATGGTGGTAGTGCGGTGGGGGGTGCTAGGCCAGTACTCGTGAAAAGGACCCGCGTCGTCAACTGTAGAACGGAAGAATTCGACGTATACATCGGAAGGGCCGGCCACGGCTATGACGGCGAGTTCGGTAATCCTTTCAGGCGTCATCGTGATGATCCGCCCGGCTCGACTCTAGACAAGTTCGAGGCCTACTTTCTCAAGCGCATCGACGAGGACCCTGAGTTCAAAGAGCGAGTAATCGCTATGAAGGGTAAGCGGTTAGGTTGCTTTTGTCCCCCTAGAAAGACTTGTCACGGTTATACCTATGTTAGGTGGCTGGACGGTGAGCCTGAGCCAAAGGCGGAACAGCTGGAGTTCTTCTAATGAGCGGACCTACTGATCTCTCGACTGCCGAGCTGAAGCGCATCTTGGAGTGGGGCATCGAGGACTACGCTTGCACTAAGGCGCGAGTCGAGGCCCTGATCAAAGAGGTTCTTCGCGAGCGCGAGCGCGCTGACGGCGCTGAGCAGAAGTTCTACAAAATGATGTCCGATCTGGAGATCCGGCGTGCACAACAGGGTGGCACGCAGAACAACCCCCGGTATTCGGACGGTATTCGTTACGCCTCCGACACACCGCGACCGCTTGGTCCTGACGGGTTTCCTCAACGAGGGATCATCTAGCCGGTAGAACAGGGGTATGCGAGACATCCCCTACGACAAGATCGCGCTGATCGAGCTCAAGCCCTGCCCGTTCTGCGGCCACACACAACGAGGCGTAGAGCCGGATACTCAGGTCCGGCTTGTGTTTTCCGTCATGGCCGCCTACGTTCAATGCGGGTGTTGCAGGGCTACAGGATTTCACGTGGGCGTGCCAGGCCACATCGACGAGCTCAACGAGTTCATGGATATGGTCTCTGAGGTAGACGTCTTCGGCCTTCCGCCGAACCCTCGAAATTTCAAGGACGGTGATCTCGATCTCTGGATGGCACAACTCGCCGCCAAGTTCTGGAACAACCGGAAGCCTCCTCGTGCTTGAGACCCTTAAGCGGTCCTGGACCTGGTTGGTCAGGCTGTTCCGGCCACGACAGCTGACGGAGTCAGAGGTCGTTACGGCCTACATCGCTGCTGGCGCCTGTTACGGTGATGCCTGCACCTATCCCGGCGGTATGGCCCCTTCTATTGGCAAGTTTTCTGCCAGGGAGGCATGGGGGGTGATGGAGAAGGAGTATGCTGCACTCGGCTACCGAACCATCCCCATCAAGGATCTGATTGACCTAGGAGGCTACGGTCAGCCGGTGACCAAGCTGGTCCGGATCAGTCGAGACATAGGCGAAGAGGCTTTGCTCTGGGAGCCGAGCATCGAAGGGCCGGTCCCGATGGGGCCCGACGTCCTCGACCAACTCGCGAGCATCGGCGACCCAAGGACGTGCCCGGAGTGCCGAACCGAACTCTTGGAGGCCGATCGAGTCCACTGCACGTGGTGCCTGAGCTCTATCCTCAGAGGATCTTTCGATAACCACTTGGCCGCCAACATTGCTGAGACCTACCTACAGACCGAATGACAAGGGAAAGCGACGGACGAGAAAGGTACTGGCGGCAGGTCAGACAAATCGCCGATGAGCACGATGTCTCCATTCCGGAGGCGCGGGCCATGTGGTCTCGCCTCTTCAAGCCAGGTGGGATCAAGAAGATGGTGCTGGCCCTCTCAGTTAGCTCATCACCAGCGATGTCGACAGTCTGCCCGTTCTGCCGAACTGAGCTACCAGTCTTACATCAACACGAGGGTGCGTGTGGCCGCTGTGGATCGAGTGACCACCCCGAGCCGGGCGATGTTGACTGTTCACCCGAGCCGGTGTGGAGCTGCTCGAACTGTAGGACCACCATGCACCAGGAGTGCTACGACGAGCTCGGTCGCTGCTCAACACTAGGATGTCGATCGTCTAGGATTGTGGCCCGTCTGCGGCCCGCGCCTGGTTATGAGCGAGACTACGCGGGCCTGCCCAGCCGTGGTGTCCTACTGTCCTTGGCGATGGTTGGTGTCGCGGGGCTTCTTCTCATCGTCCTCGCTGTTATTAGGCTGTTCTGGTAGTTGCCAGGTCGACCGCTTCGGGCGTCTTGATGACCCGGAAGAACTCAGGTCGCACGACCGTGATCTTGTGACGCGTTCGGATCGCGCGCCGCAGCGACATGCCGTTGGGGTCAACGAAGTTCGGCGTCACAGTCACCATCGTATAGGGGCTGTAGACGATGCCTGTATCAAGCATGCCGCCCTGGTACCAGGTCATCAGGTGGCTCTTCGGAAAGAGCGGGTCCAGGTAGACGGTCTTACTTGTAGGCCCCTCGCCTAGAGTCCCCACCTTCTGGACTTGACCGTTGCTGATCGGAACGCTGATGCCAAGTTTGACCAGCGTTTCCTCATTTCCGATGACCCTGTTGGCAGGCATTCGCTGGGTACGCTGGTGGACACGGTTCGACGTACGAGATAGCTCTTCTAGCAGATCACAGTCTTCTGATACCAGATCTGTGTTGCTCGGGAGCAGGGCTATGTTGAGCATCGTGCCCAGGATTTCGCGCGTGATCTCAGTCAGGAACTCCTCGACCGCTAGGTCGAGCACACTGATGTCGCCTATGAGAGATTTGACTCTTCTGGTTTCGGCACAGATGTCCTGGTCGGCGATTTTCAACCTGATCTCAGGAACCGTGACCTGGGTCGGCTTACCGGTCGTCTGGTTGGTGACGGTTATCTCAACCGTCCCACCAGTCTTCGGCTGATACCACAAAATGATACCGATCGGCCCGAGCATTGGCTGCGTGCTGCAGAGGTCAGGCAGGGGGTGCGCCTGCAGCTGAGCTTTGAGGGCGTCCCCGATTTTCTCGTGCCAGGTGTCGGGAAAGACTAGACCTCTCGTCTCCTCAGCCAACTGCTTGAAGTGCTTGTCCTGGTTCTCCAGGACGGCGGCGATGAGATTCGAGCGATCGTTGTCGTTTTCAAGACCCCACTTTGCGCGCAAGCGCTCCAGGGTCGCTAGAGTTGCGGTGGGCGGGTTGGTTGCCATGTTACCTCCAGTGATGGATGGTACCACAGCCTCATCAGATTGGCATCAGTTACCGTGGGTCGCCACAACGATTTGATCCAACACGTCTAGCGCTACCAGCTCGTGTAGGTAGGCGCGGATGGACTGACGCGCCTGCCACGGCCAGGGTGTGCGGTCCCCCGGCCAGGGAACAAGATAGTAGGGCGGCAACAAGGAGCCGTCGATGTAGTCGACCACCCAGATCCCACTGTCAAACCGCGACCGAGCTCGCAGTGTTAGCCGAACCTTGTCGCCTATAAGCGGGTAGGTCTTACCCTTTCCCCAGCTCACAGCTCGCCTACGATCCTATCCAGGATGTTGATGGTATCGATCTTCTCGACCCACCTGGGTGAATACCAAATGCGCGGTCCGCGTGATGTCGTAAGCGGTCCACCAGTTAGGTCCCAATGAATCTGGACCTCTCCGTCGTCACGGTCGTTCTCAGGGAGACACTCGATGACGGTGCCCTGCCACATCCAGTCGTATCCACCGTCCCTCACGAAGACGACTCGGTCACCGAGGCCAAGGAAGTGCCCTCCAGGAGTTGCCCAGGCCATTAGTCCTCAGTCGTCTCAGCTGTCTCAACGGCCATTCGGATCAGTACGTTGTTGAAGTCCTCGAAGTCGGCGAGCAGTCGATCGATCAGTTGTCTATCCGTCAGCTTAGGTTGGGCGCCCTCCAACGCCATCGGGATTATGTCGTGCCAGATAGTTTTTGAGTAGGAGGTGTTCCCACCTTGGTATTTTTTGGCGAGGAACCTCTGGAACTCTCTGTTGATGAGAGATCCGGCGTGGCTCCGCGCCTCATTGGCCACACCGGTGATGATGTCGGCATCCTCGTAGCCCATCGCTACTCCGTCGATGTAGATCGCCGTGAGCTTGTAGCACTCCTCGCCGACAAACATCGCCGGACGAGCGCATATTGCTCGGAACCGGGTAATGAACAGATCCTTGAACCTTGATCTACTCATCGAACGCCGACCCACCGTCCTCGCCTACGATCTCGTGGGTCGAGTAGGCCGCAGCTGTCATGTCAGGGTGGACCACCCACCACACGTCGCCGCCGTGGCCACCAACATAGCCGGCGAGCCGGCCAATGGTTCCAGGGCGCCGGGCGTCGATGTATTTCTCGGCGACGATGAATCCGCCGGTTCCCATGAGAGGGTCGGTCGTCTTGATCATCTTTCCGCCGTTCACGCGCACTTGCTCACGGAGCAGCAGAAGGCCGTCGTCCTCGGATCCGGACAGCTGAAAGACGCGCTCCAACTCGCGAAGCCTGACGTCACTCATCAGAGTCCTCGGTTGCTGCGGCCAGGAGATCAAGCACGGTAGTGTTCGGCGGGCTGTGAAGGCCCTCTAGCTCGGGCGGGCAGAACACGGTGTTACCGTTTTTCGGAGAAAACCATACGGCGACGTGGCAAGTAAGTCGTGGGCACTCCTGTGCGAGGTCAAGCTCTCCAGACGACACGCGTGCTGTTCCGGTTGGGACCAACTCGATCCCGTGGATCGGACAACAGTCACGGCTTAGGCGTTGGATGCGGTCCGCCTTTGACTGACGGGACCGACTCACTAGAGAGCCACCTGGCGTGGCTTGAGAAAGATGTGCCCGCAGTGCTTGCACTGTAGCCCGTCCTTCGGGATGACACGGTGCATGATGGACTGCTCGGTGTAGCCGGTGTCCTTATGACAGGACCGGCAAACGATTGGCTTAGGCGGAGGGACGGTCATTGCGCGGACTCCTGTGCTGGTGTGTCGTGCTCCAGTCGGATCAGAAACGGCGGACGGTAATTCGGAAACACCGCGCGAACCCAGTGGTCCCAGTGCGTGTTTTTCCAGTCGATCGGATCGACTATCCACGGCTCGAACTGGTAGTTGATGACGCCAACTTGTAGACAGGACGGGTCGGATAGCTTCATCGTCATGCTCGTCGGACGGGTCCAGTAAGCGAACACCAGAGCGTCTGCGTAAAGGGTGCCCTGGTTCGGCCGCGTGGACATGTCGAGTCCGACGATGACCTCCTTCGCGTCGCTAAGCTTGTTCCAGTAGTGGTTGATCAGCTGAGGAACGTCGACGGCTAGAGCATGCATCTCCAGCGTATCGTCCTGCTTGAGGACCAACATCTGGTGAGGGTAAACCCCCTCCTCGTCGATCGATCGCTCGATTAGCTCGAAGAACATCTGCGGAAGCGTCTTAGTCACTTGCCCACCTGCTCAGCATCGTTGATCGCCTTCACGATCCGGTCCAAGACCGGCACGGTCTCGTCGACGAGCTCCCATCCGTGGATCGAGCACATCAACCGGCACACCTCGCGGTCCATGTCAAACGGTCCCTCGATCTCGTAGTCGATGCCGGGAAATCTCTTCTCCATGAAGGTCCGAAGGTGACCATCGATCTGCTCGACCGTCATAAACCTCTTCGTTGTCATGTAACCGTGGTTGGCCATTACGGTAACTCTGATGCCGCCGCCTCGTCGGCGAGGCGCTCAGCCTCCTCGTCGGCGAGACGCTCAGCCTCTCGCTCGTCCAGCAGCTCCTGAAGCTCGGCGTACGACCAGCCACGCAGGTCCATCATCATCCGCCGCCACAGTGGGTTATCCGGGTCGTTGATCCCATCAACCACGGCCAGCTGGCCGTTTGTTGCCGAGCCGTGGCCGCCACCAGCTCCACGGCAGTCCTCGTTCATCCACTGGAACTCGAACTCGCAGTCCGAGAAAAGAGAGGCCATCTTCTCGAAGACCGGAAAGGGAGGCGACCACGCCGTCTGGAACGCCACCGACGCGACGGTGGAGTCCGTGCCTACGCGCGCCAGCTGGTCCAGGACCCCGAGGTCACTGTCGACCTCGACCTCATATGCGTCCCACTTGGTGCCCCAGTTGTCGGGGTTCCATGTGTTCCAGCAGAACGGGTTCGGATCGCCGCCCCCGAGTCGGTGGTTGTAGTGGCTGTGAGAGCAGGTGTCGTTGTTGTAGTCAGGGTGGTCGGGAGGAGGCACGAACCCTCGAAACGAGAAGGCTCGGCGCTGGTAATCCGACACCTTGCCCGTCGCCGGGTCTATCGGCTCGTAGACACCTAGTGCCAGAAACTCTGCCACCCGTGTTCTCGGACCGCTGATCGTGATCTTGTTTGATACGTGGTTCGGCATGCTTTCCTCCTGGTTGGTGTTCTACCCGGAAGGAGGTGCGCCCCAGATGCATCGAGGTATAACCAACCCATCGCCTGCCGATGACGAGAGGGGGACGCCCCTCGGGAGCCAGAAGGGGTAACGCCTGGAGGCGGGGTAGGGGATCAGGGGACGTTGCACGGTCCCGCAGCGGCAGCTCACACGGCGGACCTGAGTCAGGACGCGCAGCTGTCTACGAAGTCAGCCCTGGGCTAGCCGGGGCTGACTTCGTTTATGGACGCTATGGCTTGATCCGAGCGAGAGACTCCAGCACTAGGTGCGCGCGAAGCGCTCTCAGTACCTTTGCGCACTCTCGCTTTTTTACGACCTTCTTCTGGCCCGGAGAGGTCGAGAAGACGAGCTGGTTTGAACCACGAGGGTCGTGCACGATAGAAGGCCGACCGTTGATCGATGTCATTATCAACCAATCCCCTATCCAAGCCTCTTCGTGTTCCGCCATTCGACAGGATATTACGGCGAGCGCTACGAGCTCGGCCTCCAGTTCCTTCGTCCACGGCTGGTAGGGCATACCGTCGTTGTACCTACTCGGGGCTCACGGGGAGATTATGGCGGCTGCTCACGAGTTCGAGCTCTCGTAATAATTCAGCCGTAAGTTGCTCCAGCAGAAGGCGGATACCCATTATGCAACTTGCAGGCCTGCCTTCCGGTCTCATTTCTACGGGCCCTCCGGAGTATCCGTCGCCTCCGCCGCCTTCGAGGCTGCCGCTCGTTCGTCCATCATGTTCACCAGACGGATGATCTTGGCAATTCGCTCATCGGTTGTGAACGAATCACAGATCTTGTCGAGGACCTTCGTCCCCGCGTGCTCGATGATGGCCCGGACTTTCGGCTGCAACTGACTGATGTAGAACTCAAGGTGCTCCGGGTGAACCCTGATGTCCACGCGCTGATTGTTCAGTTGGGCGTATTCGGGGACCCGGGGGATCACCTCTTCGAGGAGCCTGACCCGGCGGCCCGCCTCCTTGTCGCCCCACTTCGCGGCGAATTGGGTGAGGATCCTGGCCTTGATCTCAGCCTCCGTTACGTCGTCGTCCATGGTCTCCCTATCCTCGTGGTTCAAGACCAACCTCCTATAACGCTCTGAGATAGGGTTCGCGGACGCAGTACACAAGATTTTTCTTGTGTACTGCGGCAAACACGATCCCGTGAGCGGCTCTGTTGCTACAGATTAGCGAAGTCGTGGGTAGAAACCCAATGCCGAACCTAAGAATCAGTGGATTGCATCACGGGTATAAGAACGGCAGACCCAAAGCCACGGAGTAAATCAGATGGCCTCGACAACTTCCATTCCCGCTGAAACCACCACTCGCTGTGATGCCAGGAAGATAAAGGTCGGCGACGTATTCTCGCGACACTCCTTCGGCAAGGTGACGGCAATCGACCGGCACAACGGTCTGCTGACGATCGAGAACAGCAACGGCAACAGCTGGAACATCGGACCAGAGATCGTCGAGCTGGAGTTCAGCTTCGCCGAGCAGTTCGAGACGGAGGAGACCGTCAGCCGCACCCGGCTAATCGAGCTCATGACCGAGCTTCCTCGCACGGCGATGACCATCAACTTCAACAAGAAGCCGGACCCCAAGGCAATCGCCAAGGCCCTGGAGGGCGGCAAGGGCAGCGAGAGCGCTAAGGCCTGGACCGCCAAGGTCGACAAGCTCATCGCCGGCGATGAGCGGACTATGGTCGGTTACCACACGCTCAGTTTCGATGAGCACCGCCGTCTCCGCTTCCAGGAGAGCGGCAGCGGGCAGCGGCTGGTAGATCCGAGAACACTCAACTGGATGATCAGTTGCAGGACGAAGTTTGTGGTCAAGTAGCTCGGCGCCGGTTTTTTCTGGGGGGCTCTGTCAAGGCCCTGCAGAGTGACCAGTTTTCGAGCCGATAGTCGAGGGCGTTAGGCGCGATGCCTAAACGGCGGGCCCACTCCGCCTTCACAAGAGTTTCCCCGGTGATGGGATGAGTCAGTTCTACATTGTCGCGACGGTTTTGGGCCTGCTGTTGGGCTGTTGCCCAGCGCAGGTTTCCGGGCTCATAGCCCAGTGCGTTGTCGATGCGGTCCAGGCTCATCCCATCGGGCCGTTCCCCGAGATTGGTTTCAACCCAGTTAAAGAACTTCGTGAAGTCGTCGGCCCACTCGCCGTGAAATGTGATGCCGCGACCGCCGTAGTAATTCCACTCACGTCTCTGGGGATTAGTGCAGGCGTTCTTTCTGCTCTGCCAGAGCGAGTAGAGGTAGTGGCGTTGGCCGGCGACAGCGAAACCGTGTTTCACGTGTCCGCTTACCACCTCTGCGCGGTAACACCCACAGGATATGGATTTTCCGTGACGTAGGTTACTGAGGTACACAATCCTCTCAACGCTGCAGTCGCAGCGAGCTTCAACGCGCCGCTGGCCGGGGCCGTCAACGTCTCGTATTACGGTCCAGTGACCGAACTTTGTTCCAGGGGTTATAGACAATCGTCTAGCCATTTGGCTCAGGGTATCTCGAACCAATTACATCGTCAAATCAGGGAGGGCGACATGACTACAGGACTTCGGTGCCCCAACTGCGACACCACCATCAACCGACGAGTCGTCAGCGATTGGCTCGTCAACAAGAAGGACGCTCACCTCAACTGCAGCAACATGTTCTGCAATACACGCTGGTCGCGCGCTGTCCTCGAACAGCATGCCGACAAGTTCCTCGGTGAGGTCAAGGCTCCAGAGCCCAAGAAGGCTGAGGATCCGACGCCAGTCGTCCACATCGAGGAGACGACGGTTCCGGCCCGCACAGCCCCCGCTTGTACAACCAGCCGGGGTTGGTTGGAGCGGATTAGGAAGGCTGCGCTGCACCACACGACGGTTCACGGGGTGGTCTCCATCGACGATCTCCGCGTGTGGGCTGATGCACACGAGGATCACCCGCCGAGCCCGAGCACCTGGGGGTCCGTCTTCTACGGGGAGCAGTGGATGAAGGTGGGCGAGAAGCGCTCCTCCTACTCCAAGAGCCGCGCCCGGAAGGTCAGCGTCTGGGCGCCTACGGCAGCAGCACCACTGGTGTATGCTTGATACAGGAGCCGCAGACTGACGGGGAACTCCAGGTCCCCCATCATGTGTGGGTGCTTCCACACTTCCAGAGTTGGCTGCAGGCGCAGAAGGGGGCCGGGAACCGACTTGATGGCTTCAAGTCGGTCTTCCTGTTCCCAGACAGCGGTAAGCCTTTTTTCTGGGCGGCCCACGTCAACGTCTTCATCGCCTCAGAGAACCGGAACAAGGTCAACGAGGTGGTGATTTCGCGGCCCGACATCATGCACATTGTCCTGCTCCACCGTCCGCTTAGGTCGACGGACAAGATCAGGGCCGTGATGGTCCGCGAGTTTCGATCTCCAGCGTCTACGTCAAACGGGTTTATCCTGGAGACGCCTGGTGGGTCGTCGCTCAAGGGAGATGACCCCTTCGGTACCGCCGTCGCGGAGCTCGAAGAGGAGACCGGTCTGCGGATCAGCCCTGACAGGATCGTTCCTGTCGGAACACGTCAGCTGATGGGCACGATGTCGGCCCACAACGCCCACGTATACGCGGTCCAGCTCAATGACGAGGACATGGCGGCGGTCATGGACCAACTCGGCAAGCCTCACAGCAACGAGGCCGACTCAGAAAGAACGTACGTCGAGGTCCACGACGTGTCAGGTCTCTTGCGTGACCCTCTAACCGATTGGTCCACGCTGGGTATGATCGGCGCCGCCATTGAGGCTCTAGGGCTGTAATTCACTCCTGTAGCCCCGAAGTGGGCTTCTGACGTCCGTGGGAAGAGGCCGGGGCTAATAGCCCCGGCCTCTTCTTTCGTGTACAGCTCGATGCATCGGCCGTCGTCTCCGTGTGCGCCAGAGGTAGAACGACACCATGAGCACCAACACCCAGAGTTCCAACGTCCCGTGCGACGGCCCCGAGTGCGTCCTTTGCCAGCTGACCGGGCCTCCCGATATGGTCCAGGTCTGGGTCAAGGACCTAGACGACGGCGAGTGGAAGTCGCTCACCATGAAGCGGGCGCGGGCGCTAGAGCTCGGCCTTATCAAGGATGCCACTGATGCTTGAGCCGAGAATCAGGGTGTTCTGGAGCGCAAAGGATTACGACCTGAAGGCTGCATGGGACGCTGGGTGCGCTTCTCAAGACGGCGGCTACCTACTGTTCTTGCTTTTCAACAAGACGTTCCTGGAGGCGCTGGACGAGCGTGGCTACGACATCAAGACGCTCAGGTTCCAGATCAGAAAGAAGCCACCAAACGCGCTCGACCGAATCGTCAACGCAATCAACGAGGCAGAGGAGAAGGTGTAATGGGCTACGAGACTGAGATTTACCTGGTAGACAAGGGCCATGACGACTGCCTCGTCCAGTGGCAGCCTGCCTCAGAGCACTGGTACACCGCGACCAGGAACCCGCTCGACCGGTTGGTCGAGGCCACCGGCGAGGTCAATAAGGACCCGCTTCAAGGGGTTCCGGCCGACGCCCTGTTCTCGGATGGCGGAGTGATCATCGCTTCGCTGAGGATGGGTACGATCGGGAGTGGTGGCCACGACGATGGAGAGCTCGACGACTTCTTCGCCAAGAACCGCGAGAGGCAGAAGATGGAGAAGAAGTTCCTCCTCCTTAAGTGGATGCCGAGCGACTGCCTCAACACCAGCGAGTGGCCCGATGTCACCGACCCCTACGGCGACCCCTACGTCCTGCACGACGCCCAAGGCACCCTGGATGCCCTCAATCGAACCATCGAGCGCAAGCTGAAGGAGAACGATGGAGTGCTGTATACGATCGATCGGCGCTATTCCATGTTGAAGGCCATCCTCGTTCCTTTCATCGCTGGATGGCCGAACCCAGCGGTGGTGACACGTGGCTACTGAGCGAGAGGACAACAAGCTGCTTCAGGCGGTCCGCGAGAGTCATTGTGACCGAAAGGACCGCAAGCACGCCTGCGCCGGTGTCATCACCATCTCGCCGCAGGGCTACAAGCTAGACTGCAACTTGTGCGGAGGTCTCGACTACAAGACCGAGCCCTGGAGTAATCAGGAGAGCGACGGGCTGGAGATCGTCAAGGCAGTGCTGCGGACCATCGGTCTCGACTGGTCAGCCCTGTCCGCAGATATCCAACTAGAGCTCATCAAGACGGTGAGCAAGATGCTCATCAAGAGGGGAGAGTGATATGACGGACGAGCGCAACTACCACCGGGAGCGCGAGGAGCTGGTTCCTCTCACCGACTCCATCCTCGACGTCTGGACCACACATTTCGGCGCTCTGAAGAGGGCTGCCATCGAGATCCGATTCAGCAGGTTCTGGCTGGAGCGTATGGATTCAGACCGACGGGCCGCAGAGGCTGCTCTCGCGGAGTCGCTCCGACGCGAGGCGGAGCTGTCGGCAGTCCTTAGAGACATCCGAACCACCCTCTGGTCGTCCAACGATCGCGAGACCATGGTCGAGATCGATGAGAAGATCAAAGACATCTTGTAGGGATCCTTATGCCTAAGCACGTCGAGCGCGAGCGGTTTCCTGTTCCTGGAGCGTTCGGACTAGAGCGGTCCAAGGAGCGATCCGAAGAGAACTGGCTACGCCGCACCCAGTCTAACTGGGACTACCTCAACCGTGCCGGTTCCTACCAGGATCACCTCTACATCTACGTTGAGGAGGAGTACGGTTACCGTAGCCACGTGTGGACCTATCCTGGAACCGCGCAGGAGCTAGTCGAGGACTGGTGCGCTGGGCTCACTCCCTGGCAAGGTAGGTTCAAGGGAGATTTCAAACAGGTTGATTTCGTCACGTCAGGTGACCATCGAGGACGTGATTACCCAAGAGCTATGAACCTTGTCCTGGTTCAGACCGGTGAGGTCTTCCCGGGCATCTACGAACTAGATGATTTTGATGGGGAGTGTCACATCCACGAGGATGATGACGCTTATCTGAAGGTGGGTTTCTACAGAGTGCGTGGACGCGACAACCCTGAGGTCGAGTTCCGGGTGCTAGACGCTCTGGCTTCGATTAGATGAAGCCCATGCTGCCCGAGTCAACACCCGCCTCGGTGTTCTTGATGCCGGCGTCGGGGGTTGAGACCAGGGGCATGCGGTCGAGTTCGTCGAAATCGTCACCCGCAGCGCTGCCGTAGCGTTGGAGAATCAACTCCTTGGTCTCGTCGTCGATCAAGCTCTCAAGAGCTGGGAAGACCTTGACCTCTTCGTCCTCAAGGTGGCGCTCTAGCCCCTCCAGGATAACGAACACCAGCTGACGAGCTGGTTCTTCGATGTTCGTAATCCTTGCTGAAAACAGGAGTTGCGACAGCCGAGTAAGGCGGGCCATCGTCTCGTCGTGTTCTCGGAACAGCTCGGGGAGCTTCTTGTTGTCAGCCTTCAGAAACTTCATCCCGATCAGATAGAGCACCGACTCTTCCTTCAGGGTGTGCGGCCGCGCCACATCGATCATGGCCTGAGCGGTGTGCCGCATGCCAGGCAGATCGAAACGCTCAGTGAAAGCGCGAAGCTCCCCGGCCAGCGTCCGCAGCTTGGCGTGGTCCTTCAGCAAAGGCTCAATGATGCTCTTAGCCATGCGGGTCTCCCACTAGGATCTGACACCACAGGATAGCATCACAAGGACTTGCGATCGACCTAAAGCTCGGCAACTAGCCTATCGAGAACGTTGGCCTCCTCATTCACGTAGATCTGGTTGTTGGCCACGATGATGAAGCCAACGTCATCGTCGTTCTCCCCCTCCCAAGTCACCTTGCCCTTGAGTACGTAACCCCAAGGGGTTAGGAAGTTGGTGATGAGGTACTGCAGCCACTTGACCTACGTCCAGTTATCACCCTTGGCGATGTGTCGGATCATCGTCGGGCTCACACCGAACCGCCGTGCCAGAGCCCTCTTCGCGGTCCCCAGTTCCAGCTCATATCGAATGGCTGCTACATCGGATGATGTGAGCTTTCGGTTCCTAGCGTTATTCCCTCTGGGAACGCTCCGACGCTTGCAGTTCTCTGAGCGAGTTTCCCACATAAGGTTTTCGATGCTGTTGTTCGTCGGGTCGTCATCTAGATGACTGGCCTCCAATCCGTCCGGGCACGGACCAACGAATGTCTCTAGCACGGCTCGATGGAGAAGTTTCATCACACGGCCGGACGCGCTCGACAGTGTGAGCTGGGTGTAGCCTCTCTTGGCCAGATAGCGTCCTTTCAAGACCCTTACACGGGGTTTTCCTCGCGGCCCGATCAGACTGCGCACTCGGCCCTCTGGGTGGACCTCGTATCGTCCTTCAAATCCAGGAAGCGGCGTCCATGTCATGGGCTAAGTGTAACACCGAACTTCTCGTCTAGCTAGTTATCGAAGGCGATGACGACTCGGACCCGATCCGGCGGGCCGAGCTTCACCATGTCTGAGATGGTTTCGATGAAATCGGACACGAGGTCCCGATAGGTTCGTGGCAGCTCGATCCCACAGAAGATGCCGAGCTTCTCCTGCTGCTTGGATATTCGGTTCTTCCGCCACCTGACGAACTTCTTGGTCTCCTCGGTGAGGAGCAGCAGGGTCATCTCCTCTTCGGTCACTTGTCGGTGGAACCCTTCTGGAAGACCCTTGTGCCACATCGATCGGCCGCCGGTGTATTCGGCGTGATCCAGACCCGGAGGGACCTTGCCGGTCTCCTTCCACTCCAAGTAGTCGTCCGCGAAGAGTGCCATCGTCTCGTGGCAGGCGACGGCGTCCCAGTCTGTGTCCATGAGCTCTTGGACGTTAAACCAGGTGTGACCGTGGTAGTCGGAGTAACCGCCCATCTCCTCGTGTGTGGGGATGTCCTTGAGAGTCGCCTTCGAGACGTCGTGCGGGACCCCTCTCCTGGCGAAGTGGAGAGGCTTGATGTGGAAGTTCCGGATGTCCGCCAGCACGGCGAACAGGACGTAGTTTCTGTTGCTGAGCGCGTTCATGTAAGACGGCCGCCGCGCGTCCATCTCGTCGTAGTTCCAGCCGTTCTTCTCTCGAAGCCGCCAGTAACGGGTCTTGGAGTCTCGCAGACCCCACCGACCGTTCTTGCCCTTCACCTCGATGCACGGGTGCGCGTCTGTTCCGATGATGTCCCTACCTTTTGAGAAGCTCCAGGAACCGGTCGTGCTTGCGTTTGAGAAAGGGCCCCTCTGAGTACATCCAGAGACACAGCCTCTCTATCTGCCGATTCCCCTCCACGCAGAGGGAGTGAATGCTCTTCATCTTTCTGATATTGCCTCTTACTTCTACCGCCCTGGCCATCCGAGCCTGAACGCTTCTCAAGAATTCCTCACGACCCGCCATACACCATCGCCATCGCTTGTAGTTAGGCGAGTTTCTCGGTACGACATGGTAGATCGAGCCGTCCCCATCGAAGTAACCACGGATAAAGTGAGCATCGAGTGTCTGAGGAATCTGGTTTGGATAGACCAGCTTGTGGGTTTTACTCTGCACCATGCCTTGCGCGGCGAGTGCTCGACTAAGCGCCACGCTTTTGATGCGACAAGCGTAGATCCTCTTGTGGCCTGGACGATCGCGGTTTAAGAGCTTCAACGTCTTCTTAGGGCAAAGTTCGTTACGGAACAGCACAACCAGTTCGTGATCCGTGAGGTCTAATGAGACACATGAGCCCTCAATGTTGCAGCCATCAGCCATCAGCAACCCAAACAAGTAGGCCTTTGCCGGCGTGTTGATCGTATCGAAGTAGTCTTCGATGATCTCGTGTTTGCGCTTGTGCGACCACGGGGTCCTGGGTTTGAACCCATCTAACTTGAGCAACCTATTCCGAACAGTGCCGAGATCGACGCCATAGAGCGCGCCGATAGTTTTGTAGGTCAGGCCGGCGTTGTAATGGTCGAGGAGAACAGTCGAGTCAAGGTGTTGATGTGACATTTCTCAACACTAGGATGAGCTGATCAACCTGTCAAGGCGTCGGTTCCCAATTGCCACCTCCTTCTCTCTTTCCTTCTACCCGTGAGAGCGGAGATGCATCGAGTTAGTAGAGACCAGCTCCAGGACCCCCGGATGATGGTGGACGTGGTAGGCCGCGTTTCGCTCGCAGCTTCGCGTCGATTACAGCAAGCTCATCGACGCGGGCCGTCCTCGCGAACGGCCGGAGGTCCCAATTCCACTGGCCGTTCAACTGAACGTTGAACGGTCCGACCCACAGATCACGTCGACCGCAGTAGGTGAACCCGCGCTCGATTAGGGCCTGCCGGTAGTCTTCAGGCGACATCGTTCGAGCGCTTCCAGTAGTACCAGATGTGGCCTAGCCACAGTGAATTAGCGACGAACATCAGGAGCGCACCTGCGAAGCTCATCCACTGGTCGAGGCTTGGATAAAAAAAGAGGTTCCAGCAGCTCCAGGTGGTGAAAAACAGCGTGGGGTACCAGACGACACCCTTGAGCTCCTTATCTCGACGGATGGCCCGCACGTTGGCGAGCAACAGAAGTGCACCAACTAGCTCAAGTGATCCGTTGATCGCGTCCGGCCAGGACAGGGTCACGACGCGTCACGCTGGTGCAGGAAATGGTCTTCGGTGTTGGTCAGTGGGTTGTAGCGCAGATCCATCTGACGCCACCGGTTGTCGTTCTCCAGGATGGCCTTCTTCGGGAGGCTGATCCCCTGCTGCTCCATCCACTCCAAGAAGGCGAGTTCTTCAGATTGATCAGGATCGTCCGGCAAACCCTCGATCTTGGTTCCGTCTCTGACGGGAAAGCAGCACGGACCGTCGTCCATCGCAAGTGGGTTAAATCGCAGGTCCAGCTTGCCGCCTTTTTTGAGCTTGCCGGCTTTGAACTCGGCCCTCTTCTGCCTAAGCCACTTGTCTGTTGGACTTAGGACCTCTCTTCGTGGCCGGGGAGTTACCTTGTTCACCAGATGGGCATAGACCACCCTAAGTATTTGTAGTATCATGAGTTACCTTTGTGTACACTGTTCTTTGCACCAAATATGTTACCGAGGTCCTAGGTTGCCCCATTTGGTTCAGACTGACGCGCGAACCGAACGGTCATGGTTCGCGGCCCAACCTTCACGGTCAACTCCACATCAGCCAGGTCTACGTCGCCGTACCTGGCAGCCGTCTCCTGGGACGCTGAGCCTACGGAGAGGGCGAATCGTCCGACCGGGTCTGCGAATAGCTCCCAGCCTGGCTTCGCTGGACGCTCAGGTGCCGGGTCCCCTTCGACTACGACGTTGAAGCCATTGATGACGCGGTGATAGTCATCCCAGGTGGGCATATGACTCCTAATGAACAGGTGGTGGCGAGTTTGGCGGATCATAGGACGGCCTGTGGAGAGGACGTGGTAGCCCGCGCTTGGCGCGTAGCTGTTCGTCCACCTGCGCGAGCAGCGTCTTCCTCAGTCCAGACACACCTGGACCGATTCCTCCACCGGTGATACCTGAGTTTCCTATCCCCTGCGCGTTGTTCGTGCCCGAGGCAGTGATGAAGTTGGCCTGGCTGGATATGCCGGTCACGGTCAGCCCGAACGGTCCGACCCATAACTGTCGACTCTGGTTCCAGGTGAAGCCGCGATGGGCGAGCGCGGCTTCGAACTGTTGCTGAGTCATGGGCGGTTTGTCGAACGGACTTGACATGGTGGTTAGTTTAGCTTAACCAGCCAGGAATCGTCTAAGGAACAGAACGGTGTGTACATTTTTCGTCAGGACCCCGTAGCTATTGATGCTCCACCATCGATCAGGAAAGAGGCCGTACCACCAGGCCCAAACTCGATGCATTAGCGCGGGTAGAACGTGAAGGTCGAGACCGACCACGAGGAACACGAGGAACACGAGGAACACGAGGAACACGAGGAATCCATGAGTGTGAATGAGGACGCCAAGTCACTGTTGTCCAATCTCCGTAACCGGCGAGGTCGCTGGGTCGTGACCGGCAGCAACCCGATGTTCGGCCCGGCGATGTTCGAGGCCAGCGCGTTCGACGAGATGGTGGAGCTGTACATCGCGGCCCGCGAGTCAGCGGACACGACCGCACTGCGGAACGAGCTCGACGCCCTAAAGGAGAAGCACAAGAAGCTCTCCGAGGAGTCACACGACCTTCGCATAAAGGCGAAGAGCGCTGACAATATGAGGGACGCCTACAACCTCCAACGAGAGAGGTGGATGGCGTTGTCCACGCACCTCCTCCGCGAGGGCGACATCCTTTGCCTGGAGAAGTACAAGCGAAAGGAGCGGCGTAAGGTCATCAGCTACGATTTCAAGACGAAGTCGTATACGTTCGTGATCTGGGACGAGCGCCGCAAGACCTGGTGCACAACGGTTCACTCCAACACCATCGGTCTCATGCTCGACAACGCCGGAATTATCGTCCAGGTGACGCGACCCGGCGACATGGAGCAGGGTGAGAAGAGCGAGAAGCGAAAGTGATCCAGAAGACTGTCTACAGAATCCGTATCACTCGCGTGGTCCCCAACGAGTTCTTTTCTGATGAGCCGGTCGGTAGCTACAGCTACTTCAGCCCGTTCCCCGGTACAGGCCGCCGGTATACGTTCTTGCGGCGAGCCAACATCTGCGATGTGTGCGGTGACCACATCACGGCTATCAACTTCGCCACCATCGCCGAGGCTAACACGAGGCTCAAGACGGCCTGTGTGAAGGACATCCTTGAGTACTACGGCGATGAGGGAGTTTATCCAGGCAAACACGGTCCGCCCTATCGACTTGACATCGTTGAGGTCAAGCTAGATCGACGCGAGCGTTACGGGTGGTGCAAGACCAGCGAGCGAGTGGTTCGCCAGATTGTCCCTGAGCCCACGATCCTCGATCAGCTGTCGGTGATCTGATGAGCAAGTTCAAGCCCGGTGATGTAGTAAGAGTCGCGGACTACTACGACCTACGACTCGTCGGACACGTGTTCACAGTTCTCGACTTTTCAACCCTGTACCACTGCTGGGACCACCCAGTCATCTCTAACCCTTACTATGAGGAGGATGGTCAGTCCAACCCAGCTAGGTGGCCTTGTCTTTACATCAGATTCAGTCCCGATCAGTTGGAGCACTGGACCGTACTTGATAGGTTGGCGAAGGTTTAAACAGGCACCAGAAATTGGCCTACCTGCCATGATCCATATCAAGGGGTAATCCCAGTGACCGCCAGCCAACCAACCCCGTGGATGGAGAACGACGAGCTCGCAAGAACGTTGACCGAGGCCGGATGGAAGTGGCAACTATACGTAGCTCGCTTCTTCGAGGCGCACGGATTTGAGGTTGATGTTCCCGAGTACTCGTGGAGAAACTCCCGCGAAGAGATCAAGGACTACCTGCATACCTGGGATCTGAAGATCTGCGACCAGCGGATCGAGGTCAAGTCCAGAGACTTGGCATTCGACACGTACTGGCGGACCTTTCCTTGGGAGCGTGCCCTTGTCGATACGGTCCATAATTACGAGGCCCACGAGGTCAAGCCCATGGCCTACATTTACGTGAGCCAGCATACCGGGGCGATGCTCACGACCCCTGGTAGTGTTGAGGCCCGCGACGCCTGGTGGGAGAAGAAGGATGCCTTCGACCATGTGCGGAAGATCAACGACACCTTCTACACTGTGGGCCGCGAACACCTGGACCCCATCACCAAGCTGCTCGCGCGCCTCAAGGAACTGCAATGACGGATAAGCAAGGGCCAGACACCCGGATAGAGGCACGAACGGCCGTATTGATAGCCGTAACGATGGCTAACGAGCGTCGAGCTCGGGGCGATTCCGCAAGGGGACTCGACATCATTCTCGGAGTGGTCGACAACCTGATTGGTTCCACCGATGCACTTTTCTCTATGCTCGGTCACGAGGTTCCTGAGCGTGACGAGAAGGCCTTCCTCGGCGTGAGTGACGCGCTCGAAGAGATCGATCCGACGGAGCTAGAGGCCTCGCACGTCCTCGCCCTACTCTCATCAACGTCTAATCTACAGAGTCGGATTCCAAGCTACGCTGACTTCTACGGGCGCGCGCTGGCTCACTTCCGTGAGACGCGGCCCGACGAGCTCCAAGGTCTCTTAGGCGGCTTCGAGCCGGACGCGTAACCACGCCTCAACTACATTGTCGTTGAGGTGGCACTGCGGCTATACCCGATTCGTACATGCGTCGGACGAAGCACGCATAGATACCAAAGGTGGCCACCTTCCCTCGGGTATAACCGCGATGGAGTAAGACACTCCCTTCGGGAAGATCCTGACGATCTTCCGCTACGGAAACGGGGCTTCGACAGTCCCTAGGAGTCTTCGATGGGTCGCCATCTTCAGCGGTTCTATATCATCACCGGCGGGACCATGGTCCACGTCGCTCCTCACTTCTCCCTCTGCGCCCCCGCCTACGGAGCTGTCGGACGCCTGATCGCGTCACACCTCAAGGCGCAGCTTCTCAAGGAGGACGCGCCACCGCAGGTTCACCTGATCCGGACCCAGCTTGCCAGAGGTGAGAGCTCATTGACGTACGATGAGCGGGACGCCTTCGAGGCTGCAGGTATCAGCCGACTGGAGACCAACGACGACCTGGCGCAGCTCGTCACCTCCCTGGTCGCGGACGATGAGACTCGGTGCATTGTTATGGCCGCCGCAGTCTGTGACTGGGAGCCGACCGACATCACCTACATGGCCAACGCCTCCGGCAACTCGATCTGCGACTTCGGTAAGGACCAGCCGCGACTCCGCACCTCTCCGCCCTATCCCGGGGCCAGCAAGGGGCTGTGCATGGGCCTCAGTCCAGCCCAGAAGATCATCAAGAGAATCCGCGAGCAACGAAAGGACATTTTCCTGGTCGGGTTCAAGGCGACCGCCGGTGAGTCCCCGCAGGAGACCTACAAGGCCGGGCTCACGCTGCTCAAGCAGAGCAGCTGCAATCTCGTCTTCGCCAATGATGTTCAGAATCACCACAACATGGTCGTCACGCCGGAGGAGTTCCCCTATCACGACAAGAGTCGTAGGGCCTCGGTTCAGACTCTGGCTACGATGATCGCGGCCCGTACGAAACTCGACTTCGCCAGCACGATCATGGTTGACGATGCAATGGCGAGCCCTCTTCTGCTGCACGAGAAGGGGGCCATTCCGCAGAACTTCGTTCCTGTGCTCAAGCACCTCATCGAGCGCGGCGCCTTCAAACCCTTCCTGGGGAAGACATCCGGCCACTTCGGCTGCAAGATTCTCGATTCTGACTACATCTATCGTCGGATCTCATCGGTCCGCAAGGTCGACCACAACAAGGTTTTCGAGGAGGGCATGGCGCGCATCTTCGAGGCGAGAGACGAGCGTCGAGGCGACCAGTCGATACGAGCTGGTGGCCGCAAACCATCCGTAGGTGAGCACACTCAGGCGTTGATCTATGCCAAGCTCGGAGACGCCGTCCACTCCATCGTGCATTTCCACTGCCCGATGCGAGAGCAGACGAATCTGGGACGCGACACGATCATCAACATCGCATCCCAAAAGGAGTTCGAGTGTGGGTCCGTCCAGTGTGGCGAGAACACCGCTCTCAACATGAGGATGATTGCTCACGGTGTTTGGGCGGTCCACCTGGACGGACATGGTCCGAACATTGCCTTTCACAAGAACGTGTCGGCAGTCCACATCCTGGGACTCATCAACCAGTATTGGGACCTGTCCGATAAGACCGGTGGGAAGATCATTTGAGCGCTAACTCGAACCCTCTTCGGTGGAATCCACCGATTCACTATTTTAAGGGCGAGCGTGTTCAGTATCGGTCTGTCTACGCTAATTTCGACACCAACCGGCCGCATGAACAACGCGGGACCGTTGACGAGGACGCCCCCACCAGCACCTTGACAGGCGTCTTGGTGCGGTGGGATAACGGTGAGCTCCAGGCGGTCTATGGCCACAGCCTGATCAAGCTGAACGTGCTCGATTTGTTGGCCGAGATCAACGCCTCAACGACCCCAGAGCGTCCAGAGGAAAGGCCGTCATCAGAGCGCTCATGACTTTTCTCGCGTCGTCCTCGTTGAAATTCAGGACGATCTGACCGTCGTTGCAGATGAACTGCACCGGATAGAAAGTCTGGGTTTTGGTGATGAGTAGGTAGATGTCCGTGGTCAGGTCTACGCGAACCGGCTCGCTCATTGAGCGCCTAACCGCCCTGAGTTGTGACCATACCGCATGGTGGAGCGGAGTTCGGCCTGTCCCCGTCTACGTTGGCACATGTAGACGACACGACTGTTCCGGCTGCACGGCTCGCCGGTCTTCGCACCACACCACTGATTCGGACAATCGATGTCGATCGCCCTTAGCTTTTCTGACATGGTCCATCCTGTTGGGCCCTACGGAAGCAGAGGGATTCGAACCCCCGGAGGTGTGACCCTCTCCTGATTTCAAATCAGGTGCATTAGACCGCTCTGCCATGCTTCCTTCGTTAGTCCTGTTGTCTCAGATCCCGCTCAGAGCATCAAGCGGGTAGAGGTTGATGAGCGCGCGCAGGAGCGCCCGAGCCTCGTCCGATGAGAGCGGAACGGCGACTATCTTGCCGTCCACCATTGCGACATCGGTAGTGGTCACAGGCGTGACAGGAGCTCCGTGAGGGGGCTCGTTGAGAGGGTCGATGACCAGGCTGATCTCGTCGTCTCCAAGGTCTACCCAATGCTTATCGATCATGTCCTTGTTCTACCCGGAAGAAATTCTCGTGTACTTGCGACCAGAGCCCCGTGGTCGTGACGGTGGGCCGGGTAGAAGAACAACATGAGCAAGATCGTTGACGCGCTGGCCGAGGAGGTAATCAGTATCGTCGTCATAGCCGGTGATGATGAGGACATCACGTATCGACGGAGAGGTGCGACAACGCTCGACTGGAGAGCCGAGACTCCCGCCAGAGGTCGGAAGTGACGCACGATAAACTCACCATCCCAGAGAAGATCAAGGTCGGGTTCCAGAACCGAGAGGGGACTTACACCGGCAAGCTTGCCTTCGTTGTCTACTACGATGTCAAGGGCAAGCTCCGCATGGAGAGGAGCTGGGAGGGCTGGCGCGATAAGAAGATCGAGCCGATGGAGTTCGACAACGAGCCGATGACCGGCTTCGTGCTCAACAAGAAGGTCGGCGATTACAGCTCCCGTTGGGGAGGTCGCCGCGCTTGGATTCGTATCTACGATCCACGAGGATTCGAGTTCGAGATCAGCGTCGAGAACCTACTGTTTATCCTGGAGCACACGTCCGCCATCCAAGGAAAAGGGTTGGAGGGTGAGTTCGCCTACGCCTGGGGCGGCGGCAGCAACAGCAAGGTGATGCTGATTCCTACCTGTTCTGAGGACTACAAGGAGTCGGCCAGCTACACGAAGTTGCAGACCAAGAAGGTCGGCAAGAAGGACATGCAGGAGGGGTGCGTTTACCGGACCAAGGACAACGTCGACGTCATGTATCTGGGCCGGCACGACTACTACGAGTTGAGCGGTTCTTCCTATTACTACAACAACCGTCTGGTGACGCGGAGCAAGCAGCACATCTTCGTCAGCGTGGACGGTAAGAGCGACTACTGGGTCCAGAAGGGGTTCACTGGTCTCGCAGAGAAGCTCAGCGATGAGCCGTCGCCTCTCTACGCCGACGAGTTCGAGAATTACATGAAGTCGATCTACGGCAGCAAGGTTGTCGAGATCGTAGGCAATACGGCTAAGCCGGAGCTCAAAGATCGGTGGAGCGTTAGAGACACCTTCTACGTCAAGCGACCCGACGGCTTCCATCGAATCGAGTTCAACTATCGTTATGCAAATTGCTGGAATTCTGCTGGTCGGATTACGCCCGATACGGAGACCTGGCAGATGCAAGAGTGCGCCGACGCTATAAAGGTGACGCCCGAGGGTGACCTTGTCTGGCCAATGGAGGGCAAATTCGGCCCTTACAAAAACGTCACCCATGAGGAGGTCGCCGAGATGGACTTCTTCGTCATCAGTGTCAAGAACGAGCAGGGCGCGGTCCGCGCCATCTAAGGAAGAGCGATGAGCGACAAGGTTTCCAAGAACGACGAGAAGATCAAGCTGTTGATGGCGAAGGTAGAGGAGCAGAAGGGCTCTCTCGGCACCAAGCCACGAGCCAGGTGGAACACCAACGCGGTGTTCAAGTATCCCAACGGGGACTTCGTCAACCTGAACACCGTGGGCGCGGGCGACTTCGACAAGCTCGTCGCCGCGTTGTCGTTCTTGCTGACGACAGAGGGGCTTCGCAAGACCGCAGCGGAGCGTCTGGGCGTGGAGCCTCCTCCCTTCACACACGGGGGTTTCACCGTCGCCGAGTGGGAGGAGGACTTCAAGCTGCGGATCAACGTCGTCGGTTACGATGGGCGCAAAAAGAAGCTTGACGCTACCACCCAGAAGCTCAAGAGCCTCATCAGCGAGGGAGCTCGTACCGAGATGGAGCTCGACGAGATCGAGGCTCTGTTGGACTCGTAGGTCACGATGGTGCGGTGGATAGCTAGCCTGTTCGCTCCTCGGGTCGGGGTAATACCAGGACCGATCGGTCGGTTCTGGTGCCGCCTGGCCGGCCACCCACCTGGTCCGCTCTATCGTGGGTTCCAAGGTCGGGGAGCTGACCTTCGCTGCAGGGCGTGTGGAGTTGAGGTGCCGAATGATCCCAGCTGAGGATTGGAAGGCGGTGAACCTACCAGGATTTCGTACCGGCAAGGAACCTCGCCGGTTTCAGTGGCGGTTCAAGGACTTCAGGCGGGCGATGCAAGGCAAACGTCTAAAGCACGGTCGTAATGTCACCCATGACGACAAGCTCGTCATGGGTGACATGGAGATGATGCACGGAGGTCGTTACTGGCCGACCACGGACGGAGGCCTGATCGCGCTGCCCTACGACTCGAAGAAGTTCGACTTCAAGGAGTGGGTGGAGGAGTGAATTCAATGAGTCAGCGAATGACCGATGTCGAGAAGCTTGAGGCCCAGCTCACCGAAGCTAAGGCCAAGCAGCTGTTCTGCACCTACTACTCCCCCGGGACCTTTTTCCTGGAGCAGTCGTCGTTCGAGGTTGAGACCCGAGACCTCGCCGCGTGTGCGGCCCGAGCTAAGGCCGATGTGGTCGAGCGGTATGGGGCCAGGCCTTTCGCCTTCCGTTTCACGGACGGCAACGGCAAGGTGCTCTCTGGTCTTTACTACTTGACCGGCACCGTTCTCCGGCGCGATGACGTTCCGGATGACGGGGAACACCAGACAATGCGGTCCAACATGACCGACCCAGAGCGCTGTGTGGCTGTCGAGAACACCAACTCATTCAAGCATGTCTCGCACTTCAGCGAGGACGATGTAGTCGTCGACTGGGACGGCAACATCACTAGAAGGGGCGATGAGCCCGACCTGGTCGCCTACCGAGCTCGGTTCAAGGCGGAGCAGGACTAACCACAGAAGAGGTAATCACATGATGGGAATCGGTCACGGACGGACCTACAAGGTCAAGATCTCGACTCTGCTGGATCACCTGCGGAAGAACCGCAGCGAACACGTCGAGATCGTGGAAGAGGCGCAGGCGGAGTTTCGCCGGCTGGCCATCGAGAGGCTCGACTCGATGCTCAAGGACGCTATGAGCGGCAAGGGGATCCAGACCAACCTCGGTCTCAAGGTTCCGACGGTTCACACCGACGCGTTCGACAATGCGATCGGTCTTCTGGAGATGACGAAGGACGCCGGCGAGGATCTCATCGAGATCGACTCGGGCGAGTACGAGAGGTTCGTTCGGAATAACTGGGATTGGACCGCCCAGTTCCGCGCCTCCAACGGCGGCTACTCCAGCAAGGTCTAGGGTATGGCCAGCGAGACGCACGAGATTCTGCGTCGGGTCGGGTACGACGGGCACTACTACCTGATCGTACCCGACCACGCTGCCGGCCGTCGAAGGCGGTTCGCGGTCTACAAGATCCCGTCCAGCCCAGCTCGACGAACGCTCATCATCGGCAGGGACCTCACACTCGCTCAAGCGCGTCGTACCGCCGGACAGACAACCGAGTCGCGCACCGTGCCCAAAAAAGCCGAAGATCCTGCTGCCGTCTTCGAGTCGAAGACGTGCAGGCACGGAAAGCTGTGGATGGACTACTGCGACTATTGCTGAGCCTCAGGCTCGGACCGGGTCCGGAGGACGTCTAGTTGCAGTGTCATCTCAACGGCATCGTAGTTGAGACAGACTGAGAGACGTTAATGAAGTCAAAAGAGCGCACCGATGTGGTTGAGCCTGTGGTTGAGCCCGCGCACCGAAGGCATCCCTGGAATGACGTCGTATTCTGCCTCTGCCTAGTCGGGGTCGGCTGGGCGTTGCGGGCGTGGTGGAGCTCGCCTGAGGGTCCTCCTCCGACCATCAGCTACTTCAACCGTAGTGGCGTCGATGGAATGGTGCTTACCTACGAGGGAAACACTTACTACAACACCAACCCAGCAGGTCGGTGGGTCGACGAGAAAGGAGAAGAGGTTCTTTTGGGGAGACACTACCCTTTCGTAGTCGACCAAGGCGAGCTGTTCGAGGTCCTGAATCAACTGGAGACGAAGGCCCGAGGTTGTCGCCTGGTTGATGCGGCCGACTCAAAGAAGTAAAGGTAGGAATCTGGTGTCTGAGGTTGGAAGGCGCTACAAGATCGTTCAACAAGTGTCCGTCGCGTACCTCAACGAGGGCGACCAGTGCGAGGTTATCGTCTCTCCGGGAGCTGGAGAGTTCTGGTTCGATGGCTCGAACATCCTCTACGAGGACGCGAAGTCAGGACGGGTCGTCACCACCACCTGGACCAATAACTTCATCGACTCCATGGTCGAGGCGGGCAGACTGGCTTCGGTATAAGGTGAGAGTGCCTGAGAGCTGTCCTGACGGAGACGAGATGACCCAACGCCCGCCACAAGGACCGACCGACTTCCGATTGTGCGAGCGGAGTGACATCAACGCTCTCATCTATCGATGCATAGACTACGTCGCCACGGCGTTAAACCCGTGGCCCGTATACGGTCACCCGGAGGAGGAGGACTGCTACACCAATTCCACAACCCTCTTCGGTGTCTGGCGTGTGGTGGCCGTCTGGACCGCCTCAGGTTGCCTGTTCGCGCTGACCGTAAACCAAGTGTCATCTCATGAGGTCGTCCTCAGCTACTACAACGCCGAGTTCGATGAGCCGGACGACTACATCGATGCACCTGATGATCTACTCCCAGTAAACGTAGATCATATCGAGGTGTCCTCTGGATCAGAGGAGCTGATCGCATTGTTCTCGGCCGACCTGGGTACAGCGTTCGTGCTAGACGCGCTGGCGGATATCTAGTGGACATCACCCTTCAACCTGGGGACCGAGTCGAGTGCTGGGTCTCTGGTCCAAGCTCATGCGGGCGCTACCTCATTAGCAACGTGAAGCTCGCCAAGGGCACTTTTCATGGCTGGGAGGCTCAGGGTGTTGATCGTGGTCCGCACATCTACTACCCGAACGGAGCGTCATGGGCGAGGGTTCAGGTTGATGGCTCCAGCGATGTATACCGTGTTCGCCCTGAGAAGGTCTTCCGTCTGGGCGTCCTGGACCGACTGGCGGAGATCTAATGCACCCATCTGACGACCCCAACAACGAGGACCTGGTCATTGAGATCCAAATGGTTGCGACCAGGATCCTTGCCGCGCTCAAGTTGCTCAACCCGAAGGACTACAAGGTCGTCTGGGAGAATCGGGAAACTCTCAGAACCCCGGTAGTCGGTTACACGGAGTGTTACGCCGAGACCGGCCGGTTAGGGCTTCGATGCTCAGATACCGGCTGGGTCACTGCGGTAGACCTTCTCCTACCGAGCCGCACTCTTTTTCATGCGTGGATCGGTAACGGTCCGCTGGAGTACGATTGGGATACTGACGTGGCCCGCAAACTAATCATGCCAGAGTTGCGGCGTGTTCTGATCCTTGAGGACATGGCGAGGATCTGATGCCCGACAAGTCATGGTGGACGGAGGGTGGAAATATCCTCTCGCTTTGCGAGCGGAGCGCCATCAACTTGACCTTCGATTCCGACGGTCGCGTGGCTGTCTGGACCAGCGGTGGAGACAGAGTCATCCTCGATCAGACCAGGATCGAGCAACTCACGAGGGTCATGCTCGATCGGCTTGGCCAGCCGGGCCGGGCCGCAATCATGAACGAGCTCATCAGCGAGATGCTGTTGGACGCATCGAGCCGCAAATTTTGAAAACGAAGTGCGAGATTAGGCTGGATTCAACCTTCTAGATCATAAAGGAGGAGAACGATGCCGAACGCACCTGTAGTGACCTGTCCGCACTGTCCGCACTGTCGAGCCATGGTGGCCGCCCACCCTACGCCTGTCTCTGAGAAGGCTCGTAAAACCCCCAAGATAGGTGAGTGCTCCTTCTGTAACGTAGCCGCGACTTGCTCCGCTTGGGGCGTCGCGTCCTACGGACCTGGGGGAGGACTTGACGCCCACTGGGCGATCTTCCCGGCATGCGACCGATGCGCCGACTCTGATTGGGGCGCCCGGCCGGCCCACACCAGACCATCAACCTCGGCAACACGTCGGGTCGTAGGCGCACCGGCTCTACCCGAGCTTATCGAGTGCTCCTTCGTGATGTCTTGGGCTGGAATGTGCCACGTCAAGCACCCCAAGTCCGAGGGCAAGTTCTGCGCTCGCCACCGTGGACTGAAGTGTCGGTGTGGAAGAGCGGCTTCCACGGACTGCGACTCAGTAATCGGACCGATGGTCTGCGGGATGCCGCTCTGCGGCAGGTGCCGCTGTCACTAGATTCGGGCCAGGTCGTCTAGCACGAACTCGCGGCCCAACAGCCTCATCAACTCCAATACCTCGTCCTTCATCATCCCAACCTGGCCAGCGAGCCTTCCTTCGCTGAAGCGACGCTCGCTTAGGACCACACGCTGCTTGTCGTCGCTGATGGCGAGCTCCAGCCGTATGAACTCGTCACCGCCATCTCTGGACAGAGACCGTCCGAATCGGGTCACTACGTATTTCATTGGACTCTCAGGAGGTGGGAGTGGTGGTCGCGGTGGGTCCTGATCTTGACCTGTGGAACGCCGGCCACCAGGATCCCGTGCTTGGTCAGCCAGGCGATTGTCTCGTCGAATGTCTCATCACGGCCCATCCTGGTTAACGCGACCTCGTCCCACTCGTGGTCATCCATGTTCTTGCGCCACTCTCCGCCGATGTGGTGGACCCAGAGAATTCCCATGAGCGATGCGCGCGACTCCTCTCGGAAATCGTAGTCACCGGCCATGATCGAATCGCAGTTTCCGCCGTCAGGCTCCGAGCCCAGGCCAAAGCCCTTCAGAAGCCGACGCTTAGGGGAAGCGACCTGATAGTGGCCGAGCTCGTGGAGGATGTTCTGGACTGAGTCACCTCGAAGCGTCTGACTCTTGCCGTCCCATTGGTATTTCTGATTATCGAACGACCACTTGAACCCCTCCCACTTCAGTCCGAACGACTTCACGAGCTGGTCCATTTTGCGGACCAGGTCGCAGTTAGGGTCGGCCTTCAACACGTTTTCCCGAAGGCTACTGACGTGGTTCGAAAAAAGTGCGGCCCGAATCTCCTCCGCAGGTGTCATGTAATGCGCCCCAGCATGTCCAAGGGGAACCGCTCATTGATCAGCTTTGCCAGATCCATCAGCGCCTCGTTCGCCACGACGATACGGAGGTCTCCCTCCCTCCCATCTCGGATTCTGATGATCGAGGAATACACGGGGCCGAACTGGATGGCTAGCTCCGCCCGGTAGTTCTTGTCGGTGTCTGATTTCTGGAAGACGATCAGCTCGTGACTCATACCATTCTCTTACCCGGAGATCGCTCGAAAATGTTGCGGCCAACCACTCGATGCATTAGGACGGCCTGCACCTATCGGGTCAAACGCCGGTAGAACAGGAAGAGGACATGACACCTCAGATGAATTTGAAGCAACGCGTGTGGGGGCCGAGCGTTGACCACGATCCTCGCTGTGACCAGCGCATCTCCGGAGGCCATCTAAGCGTACGTTACACCTGCCTCAAGCGTTTCTACTGCGAGGGATGCGACGCCATGCACATGGACCGCAAGTGCCCTCGGACCGTGCTGGACCAGATCGTGGAGGCGGTCGAGTTCGAGAGGAAGACCCCCAAGCAGCTGATCGGCGAGATCCTCGACGCGGCTGAGGCTCGGGGAGGTTATCTCTCCGGACGTCCGATCGAGTTCCACATCAAGAGCCGGATCGAGGAGTTGGTGGCCCGGCACGGTAACCTCGGCATGACCCGAGTGAGGCTCTTCAACATGATTCGTAAGGAGATGCACCGCCGGTGGAATCGGGAGTACCGGCGGCTGTGGGAGGAGCGCCGTAAGGAGCGCGAGCAGGAGCGCGAGGAGTAGGGCGTGAGTGATATGGGACACTTGCTGGAGCAGTTGCGGTCCGAATCACGGGACGAGGCCGTAGATGCGGCAGAGAGCCTCGGCCGACAACACAGCGCAGAGGCCGTCCCAGTCCTCCTTGAGGTTCTCCAAGAGACTGACGACAGGGTAATTCGAAATGCTGTGGCAATGGCATTGAGGGAGATTGGCGATAGTAGGGCCGCTGCGCCGCTTGCAAAGCTGATCGATCACGATCACACGTTGGGCTCAAGGGGCACGCTACTCTATGCTCTTGAGAGTTTTGACTGCACCCCCTTCGCTCCGATGCTGATCCGCCTAGTCACCACAGGAGGTTTTGAAGTAAGAGCGCAGGCATTGCGCATTCTGATCGACCTCCTCGCCCCGGAGAAGAAAGTTTACCGCGTCGTCTTGAACTGCGAGGCTGAGCTTGATGAGGCTAGGAATCGGCTCCATCACCTGGAGTTGCTGTTCGACGCAATTGGCGCTTGCCAGGGCCCTTAATTCGGCGGACCCGGTTCACCAGTTGGAGAAGCACAGTGTCTTCGTCGGTCCAGTCCATACCTACCTGTTCTACCACCTAAGTCCATGCCGTTTCAAGAATTTGCGGCCCGTACTAGGCTTGTCCTAGTGCGTCTAGTGGGGAGTCTTTGATGAGCCACCCCATGATGTCGCGGCGCGTCTCGGGTGCAGCGTGGGCGAGGAGAACACGAAGCAATGCGGCCCGCCTCGTATCGTCCATACCAACGCACCCTACACTGGTCCCATCCTTGGTCATGTAGAAGTCGGCGGCCCCATTCTCATAGAGCTCGATGATTAGCTTAACCGACTCGTTCGAGTGGCTGGTGAAGGCGACGATTTGCATTTGATCTCCTGGGTGTTTCAAAGGATTTGCGGCCCCTACTAGGAGCCCAACTCAGCCAGCATGTCCAAGACCATGAGCTCGTCCAAGAGCGGCTTTATGAGCTTGAGAACGACGTCCACGTGGGTGAGAGCGTAGTTGATGGCGTTGGCGCTATCGGCTGCGAGTAGTGTCCCTTCAACGGAAGGGTCGACGGAAGGATCGATGATACGTACGGTGCCGTCAGGGTCGAGGCAAACACGGTAGCCGCCGAGCCTGCAACTGCAGTTGCTGCAGCCGTAATTGCCGTTTAGGCCGTCCTGCCCGTCAGCGATCTGAACTGCCCTCTCACCGACGTGCTTGAGCCACCCCTGGTAGTCGTGGACGTTGGATCGGAGGTAGATTCGGAGGTGCCTGACAAGGGCCTCCAGCTGCTCGTTGGGCGGTGGGTTTAGTTGACTGTGCATGCGGGGTTCTACCCACCGTTTCAAAATTTTGCGGCCCAGATAGCTCTCCTACTAGGGGAGCTACTGCGAGCACAGACACGAACACGAATGCGATCACGAACGCGATCACGAACACGATCACGAACACGAGCGCGTGTCCAACGCATGGCACCGCACGGTGAGCAGGTTGAGCAGGTTGAGCAGGTTGAGCAGGTTGAGCAGGTTGAGCAGGTAGCGCGTCGGGACGACGCGGGGTGTCAAGGCGCTACCCCAGGAGCCAGGGATACCTGGGCAACACCGGGCAACACCGGGCAACACCGGGCAACACCGGGCAACACCGGGCAGGGCGTGTCCGAACAATCAGACACGACGTTCGACATTGACGAGGTCACCTGGGTAAGTCCTTGTTTACCAAGCGTCCAGATCAGACAAACACGCTGTCAGGGCGGAGTGCGCTTGAAAGTGAGATCAAGCACCTTGGATGTATTCCTTTAGGGGGTATTGTATGTTCGGACACGGGAGCATCGATAACATAGGGTAACCCCAACAGTAGCAATGGGTTACCAGCAGGCGACGTAACCCCGTGTCGTTTGTACGTTTAGGTTTGTATGGGGTTTATAGGCGATT